TTCTACTACTTATAAGATGATGATTACGGAGTATGCACCATGACGCATTATAGATTTCAGATAAATATGATTAATAAAGGAAAAGATTATGGCAATTAAACCATTTAACTCGGTAGGCGGTTTCTCAGTAGGTGAGATACCGGCCAACGTTGTCTTAGCAAATGGTGACATAATTACCGGTAATATTCAAGCCAACGCAAACATTATTGCTAATGGTAATATTACTGCTACTTACTTCTTAGGTAACGGTAGTCAGTTGACAGGTATTGATGCTACTAGTATTCAAAACGGTAATAGTAATGTCAAAGTTTACGCTAACGCTAACGTAGAAATTAGCTCTGCAGGCAATGCAAATGTTGTAACTATCACAGGTACTGGTCTCATCGTAGCAGGTACTGTCAGCGCATCAGGTAATGCAATTGTAGGTAACTTAAGTACAGTAGGTAATGTAAGTTCAGGTAACTTAATAACAACTGGGTTAATCAGCGCAATAGGTAACGCTAATGTTGGAAACATTGGTGCAACTGCTGGTATATTCACGTTAGTAGAAGGTACATTAACAACAGCCGCACAACCTAACGTAACATCAGTCGGTGCTCTAGCAAGTTTATCAGTCATCGGTAATGCTAATATTGGTAACATCGGAACAGGTGGTTTAATAACTGCTGTAGGTAATATTGGCGCAGGAAACATTTCTACAGGTGGACTACTAACTGTAACTGGTAATGCAAATATTGGAAACATCGGTACTGCTGGTCTAATAACTGCATCAGGTAACATTCAAGGTGCTAACTTAGTAACAGGTGGCGTTCTATCAGTAACTGGTAATGCAAATATCGGCAACATCGGAACAGCAGGTGAAGTAACTGCTACCGGTAATGGTACATTTGGTAATCTAATAACTGGTGGTACTATTAGTGCAACCGGCAATGCTAACGTAGCTAACTTAAATACAACAGGTGTGTTTGCAACAACATTAAGTGCAACTGCAAATGCTAATGTAGGTAATTTAGGAACTGCTGGTTTAATTACTGCGACTGGTAATATTGACGGTGGAAACTTGAACACAGGTGGTGTTGTAAGTGCAACAGGTAATATCACTGGTGGGAACATTGTTACAGCAGGTGTTGTAACAGCTACTGGTAACATCTCCGGTGATAGTTTAATATCTAATGCTTTAACATCAACACGTGTACCATACGTTGGTGCAAATAAACAATTACTTGACACTACTAATTTAGTTTGGGACAATCCAAATCAAGTATTAACAGTAGGTGCAGGCGGCACTGAAATCGGCGGCGACGCTGGGTTTGGTTATCTAAGCACAAAGAGCGTTACTGCTAGTGGCAACATATCCGGTGGCAACTTAAGTATCACCGGTACAAGTACATTACCAAACATTGTTGGTGCAAATATTACAACAGCAAGTAATGCTAATCTTAATATTGAACCAAATGGTACAGGTGTAGTTGTTATCGCTAACACAGCAGGTGGTGCAACAGCGATTGCAATGGGTGATCCTACTCAAGGTAATCTTGTAAGTAATGCTGTAACTCTTTCAAATAGTTCATCTGTGTCAAACGCAATTGCTCAATTAAATCTAGTGCTAGGAAAACTTGTTCCTCCTGCACCCCCTAACTTCCCTGCAAGTCAGTCTATTGCTATTCAAAGTTTGTCAACATATCGTATGGCAAACTATGTACAAACTGACAACACACCGGGTGCAAACAAATCAGTAGCAGGTGGAACAACAGTTTCATCAGTGCGTAGAGCAAGCTCATATACAACAGGTAACATTACTGTAGCAGGTCCTGGTGATTCAGGAACAATCACTGCATTCTTAAATGGTACTGATGCAGGTAATAGAGCATTGACTGCTAACTTAGATGGTAACGGAACATACAGTAACTTAGTAATATATAACAACTATGATTATGCAAACGCCAATGCTAATATTACTGCAGGGTTCTGGAGTGTATTCTCGTCAAGAGCCGCAGGTACTGTAACAGAAGGTTGGAATGAAGTTTATATTGCTGACAGTGCGGCAAGTAATAGCAACACTGCAAATTGGTTCTATGATTCAAGTGCTCCGGGTACACCAACGTTCAGTTCGTTAGGTATTACTCCTCCTGGATCACCATCATATGTATATTCAAGTACTGTCCCTCACTATGACAATACCAATGTGTTTGATGTTACATTCAGTGTAAACAAATTAAGTGGTAATATGTATCCAACAAGTGATACATTTGTTACTGGTACAGCAGGTGGATCATTTGGTGCACCAACAAGTGTAACATATTCTACTGCAGGTATTTCAACACCATTGGCACAGAACTTATATGTGTCAAGTGGAAATGCTTCAGTAGCAACTACTTCAACTATTATTTCAGGATTTGGTGCAAGCACAACAGGTCCAAGTGTAAGCGTATTCAACAGTTATAATACTGGTACACAAGCATTCACAACACAATTGGCTGCAAACGTATTGTACAAAACAGGTACAACAAGTAGTGCATCACGCATTGAAGAAGCTAACGTCTTTGTTGGATCAACAATCGGTAGTGGTTCTGGATTAGCATATAGAATTGTAAATCCAGGCTCAGGAAATACCCCAACATTCACAGGTAGTGAAGCCGCATTCAATAGTCAATCAAGTACATTACAGACTTATGATAGTACTGTAGTAGCAAACATATTGAAACACGACCAAACAAATTATTCAACTGGTTATTTACCAGCTGGCCCTAACTTAAGTTCAGGTAGAACAGGTACACAATATTTTACATTTAAGATTGTAAGAACTTCAGTATCTAAATTTGATGTTAAATGGACAGGCACACTTGCTGGTCTATGGGTTGCATTGCCGGGTAGTACTATTGATACAACATCAGGTGCTAATGGATGGATTGATATGAGTGTGGCATACGCTGGTTCAGGTATACCGGGTGTAAATAGTCCAGGTAATGGAAGTGACGGATGCGCATTAGGTGGTGTTGCTCCACTAAATTCAGCACAAACAAATAAATCAGTAACAGCAACCTTCGGTACTGTAAGTAGTTCAAGCACTGTTACAAACGAAATTTATATAAGAATAGCATTAACAAGTGGGCAGTCGGTTACTGCCCTATCATTACAGACTGCGAGTAACTAATTATGGCCGTATCACAATCACAAATCGTAGACTTATTATATAAAGAAGCATTCGGGGTAACCAAAACCGATACTGCTACGAATAAGAGTCCAAGTAACGAATCAATTCCTAGTCCACTGCTAATACGTGGCGACACTCAGTGGACTGAATCAGATCAGATTCCAGGCACAGCAGCCGCAACAGCAGGCATTGTACAAGCATATACAGGAGCAAATGCGGTAGAATGTACTGCAGATAATACAACTGTTCCGGTTGGTGGTATTTACCCAACGTGGTTAACAGGATTAACATATTGGATTCCTACTGAGTTTGGTTCAACATACAACGTTCAAGTCTGGGTAGATGATCCAGGTGTAGCTGATCCTACTGCTACTGGTACACAAATATTTGCTGATGGTTCAGGTGGAACAGGCCAATATTACTATAACTATCAATCAGGTGTTATCAACTTTATTGGTGAAACTATTCCGGCTGCATTGACTTCAGGTAAAGTTCTTTATGTAGTTGGTTATAGATATATTGGTTTAGTTGGTGTAACTAACTTACCTAGCAACACACAAATTGGCAACTTAAACTTTGCTGGTACAACTATAACAAGTGTTAACTCAAATGGCAATATAATTTTTACGCCAAATGGTTCTGGTATAGTTCAAGTAAGTTCAGTATTAACAAGTAATGCTAACATAACTGGTGCAAACTTAATCACAGGTGGATTGATTACAGCTACAGGTAACGTAACTGCTAATAACCTTATTGCATTAACCGATATCAACGCTAATGCTAATATTACTGCTAATGGAAACATTAGTGGTACTTACATATTAGGTAACGGTGCATTCTTAACTGGAATTGATACTTCATTACTAAGCAATGGTAACAGTAATGTAAGAGTATTTGCTAATGGCAACGTAGCTACAAGTGTTGCCGGCAATGCAAATATTCTTTTAGTAACAGACACTGGTATTGTAGTATCTGGAACCGGTAATACTATACAATCAGGTGCAATATTAGCAAATGGAACAATTACTGCTAATGGTAATATCGATAGTAGTAATGCTAATATATCTGGACAAATAACAGCTGGTAACTTAAAAACTGATACAATTCTTGCCCCAAGTGGTAACATTACAATTAATGCGGCAGGATCTGATGGTTCTATTAATTTAACACCAACTGGTAATGGCACAGTAGATGTTTCATTAAAACGAATTACTCAATTAGCAGATCCAGTTGAACCACGTGACGCAACAACAAAAGAATATGTTGATAATACTGCACAAGGGTTAACAATACATACTGCAGTAAAAGTTACAAGTGCTACTAACTTAAATGCAACATATGCCAACGGTGGTTCGGTTCTATCAACAATTGCAATTACTGGTGGTAAAACAATTCAATTTAGTGCGGCTCACAATTTAAGTATTGGTGATGAGGTTTCATGGGATAACTCATTCAATGGTCTTATTGCAGATGATGCATACTTTGTTTATAGCACACCTGCTGCCGATACTATTACTGTTAAAGCAGGATACTTTGGCGCAGAAGTAACTACACTAACAAACGGCACCGGATTAACACAATCAGCCAATGCAAACACAGGAGTTGGCGCAACACTTACTAATGCGGGCGCAAATGCCGCAATTAGTATTGACGGGGTAGCACTATCATCAACTAATAGAGTTTTAGTTCAGGGTCAAACTAACGGATATGAAAACGGTGTCTATACTGTTACAACTGTAGGTGATGGTTCAACAGCTTGGGTACTAACACGTGCAACGGATGAAGATACATACAGCCCGACAGAAACAAATGCGTTAGGTTATGGTGACTATTTCTTTGTTCAACAAGGTAGTAGCTATGCAGGATCAAGCTATGTAGTAACAACACCGACTGGTGAAATATTATTTGGTTATACTAACATTGGATTCAGTCAATTTAGTGCTGCCGGTTCATACAGTGCAGGTAATGGTATCGCAATTACCGGTACTACTATTAGTGCTAATACTGATGGTGTAACAACTGATATTGTTGGTGGTAACATTGTAGTTAAGGCAAGCGCACAATTTACTACTCCAAATATCGGAGCGGCAACTGGTACAAGTTTAAGCGTTACTGGTAATGTAACAGCAAACAATTTAAGCATTGGTAATCTTGCAAATATTTCAGGTAATTTAACAGTAGATGCTAACATATTTGCTAATTATGCAATAATCGCTAATGGTAACGTTACTGGTGCAAATTTAACTACAGCTGGATTACTAACAGTCACCGGCAACGCTAATATTGGTAATATTGGAACAGCTGGGTTAATTACAGCAACAGGTAATATTGGCGGCGGTAATATAGTAACAGGTGGTATAGTAACTGCAACTGGTAACGCTAATGTTGCAAACTTGAATACTACTGGGGTATTTGCAACTACATTAAGTGCTACTGCTAATGCTAATGTCGGTAATTTAGGAACAGCCGGTTTAATTACTGCTACTGGTAATTTAGATGCAGGTAACATTAATACTGGTGGAGTAATCAGTGCAACCGGTAACGCTAATGTTGCAAACTTGAATACGACTGGGGTATTTGCAACTACATTAAGTGCTACTGCTAATGCTAACATTGGTAACATTGGTACTGCTGGTTTAATTCTTGCTCTTGGTAATATTACAGGTGCTAACATAGTAACGGGCGGTGTTGTAACTGCCACCGGTAATGTATCAGGTGCTAATATTGTAGCATCAAATGGTGTATACGGTAATACAGCAAATATTACAGGCAACGCGGCAGTTGGTGGAATATTAACTGATAACTATTATTATGCTAATGGTAGTCCTGTAGATTTCCAACAAGCAGCCGGATCAAATACACAGATTCAGTTTAATGATAACAACAATTTTGGTGCAAGTGCTAACTTTACATTTGATAGTGCTACAAATGTATTATCTATTGTAGGTAATATAAATTCAGGCAACTTAATAGCATCAGGACTATTATCAGTCACTGGTAATGCGAACATTGGAAACATCGGTACTGCTGGATTAATTACAGCTACTGGCAATATTCAAGGTGCTAATTTAGTAACTGGCGGTGTTGTAACTGCTACAGGTAACCTAAATGCAGGTAATATTATTACAGCCGGTATTGTATCTGCTACAGGTAATGGTACATTTGGTAATATCAGCACAACTGGTTCAGGTGGAAATATATCAGGTGCTAATGTAGTATCTGCTAATACTTTCACTGCTACTGCAAATATTACAGGCGGCAATTTAATCACCGGCGGTGTCGTAACTGCTACAGGTAACATCACTGGTGCTAACTTAGTAACCGGTGGTCTATTAACCGTAACAGGTAATGCTAACATTGGCAACATTGGAACTGCAGGCTTAATTACAGCTACCGGTAATATTGGTGGCGGTAATATTGTAACCGGCGGGGTTGTAACTGCTACAGGTAATGTAACCGGTGGTAATATCACAACTGCAGGATTAATTACAGCTACCGGTAATGTAACCGGGGGCAACATAAATACTGCAAACGCAGTCACAGCAAATACAATATTAGCAAACATTAGTGCAAATATTGGTAATACTAAAGTAGGTTGGGGAACAGTAACAACGTCTAACATTGATGCTAACCAAACTATTGCAGAATTCAGTACAACAGGTATTGCGGCAATTGAGTTTTTAGTTAAGGGTGAAGATTCAACTGGTGATAAATACAGTGTAGCAACAGTAACAGCAGTAACAGATGGAACAAACGTTGATTATGCAACGTATGCAACAGCATTTTTAACTTCAGGAACAGGAGCATTAGCGGTCAATATATCAGGAGGCAACGTAGCGTTGCAAGTTACTCCATCAAGTAGTAATTCTACAGTTTGGACAACACAATACAGAGTAATGTAATTAAATGGCACTAAGACCCTTAAACTCCATAGCAGGTATTTCCGTAGGAAATGATCCGCATGTAACGATAATACAAGCTAATGGAGATATCACTACCACAAATATTACTGCCAATAGTGTAGTAGATTTCACTGCGACTTCTAATGTTTCATTAGGTGCAGTAGCAAATATACATATAACTGGTGGTAGTAACGGTCAAGTTCTTTCTACAGACGGGGCAGGTAATTTATCATTCATAGATTCATCGGGTGGTAATAGTTCTGCCCCGATGCCCTACATTATCCCCGTAGGTGAGACGTACAATGTCCCTGAAAACTTCCAAGGCTTATTCACTGTACCAATCACAATCGATGGTACATTTGAAGTAGACGGTATATTAGCTGAAGTTGGCACCGCAATCAATTCTATTAGCGGTCAAATCATATATGATGATAACGGTGAATTAACTGGTAATGCAGGGTTTACTTTTGACCAAGTAACAGGTAATTTGGCAGTTCCTGGCTCCGGAACATTTACTGGTAGTTTATTACCCTCAGCTAACATTACATATGATTTAGGTAGCCCGACTCAACGATGGAAAGATTTATATCTTTCTAACAATACAATTTATATTGGTAATAGCACTATTAGCACAGATGGTGCAAATGTAGTTATTACTAACGCAGATGGTGGTAGTTTAGATATTTCAGGTAACGGAACAGCTACGACTGACTCAATGAGCAATGGTAATAGTAATATTATCGTAACTTCAACTTCTATTAATATAAGTGCTGACGGTAATGCAAATATATTCGTAGCTTCAAGCACTGGGGTAACAGTTATCGGAAATACAGCAACTACTGGCATATTAACCGACAACTATTATTATGCAAACGGTCAACCATTAGATATGGGCGGAAACCCCGGTGGTTCTAACACACAAGTTCAATACAATAACGGTGGAGAGTTTGGTGCAAGTTCAAACTTTACATTTGACAGTGCAACTAATTTACTAACAGTTACTGGTAATATTGCCGCAAGTAACGCTAACTTAGGTAATATTGTAACAGCTAACTATCTAGTATCATCTGCTGGTTGTGTGAGCATTGGTAATGGCACTATTGCAGTTAGTGGCACTGATGCAGGTATATTTAACACATTTGTTGATGATATTAATTTAGGTATAGCAGCCAATATTGTTATGGGTGGTGCTAATAATAGTGTCACAATTCAAGGTAACTTAATCGCTAATAGTAATGTATCAGTCACTGGTACAGTGTCCGGTAACTTACTTACAGGTACATTGACTACCGGAGCGCAACCAAATATTACAAGCACAGGTACATTAGCAAGTTTAAGTGTGACTGGCAACATATCTAGTGCTAATCTAACAGTTACAAATACTATTGATGCTGGTAACATCAAAGTAACGGATTTATATAGTAAGCGAACATCAGTTCCAATTACATCATTAACACCGATTGATACTTTCCCTATTGCTGAATATCGTTCAGCAAAATACACAATGAGAGCAGGTGACGGCACAGATTACCAAGCTCTGGAGGTCCTTTTAGTTCATAATGACATAAATAGTATTATAACTGTTTATGGAAGTTTATCAACATCTGGAAGCGACCTTGTAACTTTTGACACAGATATTAGTGCTGGCAATGTCAACGTTTATGCAACCGCAGTTGGTGCGAACACTAATTTAAACTTAATGGGTACTTACGTTCCAGATTGATAAGGATATAAAATAAAATGACTACAAAAAATTTCGTTGTTAAGAATGGTATTACAACAGGTAACATCACACTAGATGCGGCTACTGGTAATATTACAGGCGTTGGTAACGCTAACTTAGGTAACTTAGCAGTTGCTAACTTCTTTAGTGGTAATGCTAACGCATTATTCAATATTCAAGGTGCAAATGTTGTGGGTACTGTTGCTAACGCAACGACTGCAACTACTGCGGGAACTGTAACAACAGCCGCACAACCTAACATCACTAGTGTAGGAACTCTCACTAGTGTATCTGTATCCGGAAATGCAAATATTGGTAATATTGGCACTGGTGGATTAGTCACTGCTACTGGCAATATTCAAGGTGGAAACTTAGTTACAGGTGGTGTCATATCTGCAACTGGTAATGCTAACGTAGGTAATATCGGAACAGCTGGCCTTATCACAGCGACCGGTAATATTGGTGGTGGTAATATTGTAACAGGTGGCGTAGTCACTGCAACTGGCAATGTTACTGGTGGAAATATAACAACTGGCGGTTTAATAACTGCTACAGGTAACATTCAAGGTGCTAACTTAGTAACAGGCGGTGTATTAAGTGCAACAGGTAATGCTAACGTTGGTAATATTGGAGCAGCCGCAGGTGTGTTCACCGGAACAGTATCTGTAACCGGTAATGCTACAGCAGGTAATGTTATTACTGGTGGTATATTAAGTGCAACAGGTGGTGCAACATTCGCTGGTAATGTTGCAATGACAAATAAGAACATTACTGGCCTTGCTGATCCAGTTAATGCACAAGATGCCGCAACTAAACAATATGTTGATGATGTTGCACAGGGTCTAGATCCAAAAGCTTCTGTTTCATACGCTTCAGCAGCCGCACTAGCTGCATTTACATACGATAATGGAACTTCAGGTGTCGGCGCCACTATTACTGCTAATGCAAATGGTGCATTGTCACTTGATGGTAGTGCAGTATCAGCTAATCAACGTGTATTGATTAAGAACGAAACTTCAACTAATGCACCTTATAACGGTATATATGTAGTTACAGCAACAGGTGGCGCAGGTGCAGCCTTCGTATTGACAAGAACAACAGACTTTGATAGTGCATCACCGAGCGGTGAGATTCCGGGTGCATTCGTATTCGTTGAAGGTGGTTCAACAAATGCAGATACAGGTTGGGTATGTACTACAAATAGTCCTGTAACGGTTGGCACAACTGATATTACATTCGTTCAGTTCAGTGGTGCAGGAACATATCAAGCGGGTACAGGTTTAACATTAACAGGCTCAACATTCAGTGTAAATGTTGCACAACCTACAATTACAAGTGTTGGTACACTAACATCATTAAGCGTATCAGGCGATGCAAATGTCGGTAATATTGGAACTGCAGGACTAGTAAGCGCCGCAGGCAATGTGTCAGGTGGCAACTTGACTACAAGCGGTGCAATTAGTGCCACAGGTAATGCTAATGTCGGTAATATTGGTGCAACAGGCGTTGTATCTACTACTGTAAGTGCTAGCGGTAATGCTAATGTAGGTAATTTAGGCACAGGTGGATTAATTACAGCTACTGGCAATATTCAAGGTGGTAATATCAATACTGCAGGTTTAGTTAATGCAGGAACATTAACCGTTACCGGTGTAAGTAACTTAGGTGCTATCGGTAATGTAACAGTCACCGGTGGTTCATCAGGACAAGTTATTCAAACAAATGGTTCAGGTGGATTGTCATTTGTTACAATCAGCACATCAAGTGTTTCAAACGGAACAAGTAATGTAAGTATTCCTACAGCTAATGGCAATGTTAATATCAACTCTGATGGTAATACTACCGCAGTTATTACTGGAACTGGTGCAAATATTGCAGGTACATTAAGTGTAAGTGGTAATGCTAATGTTGGTAATATCGGTACTACAGGTGTTGTTGCTACTACAGTAAGTGCTAGTGGTAATGCTAACATCGGTAATATCGGTACAGGCGGATTAATCACTGCGACTGGTAATATCGGTGGTGGAAATATTAATACTGCAGGTGTTGTATCTGCAACTGGTAATATTACAGGTGGTAACTTAAGTGCTACTGGAACTGTAGCATCTACTGCATTAAGCATAAGTGCTAATGCGAATATTGGCAACATCGGTACAGGGGGTTTAATTACAGCAACTGGTAATATCACTGGTGGAAACTTAGTAACCGGTGGTGTTATCAGTGCTACTGGCAATGCTAATGTTGGTAATATCGGTGCTACAGGTGGTGTATTCACTACAGTAGCAGGTTCATTAACAACAGCGGCTCAGCCAAATGTTACCTCAGTTGGTACACTAACAAGTGTAGCAGTTACTGGCAACGCAACAGTAGGTAATGTATTATTGAATGGTGGATTACAAAGTAATCGTTCAAATGTATCAGTAACAACAAATACAGTTATTGACCAATTTGCCCCATCAACATACAGAACGGCTAAATATATTATTAGTGCTTCAAGCGCAAACGGCTATCAGTCAGTTGAAGCATTATTGGTTCAAGATGGAACAAACAGTTATGTAACAATTTACGGTTCAGTTTGTTCTAATGTAACAGCAGACATTATTGAAGTTAGTAGTAACATCAATGGTGTATCGGGAAATGTAGCAGTATATGCAACTAGTTCAGGTGGAACTGCAACAGTTAATTTACTAACAACATACTTAAAAACATAATATGAATTAATTTTCATTACAATTTAATTAAACAGGGAATATGGAACTGTGACTGGATTTACAAAAAACTTCGTAGTTAAGAACGGACTTACAACCGGCAATATCACACTTGATGCTGATAGCGGTAATATATCCGGAGCAAATTTATCCTTAACTGGAGATTTATCAGTCACAGGTGTAAGTAATTTAGGTGCTATTGCTAATGTTATTATAACAGGTGGCACTAGTGGTCAATCAATTGTTACTGATGGTGCAGGAAATCTTTCTTTTGCAACAGCAGCCTCAACTCCTGCACCAATGCCTACTTATGTAGCAGTGGGTGATGAATTATTAATCTCAGCAAACTTTCAAGGTCTATTTGGTTACCCAATCACAATTGATGGTACATTAGATGTTGAGGGTATTTTAGTAGATGTAAATGATGCTACCATCCCTGCAGGTAGTATAAACTATGTTCAGTACAATAATGGCAATGTAATGGGCGGAAATGCGGCATTCACATTTGTAGCATCAACCGGGATACTATCAGTACCGAATATAACGACTACAGGAGTAGTTAAAACTACAGCAACAACATACAGCGGTCTGCCCAATGCGGGTACAGCTGGTGCAGGTGCCCGTTCCTTTATAACGGATGCAAATACAACAACATTTTTGGCTATAGTAGGTGGCAGTGGCAGCAATTCTGTACCTGTTGTATCAAATGGAACGAACTGGATTGTAGGATAACTTATGTATACAATTCAAAAAATGATAAATAAGAGTAACATTAGGGTGAAATACCACTGCGCTAACAAGGAAACAAAATGAGTTTAATTTTAAAACAAGAACCAGCTAACACGATAGCAACCCCACCGGCGGGCAAAAGCACACTATTCGTCAATGACAATAGTGTCATGTCTGTTAAAAGCCCAGACGGGAATGTAACACAATTCCCAACGGTACAGGGTTCGAATACACAGGTATTCTTTAATGATGCAGGCGCAATTAACGGCAATGCTAATCTGACTTTTGATAAAGCAACATCAACAATGTCAGTAGTAAACTTGTCAGTTACTGGTAACTTGAATGCAGGCGATATTAATGTTTCTTCTATTGCAAACGGTACAAGTAATGTTGACATTATTGGTGCTAGTGGTAATGTAACAACTAGCGTAGGCGGTGTTGCAAACGTACTAGTTGTAACTGGTACTGGCGCAAATATAACAGGCACATTAAGTGCAACTGGTAATATTACAGGTGGTTTCTTCATTGGTAATGGTAGTCAGTTAACTGGTATCGATGCTACTACAATTCAGAATGGTAACAGTAATGTTCAAGTATATGCAAACTCCGCAGTTACAACTAGTGTTGCCGGAACTTCGAATGTATTAATCGTATCTGCACTCGGTATTGCTGTCACTGGATCATTCAGTTCTACAGGCGATGCTAATGTTGGTAACTTAGGTACAGGTGGTTTAATAACTGCAACAGGTAATATCGGTGCCGGTAATATCAATACAGGTGGTGTTGTAACTGCAACCGGTAATATTACCGGTGGTAATTTAGTAACAGGTGGTGTTGTAACCGCTACTGGTAATATTACAGGTTCAAACATTATTACTGCTGGTATAGTATCTGCAACCGGTAACATTACTGGTGGATTCTTTATTGGTAATGGTAGTCAGTTAACTGGTATCGATGCTACTAGTATTCAAAATGGTAATAGTAATGTAAAAGTATATCCTAATAGTGCAGTAACAACTAGTGTTGCTGGTACTGCAAACGTATTACTAGTATCTGCTACTGGTATTGACGTGGCAGGTACATTAAGTGCAAGTGGAACAACAACTGTAGGTAATTTAAGTACTTCAGGCACAGTTACAGCAACAGGTACTGTTACTGGAGGTAACTTAGCCACAACAGGTACATTAAGTGCAGGTGGCAACGCAAACGTTGGTAATATTGGAGCAGCCGCAGGTGTATTCACTACTGTTGCAGGTAGCTTAACAACAGCAACTCAGCCAAATATAACAAGTGTAGGTACATTGTCAACAGTATCAGTATCTGGTAACGCTGTTGCAGGTAACGTTTCTACTGCAGGATTAATTACTGCAACTGGTAATATCACAGGTGGTAACTTAGTGACCGGTGGGGTAGTAACAGCAACTGGTAATATCACAGGTGGTAACTTAGTAACAGGTGGTGTTATCAGTGTTACTGGTAATGCAAACGTAGGTAATATTGGCGCGGCGACAGGTGTATTTACTGCTAACGTATCGTCTAATAACTTATCTACTACAAACAAAGTAACTGCGGGTAATGGGTTACAGGTTACAACAGGCTCATTGACTGTGTTGTCAGGTAACTTAGATGTTACTGGTAACTTGAATGTTAGTGGTAATGTAAATTATAGTAATGTAACTGATTTAGTTGTCGGTGACCCGTTAATTTATGTAGGTGCAAACAATACAGGTGACACAGTTGATTTAGGTATAGTAGGTAGCTATAACAACGGAACATACTATCATACCGGTATTGCTCGTAATGCATCTACTGATTTCTGGACATTCTTTGATGGTGTTGTTGCCGAACCAACAACAGTTATTGATTGGGCTAATGCAACATACCCGACTGTTAAACTAGGTAACCTACAAGCAACCGGTACATTAAGTGCAGTTGGTAATGCTAACGTAGGTAATATCGGAGCAGCCGCAGGTGTATTTACTACAGTAGCCGGATCATTAACTACCGCAAGTCAACCTAACGTTACTAGCTTAGGTACACTAACAAGCTTATCGATATCAGGTAATGCTAATATCGGTAACATAGGTACAGCAGGTATTATTAGTGCTACTGGTAATGCTAACGTCGGTAACATCGGTGCGGCAGCAGGTGTATTTACTACAATAGCAGGTAGCTTAACAACAGCGGCCCAACCTAATGTAACAAGTTTAGGAACACTAACTAGTTTGGGTGTCAATGGTACAGTAACCGCTGTTGCATTGACAGCTAACACAGGTGTTATCAGTGGTAACGCTAATGGTATTTCTAGTGTTCAGGCAGCAAACATTGTTGGAACAACGTTAAGTTCTACAGTTGTTACATCTAGCTTGACAGCAGTTGGAACATTAGCAAGCTTGAATGTCACTGGTAATGCAGCCGCAGGCAACTTAAATACTGCTGGAACAGTAACTGGTAGTCGCTTGATTTCTAACATAGCTACTGGTACTGCACCATTAACAGTTACTTCAACTACACAAGTTGCAAACTTGAACGTAGCAACTGCAGGAACAGCCGGTACAGTAACGACAGCGGCACAACCGAATATTACTAGCGTTGGTACATTAACCGGCTTGAGTGTAAGCGGCAATGCAAACATTGGCAACGTTGGTGCGGCAACTGGTGTATATACTACATTACAAGCAACAACATTGACTACTGGTGCAAACACAACAGCTGGTACAGTAACAGGTAACTTCACATTAAGTACCGGCTCACGTTTCGCGGCTACATATTCTTAATCAATTTTCATACACACTTACTAAAATTGATAAGTAAGTGTGTATGAATATCTTCCAATCAACGTATGAAGCAAGACTTCAAGCTTGGTTTCAATTACGTCAATACGTAATTAATTTACCCATAGAACAACAATGTATAACCATTGACGAATGGTGGCAACGTGCCCCATTAGTTACCCACCACTTACATCCATATGATATGGAAAACTGGCCTGATCCTTGGGAACTTTTGTCCGAAAATAATTATTGTGAGGTTGCAAGAGCATTAGGAATGTGTTATACTCTAATGCTAGTAGGAGTAAAAGATATAGAATTAGTGTTAGCAACGAACGAAACAGCAGAAGATGTAGTATTAGTCCTGGTTGATAACGCAAAATATATAATGAATTACTGGCCTAATACGGTAATAAGTAATAGTCTAAAAGATTTTAAAGTAGTAAACAAGTTAGATTTAGAAACAATAATTAAAAAAATAGGTAACATATGAAGATAAACGTCACCAAACGCTCTGGTATAAAAGAGCCACTCACACTCGAAAAATGGCAAGCACAAGTAGCAAAAGTATGTAAAGGGATCGCAGACGTTAGCCCTTCGATGATTGAAATCAAATCACAACTTCATTTCTATGATGGTATTACTACCAAAGAAATTGATGAAATCACCTTACGTGCTATTGTTGACTTGATTGATGTAGAAAACAATAGTGATGTAGGTCATACTAACTATCAATATGTAGCAGGTAAACAGCGTGTAAGTATGCTACGTAAAGATGTATATGGATCATACGAAGTACCACATCTCTATGAGATTGTTAAAAAGAATGTAGCAACTGGATTGTATACTAATGAACTATTAGAATGGTATACTGAAGAAGATTGGAACAAGATGAATGATATGTTAGATCATTCTAAGGACGAGCAATATAGTTATGCCGCCATTGAACAATTGATTGAAAAATATCTAGTAAAAAATCGCAGTACAAAAGAAATCTATGAAACTCCGCAGATTCGTTATATGATTGCGGCAGCTACAGTGTTTCATAGTGAAGAACCAAATAACGCAAGAATGCGTTATATAAAGGAATATTATAATGCGGCCTCTGATGGATTATTTACTCTTGCTACTCCTGTCCTTGCTGGTCTCGGTACCCCTACTAAACAATTCAGTTCGTGCGTACTTATTCGCAGTGATGATGACCTTGATAGTATTTTTGCTAGTGGTGAGATGATGGCAAAATATGCTAGCAAACGTGCTGGCATTGGCTTAGAAATTGGGAGACTACGCCCATTAGGATCACCGATTCGCGGTGGTGAAATTATGCATACAGGTATGATTCCATTCTTAAAGAAATGGTTTGGTGACCTACGTAGTTGCAGTCAAGGAGGTATTCGCAATGCTAGTGCTACAGTTTTTTATCCAATTTGGCATCATCAGTTTGATGATCTTATCGTCCTTAAGAACAACCAAGGCACAGACGAAACCCGTGTCAGGTTCATGGACTATGGGGTTGTTCTTAGCGCATTCTTCTGGCGTAGATTTAAAAACAAAGAACAGATTACATTCTTTGATCCTAACGAAGTACCAGACTTATATGAAGCGTTCTATTCAAACACCGAAAAGTTTGAAGAATTATACGTTAAGTATGAGAAACAACCTGGCCTGCGAAAAAAACAAATGGCTGCCGAAGATGTATTCAAAGGCGGCATCTTAAAAGAAAGAACAGATACCGGACGTATTTATCTTGTATTTGTTGACAACGTGATGAATCAAGGTCCGTTTGACCCCGAATATCATACGATTTACCAGAGTAATCTTTGCTGTGAAATTCTACTTCCTACTAAGTCCTTTAAACGTCTGGATGACGATACTGGTCGTATCGCACTATGTACGTTGGGTTCAATTAACTGGGGAGCCTTCCGCAACCCAGAAGATATGCGTAGGGCTTGTCGCATTTTGCATCGCAGCCTTAATAACATATTGGATTATCAGGATTTTCTATCCATACAGTCTAAGTTAAGTAATGATGAGATTCGTCCATTGGGCATTGGTGTAACTAATCTTGCATACTGGCATGCTAAACGCTCATTGAAATACGGAGAGAAAGATGCACTACAAGAAGTTAAATCTTGGATGGAACATTTGGCATTCTATCTAACTGAAGCTTCAGTAGAGTTAGCCAAAGAACGTGGCAAGTGTGAAGGCAGTGATAAGACACGTTATGGACAAGGCACATTTCCTTGGGAATTACGTGCTAAAGGCGTTAACGAACTAACTGATTTTACACCTGAATTAGATTGGGAATCACTACGTACACAAATGAAAGAGTATGGTGTCCGTAATGCTACACAAATGGCAGTAGCTCCTGTAGAATCTAGTTCTGTAGTAATTAATAGTACTAATGGCATTGAAATGCCAATGAGTCTAATCTCAGTTAAAGAAAGTAAAGCAGGAAGTTTTGTACAAGTAGTTCCGGAATATCATAAATTGAAAAACAAATATCAATTGATGTGGGAACAAAAAGATTGTGATGGTTACTTAAAGACTGCCGCAGTTATTGCGGCTTATGTTGACCAAAGTATCAGTACTAACACATTCTACAACCCTGCACATTTCCCTGAGCGCAAAGTTCCAACAACATTGATTGCTAAGAACTTGATGCAAAGCCATTACTGGGGATTAAAAACATTCTACTATAGCTTAATTAATAAAGCAGGTAGTAAGAGCCAAGATGAAACTGTATTAGATTTGCCGAGCGGCTTTAATGATATAGAAGAAGATTGTGAAGCTTGTAAGCTTTAAGGAAAACAATGTCAAAACAACAATACAATTTAAACACACGTACAGATTATTTGAATAGAAAAATGTTTTTGGACCCGGAAGGTCCCGTAACCATTCAACGATTTGAAGAAGTAAAATATAAAAAGATTGCAGACTTTGAAACAACAGCACGAGGTTTCTTTTGGGTTCCAGAAGAAGTTAGTCTAACTAAAGATGCCAATGACTTTAAAGAAGCAAGCGATGCAGTAAAGCATATTTTTACTAGCAATCTATTACGCCAAACTGCACTAGATAGTTTACAAGGTCGTGCCCCTAGTCAAGTGTTTACCCCAGTAGTGTCACTACCTGAACTAGAGGCATTGATTTACAATTGGAGTTTCTTTGAAACTAATATTCATAGTCGTAGCTATAGTCATATCATTCGTAACATCTATAATGTGCCTAAAGACGTATTCAACACTATCCATGATACAAAAGAGATTGTAGACATGGCAAGTAGTGTTGGTCGCTACTATGATGAGTTACATAAGATGAACTGTAAGAAAGAATTAGGCTTTGAGTTAGAGTCAGAAAAATCACACATCAAAGCAATTTATATGGCACTACACGCCAGTTACGCATTGGAAGCATTCCGCTTTATGGTATCATTCGCTACATCGTTGGCAATGGTTGAGAACAAAATCTTTATTGGTAATGGCAATATTATCAGTTTAATTCTCCAAGATGAACTTCTCCATAAAGGCTGGACTGCCTACCTTATTAATCAAGTTGTTAAAGAAGATAGTCGTTTCGCACAAGTTAAATCTGAATGTGAAAATGAAGTATATCAACTTTATATGGATGTTATACGTGAAGAAAAAGAATGGGCAGACTACTTGTTTAAGATGGGACCTGTCATCGGATTGAATGCAACTGTGTTAAAAGACTTCGTTGACTACACAGCCAATGATGCATTGAAAGCAATTGGCATTCGTTACAATAATCCATTCCCAAAAGCTACACCTATTCCTTGGTTCAATAAACATAGTGACACAAGTAAAAAACAAACAGCATTACAAGAAAACGAATCAACTAATTATGTTATTGGTGTTATGACTGATAGTATCAATTACGATGATCTACCGAATATTTAAGGAGAATAAAAATGAAAGCAATTATATGGAGTAAGTACCACTGCCCTTATTGTGACCAAGCAAAGGCATTATTAGGGCAACGAGAGATACCGTTTGAAGAAAAGAAAATCGGAGACGGCTACACAAAAGAAGAATTGCTAGAAGCAATTCCAACAGCAAGAACAGTACCACAAATTATTATCGATGGTGAATTAATCGGTGGTTTCAACGAACTTAAACAATTTTTAACAAAGGCAGCGTAATGCAAATAGCACTCACACCAAATCACGTATATACATTTAAACTTAACTCAGGAGAAGAACTTATTGCGAAAGTAACGCAAGCAGGTGGAAACTTTATTGAATTAGAAGAACCAGTTTCTATTGCACCCACACAACAAGGGATGCAAATGATTCCTAGCGTGTTTACTGCAGATCCGAAGGGTATTTTTAGACTAAATACTACTAGTATTGCTCTTTATGCCGAGACTGACGATAGTGTTAAAATGAAGTATTTAGAAGCAACAACTGGTATTAAAGTACCAGATAAGAAAATAGTATTAGGATAATATGCCACAGATAAGTAGGATAGGGGACACAAATGAAATGAAGGGCGCCATTATTGCAGGCGCTAGTACTGTCTTTGCCAATGGAATACTAGTTGGTCAACAAGGTAGTCGCATTAGTCCTCACGCACCTTGGAAAGGTCCGCATAAAGCCGCGATTGTAACCGAAGGTAGTCCTACTGTATTTGCTGACGGTATAGCAGTAGCTAGAGTAGGCTCTGGTAATAGTTGCGGTCATCATATGGCACAAGGTAGCCCGGATGTATTTGTCCCATGAGTGATACAGGAAAACAAAGCCCATTAGGAGTTAATAGTCTTAACTCCTTATTGATAGTACAAGGATTGCAAATCAATCCTACCTTTACTTCATATGCGGGAACAAGCACTAGCTTCCCATCATATTCGTTTGGTAAAGTATGTCAGAATACTGTATTACGTGTAATCACTTATGCTATTAATGAAGGTTATAAAGGACATATAGATTTGAGTCCTGGAACACCACCGGACGGAACACCTAGTCAGACCGTATATAATAACTTGATAAGTATTGGCGGTGGACTCACAAATATCAACATCACTAGTATAACATCAGGTGTCATATCAGGCACTGATACAATATACTTTGAAGTAACTTATGCTAGTGGGCCAGTGTTGACCCCTGGAACATTTATACGAATCAATGGTTCTGAAATATCAAGTGTTGATCCACTAGTTCCTCCTGGCTATTACAATGGTAATTGGGAAATAGCTACAGTAAGTGGACTATCATTTAGAGTATATGTAACTGCTAACTATGGTAGTGCGACAACACCTGGATACTTTACTATTGACAATCAAGTTCCCGGATTAGGTAATGCAAAATCATTTGTATATACTTGGGAACAAAAAATTGGCCCATACGGTGTAGGATCATTCACTTTGGGTGATAAAAAAGGTTGGGGCGGCTCACTATATAAAAACAATCAACCTTTACCAGTAACATCAAGTGATTCAACTGCTAATCCTGCAACACAATGGGGTTATGTAAGACTAATGCCATTACAAGCATGGATGGAATTTAATTATAATAGCACGTTAGGATCAGGATCAACTAATAACCCTGCAGGATATAGAGATTTCTTACAATCATGGATGAGTTGTTATGGTTATGCAGAATATTCAAACAATGCAATATTATCTGTTGATAATAGTAAAACATTCTTAGATGGTACGTATAGTAACATGAATGATTTGATAACAGCAGACATAACAGGTGTAAGTTTAGCAACAAACATATTTGGACAAGATTTAATTAAGACCGGTAGAGCAATTAATCTTAATAAGATATCTACATTTGGATTACCTAGTAATCTACTAATGACATTACAACAGAATAATGGTCTAACGAAGAATGTTAGTTTAGCAATTATAGCTTCTGGTATTGAACCAAATGAGTTAGGCAACATATTAGGAAATATAACTTTACCAACTAAAGACCAAGAACGTAAACTATACGGTGCATTTAGTATAATAGTAGGTGATAGTTTAAATGAAGTATTAGTCTCATTAAATTGCAAAACTGCAGGATTGGATTCATTAGCTGATTTGTTAAATCCTAAAAAGTTATTTCCTAATAGCTATCAATCATTAACTGTTCCGGTATATAACACTACACAATCAATAACTAATAGTAAAACATATTACCCTATCTACAGTGGGTTAGGTACTAATGGTAATTTAAATAGTCCTTTAGTTAAAGAACAGATTGGAACTCAAGTATCTGCAGGAACACCGCAAATAGAAGTAACCGTAGCGCAATCGATACCTAATGTAGAAACGATTGCTGTCGCTACATCAACTGCATCATCGGGTGCCGGTGGTAAAGCATATGAAACATTTGATAACGCAGTGAGATAATATGGCAGATATAACAATACAAAATTTTGCTACGGGATTTGGATCATACTTAGATGGTATATTGCCACCTGATATAGCGACCGCAGCCGGCGCATTTGGAGCGTCAGTTGGCCAAGTTAAAAACATCACTAATGTACCTGTAGAAAAGTTCGCACAAGTATGCATGAACTTAGAAACAATAGCAGGTTTACCGGTTAACGGAACTACTGTACCTACAAATTTAGATTTAAGAACTGCGGCAAGACCATTAATTGCTTTAGGAAGTGGCCCGCAACAATCATATACAATGAGTGACTTCTTTGGCTGTATGAGCGGCTTACCTTATAACGGTCCGTTGATAAACATTTACAATCAACTAAATGCAGTAGCAACTAGAAAGTTATTCAACATATACCATGAGACTTATCTTGCAGTAACATATCAACGTGCAAGAATGAGTATAACACAACCTAAATATAATGTGTTGATACAACCTTATATTGCACCGGATCCATCTGCTATTCCTCCTATTGCAGGTCAACCTAGAATTGATGATTGGTATTACACAATAACTTTTGCAGTAGGCGTTACCGGTGGCGGTTATGGAAGAGGTACTGCCCCACCTCCGGTAATTACTATTCAACCAAATAATGTAGGTGCAAGTGCAACTTGCACTATAGGAACAAATGACAATAATATACCGGGAGATTTTGGTAGAGTTAATGGGTTAAGTGCAAATTTTGGTAGCCCATACAAATATGCAACAACATCAGTTATGCAAGCTGGGCCGCCGGCGGCTCCTACTCCACCTGAAGAAATAATTTACATTGAATTACCTCCACCGGATGACTTACCAGTCCAGCCGGATGGTAGTTTCTCTACGGCAGGGACTAATGTATCATTAGGGTACGGTACGGGCTCGCTAGGAACTATAGTTACTGGCCCGGCACAATGGCCAGGTATGAATACACCTATACAATTATACATTGACCAAGCTAATGAAGAAATCAATGTTATCTTGGCTGCAAAGCCTGCTCAATGTAAAAGTTTAAACGATTCATGGAACGAAACAGGATATCAATTAAATATTGAACAACGAGCTAGAGTTAGTGCTTTACGACCTCCGTTAGATGATATTACTAGAGAAGATTTCTTATCACTATTTCCTACTTCACAATATACATTTACTGATTCTATTCCACAGTATGCTAAAAACATTATGCCGCATATGTATTCACAAACATTAGAAGCAATATGTAATTTAAATACTCCCGGAGGTCAAAGTATTGTCGCAATGATGCGTGAAAGTCGCAATCAAAATAGACTAGTTGAAATGGGTGTAACACTAGACAATAACATCAGAGATACATTAACAACACTACAGCAATCTATTCTTGCAGGAACATCTGTAGCAGTAGGTAGTCAAACTATACCAGTAGGAGTTATCCCAATTGCATCGTATGATACTGCAACTGGTGATATAATAATAACTAATCCAGACTATTCTACTAACAATCCAGGCGGTGGTGGAACTTCAGGTGGTGGAACTGAGTCATTTGCGGGAGAAAGCGGTACAGCCGGCGGAAGTTCGACCGGAGATGTAGTAGATTTTGGTAACTCAAACGTGATAGGATCATTTGGTGGTTCACAATATTCGAATATTACACCACCTAACTTAAACATATATTACATATCAAATACATTGTTACCGTCTACATACACAATCGCAGAATCTATTGAACAAGTAATTCTTTGTAACTGCGATTGCTGGGATTTAACTTAAAGATAAAATATGAACTTAAGATTTATCAAACCTATAATTGCCTTTGTTATATTGGTAATTGCAGGTATAACATATAACCCGATAGATATGCTTTCTGTTGAAGATGAACCGGAAGAAAAGGTTGTAGCTAAAGTAGTAGATCCAAAACAACTTGCTTGTATAGCAAAAAATATATTTTATGAAGCTGGTCACGAATCTATTATGGGGCAGGCAGCAGTAGCACGTGTGGTATTGAATAGAGTAAGCCATGGCTTCGCCCACAATCCGTGCGCGGTTGTATATCAAGCACACACCGTAGATAGAGTAATAGATGACGAAATAGTTAAAGTAAAACTTTGTCAGTTTAGTTGGGTGTGTGAGGGCAAAGGTGAACCCAATAAAAATAGTCAACGCTATAAACAAGCATATCAAGTGGCATATGATGTTATGGCTAATGATGCATACAGTGAAGTTGTACCAAAATCAGCATTGTTCTTCCATAACTTGCAAGTAGATCCATTATGGCCTTATAAACAAGTAGCTAAGATTGGTAATCATATTTTTTATAGTAAACAGAAAAAATCTACCCAAAAGATTGTTGCTAAAAATGAAAATAAGATATAATATCTAATGACAGATAAACCAAATTCAGCGAACGGTGTCAGTAGTTATGATTCTACTGGTACTGGTTCTCTAATTCATTTCTTCAATCGCAATGTAACTCCTTACGCTACAGAAAGTAGTGGGCCTAAATTTGATTTAGTTCCTGTTGAAAAGCATAAAGACATTATGCTTAATGTAGCTAGATTACATGCTAAACAAGAATATGATAGAATTATGGAACTAGTAACTGTTTTACAGAAACAAGCAGAACAAATCAAACATAGATTAGACTTGACTGATATGGTTCACGGAGCAGTATATAACTTTCAGTTAGCAAATGGTAATACATATTGGTTGTTGTATGACCATAGAAAACAGTTTACTAGATTAAGTATCAATGGACCAACTGATTGGTCTACCGGTAAGCCAGAAGAATACGAATATATTTGCAAAGTTAAATGGTTAGGTGATCACACTTGGATAGAGGTAGAAGATGATAAGTAAAAGTCCAGAACGACATACTTTTCAAGCTGAGATGTATGTCAAACGATGTGAAGAAGAAGGCAAAGAGCCTAATGAAGATTATCTAAATCTTTATAAGTCTGCGAAACAACGGGATGAAGAAAACATTGTAAATCCTGAATGGCAACGAGATAACATGGAGTATGACCTTCGTTCCACTCAGTGGATTATTGATAAAGCCAAAGATGATGCATATGCACAGAATCTATATGCCGCTATGTGTAACAACGACTTCACCAAGAATGATGTTATTCCTATTCTAACTGAGAAAAAGTGGAGTTGTAGTTGGCGCCACGCAGGTGGTATTATTGCTGATATGCAAGGTAAAGGTGATTATATTGATTGGTACTGTAGTGGCATAAGAGATAGTAAAGAATTAGATGACGACCAATTTCAACAATTAACTAAAGAACAGCAAGAATATTATATACAAGGTAAGAAGTTTGTCTCGGAAAGTGTAGTAACTGATGAAATCCGAGAAGATTTATTGAAGCTAGGTTGGATAGTAGTAGACTATGAAGAATAATTCAATTATCCCAATCACTTTTATGAGTGGTACAGGTGGTAATTTTTTATGTAGTTTTATTGTTGCGGCGAAGAACAATAATCAATCTTCATTTCAATTAAGTGAACATGGAAACATGCATTCTAATGCTATAAAAGATATAGCTACACCGGCTCATTCAATAGAATATATTGATCAACATAAAATAAATTCAATTATTGAAGCCCCGATTAATTCGAACATCATTCCCTACTATACATCATCTCATATAGTTGATTTGAATTTAGTGAACACCTATTTTCATAAGTCTATAAGGATCATCTACAGTACAGAGAATATTCCTGAAATAGGATATACATATGTAGGAAAGTTCTTTGTAGATGAAAAACAATATATAAAAAATATGTCTGTGTTATACACAATGACAATTAACAATTTATATAAATATCAACAGCAATTCACAAACCAAGACGTAACTAATGTACTATATATTTCATGGGATGATTTGTACAAAGATGATATTACATTGTTATTAGATAAAATAAGTAAATTTACATCAATTGATGTTGATAAATTTAATATTAGTAATATAATACACTGGAGAGAACGTACTAGTAATTGTATTAAACAAATACAACAATCAGTACTGTATAAATATAACAAAGGAGACTAAAACATGGCTTATAGCGCACAAGTTGTTGATCATTATGAAAACCCTCGAAACGTCGGGAGTTTTGCAAAAGACGATAATGATGTAGGTACAGGTATGGTCGGAGCCCCGGCGTGTGGGGATGTAATGAAACTACAAATTAAAGTAGATAAACTAACAGGGGTAATCACAGATGCCAAATTTAAAACGTATGGGTGCGGGTCGGCTATTGCTAGCTCAAGTCTTGTCACTGAGTGGGTCAAAGGTAAGACATTGGATGAAGCTGCCGAACTCAAAAACTCTACAATCGCAGAAGAACTTGCACTCCCCCCAGTCAAGATCCACTGCTCAATCCTTGCCGAAGACGCCATCAAAGCCGCGGTAAACGATTATCGTTCAAAATGTTAACCCCTAACGAAAATATAATACCTATCACATATGCCAGTGGCACTGGTGGTAATTTTTTGTGTCATTTTATTGTAAGTGCAACTAGAAAATATAATATTCCGTTAAGATTAAGTGAGAACGGAAACGCACACTTGGGTTTAAAGGATATAAACGGTTCATCATTGGGTACAGCAGAATCTGATATCAATAAGATTGAATATCTATTAAATACACCACCAAACCCCGGATCAGTTAAACCCTATTACACACTTGCACATATATCTGATATAAATTTAGTGAATACGTATTTTAAAAAATCTATACGAATCACATATGATTTAAGTGACACGGAAGAATTAACATATGTTTATTTTGGTAAACGGTTCACTGATGATAGTAAAAAAGAAAATGTAATTCACAACACAATTAGTTCAAGTCGATTACATGTTCATAGATGGTTGCGTAAATTTAATAAATTAGATATGCCTAATGTATTGTTCATTTCTTGGAAAGAATTATATAAAGGTGATCCTGAAGAATTGATACTTAAAATAAGTAAATTCACACACATAGATACAATTAAATTTTCAGTCGATGACTTAATAAAATGGAGAAATGCTACAAATAAGTGCATAGAAACATTTGAGAAGTCAGAAATAACTTAAACTGGTAATTAAATTATGAGTAACGAAACAGCAAAATATTTAAATAGTCGCCGTCGTCATAAAAACGATGTAGCAATCGCAAGACAAGTTCGTATTGCTAAATCGCATGGTCTAGGATTCCATGATAAAGCTATAAAAGAACCTCATCGTATGGCTAAACATCATGCCATGGACTGCGGACAACCAGGGTGTATGTTATGCGGTAATCCTCGAAAGATATTTAAAGAACGCACGGCACAAGAGAAACGTATGTATCAGGATGTAGAAAAAGTTACTGATAAACATAGTAACGGTCTAATACAATCAGACGAGTAATTTACCCATTATACTACTATTTTCAAAATAGTAGTATATAATTGTCTCTGTAGACCACTAAATAAAAGTACATAGTGCTCTACTAAAATGCTCTATGATTAAGGATGTATGTTGAGTTTAGGTTGTTTTACTTGTTTGAATTGTGGAAAGGTTAACCCTATCAAGGGTCATTCTTACACTAACAAGTACTGTAATAATAGTTGCCAACAAGAACACCAGCGCCGTAACAAAGCGTTTGAGAATGTTCAGAAATGGAAAGAAGCCAAAGAGCCGCAAGCCTGGGCTAAGATTCCTGATTGGATCAAACAGTACTTGATTAATCAGCGTGGTCATCGTTGTGAAGTATGTGATAACACACAGCACAATGGAGAAAAGATTCCATTAGATGTATCTTACGTTGATGGTGATAGTTATAACAATAAAGAAGACAATCTATTCTTAATTTGCCCCAACTGTAAGTCACAGAAACATTAACACAAAGGAAATTAAAATGAAAACAATCGGCGATAAAATCACAAGTTTTGCAGTAACAGGCGTTAAGCCAGGTGCACTCACACCAGATGGCGCGTTTGAGACTATCACAGATAAGAGTTTCGAAGGTAAATGGAAAGTTATTGTATACTATCCAAAAGACTTCACATTTGTATGCCCTACAGAAATCGTAGCGTATGACAAGTTGAATAAAGACTTTACAGACCGTGACGCAGTATTATTGATTGGTTCTACTGATAATGAATTCTGTAAACTAGCATGGCGTAATGCACATGAAGATTTGAAGAAAACTACATCTTGGTCATTCGCTGATGTAGCACGTGATGAGAATAGTTTAGCAGAGCAACTAGGTATTTTCTATGGTCCAGCAGGTGCGGCACTACGTGCAACATTCATCGTTGATCCAGAGAACGTTATTCAACACGTTACAGTAAACAACCTGGATGTTGGACGTAACCCAGATGAAACATTGCGTATCTTAGACGCATTGCAAACTGGAGAACTATGCCCATGCTCACGCCCAATCGGTGGAGAAACACTATAATGCAACCAATCACTATTAATGGTGATTGGGTACAATCTGTAAAAGATAGCATTCCGGATCACTCTAAAGATATCAAGTTAAACATTGATGCAGTTATTAATCGTAGTGGACTAGATCCAGTTGATACACATGCTATCGCTTATGTATCAGCACTTGCCGCAGGCAATGGTGGTCTAGCATTTGAGATTGAGCACAACAGTCCTTTGTTTACTGCTGAAGCAGAACGTGAAGCCGCAAAGACTGCGGCAAGTTTGATGGGTCAAAACAACATCTGGTATCCATTTACAGAGATGGCAGGTGACGAAGGCATGAAGGGTTTACCAGCTGGTTTGCGCATGAATGCTTATGCTACGCACGGTGGTGTTTCGAAGAAGAAATTTGAAATGTACTCACTAGCCGCAAGTATTATCGGTAAGTGTCATTTCTGTGTTAAAGCACACTATGATACATTAAAGAAAGAAGGAATGACTACACAAGAGTTGATGGCAATTGGTCGTATTGCGGCTGTTGTTAATGCAATTGGTAAAATATCAATTTAATGTCATTACTATATAATAATTATATACGTACTAGTGGTAATGGACCTACTTGGAATGTTGAAATAACTAATCCAAGTGGGTCCATTAAATCATACTTTGAAGAAACAGTCAACGTAGCAGAAATGATATGGGCACAAAAGCAAGGTAATGTTTTTTTGTGCTATAGCGGTGGGCTTGACAGTGAGTATGTTCTAGCTGTATTTAAAACATTAGGTATGCCAATTACACCAGTGATTATGCGCACCCAATACAATCACCACGAGATTCAATATGCATTTAAATACTGTGAAGAAAATAGTATTACTCCTGTAATTATTGATTTAGATTATGACAAGTTTGTTGAGTCAGGTGATTTTTTAAAAATTGCAACTGACTATCAAATAGCCGCATATCAGATACCTAGTAATTTATGGCTCACTACACAGATTGATGGTACTGTAATTACCGGAGATTCAAATCCTCATATGTTTCTACACACTGATTCTAAATGGTATGTAGATGAAATAGAACCAGTCTATACACAGTTTGAATTCTTTAAGAAAAATAATATACATGGAACTCCGTTCTTTTTAAGCTATACATCTGAACAATACTTTGCATTTCTTACAGATCCTACAATGCAACAATTAGCAAACAATCAGATACCAGGTAAGACAGGCTCTTATTCAAGTAAAGTACATGTGTATAATAATCAAAATCACTTTAAGTTAGAACAACGTGTTAAAAAACATGGCTACGAGATTGTAGAACAAAGTCCTATTTTTAACCATCCTGACATTCAACTAGTAAATAGTTGGAAAGATAAATGGTGGGGGTCAAGTAACTATGAATATTTTGAACTTATAGAAAGATTAGCATGGACAAAGTAGAAATGATCACCCTCACTAAAGAAAATAAAAGTGAGTTTGTTGAAAAGTTAAAGATAGCATTGACCGAAAAGTTTGGCAATGAATTACCTGAAAACTATGGTACAACGCATCCATGGAGTTTATTGAATTTAATTAATGACGATATGCTAGACACATATCAATTGTTATATGTGAATGATAAGTTTTGGACAGCTACCGGAGGAATTGTCAGAGAGTTTGAAGGTAACAAAGTATATCAGGCTGTGTTCCGCGGTTTCTCATATGCAGACCATAGACATAAAGGATTGGGTGTAAAATCATATACACATGCATATAATACTAAATTTCAAATAGAACGAGCAAGAGAATTAAATTGTCACAGTGTAATTATATCATTTAATGATTATAATTATAAACTCTTTGATTTAAATCAAAGATATCTATTACCCAGAGCATTCCCCAATCATACTTTTGTTGCATCTACTGAGCCTATATTGTTTAATGGAGTTAAACAATGGCTATTAACAATGAAGCTATGACTAAATAACGTTATGACATACAAACAAAAGTTATTACTCACTCAAATTTACATGCATATTGCCTTTATTGTAGGTTTAATACTAACGCCTTGGTACATATCTATACCTACAATTATTCTATCACAGATAGTATATGTAGGGTTATGCGGAACTATGTTATTTCATAGAACAGTTGCACACAAGAATGATATCAATCCTATAGCAGAAAAAATTCTATTATTATTGTCATGGTTGGGTGCTACTAGTTCTGCTCTAGCTTGGGCGGGAGTACATAGAAAGCATCATAGATTTAGCGACACAGAAAAAGATCCGCATAGTCCAAAGTTTATGGGAAGATGGAAAGCATATTGGCAATTATCAGACAATGATAAAGATATTGTAAAATATGTTCCTGACTTATTGAGAAAGCCATGGTATATATTTCAACATACACATTATTTTACAGTATTATGGTCGTTGCATGTGTTGTGTTTAGTTTTACTACCATTACAATTATATTGGATTTTGTTAGTAGTACCCGGTGTACTAATGTGGTTTGGTGGAAGTATGATTAATGTTTTTTGTCATAGCAAAGATGGTCCACTCAATGTAACACTACTTGGTGTATTAATAGGCGGAGAAGGTTGGCACAAAAACCACCACGAACAACCAGCAAACCCTTCATTCAGACATTGGGCTGATTGGGGAGGATACTTCCATAAACTACTGAGCGTTAAATGAAATTAAAACATAAGTTACCGACATACAGTGTAATCGAACACTTATGCATTGATGACACTTTACTAGATGAATTAACTAGTTGCATCACTGAATTAAACGAAGAATTTAAATCAGTGCTCGAAGTTAATAAAGGTTTGTGTGGGGTACACCATGAATTAGCCAAATCGGTATATGACAATTTTTTTCAAATTGCATTAACAGATAGCACAGTAGAAAATAATAATATATCATTAGATGAATGTGAACTAGTACACAACACATTACATGCGAATGGCTATAGACATAAGCAATTATTAGTAAAAGATGATAATAGTGTTTTAAACGAAGCAACTTACACTAAAAAGAATGACACTTATAATAAGTATGCACACATCTTTGATAAGATTGTCAGTAAGTTTAAAGGTAAACCAACACGTATTCGATTAGTAAAATTAGAAGCCGGAAGTAATATTACACCTCATATAGATTATGATCCTAGTTATGCAGTACGTATAATTATTCCGGTAATAGCAGATATAGATTGTTTGAATGTATTTTGGGTTAAAAATAATGTTGAATCTGTAACGTTTAAGCCCGGCAACGCATATTTTCTTAATACAGGATACAAACATGCGGTTATGAATTTTAGCAAGCATGATAGATATACCTTTATGATTTCAGTTGATGGTACAGAAGATATTAATCATTTAATAAAATGAATTATGTTACATACAAACATTTAATAGTTCCAAAATTAAAAGAGATACATGAGGAACTATGTAATTATATTCTTCCTCACTGTGTTGACAAGCCCACTGGATTATGGAGTGTGAATTTAGATAACTTTATATCATCTTGCCCAACGATACTTGCATATATTAAATCAAATAACTTACTAGAACATTTAAAAAAAGTTTGTTATATTGTAGTACATCCGGGTACTAAAGAAAATGACGCACATGTAGATAGAGACATAGAACCACCTGTAAGTTTCGGCAACACCAGTGGTTGTTTAAGTTTAAATTTCGGCATACAAAATTATACAGAGACTTCTGTAATATTGTATGAATATATCAGTGGTCCAAAACAATATATACCATTACCCGATCCTTCTGAAGGGTCATTCATATTTTACGGGGAATCCAAGTTAAAAGAGATTGACAGATATGTACTAGATACTCCGGTGATTATGAATAATACAGTACCACATTCTATACATAACGATACAAAAGATGTAAGAATTTCTATAAGTTTTAGATTTACACAAGACCCATGGCACCTATTCTCGGCCCAAACAAATCTGTAATCATATTAAGTCATCCAAGAAGTGGCAGCACATGGATACAAGATAGTTTACCGCAATTTAATTTAAGTGAATTATTCACTATGTATTGTGGTATAAAAAGTGTAGACATGGATACAGGAATAAGATACAACTATTCAACTGTCGCAAACACCGACCTAGACTATCGGTTTGAATTGTTTGACACATTTAACGATAAACACAAAGCCATATCAGTTAAAACTCATTTACATTTGTTAACTGACTCAATTTGTGAATTCTTTGCAGAAAGAGATTTGCAGTATATTTTATTAGAAAGAAAGAATAAACGTGATACTTTTTGGAGTTTACTCATCGCATTGAACACATTGGAATTGCATAATACCGTATACAAAAAAAACATAAGTGTAAATTTATCGTCAATAGATGATGCAATCCATATTATGAAAAAATGTGATAACAAGATAGCAACGGTAAGTGAGATGTTCAATCCGATAAAAATATATTATGAGGATATGATAGATTTTCCCAAATCAGAATGGTGGAATCCTAGTACTAGGTATATTGTACAAGATGCAAAAAATGTAGTAACTATTGAGAATTTAACTGAAGTAACTGATTATCTGCATAAGATTTCAGCACCCCAAGAATACATATAAATAAAATTATGAAACAAGGTTTAGAGTATATATTAGAAGGACAGAAATGTATTGTCCGATATCAAGCACCGGATAGAGATTTTTCTGATTTTCGCACCGAATCTAATAATGATGCGGTAAGGATTAAAAACACATATGGTCAAGTATATGTTTTGTTTAGTTCTGGTGTTGACAGCCAAGTTATAGCAAGAACTTTTTTAGATATGGGGGTAGATGCAGAATATGTTTTCTTAAACTCTGTTGGATATAGTGATGCTGAATTAGCCCATGTACGTGAATGTGAAAAGTTCTTTGGGTTTAAAGTTCGTGTTGTCGATATCAATATAGATGAACATAAAGAAGAATGGATAGCACGTAGTAAAACTGAACATCCATTTTCAATGTATCATTATCCATTCGAATGGTTAAGTCAGCACTTAGAAGGTAATTATCCTATCATTACCCAAGGAGCAAATGATCCTGAAATTTTAGGTACTACTAGTCAGAAGATGTCAATATACTGCAATTATTTTGAAACGATGCAACAGCGTTTTAGAATGATGGGTAAGAGTAGACAGATTATTGATTTTCCGTACAGCCCTGAAACGATAGCAAGTTATTATACTGATGACATTGTTAAAGCATTCTGTAATTCTATACAGTATTACCATGAAAATAAATTAGCTTTTTTACGCGGGTCGATACTTAAGCCAGGTAACTATTGGAATTATTACGGTAAGGGCATGATGAAGGCTAAGCATTTTAAAAATGATATCATATGGTATGGTAAACTGACTGGGTATGAATCATATCCCACTTGGTTTAAAGACTCATGTATGATTAAAGAAACAAAAGTGTCAGTACCTTATTGGGATTTAGTAGACTTTTTAGAAAATAATAGGTCAACGCATAAAGATTATAGCGAGTGGATATATGCAGAAGATTCACGGTTCGTATCAATGAATAACGAAACACAAAGTAACGGTGAAGTTATTATAAATTCTCCGGATGTAAACATAGCGACTGAACACGATGTTGAGAAATATTTAGATTATGAATATGTAATGTTTAGTCACTCAAATGTAGCATTAGTTACTGAGTATGAAAAGATGTTTGCGTTATATCGAGTTGACACAGAAGATTATATCAATAAACCAACGCCTCATCTTATTGACGGTGGCGCATTACTTAAAAAAGGCAATGAAGTTATTGCCGGCATATTCTTTCATACTGCATCATACAAGGAAGATTTACTAATTAAATTAGCATATGTAAACAAGGATCATCGTGGTCATAGCATTCATAAACAATTGCATAAATGTGTAGATATCATTGCAAAATCTCAAAATCGCAAAAAAGTATACTCTACTATATTATTATCTAATAAGCAAATGGTAGATCATGCAGGACCAAAAATAGGATATAAAACTGCACATGAATATGCACTTATGTATCGGGAAATAGAATGAAATGTTAGAACATGATAATATTGTAATATTTTCACAACCTAGAACCGGCACAAAGCTTCTAGCAAAAATTTTAGAAGATTTTGGATATCATTCGTTTGGTGAATGGTATTCATTATTTTCCACTAAGATAGAAAATAATAAAGCTATACGTAAAGAAGATAGAATTCTTCCGTCGTTAGCCTTATCTGAGATAAAATATCATAAAACAGTAGAACATATAAAAAGATTTAACTTGTATAAAAACACTAACAAAAGTGTCATTACTATTTGGCCTGATTCATTATTAGAATTTCCATTTATGTTAAATGAATACCAAACTTATCATTGGGCTTGTGTAAAAAGGGATCCCTGGCAGCAGATGTTAAGTTGGTATATAAGTTCAAAAAATTATAACTTTGATGGATTAAAAGAAAGTAAGCCAGTAACGTTCAAATTAGATGCTTTTAGAAAGACATATTGGGACTATTATAAGACTGACACACTACAAAATTGGGTATTAGAAAACATGTCATCTACCTTAATATATTTTGATGAACTTGTTAACGGAAAGTCAGATGTATTTGGAAAACCTTATGTAGTTAATTCAAAAGATGAACATACTAACCTAGAGAAACTAGTAGAAAATTTAGATGAAGTTAAAACTTGGTTTAATGCATTTGACAAAAAGAGATTGTCCGGCACTGATTACTTCAATGATATGAGATAAATATAGTTATCAGGAGAACAAACAATGAGTTACAAAGAGACTAGATTATCTTTCAGAACAGATCCAAACATCCCTTTCTGGGACTTTCCAGAAGAAGTTAAGCAACATATAGAAGAAAATTATGTAGCAACTGGGTTACGAGAAAGTGTATCAAAAACATTTTCAGATGACGGATTAATACGCACTTACTCTGGCATATGGAAAGATTATGCGGCACTTCAGCAATTTATTAATGATCCTGTGTTAGTAGCATGCCAAAGAGACCGTGAAGCCTATAACACAGCTAATGATATTGTATCATTTTGGCAAAAGGATGTGTAAAATATTTCTGGCCCCTCATACTATCATATATAAAGTATGAATTTAATTAACAATCAGATATTTTGCAATTTAGAAGATCATTTGGATATGGCAGGGTTTGATGCTATAAATGATCAAATATGTAGGACCTTAGCAAAAAATAGACACCATTTTAGACCTTCTGGTACTTCACAAGATACGATATACGATAAATCTAAGTTATCAGTATATAAGAAACGTGATGATGTTATGAAAGAAAATCCGGACTTAGCTCCAGATGAAGCTTTATTTTACAGTAAGCTGACAGGAACTGTTACGTTGGGTACTAATTTTGTATTAAGAGGGAATATAGGATACCCTGCTACTTATTCTAAGAAGCATATGAGCCAATATACTTCTAAATTTGCATTTGATGAGCAATTTAGATTTTTATTTGATTGGATAGATGCACAAGGATGTTTCACTGAATACGGTAGAGTTATTTTTTGGATAAATGAACCTTGTCAAAAAACAGCACTACATAGAGATTACCCGGACAAATACCATGGTATAAATAAAGATCCTTTTATTTGGCTTACCGGTGTCATTCCTAAGCAGTTAGTAGTGTTTGATCCAGAGACCAATGAAAAGCATTACTCTAATACTAGAGCATGTGTGTTTGATTCTAACAATGTACATGCAAGTGAGGGGCACCCATTGCATACTGCATGGAGCCTTCGTATCGATGGTGCTTTTAACAAAGAGTGGGCACAACGTGCAGGTGTTGCAGAACATTTCAAAATACAATAATTTGGGTAAACTACTTAAAAAACTTATTGACTTTAATTCAAAACAATGCTATACTTCAGCATGAATTGAAAAAAGGTGTAAAAAACAACCGTTATTTGCACTTATTTTAAACCAGGACTAAATAAAAGACTATGATGAATAAAACTTGTAATTTGCTGAAACATATGGGACAATGGTCAACAATAGCCAATGTATCCTTTGCACCAGCATATCCAACAAGTATTCGCGGCACAAATGATTCACAGGAACATAGCCCGGGGACGAGGTAACAAGTTAGCATCATAACAAAATTATCAAGACCCTGGGAATCGCAAGACTCTCAGGGTTTTTACTTAGTGGAAAGAAAATTTGACAATAAATGGATAAAGAGATAGAATACAAAACTTCTGAAGCAAAACATGATTGGTTTAGCACTCATGTTCTGACAAAGGAGCAACTAGCACAGTTGATACAAAATAAGATTGACCGTGCTAAAATCTATCAGTTAAGAGAGAAAGACAAGTACTTACTTGAAGATTGATAGATAGCGTGAATAGGCAACGAGAGCCGTGATACAGCGCAAAATGTATAGAATGGGCGGACAGTAGGATGAAATCTGTGGCGATAACGCAGAGACTAAAATCACTGGTTAGGGTATCGACCCTAACATGTCGTGTAGCAATACACGGCATTCTAAAACATACTAAGTTGATATGGGCTGAAATGCCGCATCTAGTATGTTTTAGAATGCTTTACGGATGAACAGCACACTGACCCTTCTGACGGGTTAAGCCGTAATCTCATTAAACAAATGCAATGCTTCATCCATTGTTACAAGCTTTTTAGATTGGCGATGTGACAATGCAATAGATATACATCTACGTGTTCCGTAGTAATTTACTACGTTATGCGGTATTCCTGTTTGAACTATACTAGGACATCCTACTTGTTGAGAATGCACTAGATTAACTTCATGTGGTTTATAATAGACATATGTTCTATCATTTTTTTCAAGACTATATGGCTTAATTATATTAGATGAATACCAATTCATCATATGGTTATCACCGTATACCCAATTGATTTTAACCATATCAGATTCTGCTATGCCATCAATATGTATAGGATGAATGCATTCACCTTCAGAATAGAAAGTAGCCGCTTTAGGCAAATCTAATCCTTTTTGTAATAGAAAAGAGATTAAATTTGTATTGATATATGATAAAGGAATAGTATTCCAATAATCTTTAGAAAAGTTATTGATATCTATATCAGGTCTTAAAGGGGGTATATCTAAATTTAAATTAACGCAGAATGGATTCATTCTGTATTTATATGCGACCTTAGCTCAGATGGATAGAGCACCAGGCTACGAACTTGGGGGTCAGGAGTTCGACTCTCTTAGGTCGCACCAATATTTGACAATAATTCAGTTGTCTAGTATACTTCATTTTTTAAAGGAGAACGACATGAAACGTTCAGGTAAACGATAGTGTCATTCTTAGACTTCCAAGTATGGTCTAGGGATGGCACATTAAAGACAATTTAATACAGTCATCCCTCTAAGATGTTACGGTAGCATAGCGGACTCTTAATCCGACAAGACTCAGTTCAATTCTGAGTGGAGGGACCATAATTATGGAAGTATAGCTCAACTGGCTAGAGCAACCGGCTTTTAACCGGTAGGTTCAGGGTTCAAGTCCCTGTGCTTCTACCATATAAAAACACACTTGAATTCATAATACTACGGTACGGGGAGGTAATGCGTCTCCGGGAGTGTGTTTCTATATGGTAGTTTAACTCCGTGGTTAACTCCACCAGACCGACACGATTCGCTCGTATCGAAGTAAGGAGCCACCATATAAAAACATTTTTGACGGGCATCATCGGCCACAAATTTTCGGTGCTCTGTTCGGTTCCCTGGCAGGGGCGAAAGAACATTGTGCCAGCATTGCGTTGAGTATTGAAAATGTTTTTATATGGTAAAGAGGAAAACGACATGGAAAGTTAGTGCAAAGATATACAGTTGGTCTGGTTCGAAACAGAGTAAACTAATTGTATATGGAGCGTAGCACAATCGGCATCGCACCGATAGTTAGTGGGATCGTTACCCACCCTCAATATCATATAAAAACACATTAGTCAGGTGAGAAGCGTGGGTAAAGGTTGGAGATCAACCAATCGCTAGTGTGTTTCTATATGGTATGTTAAATACTATATGATAGTTCAAAGTGTAACCTCAGTAAACGATATGGTTAATCACCAATATCGCAACACGGTTTACAGTATGTTAGTAGATCCTGCAACTAATAAGAAAGTTATTGAAGTTGTTCAGTATCTATATAACAGAGTAGGAGAGTTAGAGCCTACACATCATAACAATCATATAGACAAAAAAGTATAACGGAAGATTGGCAGAGCCCGGTTTAATGCACCTGACTTGAAATCAGACGGATCAGAAATGGTTCCGTGAGTTCGAATCTCACATCTTCCTCCAACATATGGTGCTTGTCGTCAAGCGGTCAAGACCTCGGATTGTGATTCCGATATGCGTGGGTTCGAATCCCATCAAGCACCCCAAGATATCGCCCTTTTCGTATAACGGTATTACGCCTGTTTTGTAATCAGGATACGGCAGTTCAATTCTGTCAAGGGGCACCAAATGGATGTATAGCACAGCGGTAGTGCATCTCCTTCATACGGAGCAGGTCAGTAGTTCAAATCTACTTACATCCACCAAATTATAAATTGTTGATAAAGCGCAATGCTTTATTGATATCAGTGAAGTAATGAAGTTGTGATTCACAATCAAAGATATCATAGACTATGATACAACATACACCTTCATCACTTAAAGACAAATGAAAATGTAAACCACTAGGAGTAAGATTCTTGTAGGTTTTCATAGTAGTATTTATAGCCTCATAGCTCAGTTGGTTAGAGCACCGTCTTGATAAGGCGGGGGTCCTGTGTTCGAGTCACAGTGAGGCTACCAAGTTGTGTTGCAACTAATCTCAGGGAGTGTACGTTAGCCTGAGTTAAAATGACAAAAATCGGCGCCAAATTTATATCCTGTTAGATTATCGGTTTAGATCAACAGCCTTTCAAGTTGTAGAGACGGGTTCGATTCCCGTACAGGATGCCAAAATTTTGTTGGGGGTTAGCTTAGTTTGGCCTAAAGCATTGGACTTTGACTCCATGATCACTGGTTCGAATCCAGTACCCTCTGCCAAAAACTAGATAAATATATGTTTAGGACTAAAAAATGAGTTTAACAAAAAAACTTGTATGCGAATGGGCAACCTACGCTACTATATTTCAAACTGCTAGTAATATTAATTTAAGAGAACAACCAATAATTGATTCTAAAGTAAAGATCAATGCTATGGTTACAGAAGGAAAAACAGACGGTATATTGCATGAACTGTCAACAAATCCAACTTATGTAACAGAACGTTATTGGTCGGATCAAGCTGCCGCGGAAGAATGGGAAACATATTTAAATACTATTCTGTCTCCGGCAGCAGGTGTTAGCATAGTAAATATACAAATTACTGACGCTAGTTAATCTTCTTCACTTTTTTGGGATAGACGGCACGATGAGTCCCGAGTAATCTAGCACACTGCGCTGGTGTGTGACACTATAGTATGATTGCATAGGTAGCTTAAACTCTTGTGTTCGAGACAATCTAACAAGGCTGTGTAACGACAGATAGTTAGGCTCCCTCCTTTGCCCCCATAGTTTGCAACGGTAAAATATCTCTTTGGTATAGAGAAGTCGATGGTTCGACTCCATCTAGGGGCTCCAGTATTTTTAAGGCACATATGAAAATTACAGAAGATCAATTTCGCTATGAATGGTTCAGTGGCACCGGCAAAGGTGGACAACATCGTAACAAACATCAAAACTGTTGCAGATGCATACATGAGCCAACAGGCATTCAAGCTAACGGTACGAATAGTCGTAGCCGAGAAGATAATAAACGAGCGGCATATACAACCTGTTTAAGTCGTATACAAGCACATTTTCATAAAGATAAAGAGCGTAACTTAGCAGGCTCTGAAAGAATTAGAACATACCACGAACCAGACAATAGGGTCGTGGATCACGCAAGTAGCTATACAGATACCTATACAAACGTCATTGATAAATGTTTCATTGACGAGATGGTAGAAGCAAGGGCGAAAGCAGTAAGATAAATTGGGGACAGTAGCGGGCTACGGGGAATCCTTGCAAGATTCTTGTCTAGAAGGGTTCAACTCCCTCGGTCTCCACCAAACATATCTGGGTGTATTGTCAATCTGCGTAGACGGCCGGCCTTGGAAGTCGGAGGCTGGAGGTTCGAATCCTCCCATCCAGACCAATTTTAGGATGATTATTTCAGAGGTAGAATATCTCAGTGACATTGAGAAGGCCGCAAGTTCGATCCTTGCATCATCCACCATAAATAATTTATATAACACTTTAATGTTATTAAATATTATAATGAACGACATAATTGAAAAACAATTTGTAATTGATTTTTTTAAGAATCAACCCACTGGAAAATTCCTAGAAATAGGTGCATGTGACGGCGGCCCAAACTCTGATGACGAGCCATTTTGGGGGCTACTAGAAAAAGGATGGAACGGTGTTTACTGCGAACCTAATCCAATGTCATGTACTAGATTGCTTAACAATGTCATGTCATATGGAGATAAGGTTAAAATCTTTAACGGTGCAGTAGCACCTACTAGTGGACTATCAGATTTTTATCTGTCAGTAGATACAGGAGGTTCTTCAAGTTTTGATCCATCATGGATGAGCCAACAATATTACTATAAACAAACAGATAGACAATACCCTATCATTACCAATACAACTACAGTTAACACGTTATTAGATTATGTAGGTTGGGATGTTGATGCAATTAGTATAGATGTTGAGGCAAAACCAGAATCAGAATTTCTTAAAATGCTATTCAATGACGTTGATTTAAACAAACTTACTAAATGTAAATTGTTTATTATAGAAGCTGTACCTAATGTATTACGAGATAGATTACTTGACTTGGGATTTGAAATGGTTATTTCAAAAGTTCATAATAGTATTTTCTATAAAAAATAAGCCGATGTAGCTCAGATGGTAGAGCGACAGACTGAAAATCTGTGCGTCAATGGTTCGATCCCATTCGTTGGCACCAAATAATTATCGTTGAACCACTGTAACTAAATATGTTTGCATAGGAGAAATATATGGTTTGGACTAAAGCCACAATAATTAAATGGGACTCGCTAGAATCACAAGTTGGACATGATAGTTTGAATGAAGATAGAATGGATTTTATATCTAATGCAGTAGCAACCGACAAGACCAATGGTTTATATGATGTAATAGATGATGTTACAACTAAACGGTATTGGTTAGATCAAGCCGCGGCAGAAGAATTTAAGCAATTTATATTAACAGAAACTGCTAATTTAGGAATTACTTCTCCTAATATTGAAATTATAGACAATGTTGAATAAAAATGTTTACTTGATATACCCACCGGGATATTCAGGTAGTTACTTAAGCTGGTGTTTAAGTAAGAGTGAAAATAATTTATCTACTACAACAGTAGATGATCCGTTAAATGTTTCTGATAATAAGAAATACGGTGGTACAGGTACAAGTCATTTGCATTATAGAATACCAACACATTCTACTATACGAGAAATAATGTATTGGTTGATACTAAATCAACCGAAAGAAAAGAAAATATTTTTAGTGAATGGTTGGGATAGAGGTAGTATTATAACTTCTATTGATACAATTATGAATATGGATAGAGATCCAGTAATCATTCATATCACTGCAGATAATCATTATACTAGATGTATAGGCAATTTAAATGCCATTACTAAATGGCCGTTGTATTTCCATGCTAAAAAGTTTAATGAAATATACAATATAGATTTTTTTAATCCACCTAACGATATAGTAACACGTGATAAGTTTATTGAACATTATGATACTATTTTTCCTATATCATTTGGGTTAGAAACACAAACAGAAACTTTTAATTTAACACCATTACGTAATAATTATGCCCACTGGTTTAATTTACGTAACGAACATAATCCGCATGAAGTAAATAGTGAACACTATGTCACCCCACATGAAATACCTAAATATTTCTACTCACTGGATTTAATGAAAATATATGATAATGATATTTTTGATGTGCTAGAAAAAATTACACAAGAATCCAATTTAGGGGAATTTGATTTTAGTTTTGCAAAGAGTTATCATCCTACATATGCGGGTGCTCAATCAAATTTAAAATTTAAAGATGAAATTTTTAAATTTAGACATACAAAAGTACTAAATGAATACTTATGTTCTCATCCATTATTGCAAGCATTGACTGTTAAAGAAATAATGGCTGATATGCCAAATATAGAATGGAAGAACAAAACTTTACAAGAAATCGTAAAGGTGTATAATAGAAACATGGGTCCTTAGTTCAATGGATAGAATACGATGCTTCGAACTTCGGGATGTGGGTTCAATTCCTGCAGGACCCGCCAATAGGACATTAAATACAATTAGTGACAATAGCAAGAAAAGGAGTACACCATGGCTGTTCTAGCACTAGATATCTCGGGAGTTCCAAGACAATGGATCTCATATGATGACGCAATTACCTACAAAGCCAAAGATGCCATCGCATGGTCAATGGGTGAAGTTGTGGCTAGATATCGTGGTGGTGTACAGAATGACGGTAGCGAAAGTTACTTAGAAACTTCTAGCATTATCGCTATTAAAGGTCACGGATTCAATCCATATAAACATTCATGTGTTGCACTTACCAACAGAACATTGTTTGGTCGTGATAGGCATGTATGTGCATATTGCGGTGAGCACTTTGCGAATTACAATAACTTAAGTCGTGACCACATTCATCCAAAGAGTAAAGGTGGTGAAAACACCTGGATGAACGTAGTTACTGCTTGCAAAGAATGTAACAGTAAGAAGGGTCACAAGACTTTGAAAGAAGCACGTATGGAATTGCTGTACGCACCGTATGTACCGAATCATTATGAAAATATGATTTTACAACATAGAACTATTCTTGCAGATCAAATGGAATATTTGTTAGCAGGTGTTCCCAAGCATAGTAGAATTCTCCTAAGCTAGAAAGATATCACAATGAGGCTTGACAAAAAAGTTTTGTTGTGATATACTTCAGTTAAATAAAAGACAAAGCCCTTGTAGCTCACTGGTAGAGCACTCGCCTTGTAAGCGATAGGTAGTTAGTTCGATTCTAACCTGGGGCACCAAGAAAATGCAGGCACACAATGGCTATAACATAGTGCAGAGTTACAACGATAAAGGTATGTAATGCGGTAGGTTTGAACCCTGCCCCAAATTTATTCTCCTATAGCTCAGTCGGTAGAGCGTTTGACTGTTAATCAAAATGTCCGTGGTTCGAGCCCACGTAGGGGAGCCAATAAAATAATTGTTGACAATAAATCAACAATACACTATAATAGAGGCAAGTTAGAAATTTATCTGGGGTTAGTATAATGGATAATACAATCGGCTTCTACCCGATGAATGTGGGTTCGATTCCTGCACCCCGGACCAAACTATATTATATAGTTTTTATATTTTTCTTTGAAATTAGAATAAGTAATTCCATAGAAATTTATACTGTATAATATACGATGCGTTTCAATATTTCCTACACTATGAAATTGTTGAACGTCAATGAGGTACCATTGATCCTTCAATGTTTTAATCGAATATACAGATTCTAAATCATTGTAATCTACCATAACTGTTTGTTGCGGAGTGTATTCATCATGTGGCGTTTTATAAAATGTAGTAGTTGTGTTAATACCACCTGTTTCAACAATAAACATTAAGCCAAGGGTTCTACCCCGATCGATATGTGGAGGAACAAAGGCTACCGGTTCGTTGATAGAAACATTTTGTAATATACCAATCGATATATCAAAATTTTCATCAGGAAAAAAATGACATATTCCTCATGTGACAATGATGTTATAATCTTGTCAGGGACTAAATAGCCTGAGGCACAGTTTATTTTTTGTCTTTGAGTAGTGTTGAACCATTCTTTAGAATTATTCAATTTTTTTTGTAAATTCTGTTGCGTGAAATAGTTGATGTATGCCATGGTCCTGTTTGATGGTTTGGGCAAGTTAATTGGTATCATCATTTGATTATTTATCGAATAGGTTGACAATAAATCAACTTGGTGCTACAATAGATACTTAGATTGATTGAAGAAGTTCTTGGGAAACAGAGATACAAAAAAAGAATTTGACAATAAATCAAAATTGTGCTACAATCATAGCATGAGTTGAGAAATCAACAACGTTCTTTAAAAAGTTAATTTTTCATATAGCTCCTGTTAAGTTCAGGAGACTATATGCAAACATATTAAAGGTTACCTGATCCGTTAGGTACTCTATTGAAATCAGCCAGTGGACGAAACTGGGTTTCATAGAGTGCAAGAAGCGTATGAACAAAGTGCGTAGCGCAATGTTGAACGTGACGGGTAGTTAGGCAGTAATGACAAAACTGAAAATATAAGAGACGGTCTTATATTAGAAGTGTAGTTCCCATAGTGTGTTTACATATAGATGGAGCCATCGTCTATCGGTTAGGACATCAGGTTTTCATCCTGAGAAGCGGGGTTCGATTCCCCGTGGCTCTTCCAAAAATTCGCATAGTTCAATACTAGATAAGAACGACACTAGGGTACCTTAGTGTAGATATCGGAGTACTGTTCCGATTGCGTCAAGATACTAAGACAACACTTAGTAAGATGAGTAGATGGAAACCGACCCGGGAGAGACTTCCCGGGCTTCACATACACGCACCGCGAAAGCGCACCGTGACCAATGTGACGAACGATAAGCAAAGTCGGTCCAGTAGGGGTAGGAAAAGTGTTGTTAGCGGAAAGAGCTGTTACAGTACAGAAGTTAAGCGGGCATAGGCCGACAGTTTAACGCCGTGTATTACTGTATTATTCTAAAACACATTTCGCACAGTAAAAGCCTGTCCCAAGGTACATGGGTAGAGAGGATAGTGTGTTTCAGAATAGTTTTTGGAGATGCGGCGCAGACGGCGAGGCGCGGTTGACTGTAAATCAATTCTTTCGGGTGAGTAGGTTCGAATCTTACCATCTCCACCAAGAACTGCTGTAACAAGCGGCACACGCTGACAAGAGGGTCAGTCAAGGGGGTCGGGGATAACCTTGTAAATCACGCCCGGCAGAAATGTAAGATAGTTGTTAATGCGTCCTGCAGGTAAATTAACAACCGTAACGTCACGGACGGGCGTATATGCCGTGTAATCAAATGCGACTCAGAAATTCATTGCCTTGATTGACGGCCGAAAGTGTAAGTAGTCAATCAAAGTTTTTGCACCGTTAGCTCAGTTGGTTAGATCGCCACACTGTCACTGTGGAGGCCAGGGGTTCGAGTCCCCTACGGTGCGCCAAGTTTAGTAAGACACATGGGTTGACCACAACGCCACGCATCAAGGTAAGGTGTCTGAAGTATAAGTAGCAGGTTTGGTCATGCTTATACACAAAAAGTTTTGTAAGTGTCAGCAAGAGAATGTCACGCTATAAAGGTTTGTTCGAACAACTGATATAGTAGAAGGGGACGGGTTCAACTCCCGACCGATCGGAAGATCGGTGCAGATTGGTTGCTAACTGGATTAGTATCCCAAGTGACGTACCGAGTCCCGACCGGTCTTGTATAAACGGGTGAATGGTTCTTATAACTATGGGAGAACTACTTACAAATTCATTTGACAATAAATAGTTTTTGATATATAATACAACTTGTTCTTTAAAAAGTTAGTTGAAAAAGTTTTTGCGACTGTGGTGTAATTGGTAGCCACAAGAGACTTAAAATCTCTCGCCGTAATAGCGTGCCGGTTCGAGTCCGGCCAGTCGCACCAAATTGCCTTGATAGCTCAATTGGTTAGAGCACACGACTCATAATCGTTAGGTTACTGGTTCGAGTCCAGTTCGAGGCACCATTTTGTATAGTTCTTATACACATACACATAAAAGCGCCGTACACGCTGATATAGTGGATATAGCATCGCCCTGTATAGAGCGAGGTCGGCAGGTTCGATTCCTGTGAATGTGTATTTGTATAAGAATTTTGGGGGCTTAGCCTCATTAGAATAAGCATAGTGATATGCCCAAAGCGGTCGTCTCCTACAGACCCGCGCTAGTAATAGTTCATCTAAGCAAGCCTGCTCACTGCCGTGAGGCAGTCATCATCTATAAGACGGGTGGTGATAACAGTGACGCTGGGAGTTGTGGAAAGAATGTTTGTTTATGTTCCCGTGAGGGTAAGACAGGCAGACAGAGAGTAACAGGTGGTGCTGACCTCACAACAAAACCAGCCCAGTTAACTGGTATGAGAAAGGGTAGTGTATTGATTCGAGGGGTCGCACCTAAGAGTTCGTATGCAGTTTGAGTGGTTGATGGTGTTGTCGGGAAACCGGCGGGGCAACATTAATCGCAAAAAACGACTGAGTAGTCCGCGAGACAAAAGGTACGTGGCGTGTTGTATTTTGTAGTCCAAAAGATTATGAAGCAACTGAGACAGCACATCACAGTAGGTTGATATAACTCAATGGTAGAGTGATTCCCTTTTAAGGAATAGGCTGTAGGTTCAACTCCTACTATCTTATAAAAATGCAAAGTCTGTCTCGGTTGTATGTGAAAAGCATCTAATACTTGAGTGGCAACACAATCAAGTCTGTCGTAACTCGCAAGGTGAAAACAGTTTATGCAGGAAGTTTCGTAACTACTTAGCGGTAGTGAATGGCTCTAAAGGTCAACGGAGTAGAAAGCGTAGAATAGCATACAATGTCAAGTCTAATGCCTGACTTAAAACGGCGATGTTGGTAACAGACTAGGTTACTGTGTAAAAGCAGGGCTTAGTGGAAATCAGAAGAAAGTAGGCTCGCAAGGTTTACAATAATGTCTGAGGTGTTACTCGGTAAGCATGTATTCTCAGTGCTCCATTATACTAAAACACATTATTTCTTTTTGTTGACTCAAACGAAATCACCCTCTTTGGTGGTTGGTAGTGTGTTTCAGTATAATAAGATTTGGAGAGTTGGGTGAGTGGTTAAACCAACAGATTGCTAATCTGTCATTCAGCAATGGGTGCGTGGGTTCGAATCCCACACTCTCCACCAGAACGTTCTGTCTAATCAACAGATAGTATGACCCGTACGATGAGAAGTAGTGTGATAACTAAGGGTGGTAGTCTTCTTACCAAAAGGCCGCTAGCAATGCGAGAACGGTCCCTGTCGGGAAGCGGGTGGAAGGTAAACATAATGATGCTAGTTTCTCAGTCATGCGAGAACGTGGCTTGTTAAAGATTTACTACAATTACCGCCGGGGGATGCAGAGCATATATAAACACACCCATCGTGGAATCTGTGAAACCTAGATAGTCTATAAGCCGGTTCCTGCAAGGCTTGCACTGATAATGCTAGGTAAGGTGTGTTTATATATGCTTTTATGTAGGTGTGTCGCTGAATGGTCAGGCTACGGATTGCAAATCCGTCTTATGCAGGTTCAAGTCCTGTCACCTACTCCAGAATACATGCGGGGTTCGTATAGTGGTAATACCTCAGCCTTCCAAGCTGATGCGGAGAGTTCGATTCTCTTACCCCGCTCCAAATTACCCAAATATTGTAGACAGATAAATAGTTCTCTGTTATAATACTACTTGTTCTTTAAAAGTTTAATGCGGATGTGGCGTAATTGGTAGCCGCAACGGTCTTAGAAGCCGTCGCCGAAAGGTGTGTGAGTTCGAGTCTCACCATCCGCACCAAAGCTTTGGGAGAGCAGTTGAATAGCCGGTGATAAATAAGAGTATGAAACGAATTTTTATCACTGATATGCTATGGAGCCAGATACAATCTGACTACGATGCTGGCTTATCAACCCGAGACTTATGTAAGAAATATGTAATGAGTGGAAAGACCATAGCTAAGGCTAGAACCTTGAACTTGTTCACTTCTAGGAGTCTCTCAGACGCCGGAAAAGTCGCACAGGAAATGAAGCCTAGAGATTATTCTGAAGTAAGAAAACATAGGTCTGCTCTTGTAAATTATAGAGCAGATTGTGCGTTTACGTTTAACTTATCGGATTTCCCTGATGAGTTTGATTTTACATTGATCGAAAGCTACGGTTGGTACAAGCCAAAGAACAGAGGTAACAATCTGTCTGGTGTTAGTAGAGACCATGCAGTTAGTGTGAGATATGGTTATGATAATAATTTGCCATCAGAGCATTTAGCTCATCCGGCAAATTGTGTTTTGATGCAACACGGAAAAAATGTATCTAAAGGCAAGAATAATACAATGTCCTATGAACAATTACTTAACCGTATAGAAGCATGGGACAAGAAATATAATTCGGGGGATTGATGTAATGGGAGCCTGGGACCTTTGCAAGGTTTTCGTGGGAGTTCGATTCTCCCATCCTCCACCAATAAACCCGCGTTAACTTAGCGTAATAGAGTTAGGTAATTGCAACACCTTAAAAGCACGGTGCATTGGATCTACCGCAAAGGCCTCTTTAGGGCTGTTTGAGAAATCACAAAGTGCAGAACGCTAACTGCCGCTAAAAGAAATAAACACGTGGACAGGGTAACTACTCAGAGATTGGGCTTATGTGGTGTAAGTAGCAGTCTCACTTTATAAGTGTGTTTCATACCCGGCTGATAAGACCGGCTCTATAAGTGAAAAAGAAATACATTTATAAATTACGCGGGTAGGGTTGGTCACCACTTCGGTCTCATAAGCCAGGAGCATCGGCAGTTCGAATCTGTCACCCGCATCCAAACATAAAGAAAGAGAGGTCAATATGCGATTTTAGATAAGGAGAACATCATGTCTAGGACGTATAAAGACCTTCCCAGTAAACTCAGATATCCTGAGGAACAATGGGATTATAAGTATTACTTCGTCGGTGGTCGTAAGTATATTGATTACTTGCAATATCCCGGGGTACTAACTAAAAAGAAAAAGAATGTTGATACAGAACATCATTGGATGAGTACACCTATGTGGTGGATACGTGAAATGATGAATCAACCACAACGAGCAAAAGGTCGTCAGTGGGAGAAAAATGTATTAAAAGTAGATATTAATGATTTAGATATCATTGATTACCCCAGTGTGAGCCGCAAGCCTCACTGGTACTACTGGTAAGTATATTCGGAGTGTAGCGCAGTCTGGTAGCGCACCTGGTTTGGGACCAGGGGGTCCAAGGTTCGAATCCTTGTACTCCGACCAATTTTAAACAAAAGGAAATAATATGAGTTGTAGAGGTTATGATCCAAAGGCAGTTAAAGTGTCTAAAACAGTTAAACGTGCGGCATCACTTATTGCCGATGCACATGTGCGTGGCGCATTCATTCGCAGTTTTGTAGAAATTGAAAAGAGTAATTCACGCTCGGCTAGTCGAGGAGACAAAAAGTGAGCAAGGGTAGTACTCCTAGACCATACAGCGTTAATTTAAAAACGTTTGATAATAACTGGGACAACATCTTTAGAAAAAATCAAGTAGATGATGGCAAGCAACCGGCTCCAGGCACTAGTCGCATTGATTCATCTAATGTTGAACTTGATATTGACACAGATATTAAAGATTCCACTCAAGGTGGTTAAATAGAATAATGCATCGTTAGCTCAGTTGGTAGAGCTCCATCCTTACACGGTGGCTGTCGGCGGTTCGAGCCCGTCACGATGTACCAAAATAATGCGGCTGTAGCTCAGTTGGTAGAGCGATACCTTGCCAAGGTATAGGTCACGAGTTCGAGCCTCGTTAGCCGCTCCAAACTTATAACATAATATGCAAAAATACAATATAGATATACCAGGATGGATGAATGAAAAAGAGTTGTCAATACTTCATACTTTGGCAGGATATGTCCCCGAGAATGGCTCTATACTTGAAATTGGTTGTTTTTTAGGACTCTCAACAACTGCATTGTATCGAGGTAAGTTAGATTCAGTCTCACTAGAAGTGGTTGACAACTTCACTGCGCTTAATACAGAAAATTTTAAAAATTTTAAGTTTTCACTGCGTCATGCAACTGAGTATAGTGATTTTGAAAAAATAAATCAAATTGTAACAGAACAAGGATGGCAAGCCGGCTTTAAATATTGCATTGGTGATAAAATGTATAATGATATAAATCTTCAAGTTATATCAAGCGAATTATATAATAAGAATAAAAAATTTAATTTAACTTTTATTGATGGATCTCACGTGTACGAATCAGTACAGCATGATATTCTTAAGTATGTAACCGATGATGATTTATTAATAGGTGATGATTATGCAAAAATTTTCCCCGGTGTGCTTTTAGCAGTAGGGCAAAATAGAAACGCAAAAACATTAATTGTATTTGAGAAAACCAAACTATGGGCACTTGTACCTAAAACAGGTTATTGGAGAGATGTTTTTAAAAACAATAACTTATTATTCTTAGATTAATTTTAACTTTTAAAGGAAGAAAATGACTGAAAGCAGAGCAAGATATACAAGTGAAGAAGCCGCATTAGCCGTTGGCAATCGATTTGATTTAGTTCTTATTGCCGCACAGCGTGTACGAGAATTGAAGCGAGGACATCGTTCTACACTTAATACTAAAGCAGGCCCAACTGTAACTGCATTGATGGAAATTGAGCAGGGATTAGTGGGTCGTGAATATCTAAAACGCATTAGAAAAAATGCATGATTTGATTCTTATCGCACTTAAAGACGAAGCACCCGATATGCATTACAGCATGAAGGTCTTCTATACTGGTGTGGGTAAAGTCAATGCCGCAATGACCGCGGCAGAACTTATCACTAAGTATAACCCAAAACGTGTTATTAACTTCGGTACTGCAGGTGGAATCACAGTTAAGTCAGGATTTCATCAAGTTTCAAAGTTTGTACAGCGTGATATGATGTGTTGTGAGTTGGGCAGTCAACCAGGTCAAACACCATTTGAAGATACTATTATCATTGATAATGGTGACGGACTAACATGCAGTACAGGAGATAACTTTGTCACTGATAATAACTTGCTTATCCCTGCTGATCTAGTAGATATGGAAGCATATGCTATTGCAAAAGTATGTAAGAAACATAACATAGAATTTTTATGTTATAAGTTTGTTAGCGATGGTGCGAATGAAGATTCATTGAATGATTGGCGTTCAACTGTTAGTCAAGGTCAAGTACACTATCTTAACAAATTAAAAGAACTGAACATTCCATTAGTATAAATAATGAATGATTTTTATTTTGTATAATGCAGGTTCGGGCGGAGACATGGTCAGTGCAGTAATAGATTCTACTGACTATAGAGCAACATCTATTGATGTTACTGCTACTCCTAGATCCGAGCGATTTTTATTTAAAATGAATATAATAAATTCCCATAAACAAGGATTATATTGTAATGACTTACTAGTCACACTAAATCAAATAACAGGGAAGACTGAAAAGTCAGAACTTTTTATCAACTTAGAAAAAAAATATAAATCATTAACTACTGGACATGATTTCACTGTAATTCGCTGGGCAGAGTTATTAGATTCTGAAATCATCGTAATTGACGATTCAGAATACAAATATACAAAATGGTGTATGGATAGATGTAGATGGTTATCTCCTAAGGATCATCCCGTTTTTAGCGATGAGCATTATACAGACCGATCGAATCGAATCAGGTTCGCAAAAACATTTAAAAATATAAAAGTTATTGATTTTAAAGATATATTAGAAGGTAAACTAATATCAGTGTTACAGCAATGGATAGATACACCTTTAAATGATGATATATATCAACATTGGTTATCTACTATTATCAGTAAATTGCCACCCGTAGAATAAATGTATCCCTAGTGTAATGGCAGCATATCGGTCTCCAAAACCGCTGGTCAAGGTTCGAATCCTTGGGGGTATGCCAAACAATTGACAGTAAATCAATATGGGTGTATAATACTTGTATTGACTAAGAGGAGTAATATATGCCTGCAGTATTTTTAACAAGTGATACACACTTCGGGCATACCGGAGTATGTAGATTCACACGTAACGACGGTGTTACAAAATTAAGACCATGGACTGATCCAGATGAGATGGATGAAGAAATGGTGAAGCGTTGGAATGAAACTGTACGACCAAATGATAAAGTATATCACTTAGGTGATGTTGTCATTAACCGCAAAGCTTTAAAGACATTAGGCAGACTTAATGGTGATAAAGTGTTAATTCGCGGTAACCATGATATCTTCCGTGATGATGATTATAGACAATACTTCCGTGAATTACGTGCATATCATGTAATGAACGGGATGATCTTAAGTCATATTCCAATTCATACTGAATCATTAGGTCGTTTTGGTGTTAACATTCACGGACATTTACATGCAAACCGTGTTATGTTAGGTAATACTATTGATCCAAGATATCATTGTGTATGTGTTGAGCAAACAGATTACAGACCCATGTTGTTTGAAGATGTAATGAAAAGAATAGTATCAGAAGGTGGAACAGTTGGCTTTAAAAATGGCAACGGACCCACAATGTAAAATAGGACCTTCGGGTCCTATTTTTTTGGCTATAAATAGACGATGTATATTATAAGAGCAATACCCGGTGCATGCGGTGATATAGTAAGCGCAGTCATAGATAACAAAGGTGCATCATTAACACATAAAGGATCCATCAGTTTTATAAATCAACGAAGATTGTTAAAAAATAATCACGTGGATCTTAATAGTTTACCGACAATGTTAGAAAATGCATCATTAAACTTCAAATCAATTAGCTGTCAACATTATGTTGAATCGGTGATGACTGATACTAGATATAAAACAATTACCATAAATGTGAATTCTGAAGATTTACTTCAATGGTGTGTTGCTAGATTAGGGATAATTTATCCTAATGTAGATTTTTATAAAGAAAATTTAAAAACAGAAATGGAATTTCATAATAGATTTTCTAATTATACTATTGAACTATCTGATATTATCAAAGGTAAGTTATTAGAACAATTAAAAAAATATGAAATTCCATATATGGATGGTGAACTGTATTATAGATGGCTAGCTATGAATACAGCTAATTATCCTCATAATTTTTGATACACAAAATACAATCTATCGTTAGCATCTTTTTTGAATGTCTCTAATTTAAGATTGTATTTTTCAGCAAACTCATTGACAACTTCAAAGCTCCACGGGAAGATATCAACATACGGTCCTGTCTTGTGCGGGATACCTGGATTAGCACGTAGATAGAACTTGCCACCTTTCTTTAAAAGATTGATACAGTGACTGAATCGGGACTCAATCTCATCACGTGAATTGAAATTTATACTACCTAAAGCCATAATAACATCGTGGCTTTCAGGCTTAACTTTATATTCAAGTATGTCAACCTCATAATCAGCTTGGTTATTGTATGGATCAATACCAATAATATTCTGTATGCGGCCTTTAAATGGATGATACCCACATCCAACATCTAATACTTTTTCAGGATTAAGCTTGTTTATTTCCTCAGCTAACTCCCATCCAGTATGCTCATAGTCACCGGTTCTAGGTTTCCATATCTCACTAAAAAAACGTAGAATGTATCGTTCACTTAGGTCATTGGTGATATCTCTTAGCGTTCCTATATAATCACAAGGTAAGCTTAACTCAGATTCAACCGTATCTTTGAATTTACGATATCGTGCGGGTGTCCAGGGCAAGTCTTGTACAATAGTATCCCCGTCAATAATAATTTTTGAGTACTTGGGTAAATTAAACGCAAGTTGCAAATTTTTCTGTAAAAGATTAAAAATTTTAGTGTTCATAGTAAATTTTTCTAAAAATGATAAATAATTCGTATGGATAACAAATTTTTATAAATATACTTATCTCTATACAATCGTATTAAAATAAAAGGAGAGTTTATGATAAAAAAATTGGACAATTAAATTGAAAATAGGATTAACTCAAGGAATCATAGATATTGACGGTATAAGATATGATAGAACCGAACACGGTTGGTACTCGTATCTTAAGGAGCATCATATATCTACTATAAAAAATGATGTGTCACAAGACTTTACTAAGATAGCAAGTGAGCTAGATTGCTTAATAGTTACCGGTGGAAGTAATAGTTTATTGCGCACTGATGTTGAAACAAAACTTATAGAACAAATGATTCAGTTTGATAAGACTATAATAGGAATTTGTCAAGGAGCATTTTTACTAACAAAATTATTCGGTGGTTCCTGGATTAATGATAAGTTAATTACAACTACTAATAGATATAGACATATGGGAAACAATCATATGGTTATGTATAAAAATGAAGAAAAGACAGTAAACAGCTATCATAATCTATGCATAGACAAACCACCAAAAACAGCAACTGTGTTAGCGGTCGACATTGATGGGTATTGTGAATCATGGATTACTGGTAAAATAGCCGCAGTAGTGTGGCACCCCGAGAGAATGGAAGTACCTTGGGTACCTGAAGAAATAGAAAATTTATTAAAGAGGAAAATATGAAAAAACTTTTAGCATTGTTAGCATTAACATTAAGTATAACAGCCCATGCATGGGAACCAACAAAACCCGTAACTGTTATCATAGGTAATACACCAGGCGCAGGGAATGAAATGGCATTCAGAAAACTAGCTGATATCGTACAGAAATCAAATCCAAAGTTTGTGTATGTTGTGCAAAACATCCCGGGTGCTGATTCTGTAATTGCAAACAACAAATTCTTGGAAGCAACAAATGATGGGCATACTATCAACTTACCAAGTCATATGAGTTCATATGTAACTAATGATATTTGGGAAAAGAACATTAAGAAATATAACTATGACAGTTTCGTTGACGTATTAACTATGGGTAAGAGTCCATTAGTATTGGTTGCTAGTCTAAAGAGTGGAATCAATACTCCCCAAGAGTTTGTCAAGTATATCCAAAGTGGTAGAACTATTAATATTGCTATAGGCGGCGGAGCACATCGTACTGCATTTGAATATCTAATGTCTAAAGGTAACGGTAACAAAGACACAGTAAAGCCTATCAAATTTAATGGACCGCAGCCAGCAGTACAAAGTGTAGCTAGTTTTGATGGTAAGACTGGTACTGAGTTTGGTATCATGCCAATTGCTGTCGCTAAAGCATTAGTAGATGCAGGTAAAGTTAAACCAATCGGATTTACCGGTACACAAAAAATGCCGCAATTCCCCAAAGTACCATTGTTGCGTGATGTAGCTCCGGGTATCAATGTATATGCCGCATGGAGTATTCAATTGCCACCCGGAACCAATAAAGATATTGTTGAATGGTACCAACAACAATTTAGTAAAGCAGTTCGTAGTGCAGAATATAAAGAATATACTGATGCTAATGTTATTTTCTATGCTGAAGATGAATTAAATCCTGCAGGACTAAAGAAGCATATGGATGAATTACGAGCAGCCTTTATTCCTGTACTAAGTAAGATAGATTTAAGTAAGGAATAAACTTGAAATATATCTTTGTAGCCGGCGCTCCCGGCTCTAAGTGGAGCAGTGTTGTAAAAAATATCTACTATAGTCCTAATGTTGATCAATCAGACTACAGTGATACTAGAACATATTACCATGACGCTAGCGGCAAAGTAGATTTAATGCACTTAGGTGCATACTATGATCCTGGCATGGAGTTTGGTAAGTATCTACATAGAATGCCTATGTATACTAAAGAACAACTAGAGCAAGACTTTGATGAAGCATTCACCGGTGAAGGTGTTCGCATCATCAAGTCTCATGTTTTCAGTAATCATATTGATTTTATCAAAGAAACATGGCCTGATTGTCCTATTGTATTAGTACATCGTCCAGATGATGCTTGTTTAGGATGGTGGGTCAAGTGTGGTCATTTTGATATCACATATCCTGACTATAGCGAATACTATCAGAATTTGAAAGTAATGGCTACTAAGATTAAAGAACAGAATCAAGGCATTATCAAAGCAACATATAAGTATCCAAGTAAGTTGCCACTAACTAATCATATGCTATGTAAAATGTTAAACATTGAATTGCCCCCTAGTGAATATTACCAAGATTACGGAGCATCAGACGTAAGGGTTACTGTAATATGAAAGAAATGTTAATCATTACTGGCCCGCAAGGGTCAGGTAATCATGTGTTTAGTAAAATCTTTGCATTGCACCCAGATGTATATGGTTGGAAAGAACTACTTAATCAATATTGGATAGCACATGACCATGAACCATTTAGTGACTGTTGGGGCACACCTAGCTTATTACATAGTATTGATTGGTCAAATAATAAGTATTACGTCACTAGCATTAGTTGTCCATACGCCAATAACGGAGTAGTCACTATCCCCAAATATAAAGAATTTATTGAAACATTACAAAAATTCAACTTTAAAGTCAAGGTAGCGATTATTGGTAGAGATCAAAATGTTCTTAAATATCAACAACAAAGAGTTAGAGATAGAATAAGTTTACCTGACTTTGATGAATCACTAGAATATTTAACAACATTTGATCCAGTATACATAAGTCAGGAACTGTTATATTTGTATAAAGATAAGTATATACATAGTTTATCGAAGCAATTAGATTTTCCAATAGCATATGATGATCCTAGAGTATTTGAGATACTTAAAGACGATGCAAATGAAAAATATTTTAATGAGATAGAGCGACAAGAGTTGGATAATCTTGTTAGAAAAGTAAGTGGAATAAAGGATAAAATATGATAAGTAGTTGGGATACAACAAAAGCAAAAAGTAATTATCATTTTGATAATTTTAAGAATGATCCTCAAGTTGATAAAGTAATAAGATTTGGTAGAATCGTACATGATTGGAAAAATGATATTAGTGAGATAATTAAAACTTCCAAGCCGGCAACATGGGAAACACGTGGTTATAAAGGTGAGGGTGTATTGCCACCACGTGAAGATTTGATTGCAGAAGAATATGATTTACAACGTGCAGGTGTAGATCCTAAAATTATTATCACTCATTTGAATTGGAAACTAACTCCTGCTATGCAAGAAGTCAGTAGATTATTTGCATTAGACGATTGCATGGAACGTGTGCATGTTCAAATGCCAGGAGAAGTATGGAATTTACATATAGATAAATTGCAGAAATGGGCTCCTGAAGAACCATGGAAAGTACTACGTGTAATGATACAGTTAACTGATTGGGAGCAAGGTCATTTTTGGAGTTATGGTAATCATGTGCATACACAGTGGCATGCCGGGGATGTGACAACATTTGATTGGCAAAATCTACCACATAGCACTGCAAATGCAGGACATAACCCAAGAGTGACCTTGCAATTAACAGGTGTTATGACAGAGAAAACAAATGAATTTATAAACAGGTTAAAAAGATTTGATCAACATAATTTATATGATGCAGTTGCATCTTGGTAAGAACACACCTTAGGACCGGTACTCGTTACCGTGGTGTAGCCGGCTGCTGGCTTGACGTACTAATTCGCTACTAGGAAATCTAAAGTGAGCAATTTCTCAATATAAATAGTTTGATGAAAAAACTATTAGCATTACTATTATTAACATTTGGCATAGCAAATGCCCAAACACACACCTATAAATTTATTCTATCTAGTGGCCCAGGATCTGGATCTGATGTAGTACTAGAAACATATTCCCCTTGTTTGAAACAACAAGGTATTTCAGTATTGAAAGACTTCAAGCCCGGAGCCGAAGGTTTAGTTGCAATTAAAGCGTTACAGAATTCACAAGACACTGATAACATGACCAATATTCTTTTAGGGAATTTCGGATTGAATGTATTAGGTAAATTTCCGAATGTTGATTTGGTAGATGATATTAATCCAATTACGTATATGAATTCTACTCCATTGGTAATTGTAGGTAAAAATGGAAAATATAAATCATTAGATGATTTAAAAGAAGGTGCAATTAATATCGGGTCACCGTCATCATCTGGTACCTTTCTGATAGAAAATTTGTTTAAGGAGCTAAAAATATCTTATCAAATTATACCTTATAAGAATAGCATTACAGGTCTGACTGATGTAGTTAACGGAAGTTTGGATTTATTTATTGATACTTTTATTGGATCAAGACCTCTAGTAGACGCAGAAAAAATTAATATTGTTGCAAGTACATTTGACAGACAAACGGCAAAGAAATATAAACATGAATCTATTGAAAAATATAGTCCTAGTCTATCTAAGATGAAATTAGGACTAATATTAAGTGTACAACCTTCAGTAGATATAAATGTAAAAAATATGATAATACGAACAATACATCATTGTGGTAAAGATAATGATATTGTTCAAAAATTAGAAAAAGTTAATTCTCAACCTATTTTCATTTCAACAGAAGAAATTAGAAATATTATAAAATCAGTAGCGAAGAAATAATATGTATTTACCACATTGGATAGTAGACGGACAACGCACGAGCAGTCAAATTGATGCATGGCGTGCCGCACATAAATTAAACACTAAACCACACTTCTATTTTTATGAAGAAGCATATGATCAACTTGATTGGACAGTAGAACCAACAGAAACTTGGGATCAATTATGTTATGACAGATGTACACAATTGCGTCAACGTTATAAAAAATTAAGCTTATTCTATAGTGCAGGTCGTGACAGTCATCATGTTTTACGATGCTTTTATCATTTTAATATTCCATTAGACGAACTAGTATTATTGAACTTACGTACAAATCCAATGCGTCAGGATGAATTGATTAGATTGATTTATCCGCAAGTACAAGAGTTTATCAAAGCATATCCAAATACTAAAGTCACTACAGTAGACGTTGGTCCCGAAGAATTTGATAATTACTTCAGTGATGACTGGTTAGAAAAACCAGCAAGCGCATTAATACATGGTTATTTTCAACCAACTAATTTTAGTTTCTATGTAAAACAGATTATGCATGCGGATGAACCTAATCATGGCATAATACTAGGTGTTGATAAGCCTCGTATTATAATGGAAGACGGCAAGTATTATTCTACTGTTATCGATAAAACAATGGAAACATTTATGACCGATATTCCTAATATTGAATTGTTCTACTATGCTCCTGACATGCCAAAACTGCATTTGAAGCAAAGTTGGATGACATTAAATCATATTGAACGAACATATGGCACTGCTGTACAATATAAGCCGGAACAAATTGATCCATTAGTCAATACAAAGTTAGGATCTACTCCTAGCAGTTTTATAATTACTGCCCCTGATAAAGTTTTAATGTCTAGTAAAATTACAAGTGATTTCTTAAAAGAATATTGCGGTAATAGTCATAGTGAGTATTATGACGACTTTTGTATATCATGCGGTCGAGGCGCCGCATGGAATATTAAATTAGGTATTCAAAATGGTAAAAGTAAATACAAGACTGAGGGACGTGAACAAGTTTTCCAACGTCTATTAAAGAATGCCACTGATGATAAATGGATATCTGCACATAATTTCAATGATGCAATGGTTTACTTAAAAACTCATTATGCTACTATTTTTAATAAAGAAGATCCATATCAGGGTACACTAGGTTGCTTTGCTAAAAAATACTACCTGAAAGATGTTACTTGATACCGATCATCATGTGACGTTTAAAAGTCAAATGATTGTACTTGAACATAATAGAATCGCAGTAAATTAATCTACTTACTTTATAAGTCTCGGTAAAGTCTGTTAAGTTATTATAACTCTGCTTTATGTGCCATTCAGAAGTAGATGTTGGTAAATCAGTAGTCTGAAAGCAAACTAGTCTTCCCTTAGGTATACTATCATACCAGGCAGTACCGTCTATTTGATCTATACTACAATTTATAAAAATAGATTCGCTGCCGGTGTTATTAAAGTCAAGTGTGTTTATATCTTTAGTATGATTGTATACTTTTGGATATTCAAACTTCCAATAATCACAAATCTTATTTGCATTTTCAGTTGACATAGAATCCATGTCATATGCATTAACAACTCCATAGTATTTGGGCCGTCTAGTTAATAACATAAATGCTAATAAACTATCCCAACTTGCTAAAATATTAACTGATGGGTTAATTATATTTTCATTGTCTAACGTATTTTCTAGGTGTTCACATAACCATAATTTACTGGCAATAAGACTATGTGAAAATGATTCGTATGTATTCATATAAAACGTGAATTTGTATTAGTTGCTGATTCTATAAGTTGAGATATTTGATCACCCCAAATTATACTTGACTTCTGAGCATGTGCTCTTTTTAATAATTCTACCTTGTATTTAGTTATGTTGAACAGTTGTATAGGACATTGTTCCCAACCATAACTTTTAATTCTAGGTTCATTGGTTCCGTACATTTTATGTTTTAAAAATGGTACTGTGTGAAAACTATCAATATCCTTTTCATGTGCCTTTATATGTTCATTTATAAAGTAATAACTAGATTCAAAACTGTGGCTTATCATATTACCTATACCGGGTATGCCTTTAGATTGCATAAATCTTTCATAACTACTAAATGATAATTTGAATGGACTCAATACTTTCTTTTCAACTTGTAGCCAAGGCCAATCTCCTCCTATTATAGGATAATTATGACACTGATCAATAAGCCACAGGTGACTAGGTACATGAGGTTCAATAATGTTGAATGGTATTGCATATTCTAAATACTTACCGCTCTCATAGAAATCAATAGCATCAAAGTAGAATAGATTTTGTTTGACGTTATTTTCCCTACAGAATTTTTCAGAGTAATAAAGATCCACTACATTTAGTATTGCACCCTTAATAGTAATAACCATTGTCATTGCTTCTACTGGTATCTTATTACGTAACAATGACATAAGAACTAACTCACTATCTAATCCACCACTATATAGTAATTCGACAGGATTATTGGGTTTATCAATTAAATGGTCGACAAAAATATCATCAATGTTCCTACCCTTTTCAAATTGACATTCGGTCAATTCTGTAGTAAAATGATTGTTATGTAGGGAATGTTTTTTGTACCCATTCAAACCAGTTGACCATTGTAATATTTCTGACATGATAATATTTAGTAGGTAAACTAAATAAGCGTATATTTACAATCTTGTATAAATACAAAAAAGAGAACACCCATCATGCTACACTTCATTACAGACCTAACACACAAACTATTAAACTTCATCAAAGATGATCCAGTACGACCAGAGATACCTACTGATTTTAGAGTTAGTGATGGTAGAATGGTTGCCGCATTAGCAAGTAATGAAGATGATCCTGATGCAATGGTATGTGTTAGTTTCCATGATTTTGTTCCGGCTGGGGTAGATGATTTATCTAATGTATCTGAGGTTCCAACTACTGCTGTATTTTATACTATATGGAGTTATAAAGCCGGTAAAGGTCGTGATTTATTGATACAAGCGGTAAAAGGTATTCAGGAGCAATATCCTAGTGTAAATAGATTTGTAACATTAAGTCCTAAAACAGAATTAGCAAGACGCTTTCATTTAAAAAATGGTGCTATTATATTCCGTGAGAATATAGAAACTGTTAATTATGAATATAATACTAAATCAGGTGAATAATATGACAAAAGAAACTAAAATGGTTAATACTGCTGAAGAAGTAGAACAAATAGAAAAAAGCGCATTAGTAGCGTGTGATTTTATATATGATACATTATTACCATTATTAGATGAATTTGAAAATGATAATGATGATCCTGAATATATACCCGGTATTGCTACTCATGGATTATTTGTAGCATTAATACAAGAGTTAGCCGATTTAGGATATACTGAAAAAGACCTACGTAAAGAAATCAAAACTTACATGAACACAAGCTTAGGAGAAGTAGTACACTAAAGTACTACATTTTTAAGAAACAAAAGTATTCATTTTTGACCCTCAGGGGCTTCAAAATCGCTAGAGGATTCAGGAACTCATACTGATACACGTCTAGCGATTTTTTCCATTATTTGACAATAAATGGACATTCTGTTAAACTGTATATACAGTAGATAGTAACCCCCGAGAAAGGACAGCAAAATGGCAAAAGTCACTTTAGCAAAAGGTCTGTATAAAGTAGAGTTCACCGAGTATGATCGGTTCAGTGGTCAAAAACACTGGGATACTGAGTATTACGATAACGAGGAAGAAGCCCGCAACCGTGCTATTTCTTATAACAAAGAACACAACAACCTAGACTATGCTCCCGAGTGGTATGTAAGAGCAGACTACAGAGGTAGTGTTTAAGTATTACAACCCAAATTTGACAAATAATCAATTTGGGCGTATAATTCATCTATGAACTCAAAAATCGCCCGTAAGCGCAGAACTGATCGTAATCAAGTGATTTACTATATCCGTGATACAGTAACACTTGAATATTACATTGGTTTGACCGCACTTTCATTTAAAGGTAATGTATTCAAAACATTGACCCGTCGTATGCAAAAACACATGCAACGTGCTATGACAGAAAACAAAGATTGGGGTTTGAGTCGTGCTTTGCGTGAGCGTGGTGCTGACCGATTTGTATTTGGTACCTTAGAAGTTGTTCGAGGCAAGCGTCCTGCTCACGCACGTGAGACTGAATTGATTAACACATTGCAACCCGCATTGAACACATTTGGAGTGAAATGATGACCACAGTAGCAAAAATGAACGACAGAGTTGTTGAAGTAGTTCGCACAGCAGACACCGTGGCCTTCTCCTCCGAGCGTGGTTGGGTTATGGTATGTTTTGATTTTGAAAAAGCAGAACGCAAGAAAAGCGAATTCCGATGGGTGCCTGCTAGCACTCGTTTTGAGTGGGTCCGTGAATATTGCTTTTAAGGAGTAATTATGACAGTAGAAGTTAAAGAAGTAGTAATGCCAGTATGCCCTTATTGTAAGGTGTCAATGCGACCACGACATTTTAGGGGATACTATGAAGCGTTTTATATGTGGGAATGTGATTGTGAAAAAGTATCCGGTGCAGAAGAAAAGCCCGGTGCATTTACTTAAGGAGTAAAATAATGCAAGCTATTACAAATTTAATTATCGTTATGATGCCCGTCATTGTGATGGGCCTAGCGATTCTTTTAAAAGATGGATTTTAATAATGAACAAGTTAGTAGTAGATGGAAAAGTAGCAGTATTATATTCACCTAGCTTTGGTGCAGGTTGGTATACTTGGAATGGAGAAACACCCGAAATATTATTTGATCCTGCAATTGCACAATTGGTTATTGAAGAAAAGTTTGATGAACTAGAAACCTTTGTGGAGTTAAAGTATCCAGAAATATGTAAACTAGGTATGATGGATTTAGAAGTACAATGGATACCAGAAGGTACACTATTCAAAGTAGTAGAATATGACGGCTCTGAATCTATTGAATATAAGGAAGACAATGAATGGATTGTTGCATAAAGGATTATTATGTGGTTAGTAAAAGATAGTGATGGTCACGTCAGGGGTAAAAGTCTGGACCTGAATATCGCAATGGAGATGGCAAAATATGTTGATGAGTTTGTAACCATCACCGACGGCTCTACAGAGATTGTAGGTAAGTTCGGTGTGGATAGTGTCGTAGATGGCAAATGTCCTGATGGTGTTGCCTACGATTGGAATAAAGAAAGTCGTATCGGGAGGACAAAACGTGAGGTACATAACTAACAAATACAAGTCAGTAGTGTTGCCATACGAAGAAGGGATGCTAGAGTGGCTACATGAAACATATCCACATAGTTGTTATTATATTGTAGAGGTATAATATTTTTGACACAAATATTGTTATAAATAGCAATATGAACTTTTGGGACATTTTAGACTTGCACAAACAAAAAATATTTGCTATACTAGCAATAGTGTTTGCATTGTATTGGTTAAGTGTTCCTGAAGAGGAGTCGGCTCAACCAATCATTACACTTAATTATAGATGTGAATTAATTGTAAAAAATTCACACGAATTTCCAAAAAATGTTATTGACAATTGTAAAACCTTGTTGAAAGAAGAAAATGAAATTGAACCAGATTAACGAAGCATTGAGTCACCAAATCACCGGTGGCTCTGATTATCATTGGAACTGTTTTCCTGATGCACGATTCCTGGATTATGAAAGTGAGTATGCTCACGTTTCTATATTGTATAGTACAATCGATCAAACTGTATACCAAGCAGACGCATCTATTAAACGAGGTGTCTGGCCTGATGACGAACGCTTTGATAAGCCATATCGTTGGACGAATCCTGAATTCAAAGATGATTACTTAAATGAAGCCAAAGAACGCAAAGTAGACCCTAATCAAGCATGGGATGATGTTAAATGGATTGAACTGGAAACAGACGAAGACTTCCTAGAAAAAGCAAAAGCAATGTTTGAAGGTGATTATTGGGATACTCGCATTCAAGTACCAGTAGACCTTGATAATGACACTATCCTAAAGCTATCTATGGAAGCGCACAAGCGTGATATCACACTAAATAAGATGATAGAGATTATCTTGCAAGACATGATTGAACATCACCGCGTCAACGGAATGTTAGACCAATACGTTATATAAGTGTAACCGGAGATCGTTATGAAAAAAATTCTATTCGCACTATCCTTATTGGCAGTAACCAGTACTGCAATGGCTCAACACTATCATGGGCACGGCTTTCGTCATCATGGTCCTCGTGTTATCTATCGTGATAACTGGATAGCCCCTGCAGTTGGTGCACTAATTATCGGTGCGGCAATTAATGAAGCACATAATCGTCATACTCAAACAGTAGTGATTCAAAATCCTAATGTCTACCCAGGGCAAGTTTGCACTCCTTGGACTGAAACACAAAACCCAGATGGTACAATTACTAGGACACGCACGTGTAATCAATGAACGATATTTTTTATGGTATTTTTTTGTGGATAAAAGATGACTTTAAGTCTAACAGAGTTCGCTTTGTTGTTGAGTTGCTTGCTTGGGCTATTAGTATTGGTTGCAGTATTACTATGGCGTTCACAGTCCCCAATCCACCGCTTCTTACTCTTTATCCCATTTGGATCACTGGCTGTGCTATGTATGCTTGGGCTAGTTGGACTAGGAAATCTTTTGGCATGTTGGCTAACTATATATTGTTAACCACCATTGATAGTGTAGGTTTAATAAGGATGTTAATGTGATAGACAAAATAGAAAAATATTTTACCTTTACCGGTAAAGCGACACGTAGTGAATATTGGGGTGTTAACATCATCGCATACTTGCTACTAATACCTGTATTACTAATAGGTGCAATCTTTACTATGGGAGGTCTAATAGGATCAGTAATAGGTGGATTGATAATTTTAGGTGGTGTAATTGCATTGACATGGTCAGTGTTAGCAACAACAGCAAGACGTTGTAGAGATGCAGGAATCAATCCTTGGTTTGCTGGTACTATTGTCATTCCTTGGTTTGCAATTATACCTTTTATTGTATTTGGTTGTTTAAAAACGGAGAAAAGTGATGAACATCACAACAGAATGGACTGATAAAGATTGGGATAAGTTTACTGTATGGCTCAAAGGTATGCTAGCAGTAAGCGAAGGTATTGTGACATTTACCAAGAGTGACGGAACTGAACGTGTAATGAAATGCACTTTAGTACCTGAACAACTGCCCAAAGTCGAACTTAAAGAAGATGCAAAGCCACGTAAAGAATCCACTACATCAATGCGTGTGTTTGACTTGGAAAAGAATGAATGGCGTAGCTTCACTATTAAGAAAGTAAAGCAAGTTAATTTCACTATAGAATGAACGATTTTGAAATAGGTAACATTCACTACCTGGCTAAAGAATATTACGAAGCTAGTGAATGTTATAAAAGATTTGTAGAACAAGAGCCAGCTAATTATATAGCCTGGCATAATCTTGGCATCACATTATGTCAGTTAGGACGTGATGAAGAAGCATTAAAATGCCTAGAGCTTCCTTGTCAACATAACTATGTAGAAAGCTGGTTAAGTCGTGGTACTGCACTACGAAACTTAGGTAAATATAAAGAGGCATTGATAACCTTTGCACACACATTTGCTTTAGACCCTAAGCATTCAACTGCTTATAGTAATTATGGAAACACATTACGTGAGTTTGGATATCCTGAACTTGCTATACCATTCTTACAGATAGCACAATCACTCACACCAGGCAATGTCAACTATGAATTGAATGAATCAGTTAGTCATTTAATGAAGGGTGATTTGATTGAAGGGTGGAAGAAATATAACGCACGTTGGTATTATCAAAGTGATACTAGCTTTAAGCCACAACTACAAGGTCCTGAATATGATGGTTCGCAAGACATTGTAGGTAAAATTATAATGGTGTATTACGAGCAAGGATTCGGTGATAGTGTCCAGTTTGTTCGTTTTGCTAAAGTATTAAAAGATAAAGGTGCTACAGTTATATTGATAACAAAGCCACAACTATATGACCTGTTTAGATACAACTTCCCTGATCTTACAGTATTAAATGCAGATGAGCAAATTCCACCTTATCACTATCATGTAGCAATGATGGATCTGCCCAAATGTTTTAATACAACAATTGATACTATTCCATATCCTACAGCATATTTGGATGTAGATGAGGGACTGAAGCAAGCTTGGAAAGAAAAGTTAGGACCAAAGACAAAGAAACGCATTGGCTTACTTTGGAGTCCAAATAAGATTGCATTCATATCACGCTTCCGTCGTATTGAATTGGAACAGCTATTATCAATAGTAAGTGATGAATACGAGTTTGTAAGTTTGTCATACGAAGTAGATGAAAACATTTTACAATTGTTATCTAAACACAACGTCAAAACATTCCATGAAGATTTAGTTGGCTTTTACAATACAGCAGGACTAATTAGTCAAATGGATTTAGTGATATCAATTGATACAGTTATTCCTCATTTGAGCGGTGCAATGGGCATACCAACTTGGGTTATGCTAAGTGACTATGGTTGTGATTGGAGATGGTTTATGAATCGAAATGACAGCCCATTCTATAATTGTATGAAGTTGTTTAGACAGACTGGTGGTAGTTGGGATAGTGTATTAAAACAGATAAAAATAGAACTTGACAATAAATAAGACTCATGCTATACTATGGGTATTATGAAAAAGGAACTATTATCTTTCACCGTTAAAGAGCCCAAACATCGGGCCCATCGTGTTCTATTCTGTGAGAACACACCATTCAAACCTAAGGTTGTACAATCCAAAAAAGGTGAGTACATCCGACGAGCAAAGCATAGGAATAAAGATGAGTACTAAAGTAGTACATGAGGATCACCGAGACTTGTTAGGACGTGAAGTCAAGGAAGATGATACGGTGGCATTCTCACATCACAATACCCTTTATGTAGGTAAGGTTATCAAAATTACACCTAAACAGGTAAGGGTAGTCCCTATGCTTACAAAATATCGTCAGGAAGATGGGTATCTAAAATACACCAATCAATGTGTACTGATCGGTGGGCCTGACCTCACCTTGCACTTATTGAAAAATATTTGACAATAAATCAATTTGGTGCTACAATACTTGTATTGAAACTTAGAAAGGAAATTCAATATGTCTCAGAAAATTGAAGCGGTAGCACAAACCGCAAAAGAAATGGTACTATTAGTAACTGCAGGGTTTGCAACAGCCTACCTTCTTACAATGATTCCGGCAACAGCGATCCCATACATTGGTATCACTTTCTGTATTGGTATGTTAGCATATCTATTGTATAACATCAACCTTGGCCGCATCCAATATCGCAAACATTTGGAAGACCTCGATAATTCTTTGAAGAACATCAAAAAATAAAAGGTTGACAATAAATCACTTTGGGTCTATAATAGAGTCTTATTCAGTCAAAAGGAGTTCACATGAACATTAAAGAAATTAATACTGCTATCATGCACGGTAATCTTACTAATGAAGAATTGAATAGTATCGGAGATGCGATTCGTTTTGCCCGAGCACAATTGGTAGCACGGAATAAAATGTCTCTATCGATTGGATCCAAAGTGAAATTCACAAGTTCTACTAAAGGTACCTTTATCGGTACAGTGGAGAAAATCAATCGTAAGTTTGTCATTGTCCGTGAGACAGGCAAAGCATTTGGTAACTGGAAAGTGCCCGCTAACATGTTGGAGATTGTATGAAATACTTTTTGATTGTGCTGGCAGTAATTGTACTTGTTGTTATTGGTCCCCTATTGACTATTTGGTCAATGAATGTATTGTTTCCGGCTCTTGCAATTCCATATAGTTTGGAAACTTGGGCGGCAATTGTTATTCTTGGTGGTGTTTTTAAATCGAATGTGAGTAATACAAAATGAGTAAAGTAGCAGAACTATATACAGAGATTGAGGATATGCTGGAAAAAGGCACACATCCAGCAACTATTTCCGCGGTTCTTGACGTTCCGGTCGTGTTTGTCTATGATGTAATTGAAACGATTGAAGGCCAGACTGAGGAATTGAGTCCTTTTAGGACAATTAATTCATAAAAAGGTTGACAATAATTGGATTTGGGACTATAATAGAATCTTAGACAGTTAGATAAAGGACTACAAAATGGCTTACATGAATCAGGAACGTAAACAGAAAATTGCACAAAAACTTAAGCCAATCTTGGCTAAGTATAAAGTTAAAGGTTCGCTTTCTGTGCGCAATCATTCTACCATCGTATTGACTCTTAAGTCCGGTGCTATTGACTTTATTGGTAATAGCAATCGTGTTTGCGGTAATGACTTTTATCAGGTACAACGTGGATTTAAACCTACTACAAGTGGTTACGATCAGGTGAATCCTTACTGGTTTCAGGATCACTATGATGGTGATGCTAAGGAATTTTTGACTAAAGCATTTAATGCATTGAAGTCTGCCGATTGGTATGACGAATCAGATGCAATGACCGACTACTTCAATACTGCATACTATGTTGACGTTAACATTGGTAAATGGAACAAACCCTACACATTGGAGAAATAAAATGAATAGTTATTGGGTAATGGTAAAATGGAAAGATGAACCCGGAGCTGGATTCAGCCGGGTATATCTTAACGCTGACAATCCGTTTGCGGCAATCCAAATGGCAAAATCAATGTATGGCCGTTTGCTGATTTCAGAATCAGCGAACCCGGCTTAATCGAATAATGGGTAACACAATGGTTGACAATAAATGGATCTTGTGTTATCATTATAACAGTGCTGTGAATTTAGCGGCACATTTTTTAAACTTAGCTTTTATTTAAAGGAAACACAATGGCTAATTCTAATCAAACTTTCAAAGTCGCTGGCATCACTATTCACAATGGCAATGCTAAAGTTCGTTTCACAGATGACATGGTCCGTCGTATCAAGCAATTTACTAAAGGCGGAGCCACTCGCTGTGATTTCGTTGAGTTGCCGTCAGAGATGACTAAGGTTGAAGCACTCAAATATCTTGCAACACTTCCTGAATTCGCTAGCGCGGCAGATCAGGCAACTATTGCAGATACATTGTCCGATAAGACAAAAGAAGCAACTAAAGGTAACGTTAAAGTTAAAGCAACTAAGCCTAGTATTGATGCAATTAAAGCACGTGCTAAAAAATCTGAAGTGTCCGCAGAAGACATTTTGGCCGCAGTTGAAGACGCACCCCTCTAATTAACAGGGCTTCGGCCCTATAAACATATGAACATGAATCTATCTACATTCCGTCGCTCGTTTAATCCTCGCCGTGAATTTAATCCTGCAGATAAAAAAGATTTGGCAGAGTTCAAGTTCTTTAAGCAGAAAGGCAAATGGAAGAATGGATGTCCATTCTATTTAGAAGATCCGTTTGTTGAGATTCCGGCAATGTGTGAAAGTAAATTCACTAACTATATGCTAGAAAAGATGCAATAACAAAAGCCCCTTAAGCGGGGCTTTTTTACGGGTTGTTAACCGACTTAATAATCCAAAAATCACTACTCATGCTAGTATTAGTAACCACATTGAATGGCATATAGAAGTATCCTTTATCACCCCAATTAGTTCCCCAACTATTACGTGCGATAAAAACTTTTTTAATCTTATCATATCCTACAAGTAACACAGCGTGACCACCTAATAGTCGTTCACGTTTTGTATTTGGATAAGGCATATTACCTGTCTTAGCAACATTAGCTGTCATAAAGCTACTATATACGTGAAATCCCATTATAATTGGATATCCATTTGTTAATGCATCTATACAACCATTGAAGCTAGTGATACGTTCATAACGTGTTACTTTACGTTTTAATGCATCGGTCTTTGCTTCTCTGATTGGTTCTTCTTTAAATCTTTTAATATTGTATGGCCAATAACTTTCTAAACTTGCACCGTAATGATTTGTTGCTTTAATACCATCACGTATATATGCACCACTATCATAGTTAACTGTACCTAATAGTAATCGTTCATAATAGTAAATGAACAGTCTACTAACGTCAGATGGTTTTCTATTGCGTTTGTTTAATAATTCGATTGCTCCTGCAATTGCTTGACCGGTACAGCTACCAAGATTACCTTGATTTTCAATTGCACTGCAATAAGGTCTTAAATCAACCTTGTTTAGATTTGCTTTAGAGGATAATGTATATGAATAATCCCTACTATCTAATCTATCAGGTTGCCACTGAAAACTAAACTTGTCGTCAAGTGTCCTACTAACTACTTTTTTGTCAGCAGGCTTGTTGAAAGTATGATCCTCATTTGTGTTTATTATTGTGCGAGGATCTTGTTTCATTTAGGTATCTTAGCTCTCATTTTATCCCAGAAGTCTGGATCGCTTGGTTTTGGTTCTTGTTGTAAGTTCATAATATTTCCTTAACTGAATGTGAATGGATAGTTGTATGTTGCGGCACCTGATTGTCCTTGAACATAAAATACAAGTTGTGAACCGACATTAGTAACAACTTGTATAGTGCTTGATGCAACTGTGCTACCGGCACCCCAAGTGCAAGTTTTTGTACCAGTACCGTATGTAGCAAACCAGGCTTGATTGCTAACAGATAGTGCATTGATAGCAATGCCGGTCTTTGTATCATCATTAATAGTAAATCCAGTTGTACCGTTGATTGTAGCAGTAGGATCTTCTGTTTGTTGTCCTGCTATTATAGGTGGATTCATTTCTAAATAGCCAGTAACATTATCAACACCGGGCGTTCCACCACCGCCACCTGAGCCACCGATATCAATACCTGGTCCTATACTTATTCCACCTTCAATTACTATTGCCATTTGTTATCCTTTTATATATTTATTATAGACCGTATATGTCTTTATTTGCGTTGTAGTTACCTGATACTTGGCTCGCAGTTAGTGCGGTATTATATAATCGGGTGATACCTATTTTACCATCAAACCATTGTGGAAATTCTCCGTTATTGTATGATCCAATATATAAGTTAGTTGTAGTGTTTAAGATGCTGGCTAAACTATGATTGACTGTACCTATACTTGAACCATTTACAAATGTTTCTAATGTTTTTGTAGCACCATTTTTGAACACATACACTAACTGATACCAAGTATTAAGCGTACCTACAAAGGATGTGCTGTTGACAAACAAAGTAGAACCTGAACCACTACCGCTAGCCAATTGAGCATAATATGAAGTGCCGGTAGTTCGTATGCTATAACCAACATTTTGTGCGGCACCACCGGGATCAAATTTACCAAGAACAACATCATTCCCTGATACATTTTGGTTGACCCATACTTCCATAGTCCAACTACCACTACCGGGTTCTAGCAATGCATTATCAGGTACACTAACCTGACTATTTGTTCCATTATAACTAAAATAAGGATTAGTATAAGTGATGTTACTCATTGTGCCGGGCAAGTTTGTAGGTGTCAAACTATTAATAGTAGCACCTGATCCTGAATAACTTGAACTGTTACTAGGGTCATAGTAAAGAACTAATCCATCGGTTATTACTGTTCTAGGAACTACATTGTTGACAACTGACTGCATTATACCTGACATTTTAATCCTTAATAAACAATAGACAATGAACCATTGCCTGTATTTGTTGAGTAACTTGTATTTGAGCCTGACAATATATAACTTGTTCCACCGCCTCCGCCACCGATAGCGGCGCCACCTGCTACACCGCCGCCGCCTGAATAGTATCCACCGCCACCCCCTCCACCGCCACCCCAAGTAGCGGCATCAGTTTGTCCACCTGCACCACCTGCGAGTTGTGTACCGGCAGTTGGATTAACAAGTTGTCCATCGAACGGGACACCTGCGGCACCGTTAGCCGATGTAGTTGCACCATATCCACCCACGTGACCATAAGAGCCGCCTCCGTTAACACCATCAGTAGCATTATCTGAAGTTCCTGCCGCGCCACCGTTAGAGAGTGTTACATCAAACAGAGTAGCACCACCGCCACCACCTGCTACTACTAAAGCATTTGCTACAGAGATTGAATTATTTTTGAATATACCAGAATATCCGCCGCCTGCGCCCGCTGAATAAGCACTACCGCCCGCGCTTCTACCGCCTATACCACCGGCACCATATGGACAAGTAGTATTAGTTATGCCACCTAACACACCGTCACCACCTTTTGCACCTACAACTAATTGTAGAGTATCACCGGGGATAACTGATATCGTTGTTGCTACAGTAGCGCCGGCACCACCTGTTGCAGACGATGCATTGCCACCTGAACCACCTCTAACTGTTACTGCGATTGAGTATACACCAGCGGGAACAGTCCAAATTTGGTCTGCCCCTGTGTATGAAAAGTTCACAGTACCTGATGTTACTGGAATAACTACACTCGATACTACCGACTGCATTATACCTGCCATTAACTTACTCCGGTGCCGTTAATGAACCAAGTATCAGTTCCTACTTTCATTAGTGTTGCCATACCATATCCACCTACAACACGATTAGCCGCTGTACTGTTGCCTGCCATATACAATGTAACACCAGTGTCAGCATTAACTAAGATATTACCTGCTGCCTGAACAACAATACTGATTGCTGTACCAGTAGCAAATGCAGTAGTAGCATTATTAGGAACAGTCAATGTAAAGTTACCTGCTGTAGTTGAGTAGTAATGCTTACCTGCATCACCTAATGCTAATGTAGTGTTACTTGCCGCAACTTGCGGGATGTTTAAGTAACCAATCGTATAACCGTTTGTGTTACCTGAGATGTTACTAGTAGCACTAATATTATTACCTGCTATGTTACCATTACCACTGATACCTGCAGAGTTAGTAATACTAAATCCATTGATTGTTGGAGCAGGGCTTGCTGAAGTCGCTATTAATGATCCAGGTAATGTTAAGTTACCACTATTATCAAAACTCCAAGTATTAATTGCACCGGATGCGTTAGTTTGAATAGTTGCGTTAGAGTTATATGCTGAAATAATTGTCTCAGCATTACCAGTACCGGCATCTATCAATAGTAACTGTGCAGGATTGTTTGTACCGTTGTCCATCGCCGCAATGCCGATTGAACTATTAGCAATTGTTTTGATGAATCCTCCAGAGCTTCCTGGGATAATTAGATTACCTGTATTATCAAATGTCCATCTTAAATTTGCATTCGAATGGTCAGTATTAATAACTACATTATGATTATCGTTTGTGCCTAATGTTAAATTAGAGCTTGATGCTGTTGGAAATGAAACAAAGGATGTAGTATTTGCATTACTATCACGTGAAAAAATAGAAGTTCTTCCGGAAAGTTGTTCAGGTATTAGTAAACTACCATCTGGATTAAAAAACCAAGAATAGTTAGCACTGTTAGATGTAGTAATTTCAAATGCTTCATTTGCCGCAACAAGGAATCCTAATTCACCTGATGTTAATAAGTATGAATTACCTGGTAAATGAACGTCACCATCAGTAGTGAACGACCATGAATTACTGCCTACATTAATTGAAACATTGCCATTACTTGATGGAATTTGAACTGATGAGGTACCATTATATATACTATTAACATTAACTTCAACTGGTCCCCAAGCACCATTGCCTAACAACGCATTGCTTATGTTTCCGTCTAAGTTAATAGTTGCAATATTTCCTAAGCCAGAAACGTTTGCGGCCGCTACTGAGTTTGCCGTTGCCGCAAAATTTACTTGCCCAGATACATTTACACCGGCTACTGAGTTAGCAATTGATGCATAATTTACTTGTCCTGAAACATTTGCACCTGCTACAAGATTTGCTGTAGTTGCATATGGAACTGCACCAACAACGTTACCGCCTGCAATATTTGTTAAGTTCGCACCGCTACCTACAAATAGATTAGCACTAATTACATTAGCACCGATATTACCTGTAAATGTTGGTAGATAGGCTGCAACATTTGAATTACCATATGTGGTTGTATCAGCACTCCAACTACCATCACCGTGTAATACGTTACTTGCGTTACCGTCATAGTTAGACACTGCGATGTTACCCAATCCAGAGACATTTGCTGCCGCCACTGCAAATGCAGTATTAGCAACGTTAGCATTAGGAACAAACCCAGATACATTTACACCTGCAATATTTGTTAAGTTCGCACCGCTACCTACAAATAGATTAGCAGTAACTACGTTTGCACCAATGTTACCGGTATATGTTGGAAGATAGGCTGCAACGTTTGAGTTACCATATGTAGTAGCATCACTAGCCCAACTTAGATTACCTGCTCCATCAGTAGACAATACTTGTCCTGCAGTTCCGCCGGTGATAGTAACATTACCTACTGCACCTAAATTAGCAGTAGCACCTACCGATAATGTTGTGATTGAAGCGATTCCAGTAGTACTTAAGTTACCTACGTATGCAGTACCGTTACTAGTGAGATTACCATTTACTGAAGCATTACCTGAAACTGCTAATGTAGTTAACGTCCCGACCGAAGTAATATTTGGTTGAGCCGCATTACTAACTGTTTGAGCTAGCAATGCTACTGAAGCTTCTGGGTAATCTACACCTGCACCTTCTAATATTAAATTAGCAATATTACCAACTGTTGTTTTTTGTGTTGTCGGTGTGCCTGCCATATTAACAACTGGAACAACTGTAGATGTTGCTAAGTTTGCCCCAATTTCTGTAAGTTCTGTAATTTTAACTGTTGTCATTTCTATTTCCTAAATTCTTATTATGCGAATACTACGCCATTATTACCAATACAATACCATTTACTACTAATGTATTGTAATGTACAACTATCACCAATGGTATCAAACGTCATAGTTCCAGTACCACTTGATTTCCAACCTGCATTAGTTACAGTAATGACCATGTCACCACCGTCACCTGCCATCATAAATGTTTTAATTTGTCCGGTAGTTCCGGCTGCTAATGTAGCAGTCTCTGCGGTAGTTGTAGTGAAGTAACTTGCAGTAACTAATAGATTTGCCGCAGCCGCATCAGCTAAATCTTCACTACCGTTAAGTATCATTCTACCATTAGATAATACATTACCTGCAGTAATGTTTCCTGCAAGTGTTATTGCACTAGGTAAATCAACTGCTATTGAACCTGACGTTGTGATAGTCCCACCTGAAACAGTCAAATTGTTACTAGTTACAGTAACACTGGTTACTGTTCCGTTTGTCAATCCTGTAGCAGACACAGTTACATTACCGTTGCTACCACTAACTGCAATGCCTGTTCCGGCACTAATTCTAGTAACACCTGTATTAGTAACAGTAATATTACCTGAGCTTGTAATTGGACTATTTGTGACTAAGATACCCGTCCCCGGAGTGATACCTACGCTAGTAACAGTACCTGAAACTGTATTATTTGATATAGTTGTTACTCTACCATATACGTCTACTGCAACAGTAGGATTGGTATATGTACCTGCAGTAATACCAGTTACTGGCAGATTAACAGTGATATTACCTGCACTAATAATAGGGCTGTTAGATATGGTTAACGTACTAGAATTCACGCCTACACTAGTAACAGTGCCGGCACCACCGTTACTTCCTGTAGTTGAAATTGTAATATTTCCAGTATTACCAGATAGTGTAACACCTGACCCTGCTTGTAAATAAGTTACACCAGTGTTAGTGATTGTTACTGTATTAGTATTTGAATTGGTATTAGTTTCAATACCCGCTCCGTTAGCAAACGTGGAGTATGGGCTGGCACATGCGAATAATGTGTCAAAATTTTCTGCTGTTTTGGTAAATGCGGTATAAAGTGAATCACTGCCCGTAGACTCATTGGGCAAGCCAATACTGATTACTTGTAAGTTTCCTATAGCCATTTTTAGTCCTTATTCTGTATTTATCAGAATAGGACTAAATGCTATATCATCAGAATGGACTAAAGCTACTACCGCATCCGCACGTAGTTTGTGCGTTTGGATTGTTTATTTTGAATCTAGCACCGTTTAAATCTTCAACATAGTCAATTTCTGCGCTACTTAAGTATTGGGCTGACATACTATCAACTAATACAACTGATGAGCCGGCTGGAACTTCCCAGTCATCTTCGTTCTTTTCATCCGAAAAAGTAAAGCCATATTCCATACCGGAACAGCCCCCTCCTTGAACAAAAACACGAACTCTAGTGTGGTCTGTTAAACCTTCGTCTGCTAATAATTCAGCCATTCTAGCGGCTGCTGATTCGGTGATTGTTAAATTCATACTATTATTTATCCTTATTATTATGATTTTTTATATTTTCTATTAATAAGTTTGCAACATTTCTATTAGATAACATACCGTAATGGCGATCATCTCTTGCTGAATCTAGCTTTTCAAAGAATATATTGTTATTTGTTTTTGTAAAAAAGTCAATTTGAATGACATTAGGTATTTGTTTTAATAGTTCCTGTGCTAGTTTTACTCTAGCATTAAAGAAGTTATTCATATCCCCGGCAATAATGAAGTTTTGCACTAGTTCTGTATTGTGCCAAAGTCCATTTATATTAATAGTTTTATCATCATATGATAGATATCTAGTTGGTTCTGGTTGTTGCCAGACTATATATTTTGGTGGATTTTTAATCTTATGCAACCACATATTTAAATTATAAACCATTGTATCGATTCCGGTACCACCAATAGATAAGTTATAATAATCGCATTGTAACTCATTAGATACAATATAGGGAAATGTATCTTCTAATAGATTACCTACACCTTCAGTATGGCTACATCCTATAAATAGGATATAATTTTCTAAATTGATTTCTCTGATAGGTTTACATCTGTGACCTAAATTATTGTAGGAATAATTTATCATTTTATCTCTGTAATACCAATCGATTGGTTTATACTTCAAGTTCTTTTTGTATAGTTCTAAACTATCATGCCCTGAATAGAGAGTATTATTAATATTATTGACAGTATGCATTGGGCTTAATCCTAAAAACCCATCATTAATGTGTAACATTATCTGCGTCTTACTATGCGACCTTTAGTCAAATCATATGGACTAAACTCAATTTCTACAGTGTCACCTAATAGTATTTTAATATCGTGCTGACGCATCTTACCCGATATATAGCCGGTAACAGTAGCACCGCTGTTTAATGTAACTCTAAAGACGGCATTAGGTAATACATCGATTACCTTACCGTCCATCCTAATGCCTTCTTCTTTAGCCATATATGTTTGCTTTACGCTCCTTTTTTAAATTCTTGGGCTTGTAGTTTAACCCACATAAATTGTTTCATTTGTGTTTCATCTTTGGTAACATATTTACTGCTACCAAACAAATGATAACGGTCTTTGGTAATCTTTACACCACCTTTAGGACCCACACGCCAAACTTTGTCGCTTGCCGCAACTATTTTAGTATTTCTATGATAGGTACTCATTGAAGTAAATCTATATGTACCTGCACTAATTTCAAGTTGTGGGCGATCTTTAGACACTACACAATAGAAAGTATACTCAGCCACGGCGCATCCTTGAAATTTCTACAGCCTGCTCGTCACTAAAGATAGGCACAGCATTACTTTTGTGCATAGTACCAATACCAAGAATCTTATTACCAGTATAGACCTTATGAATAGGTGCAGTAGAACCACCTGCAGTTACACGACTTGGGATGTTGTTTGATGTCGCACGACCTACCGGTGCTGATAAGTTATATGATAATGGTTCAGCCGCCAATGCACGTTTGCGCTTTTTGTCATCGGCATCGACTTCCCATTTTTTCTGTAATTCTTTCCAATCAGCATCAAGCTGACGGGCTTTCTGAGCTTCTGCGCTATTGCGAAACTTTGTTTTACCTTTGCGTTTGCCGCCCATGGATAGTGCGGGATGTGCTAAGTGCATGGTCATGATGTGTAGGTCATAGTTATTAAACAGTCTCTATTATAGCAAAATATGGAATATTTGTCAATCTTTTAGAATCTTCCAAACACGCTCTTTTTCTATGATTTCCTGCTCTAATTCCATGTAAGCTTTGCGTAAGCCACGAAGATTTTCCCATTTATCTTCTAACTCTGGGTTTGGGTGAAGGATAGCTAATCGTTCTTCTATCTTTTCAAACATTTCTGTTAGCTTCTTGCCTTTAATAGTGACTTCACCGTCAAACTCAGCATCACCTTTAACTTGAATTGATGCACCTTTTAGATTTGGATCTGCAGTAATCCAACTAGGATTAGTGCCGTTTGTAGTCAGTACTTGACCAGAACCACCGCTCGTCCCATTCATACCCCAATATAGTCCTGAACTTCCTGTTCCGGTAGTAGTATATACCGGGGATGGAGTAGGGCCGGTAACTGATACTGTGTTAACAGTATTCATTGTATTGTCGTATATTGAATAACTCATACTTTTTTAACTATTATTCTGCCTTTTTCATCGATAGAAAAATCAACATCATCTCCTTCTTTCCAACCTAATTCTGCTAACAAATGAGGAGGAATGGGTATCAACATATCGCCCGTTTCAGGATCTTCTTGGGTGATAACTTCATAGCTATCATAATTTTTTGCTGGATTTTTCTTAGACATACTTTACTTATCTGTTTATATAAGGTGCGTAAATCTTTTCTAACTCATTAATTGTATTATTGGTATTACTATCTTCGTGCTTAACTGCAATGCCACCTGCATTACTCCAACCGTCTAAGTATCTACCGAAGTCATCTACTAACACATTCTGTTCACCGTTATCAGTAGCATATTTAAACTTTTTGCTAGTAAATATAGCATTATTACTAGTGCCTGGATTATGTTTGTCTAACCAATCTTTTTTAGCTTGTATACTAGAACTAGCATATGGGCCACGTAATGGGGCACTTAATACAGTGAACGGAATCTTGTTTTTGTGCAACCATTGAATGATTTTCATACCACCTTGTAGTGGTTGCAACTTATGGAAGAAATGATATACCTCTTTTGGACTGCTATGAGCCAATTCATTAATAGCATCTTCTGGATGAGGTATTTCTTTGTAATGTGTAAGGCCATGTCTTTTTGCCCAAGCTCCAAAGAAATCAGCTTGGACCCCATCCATATCCAAATATAGATGGGGCATTTTGTTTTTTTCTAATTCGTCAAGTTTCATTGATACATTATATCGCAAATGGCAAGAAAAGCCAAATGCCCTGGGCTAATAGTATTGCCCCGAATGTACTTACTGCGATACTTCCCCAAAACATACGCTTATCTACAGCCAAAATACTAGCAGATAATAATACAATCGCTAACTGAAATGCCATTGCGGCAAATGTTAACCACGGTGTATGCTTCTTAGCTTCGTCACGCTCGGCTTCAATCTTCAATGCTTTAGCCATTAATTCTTTCTTACCCTCATTTTTAACAGGGTCAGATTCATAACGGTCAATCTTAGCTTGTAACATTTCTTTACGCTTTGGATCTTTAGTTTCTTCTAATTGACCTTCAGCGATACTTTGCTTGATACTTTTAGCTTGATAGAAATTCCAAGTATCATTTGCTTTGATGGTGTTACTTAGTATCTTGCTACTAAATCCGTTCGCTACATATGTAGTGCATGCTAGTAATAAAGCGATGACGGTGATAACCCAACCTGCTTTGTCTTTAATTTGTGCTTCACGCTCTGAACGTGATAATGTTTTTACTTCTGCCATAAAATGCTCCTTTAAATTATTTATCTGACTACTACAGTGAAACATCCCAACATTACAGGGACACCTATTGCCATCGTACTAATTCCGATTAGCACTCTATCAATCATATCAGCATGTGCTTTGGCAATGACTTCTCTGCGTTTCTTTTCTGCCGCCGCTCTTTCCTTATACATACGAATACGCTCACGCATCATTTCGTCCCACACATCTTTGTTGCCCGACCAAATTAATATGTCTTTCAGTTGCTTTTCTGCTTCTCTTAATGCTTTACTTTGCATAGCAATTTGCAAAGATTGTGCTCTAATTTGTCCATCTGATAACATGGATTTTTCAATCTTGGCTTGTAATTCCATACTACCAGAATGAACTGTGTCGCAATTTATAAAAAAACTACTGAATTGTTTGTAAAGACTGTTAACATCTTTTCCTAAGGCAACGGCTTGCTTAATGTAACCTACTGTTTTCTGTGCAGTAGCAAAAGCAATACCAATAGTAATAGGATCTATCATTTCTTCTTATCAACCTTTTTCGGTGCATCTCTATCTCGCCATTCTAAACATACTACTTTACGATTGTAAACATCGCCACTCCATACCCAACGAACACATTCCCATCGTGCCGCTGTCGACGGGATAGTTATACCCACCAACAGTAGCACTAGATATCTCATTTGTTTGCTAACGGATTATCGATAGCCTTCTGAATTTTGCTATCAACTTCTTTCTTTAATTGGACTACTTCACGCTCAATTTCTCTACGTGCGTCAGCCATCTCTCTACGAATAGTGTTAGCTTCATTTCTTGCTTTTTCTAAATCTTCACGTACAGCTTTACGCATTTCACGCATTTCACTTTCAGTTTCACGCTGTGCCTGTTTAACACTACGCTCAACTTGTTCTGTAACTGATTCATTTCTACGCAAATCATTCTTTAAGTCTGTTTTGATATCACGTGTATAGTCACTAGTTTTGGCACTGTTTTCTTCAATGACTGCTAGTCGTTTGTCAAAGCCAGATAAGTCCGGCGCACTATACTCAGCAATTTTCTTCTTCATACTCTGATAGTCTTTGTAAACTTCAAAAGCACCATATAATCCACCTAATGTAGAACTCACAATGGTGAATGCTACCATTAGTTTAGCAGGTGTAAATTCGTAGCCACCGATACTGATAACAGTATCTTTACTAGCATACTTCTTCATTGCCGCTTCTGCTTCGTCAATCTTTGCGTTAACGTCTTTAATTTCTTCTGACATATCATTTTCCTTTAAAATAATGAATTCTTTTTCTTCTTGTCTGCTTCTGTAAGCATCACCACTACAACTCTATATAATATATACGAAAGTATACCGGAGTACACTAACAATAAGAATGTTATAATTGTCAGTAATGTTTCGGCACTCATATTAATTCCTTGGTGCATACTGTTGATTAACCATCTCTTGGTGTAGTCTATCACTACCTAAACCTCTTAACAATCTAGCGTTATCAACGTTCTTTTGATTCTTATAAATCTCTTTTGGTGCATAGAAAGCTACATCGGGCATCATCATAGAATATGCTTGATATCCTGTAGGTTGTGTCGCCATTGATGCAATATCTACTTTACCTGCTAATTCGTTTGGTTGTACATTTCTGTTCACTGTTTCTGCCTTTTGTTCTTGTGTAGTTGTATTTTGTACTACTGGTCGTTCTTCAATCGCATCATTCAATACAGAACGTGTTCCCATTTTGATACCTTCATTCTGCGGGATTTCTATTTCAGTAGTAGCATTGCGACCTTGTGGTGATTGCAAACTATACATCATTTCTGTTGATCCAAATGATGTATTGTTATTCATTGTAATATTAGGGTCAGAAAATACAGTCTGAATTGGTGCACGTAATCCACTGACACTAACTACGTTAGTTTGTGTAGTGTTTACTACGGCAACCGCAGATGTTTGTGAAGATGTGTTTGTTTGTGAGGTTGTTGATCCTGTAGTTACCATACTGCTAGTAACACTTTGTGCAGTCAATGTCCCGGCAACTGCCTCAGCCTGTTCTTGTGCTTGTAGTGCATCTTTAGCCGCGGCTGACTCAGCGGCTTGAACAACTGCTTTAGTTTCATTACCTATTCTAGCTTGGTTACTGCTAATCATACTCAACACAGAACCTAAACTAGGACCCGCTTTATTATCACTAGCAGTTTTAGTTTCATTTGTACGCGGTTGAGAGCCTGCCGGAGGCGGTGGACTACCGGGAGGGGGTAGAGGACCAGACTGTTGCGGGTTACTAGGTGGGGGAGGACTACCCGGAGGAGGTGGTGCTGGAGGCGCACCATCTTCAGGTGGAGGAGGCGGTGGTGTATCAGTAGATGTTAAAATAGCGGGACCTAATTTTGCTAATGCATCCATGTAGCCCTTACATGTAGGTGAGTATAGTGGATTTGTTGCACAAGGATCAACACTATACTTTAAACTAAAATTTACACCTGATACTTCTGGACCATAAGGTCCAACCCAAAAGTTATTATCTTTACCAATAAGTCCGTATTGAGCATTGCCTAGACTAGGCACACCATATGGTGACTTGAATGTTTCTGACCAATAAAACTGTGTCCAGTTGTATTGACCATTCACGTTATAATTATAAGACTCAAGTACCTTTGAATTTGTGTTGTTGTAGATGTTTACATAAGCTGTTAAGTAATCTTGTCTTCCGTCATCCCATCCATTGCCGTTTTTTGCAGTGAATCCAAAGTTAAATCCATTGACTTGTAATCCTGTACCTGAGTTAGGTAATGCGTTTTTGATGTTAACCACTTGATATAAATCTGTTAATCCATACGAGAAGTTAATGATATTACTACCTTCTCCCCAGGCAGCCACTCTAGGTAATGGACCACAATAGCCCGGATCACCGCTGTACCAACATGTAAGAGGTTGACCTATAGTACCTGCATTTTGCCAAGTAGAGGTTATACTAGTAGCCTGATTAGTAAAGTTAGTCAGATTACCAGTAGTGTCTATTTGTTGACTATTAGAATAACTTGTGGACAAGAACGCCAAGGATAGCGCCAATGCCAACTTTCTTATAAGTATCATCTAATTTTACCTCATCTAGTTTTGGAATCTTGTCAGGATTTGCATCCCATTCAGCACGAGCTTGTGCGCCTATCTTGCCTTCGAACGGACAAGGTGTGCCAGCGGCTAACATAGCATCAAACACACGACGGTCTTGACACATAGTAGCAACTGCGGCAACTTTCATGCCCATGTCGTACAGGGTCTTGGACAACTTTAATCGTTCACAATTCATATCACGTACAGTACCGCCAGCACTTACACCAAACACTTGTGTTTGTACGCTGCCTGAACTACCTGTTGAACATAGGTCAGCGTTTCCACCACTTAGCATAGCAGGTGCTACCGCAGTAGGTGGAGGCTGAATAACTTTTTGTGTAATCTCAGTAGAGTTGATATTCTTATTAGTCAATTCACCTTGTTGAATATTCGTATTAACTGAATTATTTTGATTTATATTATTGTTAGTAGCCGTACTAGAACTAGTTGAAGTGTTAATATTTCTGTTAGTCATATCACCAGTATTAACATTATTGTTAGTGGCAGTACTTGTGCTGACATTGTTGTTATTGTTAGTGGCCGTACTTGAACTGACATTATTGTTGTTATATGTCATTGTACCAGTATTTTCATTCTTGTTAATGTTTGTGTTATTACTTGTACTTGTGCTAACATTATTATTGTTATACGTCATCGTTCCTGTATTGACATTATTGTTGTTATATGTCATTGTCCCACTATTAACATTGTTATTGTTATTAGTTACAGTTCCGCTTTGAATGTTATTGTTAGTATTCACACTAGTACTATTGCTATTGTTGTTATTAGTATTGGTGCTAGTGCTAGTGACCGCACTGGTACTATTACTATTGCTAGTACTATTTGTATTACTGTTTGATGTAACTGTGCTAGTGCTGTTACTGGTGCTATTTGTATCTACAAGACTTTTAGAATCATAAGTTCCTTGATTAATAAGTGTACTTGTTCCTGTAGTTGTCCCTCCACTACTGCTTGAGGTAGTGGTAGTTTGAGCCATCACACCCAGGCTTAGGCTCATGGCTATAGCCAATATCGTCTTTTTCATCTTTTCTTTCCTTGTTATTATTTTTATTTGAGTAAAGATGGTTTTTACTATTGATATTTATCAACAAATGGGCAAATATAAAGTGTGTAGATAAATAAACATAAAGGAACTATTATGAGTTGGTTTAAACACAAGCCCAGACCTAAGAATCCTCCTAAACTTCATGCTCATTACACGAGCCCTACAACAGAAAAACTGTTGAAAGAAACTAAAATCGAAGTAACTAAACAAAAAGAACCACTAGAAAAGAAAAAGAAATGACGGGCAGAGAATTACAATTGATGTATCAACAATGGTGCCAAGGAAATAATGATTACGGGTTCAGATGGGTAGATTTTGTTGAAATGGCTGCAAGACAATTCAAGCAACCCGAAAGCGAAGTGCTTAGAGAATTACAAAAGCATTATTGGTTTGTTAAAAACAACAAAGATTGCAAGTAGGGTAAGATTAAATAGCATACTTAACAATAATATGCTATAATAGTAAAAATAGGAATCCCAGTGAAATTACATTACCTAATATTAATTTTAGGTTGCTTAGTATTACCAAGCAATTTATACTCTCAGAAATTAGAAACCACTGTGAAGGCAGAGTTACCGTGCTATAACACAAAAGAACTTTTTAAAAATCTCAGAGAGAAATACAAAGAATTGCCACTACTAACAGGTAAAGCTGATGATGAAGCTGAATCTACTATGAGTGTTTGGATGAATGGCACTGATAAAGATTGGACTATAATTGCAACTAAAGATGAGTTAAGCTGTGTTGTTGGAACAGGCACTGACTTGAAACTTATAAATTATAAAAGAGGACCATCAGTATGATTAAAAAACTATTAATAACATTATTGCTTGTGTCAAGTTCAGTACATGCAACCCCATTAACAGCGCAAGCTTGGTTAGTTGCTGATATTAATGGAAAGATACTTGAAGGTTCTAATACCACAGAGATCCGTAGTATCGCAAGCATTACTAAACTAATGACAGCAATGGTCGTACTAGACAGCGGACAATCATTAACGGAAATTATCCCAAAGAAATTGTACAACAAGCAGTTAACACGTGAAACATTGATTGATTTAGCAATTGTAAAATCAGACAACAATGCCGCAAAGATGTTATGTGATTATTATCCCGGTGGATATAAAAATTGTGTTGAAGCCATGAATGCAAAGGCAGTATCATTACAAATGTCTAATAGTGCATTTACTGACCCAACTGGTAGATTTCATACAAACGTAAGTACGGCAGAAGATTTGATTAAGTTAGTACTTGCGGCAAGTCAGTATCCACTAATTGTTCATGCAAGTAATATGGATGCAGTTCGTTGGCCTCTTACTAAGAAGAAAACAGCAGAGTTTAGAAACACAAATAGTCTAGTAGGTAATGGCTATAAGTTCTTAGTCAGTAAGACAGGCTTTATTAGTAAAGCAGGTGGATGTATCGTTATGATGATTGATACTGCAAATGGAATCAGGACCGTAGTCCTGTTAGGTTCAAAGAATACTAAGACACGTATTCCTGAAGCAAAGCTTCTTGCACTTACTTATTGATTACGTTCCGGGAAGTAATCTTCCATCACACCTTCACGGTGGATATCTGACGTAATACAATGTAATCCACCGTCCCAGAAATAACGATGACGGAAGTTGCAGATATGCGGTGTTATGCCATGACGACTAAACGCATCGAATGCCTTTTCATTGTAGCTATTTACGATAACATTCTTTTTGTCAACTACAATCATATTAACATCAAATACACTTTCTTCTACATATCCAACCCAATGATTCATCCAAGTTTCTACGTAATCAGTAAAATCTTGGTTTAGTTCTTGTCCTGGCACCCACCATTTACCTGCATTGTTTTTCTTTAAGTTTAAAAAGTTTTGTACCTTAGACCAAGATTCACCGTGTAAGTACAACACTTCCCAATCAGGAAAAGTACTTTTATAATTCCATGGTCCCATAATACTAAAAATCAAACCAGGTACTACTGGACAAAAACACCCATCAGTATGCCCGTGTGTAGCAATCATTTTGACTCGGTACTCAGTAAACCTATCTTGTAGATTTTTCTCTAACAAACCTATGTTAGTATCTTTGTCAACTTGATCAAGTGTTCCTATTATTAAATCTTTACCCACACGTGTTGTCATTGCGGCATTCATATAGATAGGGTTATTATTATACTTGAAGCCTGAATCAGGAACCATAGTATCAATTTTATTACCATTTAATTTTAATAAATCTAACGCTTCATGCAATGGTTGCACCATATGATCACTACAATAAAATGTTTCGCCTAACATAATTGTAGCATCTCTCGGTTGCATAGCCCATGGTTTTGATATAGGAGCATTTTTCTTAATACATTGTTTTGCGAATGCTGTTTGTTCATCCATATCACAACGTATAACGTTTACTCCGAATGTAGATAACAAGTTAGATAACTTTTGATAATCTTCTTCTGTTTCTTCTGCGATTTGATAAAATACTTTACGAACCTTTTCGTTCTTAATGTAATCATATAACTCGGGAGGATATGATTTTCCTACTACCATTACCTTTAATGGATCCCAATGTTGATAAACTGAATATGTCATAATATGTCTGGCCAATCTCTAAAAAGTGCGTGTTGTATATTACCACTAACGAATTGATTGAAACTCTTATGCTTAGTTTCTAATTCCCCTTCAAGTGGTGCGACTCGTTTGAATGCATTATCCATCTGAGCCATGTCTGTAAATTCCATCATAATATGCCATTCAGGCATATCTGCGATACTACGAAATCCCATCTTGCATCTAGTGATACGATATGATTCCATTTTCTTTTCTGATACGAGGTGGTCCAAGAACCCCTTCATATTATTAACCCACTCTAAGTCGGGTATGTCTTCTGATTTGTCACACCAAATGTGATATATATCCATTATAATGGTCCTAATATTTCGTAGCCATCAATTTGGCTTTTATATTCGTCTGCAAGTCCTAGATACAAATATTTGTATCCTTGACTTTTATAGTAAGCACATTCATGCTTGAGGCTTTCTATGCCTAATCGTAGTTCAGGGTTTTTATAATCCCATGCAAATTGCAATGCTTCTGCATTTTCTCGGTCATATCGTTTAACTATACTAAATGCTGATAACTTGTCGTTTGGATAGTATCCAATTACATCTGTGTATTTGTCAAGTATCATACCTTCAAATAAAGGAACTACACTATCAAATTGTTTGTAAGCGCAATATTTACGGTATATTTCTTTTAGATTATCCATACTGGCATCACGTTCTATCATTGGCATATGATAGGCATATTTCAAGGGAGTGTAATTAGTTTTAGATAAGTTTATCCTGCAGAATTTCATTAACTTATTTATATCGCCAGGAGACTACTGAATCTAATTCTTCCTGTGACCAATGTTTATAATAGCCCTTTTCTCGTATCTTATCACTAGCATCATTTAGCATGTCTAGTTTAGATACAATCAATAGCCCACACTCACCGAAGTTCATCTTTACATTATTGACATATTCAACTGAATCAGGATGATCCTCTAATGCTACATAGTTTCTAGGCATTAAGAAGCCCTCATTATACACTTTAACTAAGTCTGCAAGTGCATCAGGCTGAATCATCTTATGATCAAAATAAACAATGATAACATCTTTATCTTCTAGCTTACTTAGATTTTGTTCTACTGTTGCAGGAATAACATCGTGACCTGAATAAACAATTTCGATTTTGTTATTGATTCGTGCTTGTCTAGCATAAGGACAGGGAGGCCAATTCCCCAATAAAGGATTAGGAATTTCTACAAATCCCTTCATCCATGTTGTTAACTTTTCTATAATATAATCATGGTTCATTCTATGACTTTCTTATACTTACTAGCATCACGTTTAGGCATATAGTCAACGCCCGGTATAGGACTACGATCTTTTATCAATTCCTGCACCATCTCGTCACCGTATTTTAATGTGATATAACTAAATGATTGTTCGTTGGTGTCCTGCATACCAATAATCAAATGTTGATACCAACGCACTTTTTCATCAATGATCTTTTTGATAATTTGATCATTTAAGATATCATCAAAGTTATTACTCTCACGGTAAAATGTATAGTACTTCATTATTTTTTCCAAAGTATAAAGTTTATGTAGTCAGCTTCTGTTTCAAAATAGAAATCGTACACCCCGCCTTGATCTCCTGCAGGATGCCGGCAACTAAATCCCCAATCATTTTCGCAGTTACGTTCACACCAATCAATAATTGGTCTTAGTTGTCCATAGCGAATAATTATTTCAGTCTTGTACTGGGTATCGGGTGACACTCACTCCGCCCTTTTCTAAAAATTCTACTCCCGCATCGTCACGGTAAGTATCGCGGTAGAATACACTTTTGATACCTGACTGAAAAATCATCTTAGCACAATGAATGCATGGAGCTGTGGTCACAAACAATGTAGCATCTTCGCTAGATTCTGTTGAGCCGGACACTTTAGCGATTGCGTTACTCTCAGCGTGTAATACTTCATCCTTAGTGACTAATCTGTATCTTCGATTGGATTCTACTGTTTTGTCATATTCTTCATGTGGCCACTTTTCATAAATTTCGTCAGGGTTTAACCATCCACCTGCATCGCCACTCATATAATCTTTGTACTCACATTCGTTAGTCCAACCAGTTGGCATACCATTGTAACCATAACTGAGAATACGATTCTCTTTAACAATAACAGCACCTACTTGTCTGCGAATTGCGCTGGATAGTTTTGATGTGCGTTCTGCAACATCCATATAATAGTCTATAAATTTTTGTTTCATCTTACGTAGAATTTTTTAATATGCTCTATAGCAGATTCGTTGGGTAATATACTTAGTACAAAATTAGTCTCGTTGTACTTTTTGCAAAAGGCTTCACCTAATTTATCATTGCCTTTAATCTGTTCAAACAGAAACCCTTTGCAAAAATCTTCGAATTCTTCCTTAGTAATTTTAAAATCTTTTTGTCCCTTGCCTAGAGTTTGTAAGTCTAGTTGCTTTGTCATATTATCAAACATTAATTAATCCCATAAACTTCTATAATACTTACCGAACAATTCAAGACCTTCTTGTATACGGTCTTCGTGTAATTGATGTCCTTCTGCATCATACCAATGACTGTCGGGATCTTTGTCAACCATTTGATATGTTGGTTCTATTTTACCAGTAATAGGATTTGGATATGTTTTGTCACTCTTAATCCAATCATACTCGCTTGTACCGTGATGGTATTTACTACTATAATCGTCAATTGTAAGTTGTTGGAATGACCAAATCATTTTATCAAGGATCTCGTCCCAACGCTTTGCGGCAATAGTCCAAGATTCATCGTGTGTTTCTTTATAGAAATCAAAACTATCTTGTTGAGACCAATCTTCCCCGCCCACGTCATCTACTAATTCACTAGGAATACCGTGCTTAGTTGCTTTAAGTTGAAGCAACGCCGGATAAATGATAGTTGCTAGGGTATGGTCGAAACTCCAAGTATCAAATTTATCAATTTGAATATCGATTTTCCTTCTGTTACCCTTTTTAGGGAAAGGACCAATTTTAACTTTCATTTTAATACTTCTTGTTCAGTTTTAACGGTGCCGTCGACAAATGCGTAGACTTCATTGCCATCAATCACTGCGGCATATTTAATGTTTTTATATTCTTTTGCAAGTTTGGCTAGTTCTACCAAAGAAGAACCCTGACATACAAATGTATCATTTTCTCTATCATAGAGATAGAGAATGTTATTGGCTTTTTCTATAAACAACTGAAACACATTAGGTTTCTCATCTTTTACATTAATGATGTTATAGTTACCATCAACAACAAGACCTTCTTTAATCGCTTCCTTGCGTAGTATATCACGTAGCTTCCAAGATAATGCTACTTGACCAAATTGATAACCTAGCCAAAATATGAATACTATAATAAAAATTTCAAACATAGTGATTTATTTAGTGATAGTTAAGTTAGACCATTGTTTTAATTTCTTAAATTTAGCTTTTTTAGCTTCTTTAAGACCCTGAGTAGTGACACCTACATTATTATCAATTAGTAGTTCAATCATTGCTTGTAGGTCACCTAACTCTTTTTGTAGTCGTTGGATGTTTGAAACTTCTGTATTTTCTAAACATTGATCAGGACCGAATCTAAAACATTTACTAACCTCTACAATTACTTCGGCACATTCTTCTTGTAGAATAGTTAGTATTTCTTTTGTATCATCATTCATATTAAAGTCCCATCATATCAGTAATGTATTTTAACACAATTGCAAAATTAAATGCAAATACTAATCCATCCATGTAATACATCCATCTAGGATTAATAGTGTAATCTTTGGTAATCAACAAATGTCCAAAGAATAAAACAACGCCTATATTTAATAAAATCATTTTTCTTTCCTACTAGCTTTTGACATAACATATTTTTCGTGGTATGGCTTCCAATCAGTTAAGTAATGATCATACTTTATCCAACGATCTCTACCTGTTTTTGTCTTTGTTAAGAATCCCCACTCACGTTGTTGTGGTCCCATAAAGAACAATGTAGTAGCAGTAGTACCTTCATCAAGCTCAAGCCAATGATATTCACCTGCACTACGCTTGATGATACTACCTGGACCTCGCCAAGTCTGAAATTCTGCAATCATTTTATTTTCGTTATTGAACACAGGTGTATGTTCCCAATAACCACCTTTAAGAACGATTGTTAAATAAGGCCAAGGATGATCATGCATAATAGGATCATCGCTACGTACAATTTTATGCAATGTTACATTGAAGGGGAACCAACTACGGTCTTTGAGAAATAAGTAGTAACGGTGCATATAGTCCTCACCGGTTCTACGATCAGGAATAAGACGATATCTGCCTAATTTATTCATAATCTTGTGAAATAAACTCATTACAATCTCCTATGTGATAACATATTATAGCACACTTTTGAATTAAATGCAAGTAGGAAAAGGGCATTACTGCCCTTTTTGTTCATTCTCAGTAAGAGATTAAACGATACCTAGTGCCATTGCACGGTAACCTGCGGCTACTAGAGCACGGGAAGGCTTACCTAGACGGTACTTGGTAGTAACACGGCCCTTAGTATCGGTACGCTCATTAGCATAAACTGCATAACCTGCGAAACGCAAGCTACTGATAGTAGCTGTTGGGTTTGCTACTCCGAAACGTGCGGAGATTTGTTTTGCTGTGAGTTGCTCACCAGACTGAAGTGCCTCTAAGACACGGGCTTGTTTAGTTTCTGTCATTTTATTTTCCTTAAAAATTTCGTTGTTCTCACAACGTATAAAGATTATACGATATTCTCTATCGTTAATCAACACATTCTGGACACCTTGTTTCACTTAGATATCCAAAAACTTTAGCTGAAATATGTCAGCTTGTTCATCATGGCCTGCATATCCGCGAGGATTACAAACCACCCTAGTCGTCCCAATCATGTAATCAAACGGGTCATGCATATGACCATGAGTCCATAATACAATCTGTGGATTGTCTAAAATGAACTCACTCAATTCACTACGATAACCGCCATTCATTAATGTTTCATTAACATAGCGAGGATGAGTACTCATTGCAGAAGGACCATGATGTCCTGCAAATACAACTTTCTTATCTTTCATATCAGGCAATACAGCCTTCAAATAACTTAATGTTTGCTGATGACGATACATTGAATGTGCAGGCCGTAACTTAGTGTATTCACGCTCATCATTACGAATCACTCGATAATCATTCATCATGTCAGTCAACGCATGTAATGTCAGTGGATCACCTTTGTTACAATCAGTCCATAATGTAGCACCAATGAATGTTACGTCATTGATGACCTTTACATCACGTTCTAAAAAGTAAACGTTGGGGAACTTAGCACATTCATCACGTAAATATTGTAGGCTAGCTTTCCATTTACCGTGATAGAATTCGTGGTTGCCTGCAACATAAACAACATGCGGAAACTCAAAACTTACACGCTTTAAGAAGTCACGGAATCTTTGGGCTGTTTGTTGCCTACGACCTAAGTCAGCGAGGTTCACACTGGAATACATTCCGTAATCCATTTCTGGATGGTTGTGTAAATCTTCGGCTGTCATAATGTCACCCGATAGGATAAGAACCTCAGCACCCTCGGTGTTCTTAAGGTCAATATCTTCAAACTCTAAGTGCAAGTCACTTGCTAGTGCGATTTTCATTTGTTAATTCTCTACATTTTTGTTTGACTTCTTTTGGATAGTCTGGACTTATTTCTGCTAAGTCACAATTATACACTACTTTAGGATTATTGTAAATCTTATTGCAGGCATTGACCATCAAAATAATAAAGAGCAATGCCAAAATTGTTTGAGCATTCATTTCACACACCCTAAATTATAGTCCCAACCCTTGCCACCTAGCTTTTGCCAGTTGAGATATTTCTGTTCTTCATCTTTACAACTTTGCGGTTGTCCGATACTACCCACAACTGCCATACAATGGTCGCAACGATAACTAATGCCCGAACTATCATCAAAGTATGCGGTGCCACCGCAGGGCAGATACATTGGATCTAACTTTTCTTCGTACAATTCGTACATCATAGCCACCTCAATGTAAACCATTCGTTATTTTTTTTAACTTGGAATATATATCCAGTGCTACCACTACTCAATAGAAAATGTTCCACTTTATTCTTGTACATCCAAAAACAAAGTTCTTTCCATTCACTAAATGTGCCAACATGATAAGTAGGATGATTGTTCCATCCGGGATAACTTGTAGATTCGATTTTCATTGCACGGCTAACAACATTGCAGTCAATACTTTTTCATCACGCAGTGTGATGAAGTATGGTCTAGGTTCATTGCGACGTGGACGACTACCGAAGCCGCAACGCCATTCATTGTGGTTATACGCATACTGGGATCCATACATTTTTGTCAAATACTTTTCGTATGGGCCTGCTTCATTACACCAACTATAAAATCGTAAGCCAACGGTATGGCCCTGTTCCTTAAAGGCTTTGTATCTACGATTTAATTTGATGATTTTCATGTTACCTGCCACTTCTTTTGTTCGATTGTATTACAATGCACACAGAATCGATTTTGGCGCGCCCAGATAGAACTGTTACTACTTTCTACCGGTCCCCACTTAGTCCAATTATGTAAGTTAAAGCGGCACCAAATACTTGTTACAGCCGGCGGCAATTCTTGTAATGCTCTAAATGTATTTAATTTTTCGTTCATAACCATTTATATGGTGTGTTGTTTCCTAGGTACCGACTACTAGCTTTACCTTTACTTGCAAAATATTTTTCTTCAAATAGATTATACACCCGTTTGTATTTTAGTTGAATTGGTTTGGGTGCGTGACGGGCCAAATAATGTAAACGACTAAAGATTCTACCTAGTGTTTGCTTATTCAGTTTCCATCCTACTGGATACCATCTTACACGACTATGCCAATGAAATGACTCACTACGACCTGTTTCTAAACGATAACGGATGCGATATTTTTTACTCACATCCGATGGTCTATATTTGTTTGGCAATTTCATTATGTCACCAGTTCAGTTATGTGTTTACAAGTACCACGATACATAAAGCCAGGGCATGTACAAGTCTTTTCGTCTGTATCAATAGAATAGACATTACCTTTACTGCCGGACACTTTGATGATTGTAGATTTTTCTTTTACTGCCTTGAAAGGATTGGGTTTTACTGGAGTAAACTTACGACCACGCTTGTCAATTGTGATCGGGTTTTTAAAATAGAATGGAGTAGTAGAACCAACACTAATGTATGCAACCATCTTGCTACCATCGAGCAAATAAGTGTGATTGGCTTTGTTGCTATCACTCCATACTGTTGTTTCTACTACTGCTTCCATTTGTTTCTCCTTAGAGGGGCAATGCTTCTTTTGATTCTTCAGCGATTACACGTGCTTCCTCAGCAAAAGCCTCAGTCAGCAAAATGAATTCGCTACCATGATCTGATACAAACCAAGTAGCAACACCATTCACGTTACGCAGGATGTAATCGTATTCTTCTTGTTGGCAGTTAGCTTTGTAATCTGCAAAATCTTTGAAATACTTTGCCTCTACATCAGTCTCGCCGCGGTCACGACCATAGAATGTAGTCATATTGTCGTAGAGGTTATTGAACTGAACCAATGACAACTCGGTGTCATAGTGACTGAAGGGATGTTTTGTACCTATTGTGTTACCCAGGCTAGAGATACTACCGAGGTCGATCAAGTCACGCAAGATGAAGGGATTAGAATAGTATTCAAACAGAGTCTTGCCATTACCTGACAAGTAACCATCCCAGTGTGCGTACACTTGACCAATAGTACCATCAGCGAATTCTAAAGCGATTGTAGAACGAGTAGCCATTTTGTAAGTCCTTTATTTAACTGTCTAAGATTCTATTATAGTCCCAAATCCAATTATTGTCAAGTTTTGGATATGTTGTTTTTATACAACTTCAGTCACGGTCATGTTAGAACGCAAATAACATACATCAGCCGAATTACTAAATGCGGTCCCGGATCCAGACATTGATCGGTTGTTTTCTACAAGAGTAGCACGACCTTCACTAACCATCTTGGTTGCTAGTTTAATCCACTCAGCACCTTCAATTGTGCGGCAATGCCCATTAGCATCCATAATGTCCACTACATCAAAAGTAAAACTACGCATTTTGTAAGTCCTTTATTTAACTGTCTAAGAATATATTATAGCACAAACACCATTTATTGTCAAATTCTGTAGGTATTGTAACTACGGATTTTGCTCTGTTTATTAGTGTGGCTTTCGTTGAATTTGATATCCGTGTAGCCATGTTCACGGAGAGCCGTCATTAGTGTTGAGAGGTCACAATCTTCCTCGAGGAAAGCATTAGTGCCGTTTTGGTAACTATAGCAAGAAATCTTATCAGCGATACCAAGCTTGACCAATCTTGCTTTGGGGAAACGTGCCCAAGCGTGTCCTGGATCACCGAAAACTTTGATAGAAATTTTCTTAGTCATTGTTTACTCCTTAGATGAGGTTAACTTGAACATCATGGTCAACACCTTGAAACGTTCTGCGAGTGCCGAAACCAGATGGGATATCTTTTTTGCCGCAACTTTTGGCTAAATCACGGGTGCATTGTAAATGTTGCAATGCCGAAATAACTGCAACACGGTGTGAGCTAGTAGCAAAGTTCTCAATATCAGAAACTTTGCAATACATACCAAATCCGTCAATCATAAAACGGATTTTTTGACTGTTATTCATACCACTTACAATTTGTTGTCTACGCATTTCCTAGTCCTTTATCTAACTGTCTAAGTATCTATTGTAACAGATTACCCATTTATTGTCAAATTTTGGCTACTTTTGCATCCATCATTTCAGACAGGATAAATTTGGCAATATTCAATTGTTTACGAACGTATTCATTTGAACGCATAGAAGCAATCATAGGGTTATTCATGGCTTGCATTTCTTGGCAGTCAGAAAGAATACCCATTACAACCATTTCTAGACCTGCGAACTTAGCAGTAGTACTTTCCATGTACTGTTCACGGATATTTTGTTCAGACATTCCGTAGCACTTAGTTTCAAAATCAGTCATTTCAGCTCCTTTAATCAATCAATACATGTATTATAGACCCAAAATGATTTATTGTCAAATTTTGGCTAGATATCGCCCTCACGCTCTTTTGGTAGGACGAAGCCCCAATCAGTAGTTACACCATTGATTGTATGGGGCTCGTTTTCATCGTAGGTCCATCCTAGAACCTTCATCATCTTATGCTTAACCATTAAGTTAGGACTACGAAAAGCTTCAGTATCATTGAAGCCCATCATAACACCAACTTCACAAACTGCACCACTGCGACATACACCGGCGACACAATGAACTACTACATTCATTCTTTTCTCCAATGCATGTTGTAGTAACTTAACAAGGCTTTCAGCTTGTGAATCAGTTACTTTAAATTCTTCTCCCCATGGATCATTGCTTTCAAGGTCCAAAAACTCAAACTGATGAATCTCTTTGAACTTATGCAACGGAGCAGGGAACTCCATAGCCGGATCGACAATTTGTATTAGCATACTGTTTTCGCCAGCATTATGATGACGAGCCTTCGCTACATCTACTAATGCAATATTCTCGATCCAAGGCATTTTATTCTCTCTTTTCAATAATTTTATCAATCAAGCCGTAAGCTAATGCTTCTTCAGCCGACATGAACTTATCACGGTCCATGTCTCGTTCAAATTCTTCATAAGTCTTTCCTGCACTGTTATGCTTGACATAGATATCGGTTAGGCGTTTCTTCAAGTAAGTAATTTCTTTATAGCTGATTTCGATATCACTTTGCATACCACGTGCGCCACCTGAGGGTTGGTGAATCATGTGTCGTGCATTAGGCAACATCATACGTTTACCTTTAGCTCCTGCTTGTGCGAGTAGTGAACCCATTGAACAAGCTTGACCCATAACGATTGTTTGTACATCGGGTTTAATGAATTGCATAGCATCATAGATTGCCATACCAGCAGTTACACTACCACCTGGGCTATTGATATACATTGAGATATCTTTGTCACCTTCACTTTCGAGGAATAGTAGTTGAGCAACAATTAGATTTGCCATTTGGTCGTGAACTTCACCTTCAAGCAGAATAACACGGTCACGCATTAGACGGCTATAGATATCATAGCTACGTTCACCTTTGCTTGTTTGTTCAATAACGATTGGTACTAGAGACATAAACTTCCTTTAAAAATAATGTTTCCACTATTATAACAGAAGTTTATGTTAAAGTCAAATGTTTTTGGTAATTATTTACGCTTCTTACGACCGATGCCGATATCAGCTTCGGGTTCAGGTTTGGCGAATGCCCTGACATTTTTGTTGTTGATTTTTGGTTCAACAATATCTGCCGCAGCCGCACCCACATCATCTCCGTATTCATCTGGCTGAATAACATCTCCGGTCGCACCGTCTGGACCTGGATCATCATAATCTTGTGCATTTCTACCCAACTTGAAGCTAAAACCAGCACTACTTGGTTCTTTTGCACTTGACTTGTTTTCTAATGTAACGACACCTGACAACTTAGATGGCCACTGAGTTGCAAAGGTTAGTTCACCGTTGCTATGATAATCTGTATATTGTTGGATGAAGTTCATTTCTAAAACTTGTAAGATAGTATCAGCAAATTCAGGAATTGCATTACCCTCATTTACACTATGTGCAATAGTTTTCTTAATGAGATATACCAGCTTACCACCATCAGTAGCAGTTTCACTGTTTACTGCATTAAGCAGTGGTTGATATGACGATGGTAATGAAGTGCCGTTGTTTATGCTATCAATACTTTGTTGTAGTATCTTTGGAGCTTTACTTTCGAATGGCAAAAACTTGTGCCATATTTTAGGAATGCTACTTGGATTCACTTTAAATAAGAAATCCATAATCTTAAATGCTTGAACAATTGTGCTTGGACCACTAGCATCTTTACCTGCTTGGCATAATTCAATAAGTTTTACTGCGTTTCGTAATTTAGGATTACGTTTAATATCTTCACTAACTTTCAATCCAGATACTGCAGGCGCCGCTCCGCCACCGGTTCCTTTACTTGAAATGTTCAAGCTATGACTTGTACCTGGATTAGTGATAGTAGCATAACTATCTGCAATGTTATTGTTAGCCGCACTAGGGAAATTTAATACCAATGAACCCATATCACCACCAAGCCATTCTTGGAACTGACGTTTTCTCGGGAAACGACTACGGTCATATAACAAAGCTAACACACCTAAATACTCACCTGCATAATCAACAATAGCTTTGCGTTCTTTTTCTTTTTCTTTTGTTGTATATTGTTCTGGCATCTGAACATACTCACCGGATACAATATATGTAGCAAGTTGTTGGACTACTTGCCCGTAATCGGTGCTTGCTAATACTTGATTGTTTTCAATTGTTTCATACAAGTCAGACGCAGGTATATCTCTATCAGTGATTTTAATTAGTGATGGCTTTAGTAAAACAGATTCTTTAGTACTGCCGCCAAATTCTTCATTTTTGGCTAACTGAGCCATTGGGATTTCTCTACCATCTTTAGTTATAATAGTAACTTTTTCCCCTTTAAACTTACCTTCATCTTTAAGTTGTGTAAGACGATTGACTTCACTTGGTTTGATATAGATATCCTCACCTGTGTAGTTATCAACAAATGGTTTATTAGTCTTTATTTTATTAATCAATAAGTTCCATCTTGCAGGCTCTTTATTAATTTGTGTAGGTGTTAAGCCATTAGCAAAGAGTGTAGAAGGAGCATTAGGATCTTTCTTTGCGGCTTCTGCCATAGCTAGGTTTTCAAGTAATGTTATTAAATCACGCATAATGAGTATTTATCAGATTCAACACTTAAATAAGTTTTGATGGTGAAACCACTTACGTTTGCTATGTGCGCTTTTTAATGCTATGCCATGTTTCTTTAATTTGTCTCTGAATACAAAGAAACTAGGACCATGACTCATTATAGGTTGTTGTCCTCGATTAAGTCTACGAACTCCCTCAACATCCCATTGATATTGATGACACATTTCATGTGCTAATACATTAATTAACCATTGACGACAATACCATTTATCCATCATACGTATTTTGCAAAAGCTTTTATTCTTAGTGGGCATTTTTAATGCACCATAGCACATTCCCCAGTATTTTCTACAACGTGGCATAACCTCAATTTCAGGCATGATAAGTTTATTGTTGAAAATAGTTTTATTAATCAGGCGATAAAGTGCTACAACTTCATCATAGTCCGTTCTATAAAGAAGGCGTTTTTGATATGCTATCGGAGGCAACTCCTCACGCATAAGTTCGGCTAAATTTGCGTTTCTGAACATAATGTATTTATGATACTATATTGCCCATAACAATGCGTACTTTACGGAAAAAATATACGGATTTCCAACCCGAGTAAATATATGTTTAGGAGACAGAAATGTTAGATTTTTTAAAGAATTTGTTTGGTTTTTCAGCTAAACCAGTAGAGGCAGCCCCATCTGCCCCATACAAAGTTCCAGAGCCAGCCGCAACTACGCCGATTCCATTGGCTGTAGAAGCACCTGTTCCGGTTGCTGAAAAGGCGCCGGCAAAAGCTAAAGCAAAAGCACCTGCAAAGCCAAAAGCTCCAGCCAAGCCAAAAGCTCCGGCTGCACCTAAGGCTAAAGCACCAGCTAAGCCAAGAGCACCAAAAGCTAAGCCAACTACTCAAGCTTAATGAATATAGGGTTTGATGTTATCAGCGACTTAAATTTAGGCGCTGAAGATAGCTTTAATTGGGAAAATAAGGCAACAAGCCTATACCTAATAATTGCTGGAAATATAAGCAGTGAATTGCGAGTAATACATCAAACCCTGCTTCATTTATCAAAATTTTATCAGGGTATTTTTTACATTGCAGGATCATTAGAACATGATTCGCTTCATCTAGTAAAAAACAGATACCTTGAAATAAATCAAATATGTAAATCAATAAACAATGTTGCGTTCCTACATAGACATGTTGTCGTTATAAACGGTATAGCTATATTGGGAACTAACGGATGGTATGGTAGTAACATTGATACACCGTCAACATTAGAGAAATTACACCTACATGGACAACATGTAGAAGATATATCTTACATAGGATCAAGCCTATCAAAACTACAATTACATTTAGATGTAAAAAAGATAATAGTAGTTACACATTCAGTTCCGGGACCTAATTTATATTTTGGGGAACAACCAGATATGATAAGTGATCAAATCCCGTTAACACAGATACTAGGTCATGATTCTGAACATAAAGTATCTACTTGGATATATGGAAGTTATGATAAAAATGTTGATACAACAATAGAAAATATTAATTATATCAACAATTCATATTACGGACGTAGACCGTATTGGCCTAAACGCATTGATATAGAAGTTTAAGCCTCAGCTTCTACTTTGACTTGTAGTGGAAAACCCTTGCTACGTGCATCAAGTGTTACTTCAATTCCCTTTTGCTCTGCAATTTCGTACGGTAAAACTGCAACAACTGCACTACCTTGATGATGAATATTCTCTGTCAATGAAGTTGCAGTATCTTCATTATAATTAAAATAACTAATCAAACTGTTTACTACAAATTGCATACTGGTTACTTCATCATTGATATAAATGATTTTATACAATGGGGGTTCTGCTAGTGCAAGATTAGGTTTGATTTTAATTTTAGTATCAGTTTTAGACATAATTTTCTTTTAGTTATGTGTGCGAGTTGCCCCGCACACTTGTTTTAATGAAACACTATTATATTATTTAGTGTAGGTAATTGCAATAGACTTGGGCTTTTGTTCTTCAGGAACTTCACGTTTCAAGTGAATACTTAAGATACCCAATTCTAAATGTGCGTTCTCAATCTCTACATGGTCCGCTAAACGGAACTCACGTCGGAAGTTACGCTCACTGATACCCTTATGTAGATATACAGGATCTGCATCGTTAGTTTTAATACTATTCAATGCATGATTACCTTCAATTACTAGGAAGTTTTTATCTTTTGTAACTGATAGATTATCAGGCCCGAAACCTGCAACAGCAACACTAATCATATATTCATCTTCATTGATTTGTACAATGTTATATGGGGGGTAGTTTGATTGTTGCGCTTGATTACGAGTTAGTTCGTCAAACATACGGTCGAAACCGACTGAGAACTTATGAATAGACGGAATGTCTAAGGAACGAAGGGTTAATTGATTTGTCATTTTTTTCTCCTTTTAAGCAAGATGACATATTTCAGACCCGACCATCGGCATCTGAATACATATTTATTATAATAAAAATATGCAAAAAAATCTACTATTTTGGAACTTAAAAGTTTTTCTTAGGAAGACTTTGGTCACGCAAATACTTGTTCCAGCGTCTTTTCGCCTGGCTTCTTGCTAATTTGCGTTTGATAGTAGGCTTTACAAATTCTTGACGGTCACGAACCTCTTGCAAGGTACCATAGTCTGCGATAATTTTTTTAAATTTTCGCAATGCTTTGTCTACGTTTCCGTCCTGAACTAAAACCTTTCTACCTCTCATACTAATACTTTTGGCTCCAAAATTTGTTTTCTATCTATATTTATGTTTAGAATTTTATTTTCACGGTATTTCTTAGTATTAAACATATGTGTCATCAATACACGCTCAATCTCAGTATGCAATCCACGAGCACCTGTTTTCAATGCTAGTGTATTCTCTGCTAACTGATCCAATGCATCTTCTGTGAAGTTTAACTCAATGTTGTCTAAACTCAGCAAATACTTGTATTGGTCGATATAGTTATTCTTAATACCAGTCAATACCTTTACCAAATCTTCTTTGCTCAAATCCTCTACGTTTACAGTAGTAGTGAAACGTCCGATGAATTCAGGAATCATACCGAATTTAACTAAATCGTCTGGGCTAACGTTGCTTAGATTGCCCTCTATGCTCTTATCTTTGATTTTAGCCCCGAACCCGATACTAGATCCAGTTTCTCTACTTTTAATAATATCTTTCAACCCAACAAATGCACCACCGGCAATGAATAAGATATTCTTAGTGTTAATCTCAATCATATCACCACCGGGATGTTTACGTCCACCACCTGCTGGAATACGACATACAGTGCCTTCAACCATTTTCAGTAAAGCTTGCTGAACACCCTCACCTGACACATCACGGGTGATACTTGCAGATTCGCCTTTACGTGCAATCTTGTCAATCTCATCAATGAACACAATACCACGCTCGGCCAGTTTAACATCACCGCCAGCGGCATTGAGTAACATACTAATCATGGATTCAACGTCATCACCTACATAACCAGCTTCAGTGATACTTGTCGCATCTGCTACAACAAAGGGCACTTTGAGATATTTGGCAACTGTCTTAGCAAGCAATGTTTTACCTGAGCCAGTAGGACCAACAAGCAACACATTACCCTTAGAGATTTCTAAGTCTTTTGGTGGCCGGTTGATACGTTTATAGTGATTAGCAATAGCAACACTTAACACTTTTTTAGCATTATCTTGTCCGATAACATGTTGGTCAAGATAATCTTTAATTGATTCTGGATCATATGATACAGTATCTTCCGATACAAATTCACTTTTACCATCATCATCTAACATAAGTGAATTGCATAGTTCTACGCAATCACTACAAATTGCCACTTCTTCGCTAACAATTAGTTTCTTAACATCATCTTTGTGTTTATCACAAAATGAGCAATGATTGAGTTTGTTTTCTGTTGACATATTAATACTTATCTGTGTTTTTTTATGTGAATGATTTTTTATGGACAGTTATTATCTGCTACAATGTTTAGTTCTATGCTTTGAATCTCTTTAATTACTTCGTGCATGTTTACAAAATTTAAGAAAATTTTATTCTTCTCAACACGATTTCCATATACTACAACGTGATTGCTAGCATCATAAAATGCCGGCTTCTTTCCTGACATTGAGTCGGGAATATAACATTGTTGAAATGCAATCTTGTTATTAAGATTCTTAATGCTAACTAAAATTCTAGGTTGATTGTTCTGTAATGTTTGCGTAATCATAGATACAGTATTCATATCATTAAACTTATACTGATTTTTACTACCTATTACCCAATCTTTAGGATCCTTCGCCATTACTGTAACGTTACTCGGACTAGCTTTTAATAAACCATTACTACCATCTTCTAAAATTTTAAGTGCCTCATTAAATGATTCAATAAACTTATAGTTCCAACGTAACTCTAATGGGATTTCAATGATACCATTACGATTAACATCAACTTTTAACTGATGAACACCTTGTGTAAGATTGTATGCTTTTTTAGGGTAATCATTTAATAGTTGTTGTAACAATCTATCACCGTTTTGTTTACCCTGCAAATAACTATTATATTGATTACTGTGTTTGTCAGTATCAAAAGTTTTAGCATCCTTACCTACACCCAATATCCTATCAGCTAGTTTGTTACTAGCAACTTGAACATCTACTAATACCTTGAATTGATTGCCTTGATTAATGGAACTAATGATTTTATAATCAGTGATGTAGCCAGAACTATAAACTAGAATCTCATTCCTTACTAATTTATAGTTACTGCTTTCACGTTCACTAACTACAACCGCACCAGCTTCAAATTCAATTGCTGTTTTAAAAGCATTTTGTTTTGCTTCTTCAAACGTAGAACCTTCGCCAGTAACTTGTATAGCACCTGCAGTTGTAGCTACCAGACATAACAATCCTGATAGTAATTTTTTCATTATTGTCCTGAAATTAAACTACGGACTTTCTTCAAATCTTGGCTATCATTCTTGCTCCAAGTGATAGTACAAGCAATTGTTTTAGCATCAATTGGTCTAGCATCTTCAATCCTAAATCCAACTAATTTACCTTGACTAGATGTAGTGATTGTTCGAACCATATCAATGTCAGAGTTAATCAATGCTTCTCGGATACTGTAATTAGTATCTTTCTCATTGTCATCACTTGCCATATCAACATCTTGACCAATCTCAGTCTTAGACTTTACACGGTCTTTTTGATTTTCATTCTGCTTGTTCTTTGTTCGTGCAACTCTATTCTCACTAACATTAGTGCCGAACACATAACTAACTACGTTGGCTCTAGCGTTATCACAAGCCATAAGTGTAGTTGATTTTTGCAATGAACGTGTTGCACCTACTGATGGTTGAACACCAACAGCTTCGATTCTTTCAATAGTACATTTATCTCGTTGAATCCAACCACATGCTTTATCAATTTTGATTGATTCATTTTTACTGATTTTGAATGATTGTGATTCAATAGTAGGAATTTCACCTTTATTACTAGCACATCCTGCAAAGATTACACAAGACAATGCGATAAGCGTGAGCTTCATAATTACTCCGATAGTTGTTACAATATGTATATTATATACTAATACTTAATTGTTTTCAACTCTTTTGGTTACCTAAATATTGGGCAATTTCTTCACGTTCGGTATCGGACAATAACTCGATATCATACTCACCTTTTTCTATTTTTCCTACTAGGAATTCAATATACTTTTGGTTGTGAAGGTATGTATCGGTTTGTTCCTTTTGCATTTCAATCCATTGACGGCCATCAAACTTATAGACACGATTGGGAGAAACATCTACACGAACAAAGATATTACCACGTTTTGCTGTTTCGGGGAACTTTGTTCCAAAATCTGTTTCAACTTGCCCATTTGTTCTGTCTGGTTTAACCATAAACAAATCCGGACGCAAACTCTTTAATGCATCTTTTTGAATCTGCTTACCTTCAAAGTCAACATAACCACCAGGCATTTCTTTATACTTTGTTACCGGAGGCAATACAACTTCTTCAGTAGTTACGTCTACTGTTTCAATAGTTGGCTCAACCTTTTTCTTAGCACGTTTCTTCTTTAGCTTTTTCTCAACGATAGGTTCTTCTTTTACTTCTTCTTTGGGCGCAACCATTGGCTTAGTATCAGTAAAGTGTGTGAACGGCTGATTCAAGTATGGATGCAACTCTGCAACTGACTTTTCTGGTTCATCTTTTATAATAGAACTTTTCTCAAACATCCATCCAGGTGGAGCAGGATCGACACTTTCTTTGATTTGTTCAATCTGTTCTTCAGTTAATGGACCGTCATCTGGCTCGTATGCTGGTTCAATTTCTTCTACAGTAGGTTTTTCACCTACATCAGCAACCCATGCATCTGGTTTATCATATTCTGCGGGTTCTTCAAGATCCCATTCTTTACTTGCATTAGCGGCAAGAACAAGTGCAATTGCCAATGGATCAAATACAACAACCAATAATATAATAACCCATCTTACCGCACTTTCTAACATATTATTATCAGCAGTATCACCATAAATTAATGCGGCAATATATTTGATAGGACCTACTTCTGCTTCTACTTTACGATTCTCTGCCGCAATAGGCGCACGTTCTTCGTTTAGTTTAGCAATTTGTGTTTGTGCATCACCAATATCTTTTTGTAGTTTACTACGTTCACCTGCTTGTTGTCTACGAATAGCAACTGCACGTTCAGCACTAGTTTCACTATCACCTCTACTTAATCGTTGGTCAACTTGGTTATCCATTTGAGTTAATGCTTTACGTGCTAACTCAATATTATCTCTTTGTGTCTTTATCTTCTCATCATAAAGTGCTAACTTAGCCTGCACATCACCTGATGTGATACCTTGGTCCATGTGCGCTTTACTTAAGAAGCCAAAGATACCCATGCTTGTGAGTAATGCTAATGCTACAACAGCAGGAACAAGATATAGTTTGAGTACCCAACTAGCACGATGCCAGTATTTACGTAACCATACTGTAGTAGTAATCTTACCTACTTCGAGTATAGAACCCATAATGATAACAGGAATAACCGCACCTGCAAAGATAGCGGTTAAGCCAATGATACTATACCAGGCTGCTACTGAACTTAATGATAGTGCAACCAATAATGTAAGATTTGAAAAAGATAGGAATTTTAAGCGCATCTAATATTTAGTCTTTAAACAAATGACCATATGTATTGATAAATTCTTCATGTCTCATTACATATCTTACGGGTATACCGGGACCTGTTTTAGTAATATATGTTACCCAATATATACCTTCATCACGTAACTTAGCCTGTGTTACTGTTATTTCAGCCCCATCCTCAAAGACAAACGATTTACCAACTAATAAGTTAGGATCGTCAGTCATTTATTGACCAATTCATATGTAACATCATAACCACCTTTGCGGTCAGTCCAACAATCATCATATTGAAAGTCCCATTCAATCTCTACATCATTCTCGTAGGCATCGTTGATAACTTCTTCGTAATCAACTTCACCTGATTCAATATCAGCAAGTTTCTGTGCGATTTCATCTTCATCCAAATCAGGATAGATTTCACTTAATAGTGCCTCATCAAGTTCAATTGCGTATTGGCGATCATGTTGATGCCACTCATGTTTAACGATTGTTACCATTTTGCGCCTCCTTAGCGTTCTTGTAAATCTTTGCCCCTATTTCCCATAACGGCTTAATAATAAAGATGCCCCAGATAACTCCAGCGACAAACATAGAGAATTCGTTCAAGGTCATCATGATTTTGTAGGTTGTGCGATATTTAAGATGGTAGATGCAGTTTTTACTAATTGTTCATCATCATCAAATTCATAACCATCTTCAATGAGTCTTAGAGTATAAAACTTATTGAAGAAGAAAGCAAGAACAAGTTGTGGAATTCCAAACATAAAGACACTGATGAAACTAATGACTAGGTGAATACCTGCCATTGGGAAGTGACCTCTAAACAATGGTACCCAGAATCCAAAGAACAAGTATGTCCAACTGAATCCAAAATAACCTTCTTTGCGAATACCTGTTTTAGTATTCTTCATCATTACTCTTGTTGCCATTTTAATTTCCTTTTAAAATATAAAAAATTGTGAGCATAGCCCACATTGTGATTGATTGCCTGCTCAATAATAATGAGAGGCATGTACCGACCTCATATCCTATTTTATAGAATAGTCGGTACATGCTATTTATTTACCTACATTGACATTAGTTCCAGCACCAATCACAAGAGTATTACCCTTGAATGATGCAATAGCCTTAGCAGTTTCAAGTGCCGCATCTGCTTGCTTCATACGAGCCTGAGCATCCATATATTGAATAGCACCTGCATTTTGTGCTAGAGCCGCAATACGACGGGCCTCTGCTTCAGCAGTTTTAACTTCAACTTCTTTTTGCTTCAATTCGTTTTTACTACGAACCAAATCATTTGCACTTGCAACAACTGTATCACTTGGAACTACAGTACGAATCATAACCTGTGTGATAGTGATACTACCATCTAGTTTTTCTTCTGCAAGGTTGCGTGTGATTTCATCTTTGATGTAATTCTCCATCTCAGTGCGATTGTCTGCCATATCCAATGCTTCATACTTTCGTGCAGACTTGTAGATAGCATTACGGGCATTCTGAACAATGTAGTTATACATCAAGTAAGTGTCGCCTTTGAAGTCAGCGTGGAAACTGCGGTTCTTGGTAGAATACAGTTCAGCGGCTTGATTCTTGTTGATGTTGTAAACAATCACCGCATCAAGGTCTTTCATAGTGCTGTTGTCTTTCGCAACAGGAGTCATATTGTCAATAGTGATATTAACATCCTTGTATGGGAAGGTCAACACATCACCGACAAGCACTTGGTTGAAGCTACCGGGTTCAAGTTCACCGGGCTTGACTTGTTTGTCAAAGCCAACACGAACACCGACCTCACCAGTTTCAATACGGGTGCAAGCACTAGTCAATGCAACTGCGATAGCGATAAGAGAGAGTTTAATAGAACGATTCATTTTAGATAATACCTTTTACAAAAAGAAAGAAACAAAATACGAAACCAAGAATAAAATATAATGGTCTCACAAGAAATTCAGGAAACATTATAGTCCTTAAAAAATTACAACGATTGAGATTAATACTGCAAGTGTCAGTAATGAAGATAGTATACTGTATCCTGCAATTTTTGTCAAGGCTAATGCCTCTTTACCTGTCATTTTTCGGGCAAGTGTAATACCCGCATAAAATACAGCAAATAGTAATACAAATGCAAATAATACTTTAATCATTGTGCCTCCGCAGTCATAGGGCAACGACCATCTACTTGTGCTCCAAAACCTAATGGGCAAGGAATCTTAGTTCTATCAGCCTTGCATTTGGGGCAGACCCAGCCTTTAGGTTCAATAATACCAAAATGTTGTTTAATCGCTACTTCAACTTCTTTAATACCATATAGATTTGGGCGTTCTTTATCTTTACAGATAGAAACACATTCCCGAACAACCAACTCAGTGAACTTTTCCATACAGTGTTCCCACTTTTCTCGTCTCGCTCCGAGTCCGTAGATTTCAAGGCCAGATTCTTTTTCAAACTTTCTAATCAGTTCTTTCATTGTGCTTCTACCTTAATACCACAATCTAATCTATTGATATTGGGACAATCAACTTTAAGTCTATCTACTCCACACTTAGGGCAAATAACTTGATAGTTGCGGATCTTTACAAACTCATCGTATGCTTCTTGTGTGCCTTCACTATACCCACCATCACCTGCGTGAATGTTTGCCCCTGCCTTTATATTTTCGTTCATTCTTCAACTCCGAAAACAAACTTGATTCGCTCGGCTACTACTTTACCATCGTATCTTGTTTGTTCAGCAATATCAATACATTCTTTCACAATCAACTCGGCGAACTTTTCAATACGGTCATCCCAAAGTTCATGTGTTTTTACCACTTGGACAGGGTTGCTTGCGAGATTACGGGTGGATGTTTTTCCGCCAGCCTTTTTAAAAAGTTCTCTAATTCGTTCGTTCATTCTTTAACTCCGAAATGTTTATCAACCCATTGTAAAAATTTGCAAACAACACTTGTATGTTTCCCATTAATTAACGGCCCACAACCTTCACATCTCTGTCTTGGTGGTGGTGGAATAATATCGCAACTCATTCTTCAACTCCGAAATGTTCTAATACATCTAAGGCAGACTTTGGTCCAACTTTCTTTTGTATAACTAACGCACATTCCCGAACAATCAACTCGGCGAACTTTTCTTTCAATGGATTATCAGGATCTTCTTGCCAATTCATAATTTACCACCCAATTTGAATGCCATAGAATGCTTCAAAAGATCCGTCAGCTGGACCGCCTGGAACATACTTTTCATCGTACAATTGAATCTGAGCACTATAGCCCAATTCAATCAATCTGGCTACCGCTGCCATTTGTTGTGGAGTAACTAATTGACTAAGATATTCGTACGGACCTTTTGAGCCAAGATGAATCATAGCCGACCTCTTACCACCTTTTGCGGCTTCAGTCACTCGAGGCTCAACTTCAGTTTTTAGAAACTGTTCAACCTCTGCACCACTATAGTGGTAGAGTGCTTTGGCTTCTTTTGCGGCAATCATAGTATGTTTCCTGAATCCTTGTTCAACTGCTTTGATTAAATCCGGAACGATCATAGTTCAACTCCGAAATGTTCTGCTACATTAGCGATACGATTGACGACTTCTGGAAGGCTACCTAGTTGATAATCCGGGCTTGTAGTATCCGGTAAATCTTTACTGAATACATCAATACATTCAGCAATAATCAACTCGGCGAACTTTTCATAGTCAAAATCCTTATCAACTGGAATAGTTGTAGAATCATTGATTGTAGTACATTGTTCAGCAAGTTCTTTAATTCGTTTGTTCATTTGTTAGTCCTTTTCTTTACTGTCTAAGATTCTATTATAACATAATACTCATTTATTGTCAACCTTAATATCCTGCACCCATACCACCTGAGGGTGTGGGCATTGTTGAGCGTCCTGGTTCGTAATAAGTTTCATACTTGGGTACTTTGAGTTTATATCCACGACTTTCACGGATACTTACTATTTCAGTTTTGAGCAAGGAAACTTTACTTTCGTATTCTTCACGGAGTTTTTCAAGTTCTGTTTTGACTTCTTTGATACTACGCATTTTTCTCTCCTTTTTGTCTGTCTATGTGTATATTATACAACCAAATGGATTTTGTGTCAAGTCAGCAAAAAGTATTACTCTTATACCGGAGCAATACCAAAGTAAATTTTAGGGCAATACCAAAGTAAATTTTTAACTATCAACCAGATTGGTGCTGTTTTTAATGGTCCAGCGTTGAGTGATTCGGCTATACCGAAACCAAAAGATTTTTGATCCATAACGAAACCTAAACCCAAAACTGCTTTTATCCGTTAGCGGGTAAAAATTCAAACCATTGCGAATCACTCCGCCTTCTTCAGTAATGTGTATCATTCTATATCCTGATTAAAGTAGTGGGTGCGAATGGTTGAACTATCTTCTCCACGCTGAAGTCTGCTGAGTGCATCAATCAGTGCTGGGATAGTTCGCCTATCAAAGTTAAACTCAATGGGATCTCCCAAAAAATCATAATCGTGTATTTGGATATAAGCTAACCTATCATCCTTACGCAGGGTTAGATATGGTGTTCCGTCTGGCCGACAAATCTCAACTTTCATACATTCCCCAATCCTATTCTACTATAACCCAACTTACTTTTAGTTTCTTTTCTGTCTTTGGCAATAAGTTCTGCCCCAACTAAATCATACCACTCATTGTATTCTTCAATCTGTGGGCACCAACTCATATGTGGTCTTGCAGGATTACGATCATTCATCGTCCAAGCACTACCACCACAGTTGCAATAGTTCTTAAACGATTTAAGATTTTTTGCTTCTTCATAAGTCATTCTTCCACTCCAAAATGTTCTAAAATATCGTCTCTACACACATTGCACCAAATGGTTTCATCCATACTTGACATTTCACCATCGCCACGATCAATAACTCTGGCACATTCCCGAACAATCAACTCTGCGAACTTAGCCAAATCTACTGTAGCAGGATCGATGTAGTCAGGTGGGGGAGGTAAGGGGTGGCCCCTGAATGCTTTATAGTTAGGATTGCCTCCAGCCTGTTTGGCAAGTAGTTTAATCTTTTCGTTCATTTGTCATCCCTGAATCTAATAAAGCGAGGGAAACGCAAACTGTAAGTACCATCCCTGTTCTGTGTAATCACATCACACAATACTTCAGCAGTTCGACCAATGACCAGATTGCGATTAGTCCAGTAATCATCTCGATCACCATCACTAAAGCCACTACCCACATTGACTGTAATTTCTTTCCCGTCGTCAACTCCATGACAAACCAATGCTCCAAGTCTTCCCAAGTTTCTACCAGTACCTTCTTCAACACATACGACCTCCAAATCTACCGTTAATGTGGGTTTATATTTCATCCAATCAGTGCTACGCTTACAGATGTATGGTGCTTCTAACTCTTTAATCATCACACCTTCAAAACCAGCTTCTACCATATCTCTACAATATCTATTGAACTGATCCTTGCCTGCCGCAGTATCTAAGTCAACCATGATGTGTGGCAACAACTCTACATTGGGCATTTCGTCAACGACTGGGCGCATACTATCAAGTAATGCGATACGCTTACGCAATTGTGCATTATAATGACCTTGACGGAAATCACTTAATGGAATAATATCAAAGATATTAAACACACTATCATCGGCTTGTACATCAGTCTTACGGCGTGCCTGTCGCATCAGTTCTTGGAATGTATTACCAATCACTTCACCATCTAATACAAAGCCATCAATCAAACTACGACCTTGATCGGTACCATTACAAGCACGAACAATCTTAACAAAGTTATCACTAACTTGTTGTTCAATATGTGTAAAGTTATCAAACACTTTACCATTACGACTATAGCAAACTGTAGTGATGCCGAAATCTGCACCGGGAATCACAAACATCAATACACGCACACCATCAAGTTTAGGCTCTAAACGCTTAGTACCCTTCATCTCTGGGCGACCTTCACAGTTAGTTGCTAACTGACAACCGAATACAGGAATCTCGTAGTCAGTCTTTTTACAAACTTTATTGATTGTCTTATCGCTAATACCTGCTCGTAAGTCTCTGCGAATAACAGGAGCACAGAATGTATTCCATTCGTCACTGTTAAACCGCTCACTCATTTCATTGATAGCATCAAGTGCGGCATTACCTGACAAGCCTCGTGAACCTAACTCACACAATAGTTTATCAAAGTCTTCCCAAGGATTTTCTGCATCAACGATGCCCACAGTATCAGGAACTTTTCTGACACCGAATGTCACATAGGGATTATATGTAAGTTTAGTCAATGTCAAAAATTTGATAGCATTGTCACTACCGAGGACACTTGCCTCTAATGCCTGTTTGAGTACATCTTCCTTATGAAGGCGACTATCTGATTCGTTTAGTTTATTAATCCAACTTGCACTCATTCTTAACTCCTTAAGGCATACATCCATTGGGATGTTTTAATTCCTCAAGGGAATCATTAATAGAAGAATCGGCATCGCTTGTGTACCTAGCTATCTGACTATTCATATCCATACCAGTAAACTTGGTATGTGGTTGCTTAGCCCAATGATAAACATCGGATAGTAAATCTTGTGCCTGCAAAAGCTTCTCTCTTACTTCTAAATTTGTCATATTTTATCCTGAGAATGGCCACGCTGTTGTTGCTACAAATGGTGGACGCTGTTTAAGTTCTACTGTTTCAATACTAACATTATACACATCTTCGTCTATTTTGTCAACCGTGAACGGACCCAAAATAGTGAATGTATCCTCTTCAACTTCCCAATCATGCTCCCCGTCGTAGAGCCATCCAGCACCACCGTCTTCCCAGTGTTGTTCAATCTCGGCCTTTTCTTCGTCTGTAAAACTGTCATCAAACTCAAAGTCTACTGCACAGAGGTCATCAAGTTCACATCCCCAACCAATTGTAGGATCGACACAATGATACCGGTCATCACTAAAAGGCAGTTCATCTTCATTTTCAACAAAGCCTTGCCCCCACCGATAGAGTTCAGTCACACTCCAACCACGGATAGTGCCATCAGGCATTTGCTTGTAAACATCATAAAATGCTTCAACTGATTTTTTGTCTACAGGTTTAATACGATATAGTATAGCCATTACATTTCCTTAATATAATACAACTTCATTGATAGGTTCATCTTTAAGAATCATCCAAGATTCATTTTCAGTAGTGAAAATCAAATCGTGCTTTTCAAGGATAGTTCTGCGTTCATCATCATCTAACTTAATCCAATCTTCAACTGCACCGTAACTACCTTGCGCTTGTTTAGGGATAGTATCAGTCATCCAACCAGCAAGAGCCTTAAATGCTTCAATAGTATTGCTAGGATGACTACGGAACATAGCACCTAAAAAATCATTGGCAAGGACACTTGTAAAACAACTACCCGGATAGTATCCAAACACAAGGTAGTTATACATTGGCTCAGCAAAGTCACGAGGAACATGCCAATGCTGAAACGTTTCCATTACTCTATTTTTGCTGTATTTCGTTAAGTTCATAATTCATTATAACATCATCAATAGTTTCTGTCAACCAATCAACATTCAATCCGTGTGATGTGTATCCTTCAATCAAACACTTTTCATAACTTAAACCGGGAGGCTCTTCTTTACCTTTTTGATTCATAATGTAAGCCATAGCAATGATATTGTCATTGACCACTACATTAATCTTATTGTAATAATAAGGATAGCCTTCTAATCTATCCAATGCATCTTCACATTCAGGTGTGATCTCCCATAGCACACCTTCCATACAACTGCCGGGCACTAAGTCAATATCTGCATGAGTACGGAACCTTAACTCAAAGTTCTCTAATATACACTTACCGAGACTGGTTGCTTTTGGGCAACGATTAGCCATCTCGGCAATGTTTGTGTTCATACCATATGCGAAATAAAACTTATGCATCACCAGCTACTATTATAAAATACTTTTAATCCTAAGAACACTTCTGCTTTAGCGTTGTTTACAAACTCAAGGTCTTGTTCATAGTAACGATTATCAGAAGGCTTACCAAAAAAGAAACCTTCTGTGTTTGGAAGTTGACCATGACGAATAACTCGTTCAAGTTCATCCAAATCATCCCACGTTAGCTCAAGTTCAATACCATTGAAGCTTGGTGGTTCTTTACCCTCAATGAATTGGTCATTAGAATTTGTTGGGTACCCATTCTTGCGTAACCACAACTTTTCCATCCAACCATGCAAGTTAGGATGCTTACGCCAATAAGCAATTTCGTATGGCTTGGTAACTGTTTTACTTACAAACTCACTAGTGGTTGCATCAAACTCAGCAGTTTCATAAAACTCACTTTGTTGACCTTTTTTGCTGGCAACATAAGCATACATATCAAGTCCCATTTATTTCACCTGTTCAATAGTTACTTCTTTAACTTTGTCAACACCTTTGTCTGCCATTTTAGCGATACCGCTAAATCCAACAGTGGCAATAACAATACCTACAATAACACCTACAATAAAATTAATCATCACTCATCTCCTCAACTCCAAAATGGATTAACAAATCCCTACCCAACAACGGACCATGTTCCCACACACTACGGGCATAACGGTCACACTCTCTCACAATCAGTTCTGCAAACTTTTCACTATCAAACCGATCAACCATATAACTGTTAAAAGCAGTAGTACCTCGTTGTTCACGGAAGATACATTGCGACTTCAATTTCTGAATCAATTCTGTATTCATTAAATAACCTTTACACGATTAAGTTGGGTAGTATTATCTCTATGTGCTTTGACAGTACCGTAAATGTCAACCATCTTACCTACTTCTAATTCATTCTTATATGCAAAGAATACAACTTGGTCATCATCTGTAATACCGGTAATATAGGTTGTAGCCCACTTAAGTGAATAAATTGACCTCAGTACTTCAACAGTAAGTGATACTTTATTACCAATTGCACTAATATAGCCACCTTTAGCAAAACTAATACGTTGATCAACCGTTTGACGTTTAACACCACGCTCGTATACAGAGGGCAAACTAGCAATAACTGCAATATCATAAGTGCTAGTAATAGCATCCCTGTTGGCAATCAACATTGCGGTATTATCAAACTCATTCAATCGTTTGCCTTGCAAGATTTTGAAAGTGAATGCTTGATAGTATGCACGAACCTTTTTACCTTCTTCACGGTCTTCATCGGTAATAGTGAATGGATCAGCTAACAACTTTTCAACAATCATACGATTGGATAGTTTTGTAAGATTAGGATCCGACTCTGAAATCATACTCAACTTAACATAAGCATTATTGATACGTTGTGCCTGAACTGCCGCACCCCATACATCGTCGGCATTGTAATTCAACACAATTTTCTTAGTGTTGGTTCTTGTGCGATATGTATTGCCACCGTCGTCATCAGCGTGACCCATGCGTTGGATCTGACGATTGGTCATGTGTGATACGTTAACAAATCCTGGCATGTGTCTCTCCTTAAACTTCTGTACCGTATTCGTAAAACTTAACTGAAGGATCCAATTTCTTCAACTCAAAAGCCGCCTTAGTCAATTCCTTATAACGTGATTGAACTAAGCTACGGGGCAACTCACCGTCACAAGTCAAATTCTCTGGACTCAAGTCACAATCAATTGAATCGGCAATACTTTGACGATCCTTAGCATTTTGCAGGCTAAGTACCTTGCTACCAAAGAGTGTAGCAAAAGAATTCTTACGATCCAAATACTTTGTTAATGCTGACATTTTATTTCCTTTAGTTGACTGTTTAAGATTCTATTATAGCACAATGCCCATTTAATGTCAAATTACATTGACCAATAAGTTTCCGATGCAGGGTTGCAACAGTTAGGGGTATCTGCATCAATTTCAATTTCCTTGCCGGTCATCAAATTCTTGACCTTTTTCTTTGGGAACTGAAAGTTGGGGTTGAGAACCTTGAAAGCTTCCAAAGTCTTAGCGGGTTGTGCTAAGGGATTTTGTGCAATAAACTGCAATGTTTCCATAACACCCAGACCCAAGAATTGTGCTTCTTTTTGGATCTGTTTCAATGCTGTTTCTACTTTCATTTTGTGTCCTTTAGTTGACTGTCTAAGATTCTATTATATACCCAAACTGATTTATTGTCAAATTTTGGCGTATTCGGGAACCACTGATTCACGTGCGGCCAAGATGATATCACGGACACGTTCACGGTCTACTGTATCTCCGTAGAATTCTTCACCCTCGGGTAGACGGGTTTTGTAAAGTTGGGTAGCTAAACTAATTTGTGTTGCATTGAAACCCAGTGGATAGATACCATTTGGACCATAAAAATCAAGCATGTATTGTGTGAAGTTCATATCAGTTCCTTTAATCAATCTATACATGTATTATAGACCCAAAATGATTTATTGTCAAATTTTGGCTACAAAAAAGCCCCATAAGATACGGGGCAAAAAGTAGTATTTTTGTTTAATTATTGTCAACTTTTAAGTGACGATTTAATTATATTAAGCATAGCAACTTGGCGGTCTATATCTTGTTTAAGTATAACTGCCTTTTTTTCTAATTCTGCAAATTCCATTTGCATTGAAATCACAGATTTTTCCATTGCTTTAGCCATAACTGATAAATCAGCCGGGCTCATTGTTAATGTAAGTGAATCACTAGACGTTTGTTCTGACATTTTGGTTCCTCTAAAATATATTTTACACATGTAGTTATCATATTTTAGTTGTGTCTAAAAAAAACTTATGATATCAATAATGTCTGCGGAACTTCACTATACCATTCTTTGACTTCATTATTAGCTAACAGTTTTATTTCCTCATTAGTGTACTTCTCACCCATGTTGTTTTCATCTACCCATTTATTATATACCTCAACACATTCATCAAAGTTCTTTATGATTTTTTTCTTTTCTGCTAGTGTCTGTAATTTAATAGGTACACCTGAAACTAATGCACCCTGTCTTACTAATTGCTCAATACCTTTATATGCACTTACATATTTTTTACCGTGTGTGGCTAGATAATTTTGATCGGCTAAACTTAAATTGGTTTGCAATAATGCAGGAGTTAATTCTTTTGATGTTTCTTTATTGCTATAATCTGCAAGTAATTTCATATCAGTAGCACCGAAATCACTTACTAGTTTATGACATTTATTCCAATCACTCCATGGAATTGAAAATATATCTTCCCAACTTCTACGTTCTTGTTCCGGGAATATATCTAACCCTAAAATATATTGTTCAATATTCTTTAAGTCTTTTTCATAATCAAAGTATGATGTTACTTGAAAATAAGTATCACACCAGTTTATATACTCTTTGTAACTATATAAATGATTGGTTAAATTAGTTGGATGAATAGTTATACCGTTTTTATATATGTTATAAAATGTATCAATTTTTTCCTCATGCGTAAACACATTTAATTTTTTAGTGACACCTGCTATGCCCCAACTAATAGCATGTTCAAATAAATTATTTCTACGTGCAGATATAACATAAAAGTTATCATTGATATATTTGTAAAACTGAATTTGATCAGCCATACTATCACCACGTTGAACGATATGATATCTAGCCAATCTACATGTTTTATAATGGTCGGAAGTATGTAATAGATTTGTTATTTCTTCTAGGCTTTGGTAATAACCCCATTCTCTGCTTTTTGGTTTACCTAATACTTCTCGGTTATACACATCACTGTAATAAGGCTCAATTCCATTAGTGAGTTCATGTAGGTTAATGACAGGTTTATCATAGTTGTGTCCTGCCATGTATACAGTTATCAGTCTTTGTAATAGGGTACTTCCTACTCTATCTGGGGTTAATATTAATACATTCATGTGGTATTTATCTACAAAAAAATAGGGCCTAAAATAGACCCTATTCAATAATTAAATATAAATTATTTTTTAGTTTGACTTTGATTTACAAAGCCATACATCTTTTCAGCAGTTTCCAAAATCTTTTCTAGACCTGGAAACTCAGGCATGTTAACTGTTGAAACAAGTTGACCTGTTTTCTCATCACGTTTGGCGCTCATTTCCCAACCATGAAATTTCATTTGATATTCTTGACCAACTAGGTCTTTAGCCATAGCTAAGATATCTGATCGGATTTCGTAACCGTTTTTGTTAAATTTAACTTCGGGTACTTTTGGTGTAAAGTCTGACATTTTATTTCCTTAAAAAGTGTATGTGTATTGAGTATAACAGTTTTATATTGTTATACAATTATTTCGGTAATATTGGATTAGTCCACAAGTTTGTTAAACGACTGCGTAACTTACCCATTTCTTTTAGTATCTCTGTTTGTTCCTTCCAGAGTTGTTTATTAGCTTCAACAAATGTAGGCTCGGGAACTTCCAATGCGGCTGTACGCTCACCTGCACCTCGTTCTCTTGTAGTCAAATCATGCTTTGATGCTAAATGTTGTATGACACGATTATCTTCAATGCAATGCATATAGATTTCGGATATATGATGGAATTTAGCAAACTCTAACATTTCTGAAATCAGTTTGTTTCCTATTCCTTGTCGTTGAAATTCTCGGTCAACCGAGACAGCAAGCTCCCAACTACCGTCGGGATTTCTTGCTAAGTGTCCCCATCCCACACGTGTATCATCTGTTCTAGCATACCATAATTCATGTTCGCTAGGATTATAACACATATTTAAAATCAATTGGTCTATCATGTGATCTGTAATCAGATATCCAAAGCGACTAATTTTATCTTCGTCAGTAAGATTTTTTAAATGCCTACTGTAATCAAGTATCTTATATATGTTCGTGCGGTATGTGTAAATCATTTCATCTTAGACGCTTTGTAAGATTTGATATCTTCTATCGCTTCCATAACACTGTTAAAAGTATTAGATAACTCAAAACTATGTGTGCGCATGAAAGCAATGAACATACCAAAACAGGCGATGACCATTAGTGCGGCAAATGCCATTAATACATCAACCATGATTACTTTGCTTTCTTGTTGAAAGCAGGAACCATTGATTTGAACTGGTCACCCATTTCTGTATAGAAATCTTTGCTTGAGAAAATCAAACCCAAAGCCATTGCTGATTGCATACCTGCATCTGCGGCTGATTTAGTGTATTTTGTTTGTGCATCAACGAAACCGTTTAATGCATTTTTGATTCCATCGTGTTGAACTGTTTGTTCTACGAATTTCTTTTTGAAGTCTGAAACGCCGTCGATAAAGGCGTGAGTTGCTGTGTTAAACATTTTATATCTCCTATGTGTGTGTTTAAGTGTTGGGTTTTTATGAAGAACCCTAACTTCATAATTATTTATACAACAAAAATGTCGTTAAATATTTATATATTTAGATTGTATCAACTTTTCTGCTAAGTTGCTACTAGTTTGGATATCATAATGATGACCGTCTCTTGCCCGATCTACTTGGTCAAACAAAACTACGTTTATATCCATCTTTTCTATTAGTGCCTTAAAATGTTTCTTTTCTGATTCAGGAACACATGCTGGTATAAATGTATGAATTATATTTGTTTGTTCTTTATTTGATTCTACTTTATCAATACAATCAATAATATGTTGCATATCCTGCTCAGTTGTTGTATTGATTGAATATATGCGCCTTACTTCATCCAAATCATGTATATTATCTGTTTCTCTACGATGAATATATGACCATTGTATTATAATATTTTTTGGTTTTATTGTTAACAAGTCTAAAGTTTTACGACAAATCCAAGAATTACTAGCACCGTCCATACTTACATTTACAGTTTGTATATTTGATTTCTCTGCTAATACATAGTGCCAAGTATGATTGAATGGTGAGCCTAGGCCGGCTGTAAAACTATCTCCCACACACCAACATACGTTGGTTAAATCAGAAGGCCATTCAGGCCCTCTGAATCCCCTAGAGTTGTACTTATATTCAACTTTATATGGATAGTTTAAAAAATGCTCTTTATCAAAACAATCTTCTAATGTGTCTAACCCTGAATATTCTAAACATTGATTTGAAAAGGTGATAAGCTTAATCTTTGGTAAAATCATTTGTATATTTACTATGATATGCCATCAATGCTTTAATTCTTGCGTTTTCAAGTCTTTTTGTGATATGTTCAGGTAGTTCAGTATCATCATCCCAAAGATTAACTGTGATTAGTTTCGGGCGACTAAAGCCACGATGTAAGTCAATTTCGACCGTATCGTAGCTTTCGTCATCATCTACTTCACTTAGTTGGCTTGGCGTCTTGTTTTGGAGCAGTTGTTGCTGGAGCCGCTTCTGTCTTGGCAGGGGCACTTTTAGTGGCATCTGCCTTTTTATCTTCTTTCTTCTTAGCCAACTTCATTTCAGTCTTTGGTGCTTCTGCTTTAGCAGGTGCAGCCGGTGCTACTACTGCCGGAGCAGGTGTTGCAGGGGCTTTAGCTGGTTCTGCGGCAAATGCTGTGAAAGATAATGCTGTTAATGTTGCGATTGCTAATGTTTTCATTTTAAGTTTCCTTTATGTTAATGAAGTAGAATTTATTGTCTACATATATATAACGCGGCAGCTATTATATACGTTGACATAAATACATATTATGTTATATATATCTTACCAGGGAATTTACGATGGTACCAATTACCAAGATGCCAATCTACCCAAACAAATAAACAAAGCACTAGGATCCGGATATTCATGTTTAATTGATGTTTGGAGAATAGATAATAAATTGTATGTAGGCAACGGACAACCTGTACCGCAATTTGAAGTTAGTGCTGACTATATAAAAGGTCCTAGATTCTGGATTAATGCTAAGAATGAAGATATGCAGACTTGGATTTCAGACCAATCCATTAGTGTGTATCCAAATTATTTTTGGTTTGAAACCCCTACACCTCCACCTGCATATGTGACTGCTAGTAATGGTAAACTAATAACGCCCGGAACAGTTCCTATTAACAATAATAGTGTTATGTTTTTACCGGAAATAAACGACCGTAGTTTATATTCTATGGTAAAGGTAAGAAGCTACGGGGTATGTAGTGGATTCTTAACTTATATTAAACGTATGCGTAATGAGGGTGTTTGGTATTAACCACCACGACCGGTTCTACGAACTACACTAGCACCACCGAAGCCTTTACTTGGTTTAGGTGCTTTAGCTTTTTGTATCTGAGTAGCTTTCTCTGGGGCTAATTTCATATCACGTGCTTTTGCTTCTCTAGCCATATTGATAAACGGGTTCTTGCTTTTCTTTTCTTCAGTCATTTTTTTACCTTTATTGAATCTAAGTAAGTTATAATATCACCATATAGCTCAATCATCATAGCAATCTTGCTATCATATAATCTTATATATGGTTGCTTTTTCTTTCCTTCAATCTTATTTACACCCAAATAGTATGGGCATTTGATTTTTTTGTTTATTTCTAGTAGGTATGCATGGTCTGATATACCATCACGTAGTTTAAAATCTGATTGGTAATATTCAATATCAGCCATTCTGAATATAAAATCACCATACTCAGTCAATCTTAAACCTTCTTGTCTCCCACTAGCCCATATACGAACCATAAGTGCATCTGCACTAGAATCTAATTTATGTTTGTCAGGGAGTTCAGCCAGTACTAATTCTGTTATATGTTTTTTACTAGTAACACGTTCTGTCATTCAACTATGTATTCTTTGAACATATCTACAATATTATCCCAACTTTTATTCCAAAGTAAGATACCTTGTTCCCCCATACGATTCGGTCTTACTGACAATACAATTCTTTCATTGTATGCTGTAGCTCTATGTGGTATTGTAGCATTTACTAAATATGCACCCGGTGTCATCTCATAGCTTTTATATGGTTGTTGTTTCGTAGTCCAATTTTTTTGCTGATAAGGATCATCTGGATCAGAGAATGATTCAGGATCTAACTGCGATGGTAAATAATAATCCATTCTACCTGAGCCTGATAAAACGAAATTAATTGCAAACCATATCATTTTAGGATTTTCTAAGTTTGGATCAATCGAATCACCGGAGTTATCAGAATGGATGAATGTTTCTATAGTTGGATTTAAAGGCAAACGAACAATATTTTTCCATTCAATATTGTTAAAATTCAAATACTGATCCTGCATCAAAACATTGGCAGGTATCACAGCTGGCAATTTTTTTAGTGAATTCCAATTTAAATTGTGTTTCCAATCATCTCTAACTATATCAATGAAAGGTGGAATATTTATTTTATAAAGAAACTCATTAGCCATATATCAATCGTCCGGATATACTTTACTGCCGTTGTTCATAAAAACAACGCTAAATTTATCAGTTTTAAATTGTGCGTTTAGTTTACGACACAGATTTCTTGCATGACCAGGATTACTGAAACTAGTCTTTTTATATTTAGGAGTTGCATCTGGATCTTGGTAATGCTGACTTTTTAAATTGATAGGCTGACCGTCATAGAATACTGCCCATATACCTGATGCTTCAACTATTTGGTCACATTTATATGTATTTTTGTCTACTAATTCTAGTAGTACTTTGGGTTGTGTTCTACTCATTAAAATTTACCACCGTTAACTTCTAGTTGTATAACAGTATTATCTTGTGAACTTTCTTTATTAAGTAACTCGTAATTATCTGCTAGTAATTTTGCAATCTCATCTCGTAACATTTTAGCCTCATCTATGGGTAAAACTAAATTAGTACCACGGGTGGATGCTACTTTATCAATGAAACGCTTTATAATAATCATATATTATTTATCAATGCTTCTGCTTCGTCTTTTGTTTTAAATGGACCACGATATTCATAACGTTGAATAAAGATGTATTTTGGACAAAAAATTACTTTTTCTTCTGATCCTTGCTTAAACGTATACCACCCAGCGGCATAGTAGCATTTACTTTTAGTTCCTTTAGTAAATAAATGCAATTTACGTTTAATATCTAATACTGAATTAGATACTTTACCTGTAGTTGGATATTCACTTAATGGTGTTTCTTTTTTAGAACTACTAAAACTACTGAAATTTTGAAATTCAATGTTAGCTACTTTTTGAATAGCTTTGGTATTTTTATAATGTGTCTTGTTGCCATTAAGTTTAACTTCAAAGCCCGACCCATCAGCAAGTACATTGCCTACTTTTTCATTGCCGTCAGTTACAATCCAGAATTGATTTTTTACTACAGGTTTTGCAATTAGTGTTTTATTAGTCATAGTTTATTTCCTTTTCTTTGATACGATTTCGTCATCAAAATTTATTAATCGTGTTACACCCTTATGCTTACATATTAACACATAAGTATACTTGCCGTCAATCTTTAATGGTAAATCCAAATGAATATGCAATTCAGGACCACGTAGTTCGCTGATAACAGTATCATTGCCCACACTACCTACCCAACGAATCTTACCGTACATACCAGTAACTCTAGCCATGAATTCATATACAGGCTTGTAACGATTCTTTTCAAAGTACTCAGCTAGGCTTGCCATTCTTTTGCTCCAAATAAAACATACCAATTCTTACCATCGCTTCAGCATGTTCTTTATCTTTAGGAATAACAACGCTATTGCCTTCTTGTAAATCTTTATATTGATTCAACATTGGTTCAATGTTATGTTCATAGATTTGTCTCATTGTAGTATATAGGCCGTTACGCTCGTCGGGTGTCATGCCTGCTGTCCAAGGCGGATCGTTAGGGTCTTTGTCTAAACCATAGTCGTGTCGATATGTATAACACATCTCAGTAATAATTTCTTCACGTGTTTTCATTATGTTCTTTGGTTAATTCACATACTAACATAAAATGTTCATACGCTTTCTTTACTGCAGGGTTGGTCATTAGTTTCAGTGCTTCTTCCTGCATAGCTTTTACAGCCGCTTCAGCATGGTCACGGGTACTGCCATAAGATAACGCACAGATATCATCACCCATTTCTTTAGCAAAGTTCTTCCAAGCTTTAGATTGTGCTTCTGTTATAGGGGCTTTCATTGGTCGTAATTCACTAGATTTCATCAATGAATCACAGATAGCATCCTCTGCGACACGACCTGCGGCAATCATCGCGGCATAGTTAGGATCAATATTGTACCTGCGACTACTGCCTCCGGGATATACGCACACCAAGTGATTACCTTTTGTAAATGAATCCAAAAGTTCGTTATCATATTCTGAAACTGGAACATATTTTCTACCTTCTTTAATGTAATAAAGCTTTTTCATTTCAACTGAAATTTTTTCAAATAGTTTCTAGCTTGTGACAAATCCTGCACATTATCGTAATCAATCATTTCTGCAATCAATAGCATCCTAAGACGATATACCATCAGACGCTCATCTCTATTAAGACTTGCTACCCAATCTTCCATATCTTCAATTGATTCAATACTCCACATCATATCAAGCATTTGAACTTCTTCAGGAGTCAATCCATTGATATTTATTTCTCGTTCGTTTTCATCCATATTATTCTCCTAATTTTTCCCAAACAAATTCTGATTCTTTCATATATGCTACTGGTCTAATCCAACCGTGCTCAACGCATTCATTAATCAAACTTTTATAGTTATCTGGACAACATTGACTGATTTCGATAGTGGCTCGTGGTACAACTTTTATCCCATCAGTCATCAAAAAGTCTGCCTCACCTCGTTTGATTTTTTTAAACTTGATTTCATTAGTTGTGAATGTCATATAATACTCAACCAAAATATAATCAATGCGATCCAAGGATGTCCAGTCATAGCAACAAACAATGCTAAGACAGTTCCAAAGAATATTTTATCGTTCACTTCTTTAACTCTTCCCAAACCATCTTCTTAGCAATCTCATTCATCTCATAATCATGCTGGTCCAATATAGTCGGTGCCATTGTTTTAATATAATGCATAATTGCCTTTTCTCCTTCTTCAGTGAAGTAAGAATAGGAACCGCCACCAACAGTACTGCGATAATAGCATCGTCTATCTTTCAAAACCTCTAGTATACCGGCATAAATTTGTTTTTTAAGTACGTTCGGTAACATGAAGGGCTCCGTTATAGGGCGAATTAAGCCATTTAGCATACGTTTCGGCTTGTTCAGAAATTTTAGTAAGTTCATATTTTCCGCAGAATTTCATAAAGTGAATACCAACTTGAGGTATAGTAGTTACACGAACACTCTCCTTAATACGTGCATCAACTGCATCTTTGATTTCTTGTGGTTGTGCAGTCAAGTCAATCAGTACACGGTTGCGCTCGTAATCATCTTTAACACGGTGTTCAACCTCATTGTGGTCAACCCAACGTTGCAACATCATGTTGTTCCAATTGAAGCCTTGCTTATGTCTATCAGCATACGCTTCAGTCAAGCCAACTTTATTCTTAGTACCTTTTTCACGCACACCGGGATAAGCACTGAATACATTGTCACTACTATCACCACGCATACATTTCATAAATAGATGCCATTGAGGGTCACCGAGTAGCTTGGGTTCTTTAGTTTTCTTGTCTTTAACTACTTTACCCTTATCATCAAAGTAACCTTCAAGCGTAATTAGTTGACCAGCTACACCATTATATTGTTTAACATTTTCATTGATAAGTTGAACATAGTCGGTATCGCTACTGATGATAAAATGTTCATCATTAGGATGCAAGTGAATGAAGCGAGCAATCAAGTCATCTGCCTCGGCACGTTCGTGTCTCAATACTGAAACATTAGTTTTCTCTTTAAGATACGTAGTAAACTTTTCATATGTATCCCAAAACATTTCATTTTCTTCACGTTCTGCTTCAGTTTGTGATAGTGCATCAACTACACGATTTTTCTTGTAGGGCTCGTAATGATCTTTGCGCCAGCTACGGCCCTCTAAGCAGAATACTACGTGATCAATTCCAAACTTACGCACCATTTGATTGACTGATGCAAGTGTAAGATGTAGTGCCATGCCCACCTTTTCCCAAGGATCACTGTTACGTGAGGCAACGTGACGGGCACGAAAGAATGTGTTAGCTGTGTCTATTAGTGCGTATTTCATATGTTTATTATATACTACTATTTAGATTATTTCAATTGTATTTGGGCAGTTGACAATCGTGCAAACACATCGTCACCGAACACCCAACCTTCGGGCATACTAGTCTGCATATCTAATTCATTGTCAAGCAATGTAGCTTCTTCATTAGTAATCAACACAATAGCCAAATTGTTTTTAATCATTTGTGCTACTTCAGTTACACTACGCTTTTCCATAGTCATAGTAACCGCTTGATTGTAAATCATAATACAAGGAACAATATGTTCACGGTATGTATTTTCTTTGGTGCGCTTAACTGATTCGCCGATAGTAATCAAATGGTCGATGCTATCCCCTTCAAGTAAGGCACGAGTATTTTCTAGACCAAACCCATCTTCATTATCGATAAAGTATTTGAAACGTTTTGCGATTTTCTCAAAGATGTTACGTTCGGATACTTCACGTGGAATAGGCTTGATAGCTTGACCACGTACCTTGCGTACAATGGTTTCAATAGCTTCAATGGTACCAACAATGATCCAAAAGTTTTCTAGTACATCACCGTCAAAGTTAATGTTAATAAAATCTTTAGCATCTTTTCTGGTCGGAGAACGTTTACCAATTTTTTCAGTAAAGCCTTGGGATAAAATGCGGCTACGCATTTCGGCTACGTCTTCTGGACGGGCCAACCAACCTACGGTATAGTGGTTCTTTTTAATCTCACACTTTACACCGTTGTTTGTATACAACACACAGTTGTTTTGTTCTTCATATACCCGTTCGGTATACCCACGTTCTTCACATGAGTTTTTAAAGAGATTGAACGATATAGCTGCCATTTGTAATCCGTTATATGATTTAATAGATTAATTATAGCAGAAATACCATTAGTTGTCAACCTTTTTGTGCTTTTTCAATAAATTCCCAATATTCGGGCATTGACGGGTCTCGGAGTTTGTTTCCCTTAAAAGCTACCCAAATTTCAGTTTTCTTGCCTGTCTTATAATTAGTAACTTTAGTTGTTTTTGTTTTGACTAATCCACTAGGAGTATGGTCTTCGAATGCCCAATTATTACTAGGTATGATACATGCACCTAAATAATTATCATTATCTGTATATTCTACTTTGTTAATACCTAGTTTTGCATAGTTATCAAAATCATCATAACTAGCCCAACATAAAAAGTGATCATGGTCACTACAATACAACGCATAATTATATGCATCTTTGTATGACGTTTTTAAAATCAATGAACAATTTACATGCTGTTTATTGCGTACTAAGGCATTATGTACATTAATTTCTACTTTATTCATCAACTTACCTCTGTGCGGCCGCCACCCAAGTTCTTGGTCCTTACCACTCGCAAGTCACGGTTCGTAGGATCAGCTTGTTGTTGCTCATATACTTCTAAAGCAATATTTCTACATACTGTTTGAAACCACCGATCAACTATCACATCATCAGTGTCAGTATCTTTTTGTTTGTAACCTGCACGAATTAAATTTAGAATAAACTTATCATTCCAATCTAATTCAAATGCACCGTTGTTAACATCAGCCGGGTCAATTTCTAGACTCAGTATGTTAATGTATGGCTCACCTGCTTGAGTAGCTTTCTCTTTAGCAGTAAGCTCGGCTACAACTTTCTTTTCTTTAACCTTCTTGGGTGCAGGTTCCTTGATAGGTTCTGGCTTTTTAAATAAGTTTTTTAATTTTTCAAACATTTGTATCTCTCTAGTAATTTAAAGCTAGCTAAGTTCTTAGCTTTGCTTTCACACATCATATCAAAACTATCAATAAATGTCAATGCCCAATCGTTCACTGCATCATTCCAATAGTAATCACTGTGTGCCCTAAGCTTCTGTTTACTGTATCCTGCCTCAATCAACGCATTATGGGAGGGACGTTCATTTCGGGAGTGTTCAACAAGACAATCTTCCCTACTGACAGAATAATGTAAAGTAGGGCGTACGCCACGCCAACTGTCAATAACCCTTTTAACAAGTACGTCATTACAATCGATGTATTCTCCCTCACGAATCCAGTGATGATGTATGTCCATGACCGTAGGTACGAGGTCAGATAATGATAAGCAGTCAGTAAGTCCATGTGTGTATTCCTCATTCTCTAGTGTTAGTGTGTTTCGTGCCTCAGGGCTAAGTCTACCATACACATCCCTGATGCCCTGAGGACCTTTACGACCAGAAATGTGAACATTGATTTTGATATCCTGAAACTTCTGACCATAACCCATAAATCTAGCCATGTCAACGTGATATTCAAATTCATCTATACTCTTATTTACTACTTCTTCACGGTCACTTGCTAAAACTACAAATTGGTCAGGATGAAATGACAAGCGAACGTCATTAGCCCGAGCAGTTTCACCGATAGGAGCCATCCAACGTTCAAGCGAATTCTGAACATCAGTTGAATGCCAAAAGTCTTTGTATTCATCCATAGTATAGAAACTGAGCATATCACTAGTAAGACGCAACATTCGTAGTTCGGGTTCAAGTGTAGCAACTTTCTTAACCAATGCGTGAGTATTCATAATGTTACGTTTAGCAACATCCATAATCTTTTCTTCTACTACACTACGACTATTACGCTTTGCCCAAGCTTGTGTAGTACCACCAGTGTTAAGACCTTCGGCAGATACAATCTCACCTTTTTTATTGATTTCTGCCCATTTACAGGCGAAACCGATACGTTTGTTAGTAGTGTCAAATGAGTGCATAAGAATAAGAAGTGATAAATAATAAGATATATTGTAACACGTTTACGCAATAAAGTCAACTATTTACGGATGATACTATGAGAATAAGTGAAATTTTAACTGAATCAAGCAACATGTGTCCACATTGTGGAAAAAATCCATGTGAGTGTGAGCATGTAGAAGAAGGCGAAAATTGGTCAAAGCATAATAACAAACGAGTTGGTGGCATGAGTAAAAAGAGTGTAGCCAGCTACCGTCGTAGTCATCCTGGTAGCAAGATTCAAACTGCTGTTACTACTAAACCTAGCAAACTTAAAAAGGGCAGTAAAGCCGCTAAACGCCGTAAATCATTCTGTGCTAGAATGAAGGGCATGAAGAAAAGCAGAACTAGCGCCAAGACAGCGAGAGATCCAAATAGTAACATTAACAAGAGTTTGCGTAGATGGAACTGTGAGAGTATTGAGCAAATGCAAGAGTTGGTGATGATTGCTGAACAGTTCTTAGCTAAGAAACGTAATCAATTATAATTATTTAATTTGTAGTTCGTGTTTTTTATCTTCATATGCTTTGACAAGAATAGACTTGCCACCGATATTAGGGGCTCCCATATTAGAAACATATTTCATCCAATCAATTTGCTCTAAGATAGACCTAACATAGGGCTTTTTAGATTTAAACAAGTAATGAGTTGTAGTGGTTATCGGCACGTCAGTGATCTCACATAAACCAATCTTTCCCCAGTATTTCAAACCAAATTCCCAATATTCTTTATTAGTTAATTGTTGGATAACTTCTTTTTTTCTGGGAACATTGTCACAAGTCAAAAAGAAATCAAAATCTTCATGCGATGTTTTTGGTTTCGTAATAATTCTTAAATTGGTACCTAATGCGTTCTTACTCCAAATTTGCATACAACAGTTTACATCATATGCTATATCATTTAATAAAAAACTATTTTTAGGAAGAATTTCGCTAAAATATAATCCAAATCTAGTATCTAATTGTTTATGAACTTTCCACGATGTGTGCCATTTTGCCGGAACAATAAATGCTATTACATCACTGAATTTAGCCGCATGATTAAAAAATCCTTTAGCCAACGGATTCATATAACCGTTACCGAATGGTGGATTACCTACACACGCTATCGGTACCCCTGGAAAGGGGTACCCTTCCGGTTCATATGTGAAAAAATCTTGTTGAATAATATTCTTTGATTCTGGGTATAGGTCCATTCCAATTGCAGTGTTCGGTAGAAATTGTAATATGTTTCCTGAGCCGGCAGAAGGTTCTAATACTGTGCCGAAGTTAGATAAAGGTACTAACGCATTTATATAATCAACAAATTTCTTTGCAATGTCTGGATGTGTGTAAAACTTATCCAATTCTTTTTTTATTTTTATTTTAGCAACAGTCTGCGCTTTGATTAAAGATTTAGTTTTCATTAAGTTTTTATAATTATCCGCACAAAGGTGGAATATATCCTTTTGAATCTTTGTATATATTGATTAAGGTAGATTCAAATTGATGTGCTACTTTATTTAGCACTTTTTCTTTTTTGCCAAAAATAATCTGCTCAGTAATCAACTGAGGAATTTCATATGCAAAAATTTCAACCTTAATATTCTTCAATAATGCGAGATAATTGCATTGTGTAACTACAAAATTAGTTGTAGCACAACTACCCTTAATCATTGCTAAGGTAGTTCCGGATTTATATGAAGTATACCTAGATGATAATCCCGAACTAGTCATGCCAATTTTAACAATTTTACCATTGTATACAATAGTGTATACCCATTCTTTAGGACTAGCGTCCCACAAAGCTTTGATATCAGCTACCGGAATATAATCAACTAGATTACCTTGAAATGACATACTATCAATATATTTTCTTCTAGAGAGACTTTTACCTAAAAAGTTTTCAGCTACATTCAAAACACAATCAGCAACCTTAGTAAAAGGATACTCTGGTAACATTTTTTGTAATGCCAACATTGATATTTGGTTATCCAAATCAAATACAAATTCATTGTTTTTAATGACTTTTGTAATTTCTTTGTATACACTACCATTGTCCACTGGTGGAAAATTTTTAGGCAATTTGAACGATTTAGTTTGCGTAACCATATATCTATATTCCTTTAATTAACTCAATACAAGTATTATAGCACAATTGCCATTTATTGTCAAATTTCAGCACTATCAATTTGATCTTGGTGAAAAGCCCTAGCGTCGGTTTCATTGTCGAATGTTTCCAAGACATTCATACCGCCTAAGGGATGAGGGAACCAAACAAGCCATTGACCTTCGTCATTTTGGGTGCAATAAAGCTCTACTTTTTCTGACATTTTGTTACCCTGTAAATCAACTGAATAAGACTCTATTATATACCCAAATGTATTATTTGTCAACCTTTAGCAACTCGTCTATTGTATACAAATTACGCATATAAGGAGATACATCTTCTAATACACTACTGGCCACATCACCCTTTCTTCTTGAACCGTATTTCACGTTGAAGTTGATATTATTGACTTTTTGAAACTCATCAACAATCTCTTTTACAGTATATCCTACTCCGTGACCCAAACATTCTACACTATTACTAGGTTTCTCAATAGCTTGTTTTAATGCATCACATATTTCATTTACATGAACATAATCTCTAATACAAGTGCCATCAGGTGATACATCATAATCATTACCGAATATAGTAAACTGTTTTGATTGCATAGCCATAATTAGATTATACATCAATCCATCGGGGTTAGTGGGAGCAAAGCCTTCGCTTCCAATAACATTATAAAATCTAAAGATTGTATATGGTGTTGGACGATGGGTGATACAATATTCTCTAACTACATCTTCTGCCGCACGTTTACTAATTCCGTATGCACTACAACAATCTTGTGCGGCTCCTGTGCTTGCAAAGATAAAGTTCTTTGTTTTAATTTTATTCAACACATTCATTGTGCCATTCAAATTAGTAATGTAATATGGAATAGGTTTGATTTCGCTTTCACCTACATTAACCAATGCGGCTAAATGAATCACACAATCAAACTCATCTTCTAAACTAAACTGACGATTGATATCACAATGATAGAATGTATGAGGTGACTCTTGTGGCTCTACTTTATCTAATCCATAAACTTCATAATCATTCTTTAACATCTTAGTAAGATGTGAACCTATGTAACCACTGTTACCTGTAATTAAAACTTTTTTTACCACTGAAATAATTCCTCACTAGTTTCTTCTGCTGGTTCAAAGACTGGATCTTTAGTTAAATAAGTGTCATTGTCTGTATAGATAACTCTAAACTTATGTTTGTTGGTCAACACGCTACGAACATCATCAATACAAATTACACTACGACCTAGATTTTCAATGAAGTCAGAATGTGTAATAGTTGTTTCATTACAAATTTTAGCTGTATTACTGTTAGATAACTTAGGCTGAAATTCACGGAAGCAACTATTCCACTTGTGAAATACACTATCTTCTTGCTGTTTAGCATGATCCAATGATCCTAAGTTATACCAAGTTTCTGGTTTCTCAAAACTATCATATAACTCTTGTGCACTCTTAGCCATGTCTTTCTTTGTGCATTTGTAAAAGAAATCTTCATTGAAGTTTTTAGTCCATCGTTGGCTCTCTAATACTAACGTAGGCAATTGAATGTGTTGTTCATAGAATGCCATGCCATAACTTTCGACTACACTAGGATTAAATGCAATACGACTTGACTTGATGAAATCAACTTTCTCTTGACCAATGATACTAGAACGAACATCAAACACAGCACCAATTTTTGCTAGTCTATCTTCAAACTTCTTTACACCATTAGGACTAGTCATAACCTTAGCAGGCAACCCAGTCTGTTCAATTAAGTCAATAAACAATTCAGGGTTCTTGCCTTCTTCCCAACGACCAACGAATAATACACCTTCACGTGGTCCGTGATATTCTTCTAATAATGATTTCTCTGTAATAGGGATAGGAAGATGATACGCAGTATCACTGATATTCAATTGATTAAATTTACTTTGAGTCCCTACATATACTCCCGGTGTATCTAATTGCTGTCGCATCATTGCATTTGTATTGTATAAGAAAGGGTTCTTTGTATCTTTAAAGATTTGACTTTCTAAATGAGTATATGCGATGATTTGAATGCAATCATCAAGACCCATAGTGCTAGCCACTTGAACAGTCTCGTATGTATTGCAAACTAATGCATCATATAAATTACTACTCAATGCTTTAATAATACTATTACGGAAGTTAGCCATACGTTCATAACAGAAAGTATCACCATACATAAAAATATTACTATGCTCAGTATATCGTAATGATTCTGCTGGTGCTATAATATTAGTCGGAATAGATTTAATAAACTCATTGTCTTGGGGTAACTTATCAGTAATGATATCTACTTTAATGTTATGACTATCCATCAACTCACAAAAACTTTTTGTAAATTGTCCAATACCACCATGCGGTATTAGTGTTTGATAGCTTACTAAAAATCCAATGCGTTTATCGTATGTTCTCATTTTGTTTCATCTACTACTGGCACGTCACGCCATTCTGTCCATTCAAGTTTTCTAATATAGTCACTAGTTCTAGGATTTACTGCACTATAATCAGAAACTTCAATCTGTGTTCTATATTGTAACACTTTTTCAGGTCCATCCCAACCAGGACGGACAAGATATCTTAACTCATACATGTATTTACCTCGTTAGTTTCCATATAATATGGGTATTCTTATCGTGCCATCTGTGTTCAAAGACAGGATCATCAGGGCCAGTCCACATGGCTGTCATTTTGTACCCGTATTTCAACCAAATAGTTTTACCGGATATATAACAAGTCTTGGGCAACCAAGCAAATTTAAGCTCGGCCCCCAAACATCTCTTATAGAAATAATCATCTGCCTGTGATATAAACTCGTCTAGTGGCATTTTAGAACAAATCTACTTTTTCCCAAGGCAAGTCTGGCTTACCAAAGTGACCATAGTTAGTTGTGCTACTATAGATCGGTCTAAACAAATCAAAACGATCAATGATACCGTTAGGTGTCAAATCAACATTGTCTTGTACCCATTTTGTTAGTGTGCGACTTTGTTCAGTATGTGCAGTTTCAATGTAGAAACTCATAGGTTGTGCCATACCAATAGCATAACTAATCTGACAAGTAGCCCAGTTTGCTTGTCCGCTTGCTACAATATTTTTAGCAATATATCGCATCATGTAGGCAGCAGACCTATCCACTTTAGTAGGATCTTTGCCACTGAAGGCTCCGCCACCATGAGGGCTATACCCACCATAAGTATCAACGATAATCTTACGGCCAGTAAGCCCAGTGTCACCATCAGGACCACCGATAACAAATCGACCAGTTGGGTTAATAAAGAATTCAGTTTCATTGTCTAAATATTGTTCCGGTAGTATTCCTCGAATGATATTCTCAACACCCATTCTAACTGAATTGATATCAATACCTTCACTGTGTTGCGTTGAACACACTACTTTACTAATACGCTTAGGTGTATTGTCATCGTTATATTCAAATGTTACTTGACTTTTAGCATCTGGACCTAACCATTCAACTGACCCTGACTTACGAATCTGTGTTAGTTCTTCTACAATACGATGCGCCCAATAGATAGCTGAGGGCATATGTACATCTGTTTCATTGCATGCATAGCCAAACATTAATCCTTGATCACCTGCACCAAACGTATCTGTACCTAACGCAATATCAGCACTTTGTCCGTGCAATAGATTAGTAATCTCTACTGTACGCCAATCAAAACCTAATTGTTCATAACCTACATCTTTAATAACATCACGTACAGCATTTTCTACGGCTTCGTTGTGCAATACTCCTTTATACTCACCTGCAACAATAACACGATTAGTAGTAACCAATGTTTCACATGCACAACGTAATGCTCGATCCTCATGTGTCATTACTAAATCTAATACTTTATCACTAATTGCATCTGCAATTTTATCAGGGTGTCCCTCCGATACGCTCTCACTTGTAAATAAATAACTCATTAATTTCCTTTATATTATTACCAACTATCAACATCGGTGATGTCCATCTTCATTGTGCTCTTTGGATCAAATTCAATTGTAACTGTGGGACCGATGCCACTAGATGAATTTTCTTTCCAAACAACTCTATCAAGGTCGTACATTTCAAAAACTTCTTTTAATTTCTCAAATTGATTTCTTGTTATTACTATTTCTTTCATTATGTTCCCCATTCATTTTTAAACAACGGCACTTGCAATCTATCACTGTATCTATATCCTCGATTCATTGCTTCAATAGCTACATTCTTAGCATTTAGATTGTAAAGTGATTCTACACCACCGCATGGCATAAAGTATACTGGCCCTCTAAATCCTCTGTGACGATATTCTTTAACTGCCTTATCTGCTTCAAGTGCATCCTCACTCGTAGCAATAACAAACTTCAAATATACAAAGCCTATACTTTCATATTGATGAATAATCTCAGGACGAATTGCTTCTTCCCACTTCTCACCGCTAATGCTTAATTTAGGGCTTACACTAAATGTTAATGCATTCTTTTCTCTGTTGATCTTCCATTGTTGTAGATATACTTTAAGGTCTTGACTCAGTTCTTGTGTGCCGTTAGTTTCAAATGTAATCTCTTTCAATGCCTTCATTTTTTCATGCGAAAGTAATTCTGGATACGCTCTTTGCCAACCGAGAAGAGGTTCACCACCTGTAATAACAAGATGCTCATCCATCCAACGCCCATGAGGAAGTATATCCATAATGCTACTAGCAATAGCATCGGTAGTGAGCACAGGACTAAGATGTTTAAACCTAGGGTCCCAACTTGCGTAACTATCACATCCCGTACTGACAAGCGGTAGGGATTTATAATCTGTATAATCTTCTGCTTTAATCGCAATAACATCTCTCTCACTACTAACTTCTCCCTTAGACATGCCGAATCCACCGCATGTAAAATTACATCCATATGTTCGTAAGAACACGGAGGGAACACCCATGTATCTACCCTCACCTTGAATGCTGTAAAATAACTCTGATACTTTTAAATGACTCATATTTGTTCCGAAATAAGTTTTGCTGTGTATGGTGCTAATGTCCAGCCTAAGTGACCGTGTCCTGTATTATAGTACACTTTACTATTCTTGTCACTACATTTGGTAATAGGCATCATATTAGGAGTCATTGGTCGCAAGCAAGCCCAACTACTGTAATCATGCGTATTGATATTCGGGAAGTTAGTTCTTACCCAATCTAATAGTGGTTTAACTCTATCGTGTCTGATATCGTAGTTCTCACCTGCAAGTTCAGCAGTACCTGCAACACGGAACTTGTTGCCCAATGTTGATGTAACAATCTTTGCCTGGTCATCTAATAGACTAACGATAGGTAAGTGTTTCTTATCTACGTTGTTAATAGTGATACTATAACCCTTGACTGGATATATATCAAGGTTATCACCGACATACTTAGCAATTTCAACGCTACCTACACCCGCTGACACAACAACACTATCATACAAATTAACTAGCTGTTGCATATACTCTTTGGTAACTGTTGTATTGTAAATGAAGGCTACACCGTATTTCTTCTTTAATACTTTCTCTAGTTCAATACAAAACTTGTGAATGTCTCCGGTCCAATCACTTAATGTCCAAGCACCACCTACAATACCTTTAACAGATTCTAGTTTACTTTCTAGTTCTTTAACTTTTTGTGTACTAACAATATCCCACTCGCAACCATTACTACGATAGATAGTTTGTGCTTGTTTAGCGGCTTCAAAGTATTGGTCGTCTTTGTAGAAGTGCAAGATGCCACTAGGTGATTGGTCGAACGATAGTTTCTCTGTGTAAATAATCTCTTTGTACAACTTACTAGATTCTAGGCCCATTTTAATTGTTTCGCTAGTGTTCTTTTCATACTGATTGGTGGCAGTATTGTATAAGAACTTTGCGATCCACTTCCATTGTTTGAAATCTAAACGAGGGCGAATGAGTAGTGGAGCATCTTTCTTAAAGAGCCACTTGATGCCCTTCTTGACGTTACTCCATGTAGTCCATACTTCGCTGTTACTTACAGAGACCTGACCCCCGTTAGCAAAGCTAGTACGCATTGCGGGGTAAGGCTCTTGTTCGTACACGTGTACTTGATAACCTTGTTTAGCAAGGTAATATGCTGTTGTGATGCCGGTAATGCCTGCACCGATTACTGCTACTCTTTTGCTCATTCAAACTCTCTATCTTCTCGGTGACCACCACGCCCTGCCATATTACTATCAGTCTCACGGACCTCTACTCTACAGCACCATACACGTTTAGCTTCTTCACTACCGCAATTGGGCAAGAAGATTGTGTTAATGTATTCATACAAGAAGTCAGCAATACCTTCACAGCCAGTGCGTTCTACTTCTGTAATCTTTGCTAGTTTCAATTCACCTAAACGCAATAGTTCATCACGCATAGGATCATCTTGTGCGACTAATAGAGTATGGTCAAACCATTCTTCTAGTTTATCTTTAAGTGGGCGTAGTCCACCGAAGTCAGTTACCCAATTACGAGCATCTAGTGTGTCGGCTTCAAACTCAAAGTGAAAACTCATAGCATAGCCATGAATCAAATTACAATGACTATCAGCACGCCATTGACGGTATGCGACAGGACCTATTTGTCTGTATGTTTTTGTTGAAAAGAATTTTTTATTTGCCATTGATTTCTCCTATGTTAGATTATAGCATAGGACGCAGAATTTGTATACCGGGGTGAGCCCAAAGAGACCGGTTGTGATATTTAACTCATGTAATCATTTTGGAAATACGACTTCTTAGTTCTTCGTATGTTATTGACGTTTTTCTTTTTACCGTAAACGTTTTTGTTAATTCCAAATCCTCATAGATTAAATCTAATGAAAATTTATATGCACAATTATCAATAGCTTTATTAAATTTTTTAACATCCTCAATTGTTTTATGTAATAATTGTTCAGATATTTCAATAGTAGTATTTTCTAACTGTTTATTTGTTTCAGTAGTATTAATCCAAATTTTTGTATATAGACTAATATATAAACTTAAGCATTGATCAATTATTGATTTTCTACGCAATCTTATAATATTATATGAATTATTTTCTAGTTTTTTAATAAAATATTTTGGGTAATATTGTAAATCATATGCATGTACTTTAAGAATAAATTGATTAGTATTGATAGATTTTAAAAATGGTATAACTGAATCTGATTTGTTGTTATATACTATAGGTTCATTTAATACTACAGGACTGATACCCTTTTCTAAAAATATCTTTTCTAATTCAAAAAGAAGGCCGGTAGATCCTGTACGTATTGATGAAATAATTACTATAGGTAACTTCAAATCAGAAAACATTACTTAAGGCCCATCTCCTTGCGAATCTTTGTGGCACTAATAGAATGTGTAGCATCATCAAAAGTTTCTTGTTCAATCTTATATCCAACATCACGACCATATGTAATATTAACAATATTTGGAACAATTTGAATTTCATATTGACCTTGATATAACATATCTAAATCACGTTTAATAAAGTTCTTTACTTGTTCGATGGCAAATGGATTAGAACCATTCCATCCTTGACAATCACGTATCTGTATTACAACCTGTCCTGTCTTGGCAATAGATCGTTCAAATAATTTACGATGTCCTTCATGCCATGGTTGCCAGCGGCCTAACATCTGTACTGTTTCTTTTTGCCAATCAAATATCGGTCTGCGTCTATTATCTAAGATATGTGCGGCAATGAACTCACCCCACTTTTCACCATGTTGTTCTGTGATTCTAAAGTCATATACATCAGGTGGAATAAAGGCTTTATTAGTATCTTCAAAACGACCTTTGTCAATGGTATCAACCCAAATAGTCCAGTCTGCTTTGAAGTTGTTACGCATTTCAACAAGTGGTGCAACAAAGTCACATATCACATAATCAACATTAGTCATTGCATCTGCTAATTCACGCATACGATGGCTTTGACGAATACGACCTTCAGTACTAAAGTCCCAATCGTTGTACTTTTTACGAACGTCATCGGCATTTAACCAACCAACTTTTTTCTTTTCAGCTTGTAGATGGTCTACAATGTGCTGTGCTAGGTATGTTTTTCCGGATCCTGGAAGACCCATTATTAGTATTCTTTTTGGCATATTATTTATTAAGTGTATTTATAATTTGAGCATCTGCTACTCGTTTTCTTAAACTACTACTACTGAAACTATGGTCACGACCATTGAACACAAGTTCAATGCCGCGCTCACTACCTTCCCATCTTCCGGTAAACTCTTTATCTGCATACTCTACGCCCAAAATGCGAACATCTAATGGTAGAATAAGCAGTAGGTCAATGAGGTCCTGTTCAGTTTGATATACAACTACTTCATCAACATAGCGACAAGCCGCTAATTGAATCTGTCGTTCTACAATACTTTGAATTGGTTTGTTCTTAGTATCAGGTCGATCAATTGTAGGGTCAGTTTGCAGTCCACAAATTAAGTAATCACAATGATTCTTTGCTTCACTCAACATAGCTACATGACCGGCATGTAAAAGATCAAATGTACTAAAAGTAATACCGATCTTCTTTCCTTGTGCTTTTAATTCTTTAATGTGATTGAAAATCATTTTGAAAGAGTCCTCCACATTTTAGTTTGTTCGTGTTCTTTTAAGAATTCTTCTTCACCAACGAATGTAGGACTGTCTACTAGAATCTCATCTAACAACCACTTGATGCGATGTAGGTCTTTTTTGATTTCAAATTGATTGAAACCATCATTGTAGTTGCTATGCAATTCTACACCACTCATATAGATTTGATGATGTACTGCGTTATAATCCATTTGTTTACGATACCCCATTATACAACTCTCCCTAAACCTAGCCATATTAATTGGTCTAGTTCTCGTTGATAATCTAATCCTAGTCTACGCTTTTCATAGATTGTTTGTAACACTTCTGTACCATTACCATAATCTACAGCACCAGTACCTCGGCGTTCTAATTCTTCAATCAGTTCGTCAGTGTCAAAATCTTCTAAATCAACATCAACTTCAACTTCTTTATATACTAGTCCCATTATTGATCCTTACATGTGCAATTACGACCTTGATTGCAATTGCCGTTACATTTACTATTATTTGGCATTGTAGCAAACAACACTACAACACCAACCACTACTGCGATTGAGATTAGTAGAGTGAGAATCATTTGCAACCTTTATTAGCAATTTGCAAGAATTCTTGTCTTGCGGCTGGGTCAGTTTTGAATCCACCACCTAAACGACATGTAACAGTAGAGCTACCTGTATCTTCTACACCACGTGATTTCACGCAATAGTGTTGTGCATCAATCATAACTGCAACATCTTCTGTATCAAGGATGAACTGTAAGGTGTGAAATATCTGCTCTGTTAAGCGTTCCTGAATTTGAGGACGTTTACTGAAATATTCTACGATACGGTTAATCTTACTAAGCCCTAAAACTTTTTGCTTAGGGACATAAGCTACAGTAGCCAATCCATCGATTACTACAAAATGATGTTCACAGTTAGATTGAACATTAACATTACGCTCTACAACCATTTCGTTGTATTGCATCTTGTTGTCAACTGTTGTACATTTAGGGAATGCTTCGTAATCAAGTCCCCAAAAGATTTCATTTACATACATCTTAGCAACACGCTTAGGTGTATCCATAAGACTATCATCTTCTAAGTCTAACCCTAGAGTTTCCATGATAGATTTGAAATGACCTTCAATGATATGAATCTTATCTGTGCGAATAAGTTTGTTTGGTTTTGTGGGTGTCTCAACACCCATTTTTACTAAGTGCTCATGCACTTGTTGACCCAACTCTGGATCTGTTTTTGTTTTATTATAACTCATAGATAACCTTCCTTTGTGATGGTTTTGTTTTGACATTGTGCTACCGTTGTGTAGCACAATTATTTATCACTTTGATTTAGTAACTGATTTTTTAGATTTAGCCCGAACTGCAGGCTTCATGTTAGCAAGTTCTACATTAGCACAAGCTTCACGGACTTCATTAACTAATGCGTCCCAATCCCAAACTAATTCAGTGTGCCCATCTTCAAATGTTTTCACAGTGAGATGAGTACCCTGAACTATCTTGGGCCAACCACCAGAAGGAACATTACCTGATTTCTTCTTGCTGGTTGCCATGATTAAGCCTTAGCTTTTGCTTCAGCACGTGCGGCTTTTTCTGCTGTAATTTCATTACGGCGAGCCTTAACTGCTTTAGCTAACTCTGCTAATGCTTTACGAGCACGAGTGCCAGCGGCTGCATTACCTTTGTTAAACTTATCATTCTCAGCATTGTATGCTGCCAAGCTTGTTTCAATATCATTTTGTGCGCTCATAATTTTCTCCTTAATATTTTGCTTCACGGGTGTGTTTACGATAATCACTATCCATACGCAACCATTGTTGTCCGTTACCTTCTAGGATATCGCAAATTCTATCGATTGTACCATCAGTCCAATCACTAATCTTTCCTTGATTCATATGCGGCTGATGTAACATATTATACAACTTAATTGCCGCATCTTCAACACTCCAGGGCGTATAAAGTCTTGTATAGTCATTCGCAAATGTTTCAGGGAAACTACGATATGCGGGATACAATACATTACAACCCAATGCATCTGCTTCACTTACTGTGTTACTTACCCAATCTTGCAAAGCACAGTTAAACAATATTCTAGTATCATTCAACAACCCATAATATGCATTCTTATCTAGGTCTTCGTATATACGTAACATACCACGACTTTGCATTTCTTTGGTGCGCTTCATGTAACTATCATTGTTGCTTTTTAAAGCACTGCCACTGAATACACAGAATTCTACATTGCGAGGTACACCATAACGATCCTTATAACCATAACGGTCAAAGAATTCTTCAATCACATCCATGTAGAAGTCTGGTTGCTTTTCCTGATCCCAACGAGCACTGAATGCAATACGCATCTTACGCTCATTGAATGGTTTGATAGCATTACCGACACGTCCTCGTACTTCACTCTTACCAAACGCTAAGCCTGAGATATTGTAGATCGGTGCCTTCCAACCCGCAATCTTCATATGCATGACCATTTCTTCGTTACTAGCAAGCACACCATCAGCAAAACTATCAACCATCTTCTCATAGTGACCCATGAACTCACTCATACCCCATACGTGTACGAAATCATCAGGGTCAATAGATTGTGCTAGACATCGAACAAAAATCTTAGGACGACTTGTGATCGGAATCTGTTTCATAATGTAGGGCAATGATTCAATGCCCGGCTGAAACATATCTTCAAAATAAACTATATCACCTGCGCCTACATCACCTTGCTTCATCATCTTAACTAGATTCATAAGTTGACTCATACCAAAGTATGTGCGACCATGTGCGTCTAGTACTTGACCTGTAACAATAGCTTGGTCATTAGATAATGTTTCGCCCGGAACAATAACATAGTCAATGCCCCTGCGTTTGAATACAGCTTCATTCCAGTCTTGTAACTGCAATGTATATCGTGCTTTGTAAGGCTCAAGGCCCATGTAAAATAGTTTACGCATTTTGTCTCTTAATATCTTCTTCTACACATTTCTTACCATATTGAATCTCTACGATTTTACATGGTTTGCTAAACGTGTTAACTAGCTGATGCCATTCATCAGGTTGAATAGTGATTGTATCATGTTTGCTTAGAACTGTCTCAGTCAATTCACCCGTTTCAGCATAACGGCGTATCTTGCATTTGCCTTCAGTAACGATCCAATGTTCACTACGCTTTGAATGTTTCTGCATACTAAGAGATTGTTTTGGTTCTACTGTAAGTTCTTTTACTTTAGTACCATCTACTTCGTGTAGAACACGATAGTATCCCCAATCTCGTTCTGTTTTGGGTGCTTTCCATTCTTGTAGAATCCAAGAACTACTGTTCTTTTTGTCATCACCGCCTACATTGAAAGCGAATAGAATGTTTGCATCTTCTTCAAATCCTTGCATTTCAGGGATATTTGTTTGATTTCTATCGCCACCATTAGCAAAGATAATAGTATCATCGGGACATTGTTCACGTAATTTAACAATAGCATCACGGCTACTGTTATCACTATCATCAAACTTAATGATACCGTCTACATCTTGTAACGCCCAAATGATTCCTGCACGTTCATCATAAGGCATAAAAGGTTGACCCTTCTTGCGAGCCAACCATTCGTCACTATTGATGCCAACGATAAGCTTGTCGCCTAGTTGTCTTGCGGCATTAAAATAAGCGATATGACCTGTATGTAGTGGGTCAAAGCCGCCTGTGACTAAGACAATGTTCATGGACGAGTATCCTCAGCCCATTGATCTTTAGCCCACTTGCCTACCACTGCTTTAGTGAACTGGCGATATGCGAAACTACGCATATCGTACAAGGTTGATTCGTCAAACTTGTAACCAAAGTCTTGGCAGAATGCCAAGTAGTTCTCAAGGTCCTCGAAAATTTGATTAACACGAGGGTTAGATTGATATTGTTGTTTTGCCATTTTATTAATTCCTTTAAATAGCTAGATGTTGATAAGGTTGTGTTGTGTTATAAACAATCGTAGCACCGTTTTCATTATCTTCTGATACTTGAATAACGATATTACGATCTGGATATCGAGTTGCAATAACTTCATAGAGGTCATCACTAATCATTTCACAACTTTTGTAATCCAATGCAAGAATGCCTTGAGAATATTGATTCTCTAACCATCGCTTGAATTGAATAAACTCGATATCACGGTCGTTGTGAAACACTTCAATCGACACCTCAAAGTGAAAGATGTGTCGATGTGGAGTTGCTAGAAAGCTAACATCATACTCATCACCTGTTGCCAAGTTAGGGTCTGTTGCAGCCGCTGGGTACTTATGAATACCTTCTTTTTGAAAACGTACAAAAATTGTACGAATTGCTTTATCTTTAATACGCTGACGTTTTTCAGCTAATGCTTGTGATACTTGTTCGTTCATCGGTCATCTCCGAAATCTACTGTGTTATGGTCATTGTCCCATTGCGCTCTATTCATTAATCGCAATTCGGTAAAATACTTATCTTTAGTCTCTCTCAACTTTTTAATTTTCTCAGGATCACTATTACCGGCTTTCTCTAATTGAAAGATTTGATTATCTAGTAATCTAACTGATTCTTCTAATGTCTTAATACGATTTTTATATGGCATATTAGTCTCCTAAAACTTCATTGATAGCATCATCACTATCTTCAATAATTTCTTCAACTTCCGGCTCACTATCAGCTACTTCAAATAATTGATCAAACATAGTCATAGCATTCATTGCTTTCTTACCACTTAAGCCCTGACTACCTGACTTCATTTGCATCCAGAAGCTACTATGTGATTCTATCATATCTAGGCTCTTTTGTCTATCTTTTTGTGCAAATATCTTATCAACAATTTGACCGAAATGCTCATCATCAAACTTGCTCATAACCATTTTGGGCATGATACCGTTATCATATTGACGATTAGCTTCTTGTACAGCAGTCATATGCATATAAACATTATGACTTTGTAGTAAGGTGTAGCTTAGTGTATCCCAACTTGTTTTAGTTTCTTTACCATGCTGACCGATGAAGCCTTTACCTCGATAGCAAAGGTCCTTTATCAACATACGGTCCGTTACCGGGCTGTCTGTAAACTTGTCATGTATACCATCAGCTAATACAGCATCACTGAATTTCCGATTATCATTAGCATAATCTTTGTTTTCAGCCGTCTTTTCCATACTGTATGCCCACTTCTTATCGTGTTCAATGCTGTTGTTAAAATAAGCTAATCCTTTAGCCGCACTAAAGAATGGGCTTGCACAGTCAAACGTAATCTGTAGATTTGGGTTGTGATACTTACGAATAGCTTTTTGAATATCGCTAAACAATACGGCATATTCCATAATACTTACACCCAAACAGTGAATCAAATCATGTTTGCCTGGTTGCAATAGTCCATCATGGATGATACCCACTAATCTACGCAACATCAAATGTACATCAATCTTGTTCTGACCACCGAACGCCCAACCATTAAAGTGATTATCTGGATAAATATTAGGGTCACAATACTTCTTCATTTCTTCATACCAATCATCACTTTGTGTATGATTACGACCTTGCAGTACGTTTAAGAACTTGCATTTGCCATTACGATTTTGAATAAAGTATTCGTTGTTGATGTGAGTTGCAGTAATAGCTTCTTCAATAGTTGAGATACCGTGAGCACTCTTACCTGTCTTAGGATCCTTGATATGATAAGTTGTGAGAGATTGTGATGGGATATCTAAACACATACCATAGTCCATGTATGTGTCCATCCAGTTCAATACAGCTTTACGCTTTACCATAGCACGTGGGCAGTTAGGATCTTTCCAGTCAGCAGGCCATTGACATTTAAGAATCTGAAATCCACCACTGTCACCCAACATGAATGTACCTTCTTCACGTTCTCTAATGATTGATTCACTAGAATCGTCTTTGGTAGTATCTAAGTTAGCGTGACCTGCAGAATACAAGCCCCACTTATAAGTGTATAGACCTTCTTTACTATTAAGAAAGTTTAGTTTTTCTACATCACCGTTAAAGCCTGCAGGAATACGTTCAGGTGGGAAATAGTTTTCTCCCTTACGTTGTTTGCCCAAGCCAGCAATGTAGAAACTACTGACTGCGGGTAGAAACAATGCCCAATCGGGCTTGTGTTCGGCTGATAGATTAACTTGTTCCATTAAACTTTTACTTCTTCTTTAATCAATGCTTGAACAATTTTAATTTGTTCTTCTTTTTGTTTAATCTGTTCCATCAAATCTTTAATAGCGGGATTTGTTTCTGCTAATTTGTTGCGCTCGGCTTCTTCTAGCATTTTCTGTTCAGCCCACCTTAAGATGTCGATAGCATTAGGTGTTAGATTGATATGAGCACTTCCACCACCTAATGTTTGAAAACTACTACCATCATAGACTTTCAACGTCTGACTACTAGAGTCGTATGCTACAGTACCTGTAATAGGGTTACTATTGTTAATATAAGGTGATGAACCCCTATTACTATTAATGATTAGGAACTCACCTCCGTATACGTAGTCAATCATTTTGAATTAGCTGGTAATAGATATGTGTAAGTAGCTAAGCCACTATCAACAATAATCTCTGTTGCACCTGCATCAGCGATACGAACCTTCTTATCACCCGGCAAGTCCATGATAGCCAAGAACACCTTAACAGGCCAGTTCCAAGCTTTGCTCAATGAGCCAGTAACACCCGGCTGAAACACAAAGTTACCTGAGTGAGTTGACGGGTCACCGAAGTTAATCTTCAAGTCACCGTTAACTGTTGTGAATGTGAAATGTTCTTCTTCACTATTTGCACTTGCTTGCTTTTTCAGTCGTTGAATACCTGCGATAGTAGGCTCAAATTCAACGTTCCAGCTAGTACCTTTGAATGTGACACTTTTAACTTTTTCTTCAACGATTGATTTAGTCATCAATCGATAATCATTGACAAAAGATCCATCTTTAGTTTCAAAGTGAATTGTAGATGGGACACTAACACCATCACGGTCAGTACGTACTACTGAGATTTTAGCATTCTCATCATAGTCGTCAAAACCTAGAATTGTTTTTAGTTTACCTAAGTTAGGCATACCAAAGACACCGATGAAATCAGCGATAGGGTTATTCAATGTACCTGACACAATAACAGATTTGTTCTCTGCGATTGCATTGATACTAGTTTCAGTATCAGTACCTGATACTTTAATCAAGTCTACGTTGCCTAGACCATTAGTGTGTGTAATTAAATCTTGTAAATAATCTTTCATGTTTTTCCTTTGTATACCTATTTAGGCAGTTTATGTTATGTATTATAGTGGAGTTTATTGCATAAAGCAACATCAATTTACCCAAAGCTGAATAAATCATCGAATGTAGACTTAACGTCAATGTTGCTCTTTATATCCCAATCAAGCACACCAAGTAAGTTGTCAATCTTTTCATCAACCAATGTCGATTCCATTGCTTCATCATCAAATGGTAGTTCTTTGAACCATTGAGGAAGTCTAAGTTCGTCAACTGGATAAGCTACGCTTGTAAAGCCTAAAGGATTTGGTTTAAGTTTACAAACAATAATCTTCATGCCGTCAACAATTTGTTGACTGTAATTATCACTATTCATTTTACGTAGATAGTTCCAATTGATAGCGGCTCTAGCATGACCAACACCACACTTACCTGTTTTATCAAATACTTGTGTATGTTTAGTCAAGTTGTTTACTGACTTAGGTGAACCTTTAGTCCAACTATCTTGTGCAACCATGACACGCTTGAATTCCTTGACACGTTCAATAACATCAGTACGATCCTTACCACGCTGAAGAACCATACTTAGTACGTCCATCAAAAACTCTTGTACATATTTAGGAGTATCAGCACGTTTCAAGTCAAGACCCATAGCTTTGATATCACCTAGTTGTCCGTCTTTGTCTTTACGCTTACCTTCTTTATCAAAGATGTTAATAGCATAACGTTTTTTAGTGATAAAGATACTACGATCACCAATCAGTTCTCGACCAGCTTTAATGATAGCACCGTTCTTTCTAGGGGCATGAAATGCCTTTTCTAAGAAACCAGGAAAACTATCGTTCGCTTGTTCAGCTATACCATCATATAAACCAATGCAGGTTTCTTTGTCCCACTCTAATTCACCGTCTTCGATTTGTTTTTTAAGTGTTGTATATGCTGTAAAATAACATGAGTCAGTATCACCATAAACAATCGCATTGCCTTCATGTGAGTATATACCTTCAACTGTTTCGTTGATGATACTCATCATATGTTTAACAATCTGACGACCACTTAGGGTAACAGATTGACCGATACGCTTGTCATAAAAACGGCAATGTTCATTCAACAATGCACCGTATGCTGAGTTAAGCAAAATCTTTCTAACAAGTTGTCGCTTATCATAATACTCAAACATATCAGTACCATATGCTTCCTTAGCCTGTTTCTGAATAGCTTTACGTTCAGTATACCAGCGAGTAAGTAGACCAGGTACGATTCCTTCTTTTTCATAAGTAAAGATTGTGCCATTTGCACTTAACATCCAGGGCTTATGACTATCAAAGATCATCTTCCAAATCTCTGCCGCACTCATTTCTTCAGTACGACCATCTTCAAAATCAACATATAAAATAGTACCACGTTCTTGGTTCATAATTGCGGTGTACTCTAGTGCACCAAACAGTCCTTCCCATAGAATTGCGCCTGTTACGTCATCGTCACCTTCTTTGTAGTACTTCTTTTCACGTGCTAGTTTAGCACCTTTTTCTTTCATGTACTGATCCGTTAGTGTCTGTCTGACTTGTGCGACAATTGTTTCTCCACCCATGTTGAGGGCACGAATAACCGAGGGGTAGAGCGAGTTAATGTCAACTGCACCAACCCATTCGTGCATTCCTCTTTTCGGCGTAGCAACAAAGGCACCTGCCGCTTGCTGGACTTCTTCTGCATTTTCAACCTTTCGTTTTTTATCGGGAACAACTAATCCACGTTCGTGTGCTTCATTCATAATAGCCATTTCAATCATAGCTACTGAACCCATCACAGTGGGTAATAATACTGTATTCTCATGTGCCAAAGCATTTGCCAAGTCTAAGAATTTTAATTTGTTGTGAATCTTCACCAACAACATGGTATCTTGTCTGTTGTATTCAATGAACTTTTTAAAGTCTTTGTTATACAATTGATCAAGTGTACCTTCATATTGTGTTTTGTTCTCGCCTACTTCCATCTCGCCGATAGAATCTAGTTTGTAACTGTGGCGTGATTCGTAATTGTATTTCTTATACAATTGCAAATAGTCCATGTGAATACGACCTACTAGGTCATATGTTGTTTCACTTTTGCCGAATCGTTCGTATTCTCGTGGTTTAGGCAATTGACCCATCAAGCAGAACTTGCGTGTATCATCTTTGCTCATAACACGTGTAACACGATTGACCATGTAGGGAATATCATAGCCCTCTGAGTTCCAACCAGTCAACACATCAGCATCTTCAATTAGTTGAAAGAAAACATCAAACATATCCTTTTCGTTTTCAAACAACATTGTGTTTTCAAACTCACTTACGATTTCATTTGCTGTTTCACTTGTCATATGCTTGGGTGCAATGACCAGAGTGATACATTGATCTAGCCAATCTAAGTAGCAACTGATAGCAGTTACTGGATTGAATGGATCACTTGTAGGACTAAATCCTTTGACAGGATCAAAGTCTACTTCAATGTCGAAAAAGCATGTATGAAGCTTAGGTGCATCAACACCAAGATAGTTTTCTGAAAGACAACGGAATACTACATTCACATCGCTTTCATACAACTTCTTATTGCCATGAATTCTTCGTTCCTTTTCAAATTCTTGTCGTCTGCGTGTGCTAAAACGACTTACTGGTTCATTGAAAATACTACGTTGTTTACCCTTAGGATCAGGATAATAGAATACGTAATTCGTAGGGAATTCTTTGTATTGGCGCTTACCGTCTTTATCTCGTTCTACAACATAGATACGATCTTCATCCCTGCTGTGAATAGCGTCAATGTAGCTCAAAGTGTTTTGCCCACAGTTTCCAAGATAGTGTTGAGTTCATCGTGGTCTTTGTTAGTCTGACCGAGACTTGCTTTGTGAGCAATCTTAATTGCTTTCTTCAAAGTACTTGCTTTAATTTCAAGTTCTTCTGCAACTGCTTTGATAGTATCATTCAAACCACCATTCAATGTATCGATTTCATGTAGGACTGTCATGCCCTCATTTACCAATTGTGTTAGTTTGATTTTAGCTTCGTTGTTAAACGAACGGTTATAGTCTGACATAGGTTCTCCTTAAATAATTAGTTAGTGTACTTGAACTGCGTAGAGAAGTCAAGTATTTTGCTTACCTTCTACAATCTTCTTGACCAAAGTATGCAATCCTGGGTTAACTCGTAGTGCATGTGGCATCAATTCATTGCGAATGTAATTTCTTGTATAGCGTGAGTTTTTGTTTGATTCATCCTCAATCCAAGGCACATTGTGACTTTCACACCAATAAACAAAATCTTGTTTACGTGTAGTTAAGAATGGGCGTAACACATTGTTACGTGTTAACGGAATAACCTTAGGCGTACCGTTTAATGCTGACCAAATATATGTTTCAACACAATCGTCTAAGTGATGACAGGTAATGACCGGTCCTAATCCCTTGAAAAATCTATAGCGTTCATTACGCCAATATTCTTCTTGTGATAATGTATTACATTTTTCGGTAACACAATGACCTACAATCATAGGGATGTTATTATCGGTACAATATTTAGCAACAAACTCAGCCGCCTTCTTACCGTGTTGTGTACCGTGATTAAAATGGGCAATAGTAACATCATGTTTGCGACTTAGAAAGTCAACGATAGCCATACTATCTACACCACCACTACATGCGATTGTGATTTGTTTGGGTAAGGGTACAGTGATTTTAATCATTTATAGATTATATCACATTCATTTAATGATTGAAAGTTATTTGGTCATGCATTGTTCCATAATATATTACCATCTAGTTCAATATTTTTCAATTGACATTCAGTGATATTCTGCCAAGGAATTTCATTTATGTTTAAAATATCACCTAATGGAAATCTATTAAGTTTCTTGTTTGAATTGGTTACAAATTTTTGAAATTCAATATCATCTATTGTTTGTTTAAATATCTTATTAGGATCCAATGTTATGTTTGGTGTTAGTAATAGATTTCCGGTTATATCATCATTGATAGGATCATCTTCTTCAAACCAACATTTAAAATGGTCTTTGCCCAGAATATCATCGGTTAACCAAACATCGTGGTCATATGAACTGTTATTAAAATCAAATTCTTCGTTAATATATTCAACTGTTTCGGAACCCCATATTGATTCTTTATCACTCATTTGATTAGTAGATGTTGCATGTATACCATAATTCAAATGATTAGGTGAAAACTTAGTTAACCTTGATAATTTTGGGTAAGTTAATGTTTCTAATAAATGTGTATTATTGTTTAGTTCATGTACGGAATGATGAATTATATGTTGAGGTAATTCGGTAAATGTTTCAACAGTAGTGAATGGATTAAGTAATTTACCTAATGAAGTAAAATGCCTATGCCATCTATTTAAATCTTGCTGTGTTAAATTACTATAATCTATTAAGAAATTTTTAAGCTCTGAAATTTCTTTACTATAATCAATATTATAATGTTTGCCTAATAATATAAAAGACTTTAATAAATTAGTGATAAAAATCTTATAATTTACATCCTTTGATAACTGTTCGATAACATGATGAGGATGCACTGACCAATGTAGGTTAGGTAAACGTTGTGAAGTTCGTATTACATAATCTTTCCATGTTGTTACAAATGAATTATTAAGTAATTTTATTTTGATTGCGATTGGTTGATTTTTGTAAAGTGTATTGTATGTCAGCATTTTATTGAAATATATGATGATTTTGCTCACCATATATTTTGATATATTTACCAGCTAGCATATCCGCCATTGCTTCGATTGGACTACCGGGATAGCTATCGCCTGGTTCAATCATATTTAGTTCACCTTGGCGTACATGAACTAATTCATGGAATACTGTTCGTAATATATCTACTAAGTTGCGGTTGTTGACATAGACCCAAATCTTATCATCACCCATTTTATGTCCGCCGGTGTGATGATTATTCTGAGCCTCTTCTGTATCCATACTTAGTTCAATTTTGGGGACTTGTTGCAAGTGTAATTTACTACTTGCCCATTCAGCAAATTTATCAACTTCTTGCTGTAACTCACTATCCCCAGTTTCATCTAGTTTATTTTTAATCCAACTATCAGGGCTTCTATGATATTTTCGTATGAATAAATCATGTAAAGCTTTGCCGGTAATGCTGTGCTTCTTCGCAATACCACGCATTAATTTGTCAATGGTATTGTAATTATGCTTTTCTAAACTAGGCAATTTTTTAGCTAGTTCAGTGGCAGCGGATTCTGATAGTATCTGATTAAATCGCATTTAGATTATAGATAGTCTTTATAATCGTTTGTTACAACGATACCGTCTGGGCGATTTATAATATGTACCATCTTTTGAGCAAGAAGCCACTCAATATAATACTCTGCGCCTGCATCAGTATGTGTACCGACTTGATCATTTGCCATCCAACTAGCATATTCTTCTGCTGTTTTGTTAGCTTGTATCCAATCAAGTAACGGAATAAAAGTATCCGCTTCATACTTAAATGTATGCAATCTTCCTTCAGCGTCTGGCTGAATAGGATCAATCGTTTTTTGAACTGTTTCTGACATAATAGTCTCCTTATAGTAAGTATTTATCTAAAAATCGTTATATTATTAATTACACCAAGAAGTCTTAGCTTCTCCGTAATATTCTCTTGCAAATCCGTTCTGTATTAACATCATTCTTAAACTTTGTCCATCTAATAATACGTCACCCAAAACACGACCGCCATATTTATCCCAATCAGCAATAGCTACTTGACGTTTTTGTGCCTTGGTAATTGCATTTTTTGTAAATGCAGTAGCTGCCTGACCACGTTGGTCTTCTTGTGGACACATTGCTCTATGACCCTTTTCAGGTGTATCAACACCAAATACACGTATACTTAACTCTTGCTTTAATGGTGGTGGTAAGAACGGTGCTTGAAACGCTACTGTATCGCCGTCAATAACTCTGGTGATTGGGAAATCATAGATATTCATTGGCTTTTGTTTTTGTGCGAACGCAACTGTTGATATTGCTAGTAATGCTATTGTTATTATTTTTCTCATCTAACTCTCTTTATAAAATATTCTTGTAATCAATAAACTTTGCGTGTCTATCTTGTAAGCCACGCATTGCTGGATTAATCTTTTGCGTTACTGCTTTAGTGTCGTTAAAGTTTTGTATATGGGGCTTAACTCGTGTATTCCAATACCATACAGCAATCTTTGCCGCAACATCTGGACGCTCTGCTAACTCGGGCTGTTGTAACAACGGTATCTTTAATGCTTGTTGTGCCATACGATAATTATCACGTCCTGTCAATTGAATGAATCCTCTACCGCGATACTTCTCCCCGTCACCTACTTGTTTATTGCCTAATATCTTAGCTGTCTGTGGGGCAAACTTAGGGTCATACTTTTTAGCAAAGTAACCTTTACCCATACCTTTTTCTTTTAATCTACTAAAGTCCCATGATTCATGGTTGGTTTGTGCCATGAACTGTGCTAACTCCGTGCCTTTAATGCCGGCAGCTTTAGCCGCACGTTGCAATAGTGCTTCGTGTTGAGGATGATTACTCAACATATTAACTGGCTCAGATTTTTGTTGTGCAGGCTGTGTTGGTTTAGCTTGTGCTACTCCTGTGGCACCTAATGCGGCTGCGCCTAATCCACCTAAGAAGCCCCTACGAGTTAAATCTTCTAATACTTTACGATTTCTAACACGTTCAATATCAATACCAAATGGTAATCCAGTTGCTAATGATTTAACAATCTTATCTGTTGCACCTTGTCCTGGCTTTAGTTCTGCTGAAAGTATTTTGAATAGTAATCTATTCTTCTTTACACCAACATACTCACCTACTAATACTTGATAGTTAGGATAGTTAGGTGTCAAATCTACTTTAGGATTTTCTTGTTCGATTATGAAATCTGTTGCTCTCATATTAGCTCATTATAGGTACAACTTCAACTTCGGTACTTTGATCGTACCCGTTGTTTCTTAGCCATTGAATAGCTACACGATTAGCATCACTTTGTTGATTGCCTACGCCACTGAAACGATATACTTCACGTCCATCAGCTAATACTTTCCAAGCACCAGTGAATGCACCACCTGCCGCACGTTGTTGTTGTATGTCAGTTGTGCTGCCCGGCTGCGCCGGAGGTTCTATTACACTACGAACTGCAAATAGTTCAGGTGCGCCAAAATCGAGACTGCGTATTATTTCTATCATCTGACGTTCAGCACCCTCAACACCATTAGCAACGATTTGTAATGGTTCTCCTCGTCTTGTTAATGATCGACCGTCACTGATACGATAGATTTCAAACCTTGACTGTGGTTCATTACCACCTCGACTAATTGGTTGTGCTAGTATAGGTTCACTATCACCTACACGTCTAATTCCAAATGTATTTCTAGCCTGATCAGCCGATAATCTATGTGGACCATGTTGTAAATAATCATTTAATCGAATCAATGCGTCTCTATCATTGGTAATTCCTTCAGCATCTTCTACACTATTGTTTGTATTCAAGTTGAAGATTTCATATCTTGGTGTATTGCTTGCAGGTTCTTCAAACTTACGAATAGGATAAGCATCAGCTTGTGTCAATGCACCTAAACGAATATTCCATTCACTGGCTGCTTTTTCTAATGCTTCTTCTTTACTTGTAGCAACAACTTCTAAGCTTGCACCAGAACGTCCTTGACCTTCTTTATCAACACGCCACCAATACTTCTTACCTTGTTCTTTATCAGATTTAATCTTACGTTCTAACTGTGCTTGTTTAACAAAGCTACGTAATGCAGCCTTTGGTAACTCACCTGCGGCATACTTAGTAAAGTATTGAATAGTATCAGTAGCGTCTTTGCTCGGTGACAACAACTTATAAAGCTTTGTTAGATATTCTTTTCTATACTTCTGTGGATCAACTGCGGCATCTAATGCTACAACAAATCGTAACAATGTATTCTCAATCTTAGGGATATCAGCATCTAACCAATCACCACCGGGACTACGAAACTCAATATAACCATCTTTAGTGTTGATACTTGTATATTTGTCTGTAGCACCGCTATGAACAGCTTTACTAGCAATATCATTTAAGCCTGCCTTCATACTGTCTAACAAACGTTTGGCATCTTCTGGGCGACTTCTAATGTTATCTTTAACTCGTTTCAATGCGCTCTTAGTGTAAGTATTACCTTCACGACCAAACTCTTTTAGAACATACTCATCACCTAATAATATTGCTAACTTAACATAGTCAAGTTTATCTCTACTAAAATCAGGTACGCTTACATTTATGTGCAATCCAGTACTATCATTAGTATAGCAACCTTTACTTTTTGCCCAAGCAACAACTTTATTGAAGTCACTTAACATTTCATCTATGGGCATTGGTGGGCTTACAAACTCTAATCCAGCATCATCACTATCATCTGGTTCTAAGCTACCATCAGGTTCAACAACATAATGGCCTGCTTCTCTACGAGCACCGTGATAACGCTCACTTGAATTGATTGGCTTACCGATCATTCTGCTGAACTCATCAGCAACATCGTCAATACTCAATTCGCCACCTGAATCAGGATATTGCCAATGTGGCCAAGTAACATCATAGTTACTTTCAATGTCTTGCATTGTCTGAAGGTTTTGACTGTCTAACCAATCACTTTCATCAGGCCAATCAGCTTCATCAGTCCACTTTTCATATGCATTGTCGTATAGGCGACCTCTCTCATCCCATTGTTCTTCAACAAACTGGTCTAACTTTTCGCCAACTAAATCTTGTGCTTCTTTCCAATGCTCCCAATCTTCATTACCTACTGCATCTGAGCGTTTTGTTATTGTTGCACCGGCTTTACTTGCCGCTTCTTTTTGTTCATCAGTAAAACCTAATTGGTCATAAGCTTCATCTAAGGCAGCATCTTCATCAAACTCGCCTTCATTTTCAATGTATTCACGTAAATAATCTTTTCCTTCACGATCCCATTGTTCGCTACGTTGTTCGTCAGCCCACTCATAGTAACCATCACGTAGTTGGTCTACTAACTCATCTATTTGTCTACGACTGTTATATTCGCCGTCACGAAAGAACCTAGCTATATCATCTATATCACGTGCAGATTCATCACTATCATAGTCTGGTTCTGGATCGTTATCTACGTCCTCTGATTTAACGTTTGGAACAATCATTTCGAATTCCATACCAGCTTGAGCACCAGTCTTGGCAGCTTCTTGCTTTAAACGAGTAGGATTCATCGCTACTTCGTCAAGTACCTCTGTATTTTCTAATATAAAGTCTAATGCTCTCATTTTAAATATCTCATTGTGTATTACTATTTACTATCTGAGGAACCCAGTTGTATAGTTCTCTGCTTGGACCGCCGGATTCATCGTGGTAATAATTTGGGTTAAACGTACCATCATATTTAATAACGTTTTGAACTTCTTTTGGATTGGCACCGGTAAGTCTCTTAAATGCATCTATTGCTTTTTGTTTTGTCAAACCGCCCTTATTAAACTCACCGGTATCACCAATCGGCAAGATGTAGCCATCAGGTTTAACACTCCATAATGTATATCCATTTGGATTGTCTCGCCTTGCTACTATTTGAACTTCATTTGGTTTGTAATAGTGTGCCGGATTCAATGGTGGTTTAGCTAACTTACGTGAAAACTTTTCTCTGTTAGTAGGATCATCTTTCATTGGTGTTAATGTTAATCCAGCATCACTAATCAACTTCAATAGACCTTCTGGAACTTTATCCATTAGCTCTTTACGTATCTGTATACCCACGACATATGGTTTCTTAACAGGAATACCTATACCTTTTGGATGATAGATACGTTCTTCTGTTTCTTGTTTATACATTGGATTACTTGCTGTAGGGCCACTGCCATCAGCTTGATTGTAAAACTGCATATAAGAGAATGGCAATACTTTGAAACCGGCTTGACGTAATGCATTTCTATCTAAAACAAGTTGAATACTACCACCACCATATGGGTATCTATAATATTGACTTCTACTTGCACTGATAACTGGTATCTCCCAACCACCTTCTTCATCTGTTTCAGATATTTGTGGTTGTATTACACCTTTTCTAAGTATGTTCCAGATCTGGTTAGGCTGTGCTACACTATGATAAATGTAATCACCTCCGACGGCTTCAGTAACAAACTCAACTAATCTCATTTTTTTATCTTATTCCATTTATCGACAATAGCGTTTTTAAGTTCTACTGTATTCTTAATATTATTGTCGTTCATATATTTAATCAACTTCACGGCACTCGCTCTATCTCCTGCGTCTGGCTTACGTGCGTTAGATAAATCTACACCTATGTTATGATCTCCGGACGCATCAGGATACCATAATAAGTTCTTTAGTTGTCTTTTAGCTCTATCGCTTAGATATTCTTCACGATCCTTTTCAATCAACTCAATCCAGGGTTTAACAAAATCAGTTGGCTTACGACTGTAGCCAGGACCTTGTTGACCTTTTAATACATCTTTAGCTTGGCTTGGTTGAATACTCTTACGTGTATCTAATAGTCTCCAAGCTTTCTCATCGGTATAAAGATATACCGGGATACCTCTTTGTTTAGCGGATATCATTATTTGTCGTGTTTGTGGACTACGAAACTCATCTTGTTCTTTTAACAATACGTGAACTTCTGTTACAGGTGTAACTGGAACTGTGGGTTGTTTACTAAACAATCTATCTTCTGATTCACGTGAACGTGTACCATCACTATGTAACCAAGCACGATCCCAATAGTCTATTGGCTTTACAACATATCTATTGTTTAGCCAATCACCGTCAATCTTAAACATAACGCCACCTGTACCAACATATCTATGATAATCACCAGTTGGTGTGCGTGTTAAGCTTAAGAAGTATGGATAACCTTTTGGTGCATATTGTTCTTCGCTACGATTACCTGTTGTGCTTGCTAATTCAAAGTTACCTGATTTTAGAATCTTTAATGCGGCATTAGTACCGGTGTAATGAAACACTACACTAGTTGCACGTTCAATTAAAAATTCATTTGCTCTCATTCACGTTCTTTCTTCAATACTGAACGAATGAACCAAGCTTTCTTGCCGTACAAATCTTGTAATTCAGCCATATAGTTTTCTATACCGTGTTGCTTTTCGTCTGCCGCTTCATCAAACATTGCGGTTACTAACTGAAGCATTGTTTCACAGTCTTGTAATGATTCAGCAAACATTAATTCAGCACGTGGAATTTTTATTTGGTCTTCAATGACACTTAGTTCTGAGTAGCGTTTTAAGCTACCAGGTGTGTAGTGACCTAGTATTCTGATGTATTCAGCTATACGATCAATGGTACCACTTATGTCACTGTATAGTGTATCAAAAAATTCATGGTATTGGGGAAAGTTACTACCTTCAACATTCCAATGGAAGTTCTGTGACTTGATTGCAAAACTTTGTGTACTTGCTAATAATACTTTTAAATTGTCCGATAACATAATATGCCTCTATATCATAGTATTTATCAACAAATCTATCTTTTATAAATTGATTAGGGTTCCCAATAATGTAGTGCTGTCCTATTCAAATTATTGACTTTAAACTCTATTTTTGAATTAGGAATCATATTTTCTATGATATTACCAATGTCACTGTATCTGTATTTTAGTCTGTTAAAATCTAAAAATACTAAATTAATTTTAATAAAAATAGGAACGTTATATATTTCTTGCATATTTTTAAAGAACGACACATATTCGTCAATATTATAATACTTTAACATTCCTGAATCATATAACACTATTGATTTTGGATTCAATGTATTAGCATAATATCTGTGTGCATCCATGTTTTCATAGAAATCATCCTCACATAGAATATCCGGTAAATTCTTTAAAAACGATTCACGCATCCTTAGTTCAACCGAATATATGTCTTTATTGAATGTTTTGAAGCAATAACCAAATGAATCAAACCATACACTTCTACCCTGAGGTAAATTGCCTAATATAAACTTTGAATACTTATCAGTGAGTATTGTCTTGTGTTTCTCTTTAATCCATTTTTTAAACAATGGTTGAGAGTTTTTATATAGTAGGTAATTAGTTCTGATATCAGATTTCAATATCATAGGTAAAATTGTGTTGTGGGGCTTGCAAAATTAAAATTAGTATCTTTAACGTTTTTGTTATAATAATAATCTATATGCCTGTCGGGAAAAATGTTCTGCACAAAATCAAATAATGCAATATCATAATTGTCATTACATTCAAATGTTTTGTCCGGTATGATTAAAAACTTATTAATAGCAATACATAATTTAGGAATATGTATTGTTGCTTTTAATATATTTTCTAAATCACTGGTTAGTATTTGATGATTGAATATCAATATTGCTTGTGTTGCACTATTGATATTAGTTTCGGAGGCATGTTGTTTGAAATAATTAGAGTCACCTAAAAAGTATGTTGGTTTATTATCAATCCAATTTAAAATCCTAGCATCTTGGTCGAATTCTATTGAATCAACTAAAAATTGTTTTTGTTTATCTCGCCAACTTAGTGCCATTAGGGTAACCTAACCTATTCCAATAGAAGTCATAGTCTTTCATTTTAGTTTGCCGCTATTAATTCTTCTAGTTTAGTTCTAGCGGCTCTGTAGTTGGCAGCCTGAAATGTAAAGGTCTTTACCTGACCGCTGTTGCATTCTGCTGTAAATGTGTAATCTCTCATAATTTAAGCCCTTTCAATATTGCACTTTCATTTTTCTGTTTACCAGCACAATGTGCTTTTTGACTAAAGCCTTTTGGATTACTACAGTTGATGCTATCTTTGTATTTCTTAGTCCACTTTTCATCAAGTTGGTCTTCTTCGATGCTTTCTTTCTGTGCCATACGCTTCATTTGAGCCATGACTTCAGGACTGTTCATCTTCTTGTCAAACTCTTTGTTAGGATCATACCACTTGCCGGTCTTGCGGTCTTGAACCATCCCGGGTTTTAGTTTGTGTAGTTGTGATGCCGCTCTATCATCTGCCCATTTATCAAAACCAGGCCCTTCCGCCACACCTTGATCTTCAAATGTAGACACAGGAGGAACTCTAGATGAAGTTTTACGCTTTTCTATTTCACGCTTGTATGCTTCTGGATCTGTCTGCTTTAGTTTTGCTAGACGCTGTTTTTCTTTTTCTATTTTAGCAATCATACGCTGTTCAACATCACCGGCATCGTCTTCCGCAACACTTTCATTACTCTTACCACCGTTGCCCCAGTTGCTTGCGCCCTTCTTACGGCACTTAACTAACGCACCACTAGCATAAGCACTTGGCCATACCTTGTAACGGCTCTTTACTTTATAGTAGCAAGCATCTTTCTTTTCATTCATTAGTTCTTCACTAACCATTTCGCCACCGCAATGTGGGCAACTTTCGCTATGTTGCTTTTCTTTTTCTGCTTTACGTTGTGCGTAGTATGCTCGTAAGTTGTCATCAGTTTTGGCTTGAACTGATTCGTTCATATCATCTTTGGACCAATTCAAATCATTGGCCATTTTTAACCATGCTTCTTCTGTTGATAACTTCTCTAATTCTTCATAATACTCTAGTGGCCATGATTTTGCACGTACTAAACGGCGTAACTTTAAAAATTGTTCAAGATTATCTACCATACCTTTATCGTGTAACATACGATAACCGGCAAGTTCATCACGAGTTATATTATACTGTGCAATGATTTTAGCATCATCACCTACTATATTACCAAATGGCATTTGACCTACACGTTGTGGATCATAGTGAACCATCTCACCTTTTTGTAATGCTCGTAATGCTGACCAAACTACATTAGTTAAGTTTGGATGTGTAAATTCACTACCAAAGTGTTTTTGTTCTAATTTGCTTAGTTGTCTTGCTAGTGCAGGGCGCTGACTCTCATGCGCTCTGTACAGTCTCATGTTGACTTCTTTAGACCAGTCTTCTAAATCTTGTGCTTCTTCTTTCCAGCCTTCTGTCATATCTAATTCTTCGTTAGTATTCTTTACACAGTTAGGATATGGATTGCCAAACATTTTCTTGTTACCCTCTTTGTGATAACCTTTCCAACAGGCTTCGTCTAACTCTTCCTCAGATAAACTTGTGCGTTTCAAATCTTTAGTAAGAACATCTTTAGTAACACCACCCATACCACTTGGTATTGTAATGCGAGATGTATTTCCTGTTTTAGACATAGCAATTATTTTTGCTTTTTGTCCGAAGTAACTTACAATATCACCGATACCTAAATTCTTAACTACTACACCACCTAGATTGACTGGTGTATCACTTACAAAGTTACCTTCATCTCGCCCAAGGACCACACTTTCATTACTATTTTTCTTAGTATTGACATTGATAGCCTTGCCACTACGCTCTGGATTAGGATCTTCTCTACGCTTACGACTTGCCGCACTAGCACGACCCTTCTTGCCTAGACTATGTGCTTTACTTTGTGGTAAGCATTTTGGTTTACCTTCACTATCATCACCTCTAGCGCAGTCACCGCGAATCTTACCATCTGGACCGAAACGAACCCACTTCTCTTTGAACCACTTGTGTAGATTTTCATCTAGTTCTTCATTTTCATCAATCGCTTTTGGTTTAGCAAAAGCGGTTTTGTTAGTCATTAATCTGTTCTTAACGAACTCTAATGCTTTGTCCAACTTCTGATTTAATGAAACATAATTATCATTTGCACCATCACGCACTAACATACTTGTATCTGTATCAGATTGTATTGCAGGTGTTAATAGACCTTTAGCATCAAGGCGTTGCAACATCTTGTCTAATACAGCTTGCTTCTCAATAGCTTTATCAAGTTGTGCTAATCTTGCTTTCAATACTGAATGCTTCTCTAGTGGTCTTGCAACTTGCTTAGGTTGTTGCATAAAACTTGGTTGTCTTGCTGTAAACTTAGAAACAGTATTTTGTTTGAAATCTTTTTCCCACTGCTCTAAATCAGCCATACGTTTTTGTTCGATATTTTGTTTAACTTGTTGCAATGCATCTAATGATTTAGATTTAAGCTGATCACCCAAGCTTTCTGGTAATGGCTTATCTAACTTCTTTACATTAGGTTTGCTTGGTGGATAGTATATTGATTTAGCTTTATTATTTGTTCCTAAAATTTTAGGATTATCAAGTCTTGGATATTTGCTCTTTTGTTTATCTTTTTCAGCATCCACATTCTTTTTTAGAGCATTGATAACTTGTTGCTGTGTAGATTCATCTAATTGAGTAAGTAATGATTTAGCTTCTTTATATACTGCATTAATATCTTCTTTGACAGTTTTAGCATCATTAGCAAACTGTTTCTTAGTCGCTTTTACGATACCACTAAAACGTTTATCGGCTTTCTTATAGTCACCGGCTAAATCAGCTTTACCTGCATCGGCAGCGGCGGCTGTTTTATATTGACCTAGCTTCTCATTTGATAGTTCGTCAAGTTGTTCTTCATTAGTACCGGTTGCTAATCTATCGTGGTCACTATCACGCTGTGCTTTTTCTCTTGCAGCCTTCTCAGCACGACCAACAGCAAACATTCTTTGCTGACGTTCATATTCAGCGAATGGATTACCATCATCGTCATCATCTGTGTGTGAATAAGGACCACGTTTACTGTATGACGTTGCAGGTGCACCGTATTCTCTATCTGGATCACTATGTCCATATACTGAATTGGATTCGTTTAAACCTTTTAGAATACTGCTCATATTACGCTTTCTTATTCTTGTTATCTAACATACCACGTTTGTTAGCTGTAGCCCAAGCAATGTTCTCTGCTTCTTTTTCAGACTTGCCTAATTTCTTTTCAGACTTTTCAATGTGCTTAACCATACGATCTACTTTAGCACCTTCCGCCACACCTTGCTTTAGGCGCTTGCCGTTGATTACTTCTACACCGTTGATTTCTAAAGGATACCAATCATTGATTGCCAATCGTTCAAACACTTCATCTAATGAACTGGCTTTTACCTTTAACTTCACTTGTTTGGACAATGCGTTGCTCTTGTCAACAGCCAATACCTTGTAAACTTGTTCCGCGCCTTCCGCCACACCTTGCTCTTTACCCTGCTCATAGCCTTTACGATAGTTTCTATGTTCTTGTTCTTCGCCTGGCTGGTCATATGGATTGTCATATGGACGACCTTTTTTGGCATCTGCTCGTCCTTGGTCATATGGAGTTGGCATACCTGGATTACCGGTGCCCCTCAATCCAAAGCCTTCTTCCACACCTTGCTCTTTTAACTTGTCTTGAATCTTTTTGTAGCGTTGGAAGTTAGCATCTTTATCAGCATCAGTTTTGCCAAATTTTCCAGCATCCATCTTCTTATCAATTTCACGCTTGGCGTGTCCGGGAACAACTTTGCGTAGAGTCTGTGGTAAGCCTTCCGCCACACCTTTTATAGTATAGTCTGGACGACTGCGACCTGTTTCTTGATGTAAATCTTTCAATGCTTCTATCGCATCTTCCCTACTGTCAATCATATCATATCCACGGTCTGCTCGATAGTGAAAAGCACCCCAACTATTGCCATCTTGATATATCTCACCAACTGGCTTACCATTTTTACTTTTGATTACTTCTGCGTTAGGATATACAGTATCATTCAAGCCTTCCGCCATACCTTGAACTTGTTTACCTTCTAAGTATTCACGGACTGTGTTTAGATAGTCATTAGCTTTAATAATCTTCTCTTGTACCCAGCCTTCAAGACCTTCTTCTTCACTGATACTTCTTACGATGTTATAGATTTTCTCAGCATTCTTACCTGCACTGAACAAATCGCTGACAGCCATTTCTACTTCGTGGTCTACACGACTTTCTCCGTGAGGTACAAAACCAGTCTTTGTTTTTCTTCCCTGACCAGGAACTAATATTACATCATCTTCTTGTAAGTCAGCTTCGTTGACTAGTGGAGTTGGTTTTTGTGGTTGAGCAGGCTTATTGATAGGAGAAGCCTTCATTTGTTCTCTGCTTTTACCATACTTCTTTTGAAACTCAGCAGGCTTCATTGTTTCCATATCGTAAGCTAAATCTTTCATTTTAGACTCATTTACGCTATTAGCAAATGGCTTATTTGTTTTCTTACCTTTTAGTAAGTTGCCTGCTTTAGTGTCACCGTATACACTTGGATTACGTGTTTGCATTTTAACAAACCCTAATTCTACAGGTGCTACTGACCCTGACGTTGTTGTTTCTTGTATAATTTGACTGATTTTCATATGGAATCCCGTTTGATATAGTATTTATCAAAATACTATATAAAGGAAACTTAAGAGATTTTGCCGTTTGCTTTGGCTGCGGGAGGAATGCCGGCCCTATCAGTCAACCAAGCAAATGCTTTTGCGTTCTTTTTGATACTATCAGGCTTAACATCTACTGTTAATGCAGTCTTGAATCTAGGGTCATTTTTCTGTGCGTTGCTCGGGATATATCCACTTGCTTCATTGACTTTTGACTGACTTTGTTGTTGTTTATACCATTCGTATGCAATATCTGATAATTGTCTTGCACCATACCTGCCCCAGCCTTCTGCTTTATTAAATATTTCTTCTGTTCCTGGCTTTCCATAATATGGTTTGAATTTAGGATCCTTGGCATATTCCTTGGCTGCCGATCTGAGTTTACTGCCGTCTGGGTCATATGCTTGCCACGCTCTATTAGCGGCTAACTCTATATCAAGTGTGTCAAATATAGCCTGTTCAATTGCGGCAGGTGTAACTACTCCTGATTGCTTCTTATTAACAATAGTCTTGTGTTGTTTAATAACTCTTGGATCTAATACAACACCTTGTGTTGGTTCGTTGTAAGCAATCCAACCATCACCATCATCATACACGCTAGTAAAGCCTAAATCACGCAATATTTTATTCCAACGAACAATATTAGTTTCGTCGTTTTGTCCTAGTCTGCTTAAACAATCGTAAATGAACCAGTATGGTGTTCCGTCGTATTCTGGATCGTCAATTGCTTGCTGTATTACTTCTTCAGGACAATATTGAAGCAATGCTTGTTTTAATTTAGCAGGGTCAACTTTTGTTTGTTTAGTCATTTCACGTGAACGATCATATTGAAACAACTGAATATAGGGATAGTCATTTCCCCAAGGCAATTTTCCATAGCGTGTCTTACCTAATGCATAGTTCAATGGATAGAAGTAAATGCCTTTAGGGGTGTCTTCGCTAATACCTACTTGTGGGTTGATACCTAACTTGGGTTCACTGGTCATACTGATAGCCCAGTTTTCTGGATCACTAATAGTCTTAGCAATACTTGCTAATTCTTTCATACCAGATTCTGACTTAAGATTTTGTTCTGGATTTTTTCTTATTTCTGATATACTACCACGATACTGTCTATCTTTAAGACCACCATATGGATTAGTTGCCGGTATCTTTTCGGCAGCATATTGCATTGTTTCTTGTTCCGACACATTGTAAGTAGGGTCAGTCTTCTGACGCTTCATACCTTTAGGTTGCTTAGGATCAACTGGGTCAATGTCAGTTGTAGTTAATCCAGTCTTCTCTAAGTCATTGATATATTTGTGTTCAGTATCTTCGTCCCCAAATGACATAATAGTGCTAGGAGGTCCTTTACCAAACATATTAGGATCTGCTCTACCAAGGTCACTGATGTTTTGACCTAACTTATACCAATCATATACATCTGATACATCTACTCTAACAGTGCCGGCTGGCATTGTGGGTTTAAACTCAGGTCCAGGTGGCTTACCATTTGGATGATAATCTTCATCAACATCATTAGAATACATACTCTCAATACTCAAATGTTGACTATGTAATTTGTCACGCAAATCATACAATTTAGTAATAATACCTTGACTACGTAATGCCTTGAATGCTAGATTCTCAGGACCAAACTCTCCACCTTTATCTAGTCCAGCTTGACGATAACGTTTGATAGTTTGTAATATTTGTTTTACTTTACTTAATTTCTTTGACTTTAACGCATATTCTGCTAGCTTCAATAACTTTTCGTATTTCTGTTTAGTAGCAGTTTGGTCTAAATTACTTCTACGTTTAGTAGGAATTCTAAGCCACTTGTCTTTTAATATACTATACTCACCTAAACTTATTACAGGTTCGTTGCTATCTTGCACATATAATTCTACTGGAATTCCGTGAACTTTGATATTGTGTGAATCATTGTATATTGTCTTTTTAGCGTGAAATAACTCTTGGTATATCTCATCGTCTGGATACTGACTTAAATCAACTAATATGTGTAAGTCTAAATCGCTGTTAGGTGTATAACTATATGCCGCATTAGATCCGGATATAGTTATGTCTTTAACATCTAAACCTTTAATTCCTAATTCTTCTAAGAAATCTTGTGCTATAACTTTTAATTGATCTGATACATCAGATTGTAGGTGAGTGCCACGAAATAACTTTGGATTAAGTTTATCGTGGAATGTTATCGCATCCGACATTTTAAACGAGTCTAATTCTTTTAAGTCCATCTAGTATTTAGCTTTATTCAGTAGATATGAAAAAGCCCCTTTCGGGGCTACTCATTTAAGAGATTTTTAGTGTTACGTTGCCTGATGCATCCGGGACAACTTGCTGTTCTGCAGCCGCTTTTTGTTGCTGTTCCTGAACATACATAGGTCCAATTGTATTCATCAAGTGTTGTTGATTTTCCATACAGAATACATAAGAGCCTGAGTGACGTAACAATACACGTTTGTCAACCCAAATCTTACCACCCATATCACGCCAGTTTTCACAGAATGTCCAGTCTTCACTGTAGTAACGATTCTGACGAACTGCTGTATCAAAGTAAGTCTTCAAGTGTTGGTCGTACTTTGGATCTAAACCGATATCGTTCTTATACTGCTTAACTGCAGGATGAGACTTCATCTTTTCAAATACGTGTTTCTTCATTAACAAGAAACCTGTACCTGCTTTAGATACTTCTTGTAGACCATCTGGTCCTTCTTCTGCACCTTCAAATCCGTTAACAACCCATTTGATCGGCATTGTCTTCATAGGATATAGACCTGCCGCAACATCAACGTCACGGTTCAATAATACTAACAAGTGCCATGGCTCCCAACCAATGTCAGCGTCAACAAAGAATAAGTGTGTTGCGTCTGGCATATCTAGGAACTTAGCAGTTAGTGTGTTACGAGCACGACTAATCAATGATTCGTTGACCATTGTTTCTAATGTCCAATCAATACCAAGTTGACGGGCAGTGTTAGCCCACTTGATAAATGACATAAATGTTGATTCTGTTAGCATACCACCATAACATGGCATTGCTATGTGTACACGTGTTGTGCGTAAGAAATCTACATTAACTTGTACTTGACCAGCAGCCGTAGCTTCTGGTGGATTTGCGGCTGCTTGAGCGGCGATTTCTTGTACCTTTTCTACAGGTACTGTTTTTGCTTCTGATTTTGTTTTCTTAGTTGCCATTTGGTCCTCTTAAATGATGTAAATATTTACACTAGTTAAGAGGGGTCGAAATATTTTTAATTTTCTTCTAAGTAATCCTGATTAGTTTCAGCTTCGTCTACTTTATCAGTTGACGCAAACGAGAAATCAGTTGGCTTAAACTGTGGGTATTTCTGGATAACTTTGGCAACATACTTATCTAATATTTCATAAGGTATATCAGTAGCAACAAGTTTAGACCCTTTACCTATTCTTAGGTAGATACTAACTTTCTTTGGATTAGTGATTCGCTGGACGAAAGGGCCTTCATTTAAAGAAGTACCTTTAATAGCTTGCAATAAAGCACGTGCCACAACACGATCCTTCTCTTTTTCTTCTTCTGGAAGTTGACTGTAAGATTGCATTGCTAACTTAGCACGTTTTAATTTCTTATCTTCCGGAGTAGGTGTATCTAACTGTAGTTGACCTTTATAGTCGGCGGCGGCTGTGACATTCCAACCTTTGTGAATAGCATCACTAATAGCTTCAATATCAGTTACACCGGCATCAATTAAACGTTTTGCGGCTTTTGCTGATTGAATGTTTGCTAACCAACCAAAGTTTGCGCCGGGTGTGCTACGACCATAATGATAAGCATCATCTAATGCTTTATCACTGATATGTGCAAGTTGTTCTACTGATAAGCTTGCACCTTCTTCTAAATCATACGAACTTGTTCCCTTTGCCCAACCAGTAAAGTTTTGTGCATCCTCAATGGGCAACAATACAGTTTGACCACGTTTGTTAGTAAGTCTTAGATTGAACTCACCTGGTTGATCGTATTCATCATTGAAATCGATTGTCCAACCTTTTTGTTGTAGTTTAGCTGACAAATACTTTACATCATTGGCAGTACCATTACCATAACCTTCAGGATCTATAGTAGCGTCAAGTCCTGAATTATCTTCACTTGCCCAGAACCAATCATTAGCTACCAATAAAACATCTTTAGGTACTTGTTCCCAAGTTAATGTTTTTGATGGTTGCTTGAAGGGAACAACTTCGCCTTCCGCCACACCTTGCTCACCGTGACGGATACTACCGTCTTTCATCAACTTCAAGTTGAGATTGTATTGTTTATTATTGTGACGGATTTTATCCATACGACCTGCTTTAAAGCCTTTGGCAAAGTATTGTTTATACATACCACCGTGTGTGCTGTGCCAGTGATTGATTGCCATTGCTCGTTCTAATGTAGCACCATCAGCAAGGCCGGCACCTTTAGTAAAGCCATCTTCTTGTGCCATCTTCGCAATCTCTGGACTAAACCCTTCATCGTCATCGCCACCGTTGAATCCGTCTGGAGCAAATTCGTTTAGTGAGCCTTCCTTCACACCTTGATCTTTGTTCTTGCGAATGTTAGCAATATTTTTAGCACGATGTTTCTTATAGGTTTCTATGTTAGGAGCATCTACTGGTTCAGTAGCATAGTCCCAGACTTTCTTGGCTGCTTTAACCATATTATTGGCCGTGATAGCCTTGCCGGTATGTTCTTTACCTTTACCTAACTCATAGTCATCGCGGCTACCGTACTTGCTATTACTTTTCTTATCACGGCTACCTGTATAACCTTGTGAATCCATTTCCGCCAGACCTTGCTGTTCACCCATACCCATATCTAACATCTTTACAACGTTAGCGGCAAGTTTAGGATTCTTTTGTGTTACTGGATATAAACTCATAACCATTGCTGTCTTACGACGGTCATCTAACTTAGGCCATGCATTACGTATTTCTGTTGCACTTGTAATGCCAGGACCAAACTCTACTGTAGGTAGATATGCAATATATGCGTGTTTGCTGAATGGCTGTAAATTCTTACCTGTATATGGTTGGAAGTAAGCAGGACTACCATCTTTTTTAGTGCCACCTGGTTTAGGTTGTTCAGTCTTATCTTTCTCACTACGAACAAAGATTAATACATCTTCTTCAGGGTTGTATTTGTCAGTTATCTCTCTTGCCTGGAAAGGACTCTTAACTTGCACAAAGTGTTTATCTGCAACACCTGCAAGCTTTGCTAATTTCTCTTTAATAGCGAAGGGGAACGGTCTTGTTTTTGTGTCATTAGTAGCGGCGACATATACTTCTGCATTGGGAAATGCTTTTACTGCACTTTGATACAATGATGCATGACCTGCGTGAAAAGGATGAAAGCCTCCCGGCATAATGACTATTTGTCTCATATTAATAACTTAGCTTTACAAAATTGACTGTACCTTGAGAGAAATCTTCAACCTTCGCTCTCATATACACATAACTACCTTCAATATTATTGTAAGTAGATGCATTGGCATTTGCGTTGGCATCAGCTACTAGTTCATATACTTTGAACCAATCACCTTCACCTGGACTTGTAGCTAGTGTTGCTTGTATAACAATATTACCATGTACGTTATTTAAATTAACATTAACTGTTTGTAATGCTTTGGGTGTAATAACGTATGATGCCGCTGGTTGACTATTACCTGTTACCGTATAAGAATTACCATTTGCAACGTTTGACGCCCAAGCTGTTTGTGGCAATAATATTAGTGTCGTGGTTTGGCTCATGCTTTTACAACCTCAACAACTACTGCATCACCGACTAATTCTTGTGCAACTTGTTCTAATGCTGCCTGAACGTCGGAAGTAGCGACAGAAGAACCTTCTTCGCTATCTTTTACGATTTTACTAAATTTGATGACGATTACGTCTTCGACAATCCTTGCCATGGTAAATACTCCATTTTATTAGAGTATTTATCATTTTAGATAGGATCAGGTCGTTTTTCTAACTTGTAACGTTTTCCGAGATAATCACCGTGCATTAGTGCAAGATAACTTAATGTGCTTTCATCGTCATAATCAATGAAATGAGTAGCATTTGTATACCGATAACGCCAACTGTAGCTAAAACGTTTAGGATCTTTAGCACCTTTCAACCAATATTTTAGTGATTCAGAAGGATACAATCCGGGTGTTTTTTGTATTAAATCATATAAATCAATAATGAGTGAACCTTCAACAACTTTGGATTTTAGATATATTCTATACTTGTGTTTAGGTTCATTCACAAAGGTTTTAACACCTACAAATCTACTAGTTTGTACTTGTGTATAGTCAACCTCTAATCCATTGCCTAAAGATTCTAATGATTGCAATAATGATAAATCATTACTGAATACAGCTACAGTATTGTACTCAACTCGAATACTTGCATTCTTATCAATTTTACGTTGATTACGCCAAGATATAAACTGTTTAATAGTTTCTAAGTTAGAAAGAACAATTGATCTATCTTCTTTTCTGATACCGTAATATGACGGCTTTTTAGCATTAATGCGATTTTCCAACTCTTCCGGAGTTTTAGTATACCATGTATATCTTACGCCTTCTAATACAAATCTTGCTCGGTATTGATATTTGTTATAATATAGTTCATCCCTATATTCATTATAATCAATACCGGGTACATCTTTAACTGATCTCAATAATGCCATCTTCACCTACTCTTGCTGTTGATTTTTGCACAACATTGTATTCAATAGAACCTTCATCATTAATTACCGCAGTAATAATTGAGTTCTTAATACGTTCAAACAGAATCTTCTTAGATAACGGAACACGAATCAACTCATCAATCTTACGAGCTAGTGGTCGAGCACCCATCTTCTTATCATAACCCTGTTCAGCCAAATACTCAACTACTGGTTCACTCAAGTTCAATGTAATGTTGTGTTTATCCAACAATGTATCTTTCAACTGTTCTGCAAACTTAACAACAATCTTCTTAATCGCAAGCATATCAAGCTTATTAAACTTACATACTAAATCTAAACGATTCCTGAATTCAGGCTTGAAGAATTCTTTTAGTGCTTTATCATCTTCACCTGTCTTCTCTTGTGAGCCAAAGCCAATGTTATTGCGTTCACTATCACTACTACCCAAGTTACTTGTTAAGATGATAACACAGTTCTTACAGTTAACTTCTTTACCATTAGATCCAGTGATACGACCTTCATCAAGCATCTGTAAGAAAATGTTAAAGATATCAGGGTGTGCTTTCTCAACTTCGTCAAACAACAAGATACTATGTGGGTTCTTGCTCAAGTCATTAATTAGTCGTCCACCACTTACTTGACTGTCACCGAAACCAACATAGCCAGGGGGCGGACCGATCAAACTTGATACAGAGTGTTTCTCACCATACTCTGACATATCATATTTGAGCAATGGCATGTCAAGGTTCTTACTCAACAACTTAGCCAATTCTGTTTTACCTGTACCTGTTGGGCCCAAGAACAAGAAACTTGCAGTTGGTTTACTTTCACTACCGATACCTGCAAAACTGACATAGATACGTTCAAGTACTTTATCAACTGTTTCATCTTGACCATACAATTTACCCTTGACATTAACTTCAAGTGTTTGAATACGATCCATGTTATCACCGCTAAGTTTATCAGCAGGGACACCTGTAAAGCGTTCAACTTGTTGAAAAATCATATCTTTAGTAATCTGAGCACCTTTATTACCATCAACTTTCTGACGGGCACAAGCCGCATCAAGCAAGTCAATACTCTTATCAGGATTCTTACGGTCATGAATATATCGTCCAGCACTTTCCACTGCGGCAGTAACTGCTTCAGGTAGAATCTCTACTTCATGGAAGTCGTTCAATCGTGTGCTTAGTCCAGTAAGAATACTAATAGTCGTATCTTTAGTAGGTTCATCAATAGATACACGATAGAATCTACGCATCAATGCACGATCCTTCTCAAAACTTTCGTAGTATTCTTCCCAAGTAGTTGAAGCAATAACTTTCAATGTACCTTTAGTAATTGCTGGCTTAATCATGTTTGCAAAGTCAGGACCTCCTGCATTGCCAGAGCCTGCGCCACTCATAGTATGTGCTTCGTCAATGAATAGAATAGCTTTCTTTTTAGTATTAAGTGCTTCTAATACTTGTTTGACTTTTTCTTCAAAGTCACCGCGATATTTACTACCAGCAAGCAATGCACCTACTTCAAGTGAATATACTTCGTGGTTAAGAATAAACTCTGGGCAATCACCCATAGCAATCATATTAGCAAGACCTTCAGCAATAGCCGTTTTACCTACGCCAGGATCACCTACCATCAACACGTTAGCTTTGAATCGTTTAGCAAGTACATTAACGATTTCATCAAGTTCTTTACTACGACCGATCAATGGTTCAATCTTACCTTTACGTGCTAGGTCGCTTAAGTTAGTCGTATATTCTTCGAGGATTTCGTCTGCTTGACCATCACTTAGTTTTGTAGTGAACTCAGCACCTTTATAAGTTTTCTGCCAATGAGCCACGAACTCTTGTTTATTGATACCGTATTTCAACAAGAAGTAATGTGCATGACTATTGCCCTCACTTGCCATACTTAGATACAAGTCAATTGTAGTAACTTGTCTACGACCAGTAAACAATACTTGTGTAACTGAACGATTCATTAATCGTTCAAGGCTATTTGTTTTGCGTGGGTGAACTTCTTCACTAGTCACGCCTTTAAGTTCTATTGAATGTTGTCCATCTAAATATGCTCCTACTTCTTGGATAAGCATATCAGAATCAGCACCAAAACTATCTAAGCATTTCTTAAATGGGGTGTGAGTAACTAATGCTAATAGCAAGTGTTCTACGGTGCAATATTCATGCTTTCGCTCTTTAGCAAAAGCAATTGCTTGTTCAATGATATTTTCGATTTCGGGTGAATTAGTCAAAGTGTTATTTCCTTTAAAATTATTTACTTAGATTTGGAACGCATAATGCTATCAGTTATTTCAGAGTCAATTATATCAGGTATTATGGGTTTAATCAATATTATTTGGTCTCCGTATAGTGAGGAATTTAATATTGGCATGCCTTCTCCTGCTATTTTCAGATGCATATGCGGTTGTGTTCTGGGTGGTATTTTTACCATTAATGTTTTACCCGAAAGTGTTGTGAATTCAATTTCAGTACCTACAATTAAATCTAATACAGAAACTGGGTAATTACAATATAAATCATTGCCACGTCTTTCATATTTTAAATGATTTTGCACACGAAATTCAACTAACAATCCAGCACCGGGTATTACATTTTCAAAACGCATTTGGTTGCCATCTGCAACACCTTTGGGTATTTGAATATTAATAGCATGAGTGCCATTATGTGTTTGTAGTTTTAGATTTTGTGAGCCACCGTTATATGCTTGGTCTAGTGTTACTACTACCTGCGTTCTAAACGTTTGTGGTTGACGTTGGTGTGTTTGTCCTCGTTGATTGAATACTTGTGCAAATATATCATTTAGATCCATTCCGTTCATATTGAAATGGAAGCCATGAGGTCCTGCACCACCGGGGAATCCTTGTGGCATAGGGTTATCATATTGCTGTCGTTGATTCGGATCACTAAGAATGCGATAAGCTTCTTCGATCTTTTGAAATGTAGCGGTATCACCACCTTTATCTGGGTGATGTTTGCTTGCTAGTTTGCGATATGCTTTTTTGATGTCATCGGGAGTAGCATTTTTAGCTACACCCAATGTTTGATAATGGTCCATTAAATGATTATAACACCTTTGTGCTAATTGTCAAATTATGATTTACCCTCAATCTTTTCTTTTGTACGACCATAAGCCGCAATACCAAGAACTGCACCCATAGCGATGTGGTAAAGACCAGCACCTTGTAATGTCAATGGTTGCCATTGCATTGTTACACTGCCTTTACTCATAGCTTGTAGTAAGCTCCATAATACAGGGAATACAACAAAGTCCATAGTACAAGTTAGCATATATATCCAACCCATAACTGGACGCCATTTTTTGTTGATCCAATCTGTATTGTCGTTAGCTACTAATACATCTGCCCCACTTGCGGCATTTGTTGGTGCGGCTCCTGTGAGTACTGGTTGGTTGCTGTTTGATTGATTAATGTTTTGTGTGCTTCCAAAGCTTGGTGTTGATTGCTGATTGAAGCTTGGACTTGCGAATGATCCTGATGAACCAAACGAACCGCCACCGAAGCCTCCTGCTGAAGGTGAGCCAAATGTTGAAGACCCGCTGAATGTTGAGGTTGAACCATAACTGCTACCTTGTGGAAATTGTTGTATTGATGGATCTGAAGCTAATAGTTCGTGGTGATCATCGTCTAGTGCCATGGGCTGTTCAAAACCAGCCTTCTTAGGTAAAATAGTTGCCATGCTTATAATCCTGCTATTGCTTTAAATGCTTTGAGTTCTGCATCTTGTTTGTCAGAATATATAGATTTTACTTCCAAACCTGCATTCTCACGCATTTCATTTAATTCTTCTTCTTTTTCTTCTTCTACACGATAATTGTGAGGAGACATAACAATAACTTGTTTTAATACTTCCTCGCTAGGTTCGTATTCTTCTTCATCAACAATAACAGTCCAATCACTTAGTTTCATGTCTGTTAATGTTTTTAAATCTTCTAACAATTCAATGATACGTGCAGGTACTGTGCTTCTGCGATTCATCTCTACAAATACTAAATATCTTCCGGAAGTGATTTCACCTTCACTAACTTGAGCGTCTAATACAAAATCATACCCACGTTCAAACCAATCACATAAATCATCGCCGGCTTGTTTATTTTTAATTGTAAATGCTAGTGTAACAATTTCACTATCTTTGCCCATATGTGCGGCATAATCATCTACAGATACAGTAGGTACTAATTGACCTTCTAAATCATGGTAATCTAAACCTTCATTAAGAATAATACTCATATTACATTGCTCCCATCGGAGGAGGCATAGTTGAATCAGTTGGTAAATTGCCTGCCATGCCTGGTTCTTGCTGTTGCGTTTGACCACCGTCTTCAGTACCGTCTTGATCCTCTTCGTCTAAATCGTCCTCATATGAATTGTCTAACTCATTTAAGTCAATATTCTGACCGGCTAAATCGATACTACCTTCACGGATATCGTCCATGATTTCTTTTGGCATTTCAATATATACTAACCATACTGCTTTCTTATGCATCTTTGGATAACGTGTTCCAGGGACATAATCATCGTAGTCATCTACTTCTACAGGTACTTCAATACTTGTTTTTTTCCACTGTATTTTACATCCTATTTTAGCTAAACGTTTAGCTCCACTTGGATCGGGCATAAGCTTGTATGGCCACATGAACATACAGCCTACACTATATCTTTTGATTACTGGTCCCTGAACTAATTCTCCTAGTTCCCAGTTTCTAAATGCATATAGGTCTGCTTCGTCTAATACACGTTCAAAATCTAATAATACGGACATAGAACCATTACTGGTGTATATCCCTTTAATGGTGCTAACGATGCTAACATAGTCAACATCATCAAAAAAATCGTCGGCGACAGGTATAGTACTCATATATCTATTTATCTTATTATGATTTTATATATAGATTTGAGAAAGAGTGGGGTTAGCCTAATATTTATCATTTATATTTGTGTTAAAAGTATGCTACTATGTGCCTAATCATTGACCTTAAATAAACTTGAGTGTTATGAGAACTCACCGCTCTACAAAGGAGAATTAACTTGAGCAAAAGAAAAACCAGCGCATTACGAACTACAGACACACGTTTTTCACACAGTAAAAAAGAAGGTAAAACATTCTATTCAAATGAATCAAAGACTATCGATTTCACACAAGCAACTCAGAAGCCAAGAGTACGCAAACCCGTAGAACTCATCCCAAAATCCATTAACCAAGAAAAATACATATTAGCATTACTTGATGATAAGACAGATATAGTCGTGGTTTCGGGACCTGCAGGAACCGGGAAAACGTATCTAGCTATGCAAGCCGCTATCAAAGCGATGCGCAATGGCGAGTGTGACAGAATCATTTTAACTAGACCTGCGGTCGGTGTCGATGATGAAAAGCATGGTTTCTTACCGGGCGATATCAATCAAAAGATGGAACCTTGGACTAGACCATTATTAGATGTATTACGAGAGTATTATTCAACTAAAGAAATTGCAGATATGCTAGAAGAACAGATAGTGGAAATAGCTCCATTAGCTTTCTGTAGAGGTCGCAACTTTAAGAACAGTTGGGTCGTACTTGATGAGGCTCAAAATGCAACTCCAAGCCAGTTAAAAATGATTATGACACGTATCGGAATCGGTAGTAAGATTGTCATCACTGGTGATGTAGAACAAACAGATAGACGCACGCCTGAGAATGGGCTCCTAGACTTACTAAGTAGGCTAGATGGTGGAAAGGGGGTGATTCCGGGCATGGCGTCGTGCAAATTCGATATGCGTGATATACAACGTCACAAAATTATTGAACACATTTTAAAAATGTATGCATAAAAAAACGGGGCAATTGCCCCGTTTTTACTTTGTAGCTTCAGCAGTAATATGTGCTTCACGTTCTAACTGTTCAATCAGATTAGTGTACACTTTCTTATAGTATTCATTCATCTTTTCAAAATCAGTATCAACACGCTTACCCTCAATTACACATTTATCTACTTTTTTCTTTGCATAATCAATGATAACATTACAAGTTTGTAAATCAGCAGGTTTAACTTTTTTGCTTACTGTTACTAACTCATCAATCTGCCCGCCGGGCTTTCTCATAAACGTAATTAACAAATATCTCATGCTGTCAACTCCACTAATGTTGCTGCCAAACTAATCTCAGGAATACCTACTAGTGGCAGATTTGCTAGACCATTACGAATAGTAATGATACTTGCATCTTTCTTTTCTTGTGAATTACCCCACAAGTCTAAGTTCTCATACATCCAACGATAACAATCTTCAATACGTGTAGGATACATAGCGATATATTGCATCAATTGTTGTCGTGCTTCCATGATCTTACCTGACTTAAACAACTGTGTTGCTTCTAATAATAGCTCATGTTCACTACTACCCTGTGCTTGTGGTTGCATTAATTTACCACCACTACTGTTAACTTGTAGTTGATTCAAACATTTACGCAAGTCTGGATAAGTAGCACGTACATAACTATCTAAATCATCCAAATCAAACTCAACCCCTTCAGTAACCAATACTGTCGCCGCTCTAGCTGTGAACTCTGTTTGATCTGTCTTTGCGATATGAAACTCATGGCAACGAGATTTTAATGCAGGAATAATTTTATGTTGATAGTTACAAGTAAGAATGTAACGTACAGTATCAGCATATGCTTCCATATCGTTACGCAATGCCGCTTGAGAAGCTTGTGTTAAATAATCAGCTTCGTCTAATAGAACAACTTTGAATTTACCAAACGGCATAGTTTGTACAAAGCCATTAATCTTTTCACGCATGTTATCAATACCGTTCTCACGTGAAGCATTGATTTCTAATACATCATATTCTTCTACACCAAGCTCATGTATCAATACTTTAGCTAGTGTTGTTTTACCTGTACCCGGGTCACCGGATAACAATAAGTGAGGAATCATTCCATCATTAACCCAACCCTCTACTTGTTTCTTTTGTCGTTCATCAACAAACACATAATCTGATACTGTGTTCGGACGATATTTCTCTACCCAAAGTTTATTCTTCATCGCTTTAATGCTTCCATAGTAATGATTTGTGAAATGTGTTTGCCAAGTTCTTCTTCATTGTTAACAACATACAATGAAGTATCCATTCTATCAGTTTTGTTATCATATTGTCTAAATTCAATTGCCCATCCGCCGTTTGCTTTAAACATCCTGAATGTAATTGGTTCTGAACCTAATTCGTCAGATTCTCTTACTGCGATTCTACGGGACTTTGGTCTACCGCTACTCAAAGTATTCATAGGCATTGGTTCATCAGGATCCGAATACTTAGTATCGTCAATCTTTGACGCTAGCCATTTAAAAAACCATTTCATTTGTTTAATCCATTCACTTGTTTAAATTTTTCATATAATTCGGTAATATCTGCTTTAGGCAGACCTATCCAATGTCGTATGAAGGCTATATGATTTATAAAAGTACCATTCATAAATGATCGTACTGGTAAATTATATACCCCTTCGATTTCTTCATTGTCTATATTATCACAAACAAATCCTATCGCCTCACTAATTGGGATATTTTCTACTTTATGTACAAATTTTTCAGCTACGTGGTATATGCGATAGTTGTCTATTGTAATTTTTATAATCTTTGCACTCGGAAAGTATTGTTTAATTATTTTAGTAGATTTAGGGTGTGCTATACGTTGTATATCTAATTTCTTAGGATCTCTACTACTATGTAGTTTTTCAAAATCACTAATAGTATTAGCTTTTTGTTCTTCCGTCAATGATAACCATTCATTGAATGAATGAAAGTTATGAAATTGTGGGAAAGCATCAACGAGATCAGTATGTGCAGATCCATTCTCTGTGAAAATATCTAATTTTATCTCAGGTGACAAACAATGATATAGAAATGTCCCATAGCTACCCGGAACATAATTGATAAACACTACATTTTCAAATGCCATTTGAAATTAATAAACCTTATCACTCATTGTTTCATCTTCCATCGGCTCATCTGATATCAATAGTATATCATTAGGATCGACTTTACGCAACGTCTGTTTACCCTCTGGTGTTTCAACTGTAATACCACGTGTCCAACGTCCATGACTGATGAGAATATATTTCCCAATCTGTAGGTCGGGGTCACTTACATCTGGACCTAAACCATAAATCTTTGCCCAACGTGGACGAATACCAGAACTCTTTTTGTCATCATCCAATAGAACGATACCACCTTTACTAATACGTTCATCAAATTTCATATCACTTACGATAATATGATCCTTAAAGAATTTAAGTTTATCTACTTTCGTAGGGCTAAATGCTGGTTTACTGTATTCACTCATTTCTTTTTAGTTTCCTGTGCTTTGATTTTTTCAACTTCAATATCATCTTCAAATGATTCTTCTAACTCTTTTTCAGCTTGGGTTAATTCTAGTTCTACTTTTGGTTTAGTAGTAACTTGACGTTTTACTTGTGCAGATTTGTTGCCTACTGTTTTACCATACGCTTCATTAACCTTTTCAGTTACCGGTTTGATAATTCTGCCATTAGCATCAATACTGTCACCTCTAGCATTTACACGCATATTGCCTACAGCACGGGTGTGCTCATTACGTGAGGCTAGTGCAGACATATCAACAGATTTTCCCATTGCTGTTCTATAATTTTTCATTTTGATTTCCTTATTTTAAAAACTCGTCAATAGACAAGTCATAGTACAAACTATTTATACGGTGAATTTCTAGTAAAAACAATACAAAACTTGCTACACTACTACCTCGGCCTACTCCCCATACTATATTGTTCTTACGCATGGTATCTACTAAGTACTTGAGATATTTTAGCAAGATGAACATATCACGTTCTTGGAACTTGATTAACTCATCTCCGGCTCGTTGCAGTTCTGCTTCACTGGTACACTTGTCCAATACATATTTGGCAATGTCCATATTATAATATTCACTAGGCAAGTGCCATTTTGATTGATTATTATTGTCAAAATCTTCGACTGATAACTTTGGATCAGTATACTTAATTAATTTTGGTGTATTTTCTAATTGCAAGATATCATTAAAATTAATATCTTTATCTACAAAGGCATGTTTGATTGTACGCAACGGATCTTGCAAATACAATAAGCACAATTCATTTTCATTAAAAATTTGTTGACCGTAAATATCAGACTTCATTTACGTAGTATAGCATAATGTAATGTTAATTACAATAAGTTTTGGATACTTATTTCTCCGTATCCAATGTGAAAATAATTTCACTTGCTTCGGGTTTACACGTATGTTTCCAACCCAAATCTAACTCTACCCATTCATTGTCTTTTCTTAACCTAACAATTTTATCTTTTTTATTAGATTTCTTATCAGCTATGTTTGGTCCAGTATCGTTCCACCAACTATGTTTAGTATTGAATGGTTCAAAATCATCTTCTATATCTAGCAAATATTCCACATCATCACTTAATTGTGATTTAAATGTTATATTAGTAATATTGAATTTGCTCTCAGTAATAGCATTAAGCTTTAATAACAATGCCATACCTATAGCTTGATCATATGGCTCTACTGGAAGAACACAAGTTTTCACACCTAAGTTATTAAATGCGTCTATTGTTTTCTTTGCAGATTCCTCTAAGAAAACACTATTAGTAATACAGTCATCTATTAGATATTTCATACGCTCAAGTGCTACTGATTGTTCATATGGCTCATCAGTTAAGATATCAATGAATACGGTGAGTGAATACATTCCAATTTGATATTCATCATTTAACCACATACCTGCTACGAAATTAAATTCTCTTTTAACTCGGTAAGTCAATTTTTTGCCTCTTTTTCAACGCTGATAGTTGTTTGAATATTTTGCTTCTTCATTATTTCATCCATTTTCTTATTATGTTCAGTTTTATAACTTTCTAAAACCATTAATAATTGATGGATCATAGGACCGTTCTGCATACTGTATGCAAAATTAAGTTTCTTTGTTAATTCGGTAATACTAGTCTGCAAGTCCTCTAGGGACTTGTCAGATAGATCGGTTATAAAAGGATGTTGCATCCTTCGTATTTATTACCAAGATGTTAGGTTAATTCTTTTCCATATGTCCGAACCGACATAGACATTAGCAGTAGTCGAATTAGTATCTGTACTTAAAACAACTGTACTATCAGCTATACCATTAGTTCTGGACTGACTAACTGTAATATTTGGGCTAGAAATAGTTTTAATGTAGTAAACTGTATTAGCAACCAATCCACCAATATTAGCGTCAAAAATAACAGGTGCATTTAGAACACAACTACTTGTGCTTGCTAATGTAATTACATCAGTAGTAACTGTTGTATTAGCTACAGTTAACGGATATTTGGTGCTATCATATGAATTAGTTGCTACATATAGATATGATGCAGGATTTGCCAACATTGTTGCTGTTGGGCTAGAGTTACCTGCCAAGTTAACATTTGCGCCGCCCAATGTTGACGATACAGTAAACGTATTACTAGAAACTACGTTTCTTACATAGTAAGTTGTTCCTACTGTGATATTAGCTTCCATACTAGTCCCAGTGAATATAACTGGTAAATCAGTATATAAACCTGTCGTAGTATCTGAAGTAGTAAAGTAATCAGCAGAATTAGAACTGCTAATTGTTAATTGTGTAACTGCTGGACCAACGCATACGGTACCAGCTACATCACCTTGAAAGCCAGTTGGACTAGGTGTGCGTTGTTGTATTTGCATAGTTTGTCTAGGCAAATTAAAAGGTTCAATCGTAATGTTATTGCCACAATCCAATGTGCTTAATCTAAATGCTAATTGATCAACTCCATATGGTACTGTTAATGTAGGTACACCCCCGACATTACTATAATTTTCAATTGTCTTAACACCATATGTACCTGCAATTGATACTTGAGTAGGTAATGATATTACTGCTTGACTATTTGATACGTTTAATTGTAGCTGAACATTACTTTGTGTTCCACTTGGTGCCCATCCTGCAAATTGAATAGTAGTATTACCAGAAATAGTTCCATACTGAACATCACCTAAGCTTGCATTAATTACAAGTGAATTAGAAATGTTATTACCTAGATTATAGGTGCTAGCTCTAAAACTGCGTGTTAATGCATTGCTTATCAATGTATTAGCCATGTCATTATTAACAATAGTGTTAGCTAATGCAGACTTTACTACTACATTGTTTTGTAAATCTGTAATCTCTGTACTTGCTGTATTAATGTTATTTTTTATAGCCGCAAAATTATCTCTGAATCCCTGTGAATTATTATTCACTCCGGGTACAGGATAGTTTACATTTATTCCGTTTGTGTTTATTTGACTCATATTCGTTTTCCGTCTAGTATTTAGTATTGTGTTTCATTCGGTAAAATTGTTTTTCTAGGGAATAAAACATAAAAATCTTTACTGTCTAATGGATTAGGTGTAGGTGTTGCACTTGGAAGTTCAGACCAACTAGGTGGAACAGTACGATTGTTGTAATCATATGTAACGCTCTTATCTACACTAAATCTGTCTATTTCAACATTGATTTGATTTAATGTGTAAGGCCAATTTGCTTCAATATTAGTCTTTATTGCATCTGCAAGTCCCGGTTTAGTATAGCATATTACCCAAGCTTGAGTATAACCTAGAGTACTACCATTACTTTGTTGACTTGTCATCCATAATGGAAGTAACTTACTATCGTATTCTTGTCCAACAACCTGCGCAACACGATTGCGCATATTGTATAAGCTATTTGGATATAATGCTTGGGCATATCCAGGTGTTCTACTAGTGTAAAATCCAGGTGATAAGTCTTTATTGTAACTAGTATATATGTCAGTGATACTAGTATACCATGGTCCTAAACCTAAATCAATTGGTCTTGGCCAATAGATTGAGCTAGATATACTAACACCTGATGGGTTGACTAAGTTATCAATCACCTCACTATATACTACTTCGTAAATTATTTCTCCAGCGGCATTTTTAGCCACTGCAGTTTTTAATTCACCTAATGTAATGTTTCTCCAATAATGATTGCGTGTTACGGCAGCAATATATTCTTCAATATCACTAGCCCATATACCATATGCATGTTCGTATATAATACTTGATGCTTTACCGAAATATTGATCATCTGCTCTGTATAATGATTCTGTTGGTATTAATGAAGTGTTATCTAATAATGTACTAATAATCTGTCTATCATTAATAGAAGGAGTAGCCTTAATGTACAATGTGTCAGTAGGTTGATCAAATTCCTGAACTACAGCTAATGTAAATGTTTTAGATGAAGTTACTACTGGATATAAAGGGGAGTATGCTTGTACTGTAAAAGTAAAATCAGTTATTGTACCTTGAGGCAAATTAACATCAGTAGGTTGATCTGCTACTCTACCGATGATTTCTCCGTTATTAGCTAAACTCAAATTAGGAGGCAAACTACCACTGGTTACTCTATAGTTCAACGCTACATCACTAGTTGCTCTTACAAAGAAATTACTAATAGTGCCATTTAGAATTTGTCCTAAATCACTATCACTAGTCCATATGATATTTCCAGTAACATCTTTCTGTAAGTTATAAGCAAAGTTAAAGAAATCACTTGTATATGTTGGGCTATCTGTTTTGTAAACACCAACACTGAAGTTATAGCTACTTATACCAGTAGTAGTTAATTCAGGAGTTCCGGTAATCCAACCTGTTTGTGAATCTCCGGTTAACTCACTAGGTAATCCTGAAAAGGCATACGATATAGAATTACCATCAAAATCTTTTCCTATTATTTTAAATGCAAAATATTCCCCGCTTTGAAAGCTTCCCATAAATGCTGATTGTGAAGGGGCTACCGGTGGCAAAATGTAATAACCATAATATGGATCACTATTTGATAAATCATAAGTTAATGGTCTTGTATTAAGTATTACTGGATTTCGAGTGTTAGGTGTTTTACCTGGTCCGCCTTGACTAGTAGGTAAATTTTGATTTACAACAGTAATAGAATAGTAACCGATATCATCACCTAATGGGCTAGACAGTTCAAGCGTAAAATTATATGTTCTTATCGTAGGTGTACCAGTAGATACTGCAGGTAACGTTACAGTCATTGACCCAGAATTATCTGTTAGTAATAATTCACTACCATTCTGTGTGGCACTAATCGTAAATGTAGTTGCTGATGGTATAGTCTTAACGTAGTATTGTTGCCCGGCGGTAATACCACCGAATGTGCTTCCTGAGAATATAACAGGTCTTCCTATCGCAAAGCCTACAGTAGACGTAACTGTTATTAAATTAGCACTGCTTGATGTACCGGATGCAGTAGTTACTAATGCAGGAGTTGTCAATGTAACTAAAGGTGGTGTTGCGTACCCACGAATATTACCCAATAGGTCAATTTCTAGACCAGGTGGTAATGCTCCTTCTTTAACTTGCACAATTACCGGATTACTTGTACTGGGATTACTATAAGTTATAGGTAAACTAATCCATATGCTATCTTGTGTGCTTAACAGATTACCATTAGGTGTAGTGAATTGCGGTATAGCAGAACCTGACACACCAATAGAAAATGTTCTGTCACGTATATTTAATAAATTATCAGTTGCTCTTATCGCAAAAGTTGTAGTAGTATCATCAGTAACTAAATTAGGTGTTCCTGAAATTATACCAGAACTAGTCATACTTAATCCAGATGGCAACGAACCACTTAACAGAGTATATGTTATCGTAGTAGCAGGTAATTCTGCAGATGCAGATAACGTAAATGACATTGGTAGCAATGCTGGATAACTACCTATTAATCCTGCAGTTGTATTCCATACTGGTTGTGCCATATTAATGTGCGCCTAAATGTTGTAATGCTAAATGATAGTGATGTTTTCTATCTTCTAAACCAATTGTGCCGCCATTGATACGTTTTGTTAATGTAACAAAGTCATCTTTATCACAATATTGATTTAGTTTATTATTGTCCCAGAACCAACCAGCAGATGCAACAGCACCATTTGGTGTTTCTAAATATGCAATCGTGCTTTCAATATCCATATCTAGTGCTTCTGCGAACTTAGTATAGTTATCACGACCAGTCAATTGAATCAATCCACGACCTCTGAACTTGAATCCATCACCACTTGCCTCATCACCGTTCTTCATGCGATTAGCATAAACACGATTAGCAATCTTTTCGGGCTTGCGTTCGTATTGCTTTGCTAAATCTTCTGTAGGGAAATACTTCTTAAATGTGCCCATCAAACCTTTAGCACTGTAGTTTAAGTTTTCAATGACCGCATTGAATCCACCACTTTCGTGTGCTATCTGTGCTAAGAAGCCTGCAACCCTACGTGGATTCTCAAACATCTCATAATATTCTGCTACTGTGTTTAATGGCTCAACATAACCCTCTAATATAGAGCGTTTTGTTTTTGGGCACATTGCTGTCAACAATTCTATCGTTACCATTTATTTTCCTTATGCGTATGTTGCTAATAACCTTGATCCTGTACTTAACGTAAAGTTACCAGTTAATGTACCTACATTTGTATTCGATCCCATAGATATTACTGCGGCATTAGCTAATGTTAATCCTGTTAATGTACCTACACTTGTAACATTTGGCTGTGCTGCCGTTGTTACAGTACCTGCTGTAGTAGCACTTGGAACTGTTCCTGTTACGTTAGCTCCAGGGATACTAGTTAATCCTGTGCCTGCTCCGTAGAAGGTACCGTTAATGTTTGCACCTGTGATATTACCTGAAGCACTTAGTGTTGTGTATATACCTGAGGCAGCACCAATGTTACCTACATTTGCATTACCGCTAACACTCAATGATGCTAACGTTCCTACTGCTGTAATATTAGATTGTGCTCCTGTATATACTGTACCTGCTACTAACGCATTAGCAACTTGACCACTTACATTACCACCTGCGACACTGTTTGCAGTAGTTGCGTAAGTTGCTAATCCAACTGCACCCGAAACATTACCACCAGCTACACTATTTGCAGTTGTTGCATATGCAACTGCACCTGAAACATTACCACCTGCAACACTGTTTGCGGTTGTAGCATATGTAGCAAGACCTGCAGTTGCTACACTTAAGTTTGCAACCTGAGTAGTTGAAGTAACTGTAAGAGGTGCAGTACCAGTAGCCACGTTGCTTACTAATACACTAGCAGTAACTGTACCACTAGTGTTTATATTTCCACCTATGATATTACCAATAGCTGTAAGCAAACCACCAGTAGTTATATTACCTGCAGTTAAATTACCAGTTGCAGTGATTAATCCACTAGTACCAATATTACCAATATTTGCATTACCACTAATACTTAAACTTGTTAATGTACCGGTACTTGTAATATTTGGTTGAGCACCAGTAGTAAGTGCCCCTGTTAGTAAACTAGCACCTATCGTACCTGAATTAGCATACACATTTCCTGCAGTAATATTTGCACTGCCGGCTGCAATATATCCGGTAGTACTTACAATAAGATAATCTAGTGTTCCTAATTCTGTAATATTATTTTGTGAAGCTGTTGTTAATTTACCAGCTATATTACCTGCAGTTATGTTTCCATTAACTGATAATAAACGTGTTACATTATCAAATGTTAAATTTGAGTCACCACCAAACGTGGCACCATCTTTAAATTGTATTGATGTATTAGAACCGCCCGGTGGTATATTATTAATTGCTTCCCATTTTAGATTACCACCAGTATCAGTTGTTAGATATGTATTGGCTACACCACCGCTAATATATACGTTACCAGCTGGGCCTAAATTACTATTACCTGCTACACTTAGTGTTGTAAGAGTACCTAAACTTGTGATGTTAGGTTGTGCATTAGTTGTTACTGTATTTGCTGTTGTAGCTGTATTTGCAGTACCATATAGATTACCTATGAAGTAGTTTGCATTAGCTGAATTACCTAAGGTAGCATTGTCTGCAATAATAATACCTTCGATGTGAGCTCCAGTGGTAGTAAATATTGCGACATTGGATACGTTATTAACACCAATCGTTACATTACCATTAGGGTTAGTAATGTCAACATTACTATTACCATTTACAATACTGTCAACTTGAATATTACCTGCAATCAAATTGCCTGATATAGAAACGTTGCCTAAATTTGCACTTCCTGCTACACTTAAACTTGCTAATGTGCCAGTGCTTGTTATGTTAGGTTGTGCCGCAGTAGATAGTGTTCCTGCTACTGACGTAAATACACCATTAGTTGCGCCAATATTTCCTACATTCGCATTTCCAACTGCACTTAATGTGCCACCGGTCTCTAAATTACCACCTATAACATTACCAATAGCACTTACTAAACCACCAGTGGTTAGATTTCCACCAATAACATTACCACTTGCACTTACAACGCCAAGTGTATTAACATTACCACCGCTTATATTACCTGTTGCAGTTATTAGTCCAGCAGTGTTAACATTACCACCACTGATGTTACCTGTTGCAGTTATTAGCCCAGCAGTACCGATGTTTCCGATATTAGCATTACCAGACACACTTAATGTTGATAATGTACCTAAGCTAGTAACATTGGGTTGTGAGGCTGTTGTTAAGCTACCTGCGATAGTAGTAAATATACCTGCGGCTGCTCCAACATTACCAATGTTAGCATTACCCACAACACTTAATGCACCTGCAGTATTTAAATTACCACCGTCGATGTTACCGGTAGCTGTAATTAATCCAGCAGTACCGATGTTTCCAATGTTCGCATTACCGCTAATACTTAAGCTTGTTACTGTGCCTAAACTTGTGATGTTAGGTTGTGCGGCTGTTGTTACAGTACCGGCAACAGTTGCAGTAGGAACAGTTCCAGTTACGTTAGCACCCGGGATACTAGTTAGACTTGCACCAGAACCAACAAACAATCCTGCACCGATATTGCCTACATTAGCATTGCCACTAGCACTTAGAGTACCTGTGATGTTTGCGCCCGAGCCTGTTACTGTTAAAACGTTAGCGTTGCCGGCTGATGAAATATTGACATTACCACTTAGTAAAACATCTACATTACTTGTACCGTTAACAATCGCATTACTGTAAGATGTGCTACTACCAGATACAACTAATTGTCCACCTAATGGATTAGTTAACACAAGTGCAGTAGCATTTGCTTGTAATGTAGCATTACCTAAATAAATTGTACTATTTGCTAGATAAATGTCTTTAAAACGATTTGTGTTATTACCTAAATCGTAGGTGATATTAGCAGTAGGTGTAATGTTGCCACCTACTTGTAAACTAGTCAATGTACCTACACTAGTAATATTCGGTTGTGCATTAGTAGTTACTGTACCAGCAGTTGTGGCAGTAGGAACAGTACCGGTAACATTAGCTCCCGGGATACCGAACAATCCGTTAGCGTTACCGCTAAAGAAGTTAGCAACTGCTAAATTACCTAAATTAGCATTAGCTACTGTTAGATTTCCAGTAGCAGAAATAAATCCATTTGCAGTGATATTACTAATGTTTAAGTTGTCAGGAATTTCAACGTATAAAGTTTGACTATAACTTGTATATGTTGCTGTATTAGTTGTGGGGCTAGGACTTGTTCCTACTTTTAAAGTAACTGAACTTACTGATATTGAAGCAATATTGGCACTTACTACAACATTACCTGTAGGAGAATCAACTGTTATGCCCACTCCAGGCGATCTATTAACTGACAATACAGCCGCATTTGCTGTTGAGTCAAAAATTTCATCAAAGTTTTGTTGGACTTTCTGAAAAGCCGTTCTTATCGCATCTGCTGATGGATCATCGGGGAATGTACCAAAGTCAATATTCTGTTGCGCCATTTTAAAATCACCTTATTAAGTATTTATCGTTATTGATAAAACGATCACCCAAAAAAATACCCGACTATTGCCGGGTATCTTTGTGCAGAACTAATTACTTAAGACCTGCTAATTTTTTCCAATCACTTACAGATTCATTGATATCTGTTGTTCCGCTTGATACTGTGCGATTAACTTGATTAGCGATAACAGGAATAGTTGTTTGACCAGTTTGTTTACGCTTGTTCAAACCACCGCTGATAACATTCATCATAAAATCAATATCAGTTTCGAATGTAGTGTCAGTGCCTTTTTTACCAGCATCATTAGCCCACTCGTCTAACTTCTTCTCTTTCTTATCTTTCTTGTCATCGTATTCGATATCTTTCTTTACTTTCTTGCCGGCTTCTTCAGCTTGGTCGTCATCTTTACCTTTATGATCTTCATCATATTCAATATCTTTAGCGACTTTCTTAGCGGCTTTTTCTGCTTTGTCATCTTTTTCTGCAGTAGATTCTTCAGATAACATTGCTAATTTCTTGTAAAGATTAGCAAAACTTGATTCTTCCAAACCATCTTTTTGCTTCTCATCAGCATCTTCTTCATTCATAGAAGCTTGCATTTCTTCGTCAGCATCGCCGGCTTCAACACCCACGTTACCCACGTCACTTGCTTCGCCACCGTCACCACCTTCGTCAATATCTTGGCTTGGGTTGTATGCGGCTGCGGCTGCATTGGCTTGTTGTGTGTCAGCAATCTCAGTTGCTTCTTCTGCTTCACCGCTGTCAGGAGGATTATCTTCAGCCATTTGATAAGTCATTTGGTCTTCTGATTCTACTTCATCAACTACTTCTTTACTATCATCACAACCACATGCTGATTCACCACATGTTTCACATGTTTCTTCTTCGCTGTGTGATTCTTCTCCGCCACCGATACCTGATAGTTTCTTCATCAAACTCATCATGCCATCATGGTCACCGACTACTTCAATAGCATCACCACCTGCACCAATTTCAGCAGGCTCACCACCGTGATCAACTGTCATTGGTTCTTGACCTTGAGCATCATCACCACCAAAGATACCTAAACCAGCTTGCTTAACAAATGATAACAATTCATCAGCTTCCGCATCTTGTGCATTGATACTTACTGAATCAGGAGATCCTTGTTGACCTTTGCTGATAGATACAGTCATACCTTCAGCAACATCTTCTTTAGATTCTAACAATGCATTTAGTTGCTTTTCTAATGATTCAAAAGCAAATGCATCATTCTTTACAAACTCTTTACCACCAAGCTTGAACTTTTCACCTTTTGGTGTGTTCTTTGCGGCCCAGCTGAATGGACTTTCTTCGATATCTGCTTCGGCTAGTTCACCTTCTTCAGCACCATAGCTTGCCATTGTATTGACTACATCAGCACCGGATTCTGTTTCACCAACATAACCTTGAATTGGCATTTGACCATAGCACTCATCTAGACCTTCTTTGTAGCCTTCATGGTAGCAACGGGCTTCTTCCATGTCTTCATAGTTCTTACCGCAGTGTGCGTGACCACGTAGTCCGTGTGCTTTACCTTCTGAACGTGCGGCATTTAATCTTTGATCCATACCTTCTTTAACTTTCTTTTTATCAGAAACAGCTTTTTTCATAGTTTCTTTTTTATTACCGTCTTTATCCATATCTAAGAAGTCTGGCTTAGCTTTCTTAGCTTCTAATGTCAATGGACTTGCTAATGCATCACGTGGAGGCTGATCAGCTTCTTTGATTTTCTTTAGTTGAGCACCAGCAATACGCAATGCGGCTGCTTTACCATACTTAGGTGTTAGCTTACGAACTAATGCGTCAAAGCCGGTAGTAGCATTGTTGTGCTTACCAATATCTTCTTCGTGCATTTCTTCTGGATTACCAAGAGTGACTTCACCTTTTTTGAACATCTCTGCGGCTGCAGGACTTTTTGCAGTTGCTACAACTTTACCTGCGGCATCTTTAACTGCTACAGCGCCCGGCATTGGAGTAGTCGTATAACCATCTTCATTCAATGCTTTATCCATTTGGTCAAGATATTCTTTGATGCTATGCTTCTTAGTTTTCTTCTTGTCCCACTTAGGTAACTTAACATCTTTGCCGGCTTTTACACCAAACGCACTGAAGTCATACTTCTTATCTTCACCTGAAGATTGTGTAGCTTTCTTTGGACGACCACGACCTTTTTTCTCAGTGTCTTTGGCTTTAACTTTATTGCCTTCGTCATCTTCATCGTCTTTACGACCGTAACCACCTGGCTCAGCAGTATGCTTGATACCAGTTTTAGTTTTAGTTGTAGCTTCGTTCAACTGGTCTAGTTGTGATAATAAACTTTTGAAATCCATGTTATATGTTCCTTTTATTTTGATACGCTAGCGCCAGTTGCTGGCTTTGGTGGGCGTTTGATTGTACTCATTGGGCTCTTATCACCCATTTGTTTGTCATCCAAGTATGGCTTGAATGGATCAAACGCATCTTTAGTTTGTTGACCTGCATAAGGAATATCAATCTTTGAATCCTTAGCCTGATCTTTGATACTAGATAAGTAGCTGTCACTGTAGTTTTTGCTAGCTTCTTTAGCACCTGGTTGTTCTTCTAATTCAGGGTGTAACAACAATGGATTATGATCCATCTCATTAGCATAACCTTCTGCTTCACTATTAATACTATCGTCAAAATCTGAACTGATAACACGAACCATATCAACTTGATAACCTAACAATTGTGCAATCTGTTGAATCATTGGCTCAGTCGCTGGATAGCGGAACTGTGCTTTAATAATAGTAACAGGTTGATTGTGTAGGTTAGGAAATCCATATGGATCTTTTTGTATTGGTGTGCTTTTAGGTTCGTCAATTTTAACTGGGTCAAACTTCTTTAAGTTATACTTAAACAAGTCAACAAAGTTCTTGTCAACGTTTCCTGCAATTTTAATAGTGTAGTTGTAAGTGTGAACACTTTCTACAATGTAATGTTTTAGGCTCTTCATTTCTTATTCCTATATTCTGTATTTATCATTTCTCGTCTGTTTTAGCAGCCAACATCTTTAGCAACTCATTACGGTCTAAACTCTTACCTTCGCCTAATGGTGTAGCTTCGGCTTCTTCGGTTTTACCTGCAAGCTTTTGATCTAAACTTGCTTTTTTAAGCTGTAAATCAAGCATCTTAAGCTTCTTATTAATTTTAGCTGTCTTTGATGTTATAGCGTGTCCTAAGAATGAACTAGCACTATTGAATATCTCACTAGCAAAACGACTATCAACTTGCATTCCCAAGTCCATTAAATCTTTATAGCTATTAGTTGCTAATATAGCTAACTCATCCATCTCAGTATCGCTTGCTTCCAAGCCTTTAACTTGTGGTAATGCGGCTTCAATCTTATCTAATGCATCAGCCGTATCGGTTGTGATTTCTTCTATATTTTCAGGTAGTGGAATCGTAAGTCCTCTATCATTATTTTCAGGAAGTTCAAAAAGTTCTTGTAATTTTTTGGTCATAAAAGTATTTATTTACTTTCGTTTACCCTGATGAAAAAGGTCATCTTCAGTAATTACACGAAACGTAAAACCTTGCTGTTTGCAGAAAGCCATTGCGGCTTGCCACTTAGCATGATTGATTGCTACTACCATTCTATCTTTAGCACTAGCAACTTTACTTTCTATAAGACTTTGTTTTTTTGGTTTAATTTCTACAACTTCTGCTATCTGTTTACCATACTTATTTTGATAAACTACAAAGAAATCAGGTATATAAATTGTTTGTTTTCCTGTAAATGGATGACGATACGGAACACTAAATGATTCACTAGCCCAATACAATACGCTACTATTGCTATCACAGAAAGTCATAAAGGTAAGTTCCCAACCACTACGATATCTAGGTGCATGTTTCCCTACATATTTTGCAGGATTCTTTGGGGTATATACTCCCTGTGCAAATTTAGCCATTATAATACAATGTTTCTAGCTACATTCTGATTTGGTTGAGGTACTTTACCTATACCATATAATGATGTTTTACTTTTAAAACTGTTAAGATAGTATGTTATAACAGTATTCATTTCTAATTTATTGTTAAGACCTCTAATATAGTTTAGTAAGTCTAATACAGGAATTTGTGTTTGTTGTGATATTCTAAACAAATTCACAGTAAAATTATCTGCTATTTGTCTAGTTTCACATACTGACACAAAATAGCCGTGAACAATGTCATACTCATTACCGTTGACTACTAAGTCAAATGCATAAAAGTCATCAAATATTCTTACTGTTGAATCTAGTTGTGAGCGGGAATCAAGTATTCTAGCCATGTATAAATCTCCTAAGAGTATTTATACATTTAATTTTGAGTGCCTGCAGATTGTGTACCAATCTTAGCCGGTGAAGATAACACACCTGCTGTTGGCGCACCTGCCGTTGCTTGACCAGCTGGAGTAACACCGTATCCTGGATAATATGTATTACCCCTAACGCTACTAGGTAGTGCTTGTTGAGTAGCTTGTGTTAGTATACCATTGATATCTGATTTAGCCACTTGTTTTAAGTTTGCATTTTTAAATGTGTTGTATGATGTTCCTGCAATTTGAATAGCACCCAATAAATTACCATCATATAATGCTTGAGTAAATCCGCCGGCTGCATCTACTAAACCACCTTGACCTAAAATAGTTTGATTAGAACCTAGTCTTGCAATAGGACTTAATGTTCTATCATAATTTTCATCCATACCAAATCCAGGAACAGTATTACTTGGTGCATTTCCGTCAACTGCTCCTTCTGCATATTGTACAGTCTCGTAATCAATAGTCATTGTATTAGTCATAACACCATTACCTGCACTGTAGTCGTATGTATCATGCGCAAAACGAGTAATGATAGGATTTATTAATGTATATAATACAAAATTATGTTGATTAAACCCATATACTTTTATGTTCTTAAAGAATGGAATCTTGCTGTTTCCAATTGATGAGTTTAATAAAGTTTGTGAAGGAACTGAGGTGTCACCGATATATCCCCAATCTTCGTCTCCGTAAATTGAGTTATTATATACGTTACGTGAATTGTAGTCAGCCGATAGATTCAAGGGAGCATTAGTAGGCAATTGAGGACCTACACGTCCTGCAGTAACAGATATAGGCTTAGTAGCATCTTTATAATAATATGTGTAATAGTTATACCACATATTACGAATGCTATTTCCATTATCATCATGGAAAGCTATATCTATTGGATCATATTTAATTTTTGTTTGAACAATACGTTTACGATTGTATTGATTCATCGTATGTGTGTCAAAACTATATGATGGTAACTTTACTGTCTTAACAGCTAGACCAAAATTAGTTCCAGTAGCTAGACCGACTGAATAAACAGCTGGATTGATTTCAAAATATACATGGAATAAAAACTTTAGTTTAGGTGCATATTGATATGCATTTGGTCTGAAAGTTTTTGCGGCATGAGTATAATCACGCAGGTAGTCGTTGCCGAAGAAACCTTCGGCAGCGCCTGTTAGTAAGTCCTGAAAAAATCCAGCCATTGAGTTAGGCCTAGTTTACTAATTAACCTTGACCCGCGCCAATACCAGTAACGATAGAACCACCTAAGATTCGACCAATATTCGTACCAACACCAGAAGTCAATGGAGATTGAACTGCGTTATCGTAACGTATAGTCAATGCGATTGTTGCAACTTCATTTGAACCATAGTTTAATGAACCATAGTTAGCTGTCTTTAGATAGCAACCATAGCATTCCCATGTTTCTAATACGATAGGAGTAGCAGTACCATTACCACCATCTAAGATTTCAATGTTTGTTTGGAACTTATAATCTTGACCAGTTGCGGCTGATGCTTGCTCAACCATATCTAATTGTTTCTGAACTTGTTGACCAACTAATTTAGAAACACTACCTGAAGCATCGTCACGTAAGTTAACTGTCAATTCATTCCAACTGTGTTTACCTGCCAAATATAATGTTGAGTTATAGATAGGTAGTGTAATTTCTTCAAAGCTGATTTGTGGACGATTGATATCCATTACTTGTTTTGTTAATTCAACAGTAGCGCCAGTACCGAAATTTAGAAAGTTAACTCTAAAACGATATTGTAATTTAGGCATTAATAAGCCTTGATTACCACCAGCGTTATCGCTAGCTACGGTCATGTTGAACAATGATTGTGAGGCTATTGCCATTTTTTAATCTCCTGTTATATATATTTATCTTTTTAAACTCCCCCTATTGCTAGGGGGATATTTAAATTACTGTGATAATTCACCTGTGTTTAAAACACGAACCGGGATGTAGATGAATTCAGCTGCCTTAACAGGCTCAATTGCAACGTCTACCCACAATTCATTTCTATCAATTCTTGCCGGTGTGTTGTTTGACTCATCACAAACTACAAGATAATCATAGAGACCACGTTTAGCAACTAAGTCAACCATCAATGTTTGAATTACGCCTGCAATACTATTACGTGTTAATGCATCGTTAGGTTCAAATACGAACGGTCTTGCTGCCAATGTCAATTGACGACGGATATAGTTAACTAAACGTGCAACGTTAGTTCTATCTAATGCGCTTTGTGAATTGAAACTGTTTTTGTTACCATAGTTCAACAAACCAACACCAGTAAAGAATACTAATGGATTGATTTGATTAATATACAATACATCACGTATTCCTAAACGTGTCTTAATTGCTTGGAATTCGCCAGTCTGACGATCTAAGTAACCAATGTTCAATGCATTGTCAATGTTACCACGACGAGTACCTGCTGCCGCTAACCAAGGATAAGCCACTGTGTCGTTACGTAAGAATGTGCGTAACATCATATGTGATGCTGGAACAACAACTTCATTGCCTGACAAGTCATTTGTAATTCCGCTTGGATAGAATAGACCCAAGTAAGTATTACGTGTAACTAAACCAGTTTCACCTGTGCTTGTAGCACCTGCATCGTTGTTAGCCCAAGCTTGAATGTCAGTAGCACTATCAGCTAATCCTAATGGAGTATCACCGATAATATAGCCTGTCTCACCACGATCTGCATTCAACACAACCATGTTAGGCTGTAGTTCTGGATAGTTAGGTGTAGCCATTAAATTGAAGTAATTATCTTCATCACGTATGTCGGTGTTTGTATCGATTGCTGAACGCAATGCTTGTACAACCATAGCACGTTGTGCCGCACGACCCATATATGGTGCACCGTTAGAAGAATTACCACTTACTGTCACCCATGCATCAGTTTGTGCAGGCAGTGTTTCACCTGGGAAGTTAGTATTGTTAAAATAATTAACACGGAATTGCTTAACGTTATAACCACTACGGCGTGTGTTAAACAACAACATACCTTGTGGATATAGACTTGGATCAGGAGCATCTAAATCTAAGTAGTTGCTTGTTAGCAAACTAACGATAGTTGGTATAGGATCATCAACTGGACTTACGTTACCACTTGTTGCCCAACGAGCATCGGCAAATAATGCACCAGTGCTACTTACCTGGTCTGCATTGTTAATTAATACCCATGTATTTTCTCCATCAACGCTTTCCCAACGGCTGATTACTGGATATACTTCTAAGTTGCTTGTGTCAATCCACAAGTCACCGTATACCAATGCAGTACCGTCACTTTGAGTTGTAGGTGCAGTAGCACTTATTATAGGACCATTTGGATCTGTAGCGCCTGCGCCTGAAGCCGCAACTGGAGCACCTGTTGAATCATATGCTGTGTTTTTATAACCAATCCAGGCACCAGCTTTTTGAACCATAATATCAACTTGGTCAACAACACTATAGAACCAGTTTGTATTATTAGCAGGGGCTTCACTAGGAGCACCTTCATTAGCAGTATAGGTGAATTCTACCCAGTTACTTAATTGAGTTCTATACTGTGCTTCAGGTTCACCTGAAACAAATGTTACTGCTGACAATGCACCAGCAGATACTGCAGTTACTACAACTTCTAAATCGTTTGCAGGAGATGATCCACCTAACACTGTACCTGCGATTGTGATTGTATCACCTACCGCATAACCACTACCACCGGCTTGAACACCGTCACCTACAGGAATGTAGATGTTATAGATAGATTCTATATTAAATGTAGCACCTGAACCTGATGTTCCTGTTTGTGTTCCTGCTTGCGCAACACCTGAAAACGTAGCACTTACAGTAGGACCGTACTTAGCACCTGTAGTTGTACCAGATGTAAAACCTGCTTCAACTATTAGACCATTAGAAATACCTGTTCCTGCAAATGATGAATTTACAGTATCGTCCATGATAATTTCGCCACCCTCAGTATGAGTCACTTGAATTGCACCGTCTGTAGTTACAACTGCGGTCGTGTAAGGAATACCTGCCGCATACCATGCGGTAACGAAATCAGTAGCATTACTACTACCTGCTAATGTGAAATTATATGCAGAACTTAGTGATGAACTACCGGGAACTGACACATATACGTTCATGTAATATGGACCTGATGCGAAATCTGGTGTTGTATTATCACCTGTTACTACTGTAGCACCTGTAGCTAGTCTTTCCCAGAAGTATACCGGAGCAGTTGTGCTAGTACCGTTATAATAATATTGTCCATATATTGATCCTGCAGGGATAGCTTGACCGCCTGTTGAATCTAATGTTGAAGTAACTGCCCAATCACTTGTTGCTAATGCAACTGATTTTGATATCCATGATGCTGTAGCAGTACTATATTGTGACATTACTGGAGCTAATCCAGTACCGGCAGCACCGACTTTAATCCAAACAGATCCTGTTGGACGAGGAGTTGTTTGACTTGCTGTCCATAATGGCATCTGCGCACTTGTACCATATGATACAGTTGGTGTATAATAATCACCTGCAGTTAGACCCATAGAAGTCAATGATGTACCACTCAAACCAATATAAGCGTTCGCACTACCTGTAGTTAAACGTTGGCGTGTGAATAAACATAATTTACCACTACGAACTTCGGCTGCTAGATAATCCCAACCTAAACCATTAATTGCAGTTGCAACGTCACCTACTGTATCACTACCACCGATAGTTAGTGTTACAGATACAGAACCTGACAAGCTAATAATCATTGTGCCAGCGGCAACGTCTGGATTAGACAAGCTTGAAATTACTGCAGGAACATCTGCTTTCCATGCTGAACCACCTAAGATAGCCCATGCATTGTCAGTTGTCTTATAATAATATGTTCTATCAGCATTTGTAGCGTCGGTTGTTACTTCTATTGCGTTAACTGCATAATCACCAATACTACCAATACTTGCTAATGGGAATCCGGCTGACATATCGGCTGCATCAGTAATTACGATAGGATTCTGTAATGAGAATTGACCAGTAGTAGCATTGAACTCGTAGATACCCCAAGTTGTAGTAGTACTATCTAACCAGTATGTACCGTCAGTTGGTGCACCAGTTGGACGACCTGTTTGACCTACTAAACTTGCTAGGTCAATATCTGCACGTAATACATAACAACGATTTGTAACACCTAGCAAGCTATAAGCCGCTAATAAACCGTATTCATTTAATTCGTAACCTTGAATTGGCGTACCATTGGTCGTTGTGTAGAAGAACGGTGTACCATATAAATTTACTAAATCACGTTGACTTGTTACTTGATATAATTTATTAGCGTTGGCTGCGGTTGTTGCCACTGCTACACCTGTACCACTAGCATTTGCTTTATTTTGTGCAGTTGCTAATAGAACTAGTGGGACTGAATTTGTTGGGGCTGGTAAGTATTGACTTTCATCTGTAATCGTTACTTCTACGCCTGGTGAGGTTAATGCCATTTTATTTTTTCCTTTATGTAAAATTATGAGGTTTACTACCTAAATTGCATATTATTATTTATCGAATACTTATAAAAAGAGCCAATAACCGTGCCTTCGAAGGCTATAAATACTGCATGTTAAGACCTATATGTAAAACATGCGGAAAGAATCACTGTGCTGTAAATTATATCCGTGCAGGAGTTACTCATTATCGCAGTATATGCGATGAGTGTGGTCGTAAGAAGAATAAACTGAAGCCTAGAAGTGCTAGATGGAAAAATGCAGGCTATAAGAAAAAAGCCACATGTGACTTATGTGGCTTCAAAAGTGTGTTACCTTCTCAGATTACCGTATTTCATATCGATGGTAATCTAAACAATTGCAATCTAATTAATCTACGTAGTATATGTCTTAATTGTGTTGAAATTGTAAAGAAGAAAGAAGTTACCTGGCGTAGAGGTGACTTAGAAGTTGATCACTAAATTGACTTGCTTGTGTAAATCATCAATCGTGCCGTTGTTATCAATATAATGATCGTAGTCCAAACCGACGCTGGAATATTCACTTGCATGAACTCTATTTCTATCTAGTTTAGCTTTACTCAAAGACCAACTCATGTTACCATGCTCACCTTTGTTATAAGATACTGCGGCATCGTACCAGTCTGGTGGCTGACCTCTAGTAACTCGCATAGTAATTCCACCTATTTCCTTGATAGATTTAATTTCATTAGCGAATCTACAATCAGTAATTACAATGTTTTCATCAGTTTGACGTAGTTTGTTTTCGACACTAGCAACCCAAATGTCATTGTGAAATCCATTACGACATACTTCGGTTCCCCAGTATTGCAATACCCATCTAGGTGTGATCTCCATACCTAAACGATTACTCCACCACTCGTCTTTCTGTTCTCTCCATGCTCTGCTAGCTTTAGTAGAACCTTCAAGGTACTCTCTATTCCAACCAAATACACTAGCTACTGCATCTTTTAATGAGGATGCAAAACTCATTCTTTTAAATCCGTGAAATGTACAAAGATAGTCAGCAATAGTGTCTTTGCCGCTACCGATCAATCCTGTTACTCCAATAATCATAAAAAACTCCCGTAGTACTTATTATACTACAGGAGTCTTGTAAAGTAAAGAGATTATTTTAACCTTGCACCCAAGTTAGTGGTTGACTGTAATCTACATATCGTTTCAATTCGTCAATTAATTGTTCCATTGCAGCCTTACCTTCAGCTTTCATGGCTGTTCCGTTTAATGTTGTGCCGCCACCTGGTCCTGCGATAGAACCAAACTTCTCACGTGCTTCACCAATGATTAACTTAAGATTAGCTAATATAAAGTCACCGATCCATACACCAGCACCCGGGTCTTGTAATATCACTTCTTCAGGTCTTTGTACATCAGCCCAAATAAGAACATGTTCACCTGAACCCTTCGGGTCACGCACGATACGAATAACTTTTGTGACTGGATCAAATGTATAGATAACATAGCCACCGAACATACGTGCGGCTAATTCAACATAACCTGCATAGAAGTCATATGTTGCCATACCACCTGCATAGTTGTAGTTTAGCAAATAAGTGTTTAGAATAGCTGAACTGAACGGATCAAAGCTAGTGCTTGATGGGCCTGTTTCTAATCCAATCGTTCTACGATATAGACAACGAACATTAATAAACTCTTGCGGAAGTGTATATGTATCAACATTCTTTACAATAGTCATTAATGTATATGATTCAGCCGTAGCATTTTGAGCACGTTGACGATATACTTTAATGGCATAGTTGTAAGCCGCTTCAAAGTGTTGTGGATCTAATTCAAGGTCAATGATTCCGTCACCTAAACGATAACGAAGGTTTTGAAATAATGCTTGTTTCAACTCATCTAGTGTTAATCCAGATGGGGTAGAAAGAATGTTTGCTGTTGCGGATATAGTCATGTTAGTTTCCTGATACTGTATTTATCAGGAAACTATTGGTCGTTAGATATCGCCTTCTTTGCGATTCTCACTATAATGTGCGTCAAAACTTCCACCGGGATAGCGACTTTCTAACTTGCGAACGTTCTCGTCAATCACTTCATTTGGGTCAAGATTCAATGCTCGGCATGCATTGATCCAATACCACATAACATCACCAAGTTCACGCTTCAAGTGAAAGACTTGAGCATCAGTTAGTGGCTTACCTTGAAAAAAGATTTTCTTGGGCACTTCGATGAATTCACCACCTTCAGCCGCTAATCCAAGACAAGCTGTAAGTAACAAAGGAACATTGATACTAGGTCCTCCATCGTTACCGTCAAGTTCATCACAACGGTTCATAAACGTAGTCAAGTCATTACTTGCTTTGCTGGTTACAGCTTCTACAAAATCTTTGTATTTGTTTAAATCAATATTACTCATTAAAATGCTTTCAAAATAATCATGTGTTCGTTGAACCTACCATTAGGAGTAGTTGCAACTGCTTTAATTCCATCAAAGAATTTACGTGCCGCGGGCTTTGAACCCATGACTTCTTTGATTTGCTCACCCGGTTTACGTAGTGTCTTAATCTCTGACTTGTTCGTATCAAATCCAAGAATAGTGTTACCTTTCACCGTAAATGCCTTTGAGTAATCATCAGCAATATAGTGATGTAATTTACGCTTTGCAGTGTCATAGACCCACGCTTCACTTGCACCATGCAATTTTACAGGACTGATAGATATCAAGTCAAGCTTGTTGGGAGTATCTTTGAATGTTTTAAGATACTTAAGTTTAGCTACAATCTTTTCAACAGGTACTGCTTTACGTTGACGAGGTGCTTTACTTGCTTTCTTAACTGAAATGTACGCATTCAAGTCAGCTAGTACATTTTCAATATACTTAATAATATTACGAACTTGAATCTTTGTCAGTTGGTTATAACCTTCTGTCAATTGCTTGTCTAGGCCCTTTTGCAATTCATCAAATTCATTCTGTTTCTTCTTCCAAATATCAGCAATCAACCCAATATGTTGTGGCATAACATTGAAACGTGCAACTACGTCCATTGTTTTTGAGCTTGCTTTGCCGTACAGAATGAATTCATCAAACATACCTTCAAGTTCCCCTGCGGCATCTTTTGCTTTATCACGCAAAATATCCTGAATGTTGGGTCTTGCGGGGGCATCAGTTTCAACTTTAATTTCCTCAGGCTTATGCACAATCTTTAGCAGTCGGCTGATCTCTTTTTCAAGTGTCAATTCTTCATGTTCACTTAATTCTAAACCGCGTAATTTCATACGGGCCAACCAGCACAATGTTAGTAAGAATTCATTTTCATGTATCTTACGCATAATTTTTGCATCACTGGTTCTGTTATTGAAATCCAGAAATTGGGACATAAGTTCTTTGGCATCTTTCTTGCCATAGAAACGATTATACCATGTAAAACTACGCATTAGAGCTAATCTACGCTTATCTTCATCTGGTTGTAAGACGAACAAAGGTTCATCTCCGTAATATTGAACATCAGCATCCCGTGGATTTAATGCTTTAACTAGACTATGGTCCTCTGAATTACGTTTACGTGTTGCCATTAGGCACTCCTTTACTATGATTTAAGTATTATAACACAGCCCATATTTATTGTCAACCGTAGGTTTTAAGCATAGGGCATAACGATAAATACTATTATGCCAAAGTTATCCTTATACCGCCCAAATAAACAGAATGATTATCGATTCTTTGATAGAACAATATCAGAGCAATTGCGTGTTGGCGGCACGGATTTATACATTCACAAATATTTAGGTCCAACTAATCAAGGTGCCAGTATAGATTATACACAACCTGAATATGATACGATGAGTCCATTAAATATTCAGGACTTATTATTCCTAGAAAATAGAGATAGAACATATGATCCAAATGTATATAGATTACGTGGTCATTATAATGTTCAGAATTTAGATTTTGATTTGAGTCAATTTGGATTATTTTTAAACAACGATATTATCTTTATTAATGTTCATTATAATGACATGATTGATATTGTTGGTCGCAAGTTAATGGTCGGTGATGTATTAGAATTACCTCACTTATTAGATTATAATCCATTAAAAGAAACTATTCCAGTTGCACTAAAAAGATTTTATAGTATAACTGATGCTAATTTTTCAAGTGAGGGTTTCAGTCAAACTTGGTATCCACATATGTGGCGTATTAAATGCGAACCATTAGTTGATAGTGAAGAATATAGTCAGATATTATCAGAGCCTATTAACCAAGATAATTATCTAGGAGTATGGGATAGTACAAAAGTATATCCAGCAGGGTATGTTATTACATTTGGTGACAAGAATTACATTAGTAAAATTGAAGTACCAGCTGGCACTATGCCACCGAATACAACATATTGGGAGTTAGATACGGCATCAAATCTTAAAGATATTCTGTCTACATATAACAGAAATATTGAAATTAATAATGCGGCATTGGAAGAGGCAGCACGACTTGTTCCTAAAGCAGGTTATGATAGAAATAATCTATATGTTGTACCTACATATGGCACGTTTGAAACTAATACAGAGTTGTCAGGCAAGTATAATCAACCTGCACCACCTACTAATATAGTAACAGGTAACACAGGTGCACCGGTTGCTACTGTTGAACTTATGCAATCTTCATTGTATAAAAACCCTAGTCCTGTATTACGAATACCTGCTTCATCCGTAAAAACTATGTTTAATATGACAGTTGACGGTGGCGCAGTTGAACCAAAAGCAACATTATCATTAAAAGCATTAACAGTTGCACCGCAATTAACTTCAGGTGGATCAGGTCCTGTATCAGGTGACACAATGCTAACCATTGATAGTTTAGGTTTAATTACAGGTCCATATGGTACTGCAGATAATACCTATTCTACTGCTGACCAGAATCCAGAACTACCAGGATTTACTGACGAGATAACTCCTGTAATGGACTTTAGAGCAGACTGTGATCCTAGATTCCAATTCATTGCACGTAGTAGTCCACGCACATTTGGTTACACAACTGGTTACTTGGATGGTGACGGTACTGCTCCTAACGGCTTCCCAACTGGTGCAGGTATTGCGTTCCCGCAAAACCCACAAGTAGGTGATTACTTCTTACGTATTGATTACTTACCTCAAATACTATATCGTTGGGATGGTAGACTATGGATAAGAATCTCTGAGAATGTAAGGACGCAGACTGGATTCACTTCAGGAGATTTGTCACAGCAATCTAGCTTCATAAATAACAGTAATGTAACAGTATTGACTGACGGAACAACTACTAAACAGAAGCAAGGTCTATCTACAATACTTACTATTGCACCAGATCCAATACCCCCGCAACCTTAAAGAATATAAATGGCACAATTTTTCTATGACAATCAGATACGCAGATTCTTAATACAGTTTGCAAAAATATTCAGTAACTGGCAAGTTACTAAAGGTAAAGACCCTGCAGGTAATGAGATACTTGTTCGTGTTCCTATCATGTACGGTGATAGTAGTCGTCAAGCTTCTACAATCATTGCAAATAATAGTGCAAGTAACTTGCCAAGCGCTCCGTTAATTACATATTATATTAGTGGTTTAGAATACGACCAACGTAGAACACAAGATCCTACGTTCATCGATAAGATTCAAGTTCGTCAACGTAGCTATAATGCTGATACACAAAGTTATGAGCAGGTTCAAGGCCAAGCATTTACTGTTGAAAGACTAATGCCTGTTCCATATACATTACGTATCAATGTAGACTTTTGGACTACTAACTATCAACAAAAATTAGAGTTGATTGAACAGTTAGGTACACTATTCAACCCTTCATTAGAGATACAATCTACTGATAACTTCATCGATTGGACATCATTATCTGTTGTATACCAAGATGGACTAACATTTAGTAGTCGTAGTATTCCTCAAGGTACAGGTAATCCCATCGATGTATTGAGTTGGAAGTTCTATATGCCTATCTGGTTAAGTAACGCTGCCAAACTTAAAAAGATGGGTGTTATTGAGAAAGTTATTGCAAGTATCTTTAAAGGTCAAGCACTTGAAGATATACAAGATGATGACTTATTATTAGGTACTCGTCAAAAGATCACACCATATGGATACAAATTATTATTGATAGGTAATAGACTACAGTTGTTACCTGCGGATGAAGCATTTTATCCTAACAATGAAAGCTTAGAGTATCCTCCTCCACCAGATACAAGTTTGTATTGGAGTAGCTTATTGAACGTGTACGGTACATTACGCCCCGGCATCAGTCAGATATGGTTGCAGAATCCATTTATGAATACTGATATTGTTGGAACTATTGTTCTTGACCCATTAGACGATAGACTATTGATATACGATATTGACCCTGATACCCTGCCGCAAAACACATTGGATCCTGTAGACAGCGTGATTAACCCATTAGTCACAGGACCAAACGCAGGATTACCAGGGCCAATCAATGGTCGTAGATATCTTATTGTAGAAGATATTGGTAGTCCAGGTGATACTACAATTGCATGGGGACCATTAGTTGCTAACGCAAACGATATCATTGAATATGATTCAACGTCAGGTGAATGGTTTGTATCATTTGATAGTCAATCTGCAACAACACTTGAGTATGTAACCAATCTTACAACCGATTTACAATATAGGTTTTCCTACACAGATAATGTTTGGATGAAATCATATGAAGGTTGGTATGGTCAGGGCGATTACAGTATTGTAATATAATTGTTAATATGATATAATGTCTTATAGTATGACAAATATATCAGCAGGCACATTCTTTTACGCAAAAAACACCCAACGTTTTTTATACTTATTAAGAACGGATAATAAAAATCCGGGAAATTGGGGTATCCCGGGCGGCAAGATAGAGAATGATGAAACGTTACTTGAAGGTCTGCAACGTGAATGCATTGAAGAAATTACTTATTTCCCGGATCATGCTAAACTAATACCCATTCAAAAATTTGTAAACAAATCATTTACATATCATACCTTTTTTTGTGCAGTGGATGAAGAGTTTACACCTATTCTAAACAAAGAACATTGTGGATATGCATGGGTAGGTGACAATCAATATCCTAAACCATTACACCCGGGATTATTTAATACAGTTAACTTTGATATTGTTCAAAAGAAATTAAACGCACTTACAAAAAAAGAGACCTAAGTCTCTTTTTTTATTTTAGCAATTTTGCTATTGTGTCGAACCCTAACGATCCGATAACTACGCCGGCTCCCATCATCATCCATCGCCATTTTTCTAATGCGCCTACTTTATCAGACATTGATTTATGAGCAACTGCACTAGCTTCCTTCATTTCTTTCAGAAGCTTGTGAGTATCCTCATTGTTCTTTTGTATACTAAGATTAACATCCTTGATATCAGATTTGATTTCGCTGATATCATCGGTTATGTTTTGCACTTGCACTTGAAGAACCGCTACATCTGTTTCAGTCTTTTTTGTTGGCATCTTAATTGCTCTGGATGATGTTACCATGATTAAGCGTTAGCAATAGTTACGATTGGGTAAGGCTGTCCACCATATGTATTTGCCGCATATGCAGTGTTGAACGAAGCAACAACTGGAGTAGCGTTAGCAAGAACAATGTTACCTGTAGCAACTGGACCAGAAGTAGCACTGAATGTCAATGAACCGTAATCACTTAATGACTGAACATAAGTGTCATCAGTTGCCGCATCAGTTGAAACAATATTCATAGTGTTTGGTGTCAATGCAGTATTAGCCAAGTTAGCAGTATAGCATTGTGCGATCAAACCACTTGTACCACCTTGAACTAGATACTTCTGCTTACCTTTTTGACGTAAGATGAAACCTGCTTCATTATCTGCATAGATGAATGAAGAACCTGATGCAGCCACTGCCGCATTTGCTGTCAATTCAACTACATCTTGTTGTGCGTCTGGAGTACCAGTAGCACTTGACAAATCAACTTCAGCACCGCCCAATGTTGTAGAAACAGTGAATGCAGATGCATTTGCGATAGCCTTAACGAAATAAACTGTACCAGCAACTAGACCGCCTAAGTTAGCAGTAAATCTTACTGTACCGTTAGCAATCAATGTTTCAGCATTACCTGAAGTACCAATGATGTTACCTGTATTTTGTGTGTTAGCAACAGCAACTGTTGTTAATCCAGGAACTGTGTTAGCAAAACCTAGAGTAGTATAATCAGTTGTTGTACCATTAACGTTTGCACTAGCGATTTGAATTACTGAACCTACGCTCAATGTGTTTGCTAAATCAGTACCAATGCCTGTTACAAATTCAGTATCAGTAGCAGAATACAATGTACCTGTACCATTAACACCGATAGCAACACGAGGTAGAACTTGTGAACCATAGATTGCTGTATTACCACCAACTACACCATATGTATTAGCGTTAGTTGTTGGGAAACCAGTACCACCTTCTGGGTTGTTGAAATATGCATCAACAAACCCAACAGTCAATGCAGAAGCAGTTGTACCTGTCGTCAATGTTACTGCAGTACGTGTTGTATTAGCACTTAAATCAGTTGCAGAAACAGTGAAAGTTGTAGTACTTAAAACTGCTAAGATCCAATATGTTGTACCTGCTACCAAGTTTGTACCTGTCGTTACGCTTGGTACGAATGGCATGCCGGCAATAACGCCAAGAGTTGATAAATCTTCAGATACTGTTACAACGTTAGTTGTTGCAGTAGTGTTAGTTACTGTTAAGACCGCTTGGGCCTTTGCTATTTTTAGAGGACGTCCCATTTGTTTTTCCTTTATAAAATTAGCGGGTTCTAGCCGCTACGCAGTGGGTTACTGCATAAATTCTCCGAATGAGAATGTATTAAGTATTTATCAATTTTGGGTATTATTCAGTACCGGTATCAGGGTGATTTGCACCTAATTCAGTAATACTAAATGCGCCGGCGGAACCAGCTACATTGATGTAAGCGATATAATTCCCTTGACCTACAATAACGCTATTTAATACTGTATTTGCAGGGACGATTTCACATGCTGTTAAATTTGCAGTAGTATTAGCATCACCTATCGCTATAGCAATAGCTGATGTAGAAGTTGATATTCTTACTTTATCAGTATTACTTGCGCTTGATAGTTGGCTCGTACTATTTGCGGTATATATTGTTGCTGCCATTTGTTTTTCCTAATTATAATCTACCGACTGCGATTTCAATTACGCCTTCGATTCCGTCAAAGTTTTCTAATGCTTTACCGATAACTGTTCCCATCTGCGGTGATGAGCTTGGTCTAGCGAATCCATTACCACCGGACACCATCATATCGCCTTTGCGTATGTTACCACGAACCTTAGTAGGTACACGTCCTTGTAATGCAATTGCTATAGCAATACCTTGACAATTTGCATTCATTGCATATGCAGGATTAGTTGAAACTACACCTGCAACTCTTGTGGTGCCGTCTTCAGCGATGGTGACTTCCTTTTCTCCACCGAACGCTAAAACAGTACCCGGATCATACGCTTGATCTGCTTCATAATATTCTGCTAAGTCAGCGTATGATGCTTCAAGCTTTGACCCACTCGTCAATGTCCAATTACCAGTAATAGTTCCTGCAGTAGTATTTGCGCCGGTTGTTAGTGCTCCTAATGTAACTGTTCCAGTAGTAACTGATAAATTACCGGTAGTGATGTTACCACTAGCACTTAGTGTTCCGGTAACGTTAATACCAGTGTTTGTTATAACAGCAACATTACTTGTTCCGCTTACACTAATTGTTACATTACTATTTGCACTAACTGATACATTGCTATTACCGTTTAAGATAGATGACCCGGCTGCTATATTGATATTACTTAATCCACCACCATCACCTACAAATAGACCAGCAGTAATATTACCTGTTGCAGAAACAACTCCACCGGTAATAATATTACCTGCATTTAAGTTACCAGTAGCAGTAATTAATCCTGCAGTGCCTATATTACCAATATTAGCATTACCAGAAACAGAAATACTTGAAAGTGTACCTGTACTTGTAATATTTGGTTGTGCGGCTGTTGTTACGGTGCCTGCAGTAGTCGCACTAGATGCGCTAGTAGCAGAGGTAGCAGACGTTGCAGTTCCTGCACTTGTTGCGTATGTAGCATTTGCAACAGTACCTGTTACGTTAGCACCTGCAATACTACTCAATGCTTGTCCGTTACCTATAATATTACCAACACTTACGTTACCAGTAGTTGTAATTGTATTACTACCGTAACTAGCTAAAAATGTTGCTACATCACTATTACTATATGTAGCTCCTACGGCTGCGAATACGCCATTGCCATATAATATATTACTTGCACTACCATCTAAATTAATAGTTGCAATGTTACCCAAACCACTTACATTTGCGGCTGCTACACTATTAGCAGTAGTTGCATAACTTACTGCACCTGTTATATTTGCACCCTGAATATTACTTAGATTATTTCCACTACCAATAAAATAGTTAGCTGTAATAGAGTTAGCACCATCTAAATTACCAGTAGTTATATTACCAACTACACTTAGTGATGTTAATGAACCAACACTAGTGATGTTAGGTTGTGCGGCTGTTGTTACTGTACCTGCTGTAGTTGCATTGCCGGATAAGTTAGCAGTTAGAACGCCTGATACAATTACATTTGTTGAGTTAGCACTAATTGTCTGTGCACCTATATAGATAGTGCTATTAGCCAAATATAAATCATTAAATCTATTAGTGTTGTTACCCAAGTTATATGTTATATTTGCGCTTGGTGTTATGTGCCCAGCTACTACTAATCCAGCTAATGTGCCAGTGCTTGTTATGTTAGGTTGTGCGGCTGTTGTTAATGTTCCGGTTAGTAAATTACCTGATATAATATTAGCAGATACATTGCCACCTGTAACTACTACATTACTGCTAGATATCTCAACATTACTATTTGCAAATTTTAATGATGCCGACCCGGTCAATACTCCGCTGACATTGTATTGAATTGAACCTTCTACCCCAGATGCGGGAGAACTAACATTGATACCGAACGCACTTGTTGCTGTAGCATTTGGAGAATTTGTATAAGTTAAATTGGCTCCGCTAAATGCGTTAGATAATGCATCGTCAGTGTATAGAGTTACTTCACCGGTAGTATTAAAAGTATTAGATACTTTTAAGTATAATGTTTCACCATTAATTTCACTATTAGCATTACCTTCAACTCCTAAAATAGTAACTGCAGTTCCATTGGTATAACTAACAACATTTGGATCAAATGTCATTACTGCTGGACTATCAGTTGATATGTCTATAATGTTTGCAATTGCAGTTGTTTTGCTAGTCCAAGAAAGATTACCATAACCGTCAGTAGTTAATACATAACCAACTGCGCCGTCATTAATTTTAACATTAGCTACGTCACCTAAGTTAATCAGGCCTCCTGCATTTGCGCCTGCATTGATCCAATTATTACCATCAAATGCTAGTACTTCACCAATTGAATTGGCTGCAACGTTGGCATTTGCAATATTAATGTTAAGATTTCCGTAAGAACCGTCAATCTGGCTGAAACTAATGTTTGAATAAGAAGTTAATACTTCAACATTTTCAATTGGATTGGGAGTAGAAGTACCGATAAAAAGTCGTCTAGCGTCATTCGCCCAACCGAACTGCGCTTCATCAAGCTGTGGCAAGTCAACTAAGTTACCTGAGCGTTGTTGAATTTTCGAAATTTGTATAATGGCCATAAGTGTAAAATCTTTAAGATATACACTTATTTATCTTAAACCATTATAAGAACTGCATGTAGTATTGTTCTACTCGTTTGAACCAGATATCTGTATATTTTACGAACTCAGGTCCTTCTAAGATGAATTCCTGATAGATATTATCAGCAGAACACATAAAAATTACGCCCTTACGTATCTTCGTACCATGCACTTCGTTATGAGCATTAGCATAAGCGGCTAACTGCACAAAGTAATCTTCAATCCACTCACGCTTTTTAGGCTTGTTTGTTTGCTTATGATCCATGATAGCTTCATCACCATCATGTAAACCTACTAAGTCTGTCGTCCCTGCATAAATCTTCGGATAATAGAGAGGAACTTCTGTACCCCAGTATTCATTACAGTTAACAAGACCTTCACTGATAATAGTCTTGGCCATTTTATGGCTTTGGATGCTATACGGATTGCTTCCGGGCTCATTGATTACTCCTGTCTTAATGTAATCTTCAATCCACTTGTGCATTCGTGTTCCACGACCTGCGGCTTCAGTGGTAATCTCTTTTGCTTTCTGATGTCCTACACGATTACGCCAATTTTGTAATGCTTGCTTAGATTCTTCACTTTTAGTAAAGTCTAAGATTGTTGTTACTGAGGGGAGCTTTTCACCGTCGGGTGTTGCGTATCTGCGTTTGCCGTCTATCTCTACACGGCTCATAGGGACATAATTATATTTGTTTGGTATATACATTGCTATATTATATACTGTTTAATAAAATTGTAAAGAGTAAAGGACACTTATAAATTTAGTTTCAACTTCATACGTTTCGCAAAGTCATCGTGCATATATTCCGGATAATGAGAATTGGGTAGTATGGGCGGGAAGCGACCCGGTATACTATTTTCCCATATAGCAGTAATAGGTATATCTAAATCAAATCCTAAATAATCTAATAGAGATTTAATGTCAGGGTAATTTATAAATTCTAATTTACTCCAATTATTAAAAGTAGATGAATTGTATGAAATTATTTCAATGTGTGTTATTCCAAAATTTAATAAGCTTAATTTAATTGATGCTAAATCTAGTAAAAATCTAAAAAAATATCCATATTCTGATTCTAATTTTAATCTATACTTTAAGTATTGTTTTTCGTTATCTGTTCCATTACGAAAACGATTTATTCCTATATTATTATATGTTGTTCGTGCTCCATTTAGCATCGTATCAAATATACAATCTCTATTGTATTCTGAAATTTGTATTATTGCAGTATCTATTTTAATACCATCTCTTTTAAAATTTAAAAAATCTAAAAAGACTTTAGCTCTCCACATTGCAGGGCCTGATCCTCCAAATGAATGATTAATAACATTAATATTAGTCAATGATGCTAGTTTTGCAGGCCATGCTCTTTGCAATTCGGATTCGTATTTGTCATAATCTTTCCTAGACTCTAGTTCAAGTTGATATTCTTTACTAGTTAACCATTTATTGTATTCATCATTATTCTTAGGATTAAATTTATGAAATGATTTAAAAGTTAAATCTTCTAATTCAGCCCCAGCCGAGAAGCTATCCCCTATTACATATACGGTTTTAGACATAACTATCTCTAGGCATAGGATAAATTTTATTTTTTAATCCTAATCCAAAGTCTGGGCTGTCACTTGTTATCCAAAAATTCAAAATTTCTAATTCGGTTGCATCAATTTTAGATAACAATTCTCTATGTACAGCAGAAACTTTTATTTTATCAGATAACGTAATATCAAATATCATTCTAGGAATGTCTGCTTTATTTCTAGCCCACATTGTAGAATAATTCCTATTGTCTGGATTATAAGAACTACGAAATTGTAGCATTTCATCTTTTGCAATACATGAGTAGAAAATTCCCTCTGATGCAGGATGCCCTTGAGATTCAGGGTAAAAAAGTAAATGACCTAGTTTACTAAGTTCACATTTTGTAATTAAAGGGTATCTACTAATTTTAAAAGGAGTCTGTGGTTTCAAATAAAATTCTAACGGTTCATTTAACAATTCACTGTATATTTTAGCTGAGGATGTAAAATGATTTGTATCGGTTGATTCTACAAAAGCACCACTACCTATTATATTACACCATTCATTAATATTAGTTTTTCTAGTAAAAAAATTCTTTGAATCTAATAATAGATAATCGTCTTGGAATTCATATGCTAGCAACATTTTTTGCAATTGTTGCGTTCGCCATCCGATACTTGTTGCATCAGCTTGTGCAAACTTCCCCTTTGATTTAGGAAGTGATATGGGATGTTCATATTTAATTCTCGGAACGATGTTTAACTTATGATTAGTATAATATGGTTTTAGCCATCTATACCAAAAGTCTAAATCAGGTTTATCTTCATTTACTACAATTACATGAGTACATGGTTCTACGAATTTACTAATGCTTTCAACTTGTAAAAGCATTTGTTGAAAATCTCTATTACATGTTACAGTGGCGATGTACATTAGATTCTAAAACTTTCACCGCACCCACATCTATCACGTTCATTTGGGTTACTGAATTCAAATCCTTCATTCAGTCCGTTACGAACATAATCAATAGTCATGCCTTGAACATATGCACAGCTTTTTGGATCAATGAATAAATTGCATCCATTGCAATCTACTTTGATATCATGTTCTTGTGGGTTATCAACATATTCAAGTACATAGGCAAGACCTGAGCATCCTGTAGTTTTAACACCTATGCGAATGCCTAGGCCTTTGCCTCGTTTTTGTATTGTTTGTTGAATCTTGTTTGATGCTTTGTCTGTTAAGCTTATCATTTCATTGCATTTTGTGCCATTTGTTGGACAATTTTTTGATTCTCGTCAGGTCCAGCTTCTTGTTCGGGAGTTTGACCTTTAAAAATAATTTTGTCACCTTGAATGTTATCAATAAATTTATTCAATGGTTGTTGTTGTATCATATTATATAAATCTGATTTATCAATGATAATATCATTATCTCTATAATATTGCAATAATTCAGGAACTGTCCAATCGCTATGTAATTTACCAGAATCAATCTCGCTCTTTAGTTGGCTGGTACTAGCGACCAGCCTAACTGATAACGGGCTGTTGGTGAATTCATACAAGCGCATGATTATCTCTTTGGACGACCAACACCACCGATTGGTTCTGCTTCAGGCTCTTCCATATCCGGAGCAGGTAGTTCAGCAGTTGCATCAATATCTAATCCAACTTCCTCTTCACCTGGAGCAGGAGCACCCATGTCACCAGCCATATCACCACCTGCATCAAATGCTTCAGCACCACCTTGACCGGTAATGCTATTCAATGCAGCCTTCAACGTAGCTTGACTTTGTGTTAGTGCGGCTTGTAATGAAGTTAGTGCTTCAGATACTTGTTGGTTGAAAGTAGAGCTTTCATTAACACCAATCTCAGATTGAACACTATCAGTCAATGCAGGTAATTCTTTTACTAACATATCAGATACTTCTTCAACCATTTTCTGAACTTGGTCGACCATATCTTGTGCAGCCAAAACTACTTGTGACTTTTCTACTTCTTCGTTCTCTACAACGATACGTGGTTTACGTAAGCTAATTTCAGCAAAATGCTTGCTTAATGCTTGTTCCATAAACACAAGTTTTAAGTATGCAGAATTCTGTTGGCTTTCATAGAAACCCGTAGATTTCTTTGTTTCGTTCATAAGTCCGCGAACTTTATAAAGCATATCTCGTGCTTGTGCATAAGACATTCTTTGAACATTAAACGGAACGTCATAATGTTCTTTTAACGCTCTAGTTGCGTTCTCTATTGGGTTTTTGTCAAAATCGGTTAATTTCATAGTTGTATTCCAAGCTAATATAATGTATTTATCTTTTTTTATTTAATGTTCGGATTTTAGTGTAAATCTTCTTTGCTGCCAACTGTAGGAATTCTCTATGTATTCATTCAACTCCTCACTCATTGCTTTCTTTTGCAACTTGTCTTGGTTTAATTTTGCTAGATATATCAATTTATCTTCTGTTTTCTTTGCTTTTTTAAATAAATTTGAATGTATTGCAATATGAACATCTACACTACTTAAAATCATATCTAAGTCAATTACACGATTAGCTAAACTATATTTACCTAATTTATCCAATACACACCAGCATACTGCATTTTTGACATTTAAAAAAGAGTTAATACTATCACCTTTAATTAGTGATACTTCTACATTTGCTGAACTTATTTTCTTAATTCTATATTTATTAAACAAGTTATACGATCCATCTGTATCTTGGAAAATTACAATATCTTGTAGCTTACTAAATTCGCTAGTTGCTATAATATTATCTAATCGTTTTTCTACTTTTCTAATATCAATTTTCTTCATTGGGAACCACCTTAAAATAGATATTTCGTAACTCAATAGATGAGTCTAAAAATGCAGGTAACTTATCCCATGCTGTATTAGTTTTAATCATAGGAACACCATTGCAATCATTATATAGTGAACCTAATTCAGTAATACCATCATTAAAAACACTAGCATGTTGTATAGTGAAACTAAAAGTCCAACATGGTGTAAGTTCTTCATTTTCTAATAAGAATCCAAAATCTTCATTATCTTCAAATTTTATCATCGATTTAATCGGTACAGTAATATCTTCAGGCTGACCACGTAATGATATTGCTTGAACTATTGTATCAAAATTGCATTGTGTATTTCTGTTGTGTAGCCAAATCTCAAGGTCGTCTTCTGATTCAGGACGATTTCTATTAATTACACCGGTTTGTGTAATATCAAATAACGTGTAACAATTTAGTTTAAAACTCATATATGTATTTAGAGGCAAAAAAAATCCGAGAATAAATCTCGGATTTCTTTGAAGTTAAACTTCTGATTAGCTTGCGCTTGTAGCTGTAGAAGCTAAACGGAAACCAACGTTTGTTACTGTAGCACCAGATAGGTCATAACCGTTAACTGTACCTAAAGCACGAATTTGTGTTTGTAGGTCAGCCGCAGAGTATGCGCCAACTGGATAAACTGCAACAGACATGTTTGTAACGTTTGCTGTAGCTGATACAGAGTAAATCATAACTGTAGCTAATTGTTCGATAGACACTAATACTTGTGCAACCATCTCGTCAACACCCAATTGTGTTGTAGGAGCAGCACCTAGGTCAAAACCGAAGAAGTCCATTGCTGGACCGATAAAGTTTGTAGTCGTGCCGTCAGCCGCTGTTGATGGTGCTACTGGACCATTTTGTACGTCAATTGCAAATACCGGTTGTGCATCACCGTGTGTTCTTGTAAATCCTGCCATGATAATTTTCCTTTAAAATTTTTGAATCCTATAGATTCATGTATATATTTATGCCTGGCATAAAAAAATGTCGGTTTTGGGCTTATCTTCCAGCCAAATTCTGACGGCTGAAACCCATTCTATCTACAAATTTAAGCCCGTGACTCACAAAACCCTCTTGTGTTTGTGTGCCATCATCTAAATAACCCTTGACAGGGGCAGTTTTTGCGGCTTTATTCAGCTGGTCCACAATGTTCATTTTGAGATTGTAGACAGCTACCCAGATAGTAAATGCTCCCACTACGCCGGCTTTGTTGGCTGCTAAGTGTTGATTAATCTTCTCACGCATCTTATCAGTCATTGGTCTAGAATTAACATACTCAATAAATCCTGCATACAAATCATTCAGGTCTCCTGCTACAATACGCTTATTAATATACGTAGTGAACAATTGATTGAATGTATTTCTGGCTTGAGGTGCTGTAGTCATTAACTGTTCTACTGCTTGTCCATACTTTTGTATAGCTGATTGCGCTCTCTTAAGTAATGTGGCATTTAACTTTAGATTAGGAGTGATTGGCATTTTAGCAGGTAATATAGCTACATCGCTATTATTCTTAAGATTGCCAATAGTGCCATCTAAAGGAGTTGATTGGTCAGTTGTTAATGCGTCCGGGGGAATGTAACCATGTACTACAATACCTGAATTTTTACCATCCAAGAATTTACCCAAATCACTGTTTGTATCTACAGTATATGTAATACCCTTAGGGTTTGCTTTGAATGTGTATAGCCCGTTCTGTTCTACTAATGGTTTACTAAATAACAAATCACCCCAATAATAACCCTTACTTCTATCAGATTTTTCTAATCCAGGCCATATTTGTGCAATTAACTGATGTAAGTCTGTGCGATTTACTCCACGTGCTTGGTCATATTGAGCAAACTGTTCTGGACTGAATACTTGACGACCACTGCCATCTTTCTTATTGAACATATGTTTGTCTAATATACTGAACTTGCCATTGCTGTTACGACCAAATATCAATGCAGGATATCCATCCCATTTGATTGTTACCTTTTCGGGTTTAGCCACAGTATCAGCCATTGCTTGAACAGCTTGATTAGCACCTTGAACACCTCGTAAGAATATTAAATCTTCCGGATGATCTAAGTGACCTTTATCTTCTGTGATTACATTAGATATAGCATCTACTTTGTTTCTAAGATAAGCTAATGTTTCTGTTAAGTTCATTTAAATCTTACCTTGTTGTTTTGCTACAGCTAATAATCTTGCATCTGAAGGGTCCATTGCTTTTTTATTATTTTTTTGTCGGCCTACAGAAACATTAGGAGGAGTATCTTTACTTAATTCTGATTGTAATGCTGTCAATATAGATTGTTTCTGCTTAGTATTCATACCTTGCATTAATTTTTTGATTTGTGCAACAGTCATATTAGCTTGCTGAGTTGACGCCTGCGTTGTTTGAGGTGTAGAACTTTGCGGTGCAGTTGTTGCTGGTGTCGGTTGTGCAGACTTTGTAGTTTGAGCCTGTTCTGGATCTTTCAACTGTTGTGCATGACTGACAGAATATGCTAAGTTAGCTAACTTAGGTAATGTTGTTTTACCTTTATCTTTTGCATAGTTTTGCTCTAACTCTTTAGCCAATGATGCTACATTAGTCATTACAGTAGGATCACTAATATCTACATTCTTCATAAACTGTTTGAAGAAGTTAGTGATATATTGACTGATAGTTTGTTTAGTCGCACCTTGTGCAGGATCTTGTTCAGCTAAAATACTTTCAAAGATATAGTTTAGTTTAGCAAAGCGACTTTCAGCAACCTTACCTAAATCTTGTGCCATCTGATTAAATGCTTTTTTGCCAGAATTTCTAGGCTTTCCACTACGATTAGGCATCTGAATAGTATTGTCTGGCTTATCTTGCTTGAACTGACTATCTATCTCTGCTTGCATTGCAGCCGCAAGTTTAGGATTCTTTTCCTTCATTGCATCAATCTTTGCTTGCATTTTTGCTTGTATTTCTGCAGGATCACCGTTTGTTATTTTTACATTGTCAGGTGCAGTAGTTGTTTGTGTAACGTTATTCGTAACGTTAGACGGATTTTGCCTTAGACCTTGTCGGACTAACTCAGCATTCTGTGCATCTCGTTCAGCGGCAGCGGCTTTTGATTTTTGGAGATTTGCTTGATACTCTACTTCACGGGCTGCCTCTTGCTTGTCTAACTCTTTCTGCCATTCAGGGGTAGGTTCACCTGTAACTCCGTCATACTTAACATTAGGAAATCTAGGATCAACTTGCTTAGGTGCAGCCATTTGACCTTGTGCAGTTTGAGTTGCAGTGGCTTGCTGTTGTTGTCTTACATTATCAGCACTCTTATTAAACTGGTCTGCAGGTAATTTACTTGCAGGGTTCATTTGACCTTGTGCGGCTTGAGTAGCAGCCAGTTGTTTAGCTTGTCTAATCTGTTCAGGTGTCTTAGGAGTAGGTCCTGCAACTTTAGGAGTCATTTGTCCTTGAGCGGCTGTAGCAGCCTGACCCTGTTGAGCTTGTCTTACATTAGCCGCACTCTTTGCGAATTGATTAGCAGGTAGTTTGCTAACTGGAGCCATTTGTTGCTGTGCAGATTGTGCCGCGGCTTGTTGTTTTTGTTGTCTTATCTGTGCTGGATTAGGAGCAGCCCGATTTGGTGCGGTACTGATCGGCTTACCTTCAGCATCAGCACGTTGCTGTGCTAGTTTCTGTGCATCAATACGCTTCTGTGCAATTGCATTTGCTGGAGTAGTTTGAGCACCTTGTTGTGCTTGTGGTTGAGTAGTAGATTGTGCAGTAGTTGCCGCACCTTTACCTGCGGCATTAACATCAACTAACCCGCTGTTAATCGCACTTTGCAATCCACTATTAGCACGACTAGTGAAGGTCTTAACGAATTCATCTTTGGCCATCTGATCTGCAGTACTTAATACATTTTTCCCCATCATTGATCCTACCCCTGATCTTACAGCGGCAGATCCATAATCTCCTAAAAATGAGCTTAAGTCTATTTCATTTAGTTTTGATTCTTTAAATTCATTCAGCTTCACGGTTTTTCCTTAATGATTTGGAAAACTTTGCTTGGTCCTTGCTCTTAATAGCTCCTAACAATTTACGCTCTAAAATGGCGGCTTGCTCTGGACTATAATTACGGTTAATCATCTCTATGAGATTGATAGCACTAGTAATAATATTGTGGCCACGACTCTCAATAATGTGGGTCGTGTCCCTATTGTTACCAATTGCTTCTAGTTCTTCTAAGAGACTGCGAGTTTGTTTTTGCATATTAGTTTCCTAATAGTATTTATCTACTTTTAGGTTTTATTTCTTTAAACCCTTTAGCATTGCCTTTAGTTTAGAACCCTGAACATCTGCTACGATTTTCTTATTTTCAGGCTCTAATATCTCCCCTGTAGTTTGATCAATAATAGGTTCTGTTGACGCTAATGTAGATTGTGGCTTTAATTGACTCATAATTTGATTAGCACTAGGTTTAGGAGTATAGCTATTCTCATTGTCAGGATCACTATCACTAATGCGCATAGTTTCCATATCATAGTCTAAGTCAATTTTTTGACCTACACCTGTTGAACTACGTGACTTCATACATTGAATCTGATACTTACCACGTTCACGCATACTACGACTTGTAAAGATACCGAACACGTTATCTGCTGTGTTAATCTTTGAGATACCACCAGCAATGTGACTATGGTCAAACTCAATTTCATCAACAGCACTACGATTTAACTGTGAAGCTGTGACTAACAAGATACCCATCTCTTTAGCTAAGTTACGCAATTCTTCTGCAACATACTTGTCTTTGATGAACTGATCGTTAGGATTAACTTTAACAGAGACAGGCATAACCAAGTCTAAGTAGTCAACCATCACAAAGTCAATCTTAATACCTGTTTGAATCTGTACTTCTTTTAAGTAAGCACGAATATCATTTACATTACTTTGTGCAGGTAATGCTTTAACCCGATATTGACCAGACTTTTTACCAACCATCTTAACTTTCAAACTGGTATTATCAATGTCTTTACGAATAGCTTTCGTGCCCATCATAGTCAACATAGCATCTGTTCTCAAGCTAGTTAGTTCTTCGCTCAATTCAAGTGTGATATAAACACCACTCATACCTGCTTGCAACCAGTTCAATGCGATATTCATCATAACAAGAGACTTACCTGAACCAGAACCACCTGCAAAGATGTTCAATTCACCTCGACTGAAACCACCATATAAGATACGATCCATTTGCGGCCAGCCTGTTGAAACTTGTCCACCACTATTAAAGTATTTGTTAATACGTGATGCAGGATCTGCAAAGTAATCAGTTCCCATGTCTTTCTGCAAACTAATTTGCACTGCGTCTTTGATTAGTTTTTCAACTGGACTAAAATCGCCCTTCTCTAATAGATCAGCCGCTTTGAGGATAGCACGTTCTAATTCTTGTCGTTTAGTAAATGATTCAAACTCATCTAAGAACCAATCAAAGTGACTAGGATTTAAGTTAGGAACTGGTTCAATATCTTGTCCAGTAATTGCTTTGATTTGCACTGGATCTGGCAATACATTATATTTGTTCGTATGCTCTTTATATAAATCTGCAACTGGTCTTAGTGTTCTATCGAAATTCTCACTATTGAGAATATTCATAACCCTAGTATAGAGTTCGGCTTCAGTAATCATCATACGCAAAAATATCTTTTGCACATCAACGCTATAATCTTTTTTATTTTCGTAATCTTTTTTCAATTTTCTTCCTCTGTAGTTCTATTTTGATTTTACTAGTTGTCGCACTACTCAATATACTGAGCAATGTAGGCAACTTACCATACTTAACTACCGCGTCATTTACATCTTTGATTTCATCTTCCCAATCAGGAATACTTACACTATAACCTAGTTCTAATGCTCTATCACAAGTTTCTAAACCTGTCTTATCTCTATCTGGAATAAAGATAATACGTTTATTCAATTGTGCTAGTATTTGTGCTTGATCATCGTTGATTGTATTATGTGTTAATGCACAAGCATTTAAACTTAATGCATCAAAGATACCTTCAACTAACAAACATACTTCCCAATCGGGTTTCTGAAAGTCATAACCAAATACATAGCCTGGTTGTTGCTCGTTAATATATTTAGGGATTTTATTATCTAAGAATCTGCTCGTATGCCCAACAATCTTATTGTTATAAGTGTAGGGGATAATGATTCTATTTGACTGTCTGCCAGTATCGTTAGGTGTAACTAAGAACGGGTAGTCATTATAATTTATCGACCTAGCAGACAGATAATCTGTGTATACTTTGTGTAATGGATTATTTACATCTATTAACTCACCTTCAGGCAATGTATGTTCTTTAAATTTTATTTTTGATTTTTGTTTTTTAAGATTAGTAAAGTCTAGTAAATCTTTATGCTGTAAACTTTCTAAACTCCATTTACTTATTTGTGTAGGATCAATACCCGACCATTGCAATAAACTTTTTGTATTTTGAGTAATACTTTTACCCAACATAAACCCACATTTAAAACCGCAATTAAAGCAATGATATGACCAATTATTTTGCCCGTCAAACTTAATACCACCTCGACTACGTTTGTCAGTTTTATGCCCGCGATGGCTACAGCAGATAGCATTAAAACTATGCCATCCACCGTGTGTTAATTTCTTTTTACCGGGAATTATTGATAGGATATCAAACATCTATGTATTGTAACATATATGTATTGTGAAAACAATAGTTTAGGTTGATTACCTTGATAATATATTGGTCACCGCACCAGTGTTGCTTTCGAATTGCATTCTGACATATGGGTGATAACCCTGAACTACGTAACCTTTTGTATCTGAAACATTACTATAGGTATCAGTTAATATAGGATACCAATCACCATCTACAATTGTAGAACCTTCTACTACAATATTACCATAATAATCAGTATACTGTGCTTGTAATGTTAATATCGGACTATCATTAGTATCAATCACACTAGAATAATATGTTATATTACTTTCGCTATTGCTATTAGGATGAAGATTCGGGAAGTCTTGTCCAGTCGGAATACTTACTGGCATTGAAGGAACAAAGCTTGGTAATATACTATTAACAATATTCATATCACCGCGAGCACCTGCATTTTGATCCACAAACACAGGATAGTCAAATTCGCCAACTGGTATCTCTAGTGAATAATAACACTTCTGTGCATCAATGCTAGCTAAATCAGCAGAATTCAAAATCAATGCGGCAATACCTGTAGCTGGTAATTGTAATGTTAATGCTTTTTGTAGTAGGACCACGTTACCTTGATAGTTAATAATTCTGCAGGTAATTGATTTACCGGTAATATCAACCGGTTTTTGTTCTTGGTTTAGGAACTGAAATTGAATCTGATTATCTACACCTTTATTAAGTGTAAGTGGTTTGGCATACTGAGGCATATAGCTCCTTGGGGAAAATCCTGATAAAAGTATAACGATTTGTCTTTGTGTATAGACGAAAACTTGAGTTGAGTACATACTGATATTTATCAAAATATATTGCCATATCGCCCGATGATAAATATTTCGGATAGTAAATATTAACAATGATTCAAAACGAATTTTTCAACAAATTAACTCTAAATCACCCGTTCATAACAATATGTTCGCATGCCAACCAGGACTACGTAGGTATAGTACAAAACAGGGATGATATTGTTACTACAATATATGATTACGGTGCAATAGCAGACACTGTAATAAAAGAAAAATTCTTAGAATTAGGTGATATTTGGTGGTGGGAAAGCAATCGACTTATACCCATAAATCTGTTTTTGAAGGAAGAATGGAGTATTTTCAAACCCTATCTAAGAACCTTCAATAACAAAAGTCTTACTATAATTCACGGTCCTACTTGTAGTATAAGCGAACTCAATAAACGTAGAAGTAAACGCCGTAGTATTACTTTAGTAAAGAGGATTGTGTAAGTAGATTCATATGTACAACGACTAATTGTGCATACGCAATAGCGTGACTCTTTTTAAAGCTATAACCATCTGACCCTTTATCCCAAATAGTTTCACTTACTTCCTTCCAAGTCTTTCCTATCAAATGCTTTTTAGCAGGTCTAATTACAGCTAGAAACATTGCTAATCTTGGAATACTATTCACACGCTCAGGCATCTTTTCCAATGAATAATAATGATTTCCCAAGTGGATCAGTTTCTCTACAAAGTCTTTATTCTTTAAGTTATCCCAGTTAGGTTCACGCATCAACTCAACTAAATGCATCTCATCACGTACTTGACTATAAACATGAACATTCAACAAATCTAACTTAAAATAACCACGCTTCTCTGCTTCAACATAATCAATTGCAGCCATATCATTTACTGGATCATATGGTATATCTGTGACGTAAACACCTGTATTATGTTTACGTATAGGATTAGCATTACGCATTGCCGCTGGTGTATGCTTGATAAGCTGTAATAACTTATCTCTATCACCGAAGTCAATATCTACGTCTGAATCAATTCTCATTTTGGGGGTGCTACCAATTCTGCTTTGATAAGTTTAGTATACGCTTTTTGTACAACAATAGCTTGTCTTTCGGCATCTTCAACTGCTTTGTGACTTGTAGTATGTCCACCGTCTTTAAGACTGACACCTGTTATTTCCCACAATGTTCGTGTATCACGCATAGACCAGAAAGGCCAGGGAATAGGATTAGGCTTATCGCTAACTTGTCGCCACGCATTCTCCATCACAACTAAGTCAAAAGGTGCACCATTACTCCAAACAGCACGACGGTTCCAACAAAACTTATAAAGGGTCTCCATACACTCTTTAAACGGGACTCGTCCATTGTCTCCCATTGCTTCTTCAAGTGCTTCAGGGCTCTGTTCACTCCACCAACGCAATGTATCTTCATTGATACTTCTCCCGTAAATCTCTGTTTGATCTTCTACTGTAGGTCGTAGTTCTAATCGTTCAACAACTCCGCTACCTTTAGGGTCAAAGCGCACCGCGCCAATAGTTAAGATAACACAGTTAGGTGTTGTATCTAAACTCTCAATGTCTATCATAATGTCATTTGCCATAATTATTCCATTAATTTATAATGTGTGTAAATTTTATCGTTCATACAGATTCCATTATGTGTATACCACCATGTATTGGAATACTTCATATATCCATAACGTTCAGTTAACCAATCTATAGTATTTTGTCTACCCATAGGAAACTTTGTAATCTCATAGAATACACTATCTATCCATATATTGTCAACTGAAACGGTCTTTTTGAATTTACGAATGTAGATTGGTTCGATTTCTATAATCTCCGGCTTAGGGAAGAATGTCATGCTTGTAATACTTTCCAAATATATTTCTTCTCTAATATATCTTGTAGTTGTTCTGCTTCGTGTTGTTTATGAAATACTACACCACGAATCTCATACATATCTTGTAAGTATTCGGAGAAATAGTTATTAACATCAGTTGCCCAAGCACTATAACTAATCCACAGTGTATCTATTTCACCATTACGCACAAGTAGTGCTAATCCCACTTCCTCACATTTTATTTGACCAAATAGTATATCTAATAGTTTTATACCGGTCTCTGTATCTCTGATGTTTTTAAATGTAGGCCAGTGTGTTACCCAGCGATTTCTTTCTGTTTTGTATATTTCAAAAGGTGAGTTGTTCATTGGAATTTTAATAAAAATATTAGATACTTCTTTTCATCCATTACTTTGTATCCATCAGTAATGTTTCCATCTACTATGTTCATCTTAATTCCATAGTTTTCTTCAATGTAATCTTCAAAGTCAAATGCATCAAACTGTCCATCAAGTGACTTCATATCAGTCATATATTCTTTACGAATCTGTTTTAATGCCGCCCAATAGTCCCAGCGTTTTTTCCGCTGTTCTATATTAGGATCATCGTCATCATAATCTTTAAACGGTTTTATTGTCGTCATATGTTAATAAATCAAATGCTGTAGCGTATTGAACTATCGGTTCCATGTGAAAACCGCTACCCCATACTACCCATACTTGACGCTTATATGCTTTAGTAAAGAATAATGGTGCTCCACTTACACTTCTGCGTGGCCAGATAACAAATGTTTCCATCCACGGATAAGTATCACAACCGTCTTTAATAATAGAGTATTCCATATTTCTTTTATATCTGTTTAGTCTAATGTTATCACCAATACTTCTATTCAGTAGTATTTTCATCTATATTCTTTCCAGGTTAAGTCTTTTAAAATATGACCTGCAAATGCATACATAAACGCAAGATAAGCATCCTTAAGTTCAAACTGAATAACTATATCAAACTTTGTTACTGTGTTTGTTTTAGAATCTGTTATCATCTTACGGTCAATATGCCAACGACTGAACGGTCCTTTACTAGGATAGTCAAGACACCACTCGTGCATCTCAGTGGTTATTTCATCTACTTTAAGTCTGTAAATAAAGAACGGTCTATTGTTGCCAGCTTCAGTAAAAAAGAATTCCATTTAACTCCACCTCAATGTGAATAATATATAATCTCGTTCATATCTAAACTTAAAACTAACTACATTAGTATCAGTTACACACCATCTACAATGTCTTTTGTATTTGCCAATATTACTTTCTAACCATTTGGTCATTTCATCATATTTGTCTATGTGTTCTGCTCTAACTTTACATTCATACCAACCCGGTTGTGTATGTTCCCACCCAGCTTCATCATAATGTTCATACATTACTGCCATCTTAATATGAACCACTCAGCATCTTGCTTCTTTTCAAATAAAAACTTTGTATTCGAGTAGTCATACTTACCGGTGCAGTTTTCTTCGATCCAAATTTTAATATCAACTGCGTGTTCATTACTAAGATATCTATCTAACTTAACACAGGTCCAGCCGCCGCTTATTTTCACATCGGCTAATATTTCCCAATCAACATGATTAGAAATCTGCTTACTCATCTTATCTAATATATCTTCTTTTAACCCCATACTAATCCAAACCAAGTTGCCTTTTCTTCATCATCAAACTCTACTGTACAATAAGGTCTACCCATTTGTCCTCTGTTTGCAACTTCATGTCCTACTGTTAAATGCCAACCTTCGCCGTGCCAAAAGATGATAGGCTTATAATGTAGCATAGTTCCTACATTGTCTTGTAGCCATTGTAACACAGGTGCATATGGCTGGTATACTTTTATGGTCACTCCCATATTAATCTAAACCACACTGCATCTTTATGATTAGCAAACCAAATAGTTCTTTTACTGTAATCTTCATTAACTGGGCTGAAATCCTCAGCATCATAACAAGCCGGGTCTATGTTATCAACTAACCATTGACGCATATTATAATGATGTTCAGTAGATACTTTCGTATAGACTACTGGTATATTACAATAATCTATTTTACTCATAGCCATCTCAATATAAAAAATGCTGTATCCTCTTTAGTCTCAAACCAAAAAGTAGAACCTGTCCATGCATATCTTTGCTTGCCGATATACTCCTCGCACCATTTGTGCATTTGATTCCATTCGTCTGTTATACTGGATCTACTGACTTTAGCAGAATAATAGCCGCCACATTTAAAACGACTGTTCCAGTCAACATCACACTTGTGCTGTCTGTCGTATACTTTCCAAGAGTCAATAAATTCGTGGATATTGTCTCTCATTGCCACCTCAATAAAAATAACATATACTCTTTTTCATCACTAAAGAATATGAATGGGTATTCATACCACCAGTTAGGTTCATAATAACCACCGTGATATAAGTTTTCACTACACCAAGTAGTCATTTCATAAAACTTATCACTACCTTGTCCTGCACCATAGAATGAATATTCACGCATTCCTTCTTCAATAAAACTCATTCCCACCTCAATAAAAACAAAGTTAAATCACTTTCTCTTTCAAATGTAATCTCACCATATTTTACATCATCTTCCCAACGAGTTTCAACAGTATCGGGTTTATAATTCGGTAACCCGTACGCTTCATAACACCATTTTCTAATCTCATATGTTAGATTTATATCTGGTGCAGGAAAAGCCGCGACAAAATAATATGTGTTATTGGCAAAACGCTTATAGTGATGTATCTTCATTCCCATTTTAGTAAGAACCATTCTAAATCTTTTTTATCTTTGAACCAAAACTTACTATTGTTCATATACCATCTACCGTGAGGTTCCCAAACACCATTTGCAGGGGTGCATCCAAATGTTTTGATACACCATATTTCTATATCGTGCCAGGATTGATGAAAAAAGTTTGGATCAAAGTCATTGAAGTCAACCAACTCAGGATCAACTGTATAGTATCTTTCACCGAATATTTTACCTTCACTTACTATCATTCAAACCTCAAACTAAACCACAACGCTTCTTTTTCATCTGTAAACTCAATAAACTTTTCTGTAAGATATCCGGGACTATGATAGTAAGGATATTCGCAGTTTTCCTTAAGCCATTCATTTACAATATAATCTTTATAACTTACTTGCCATTGTGCTTGAACGCCGTCTATTGTTTTAGCATATACAACTTTGTATAACTTTGGTACCTTAACATTAAGATGTTGTAACATTGAACTAGTAATAGTCATTGCCACCTCAAACTAAACATAGTAGCATCACTGCCTGAACGGAAATAAAATGTAGTATGGTCATAATGGTTGACCTGATTCCAGCGACCTTTATAAATACCATAATGTTCGCCCAGCCAAGTTTCTATTTCCACAATCTTTTGCTGACTTTGATCCAAATCAAGCTCTACCTTGTGGGGCCACAGTTCTTTCTTTAGTTCTCTCATTGATACCTCAATACAAACAACATATATAATTTTTCATCGTGCCACTTAACATTCAGTTTATAGTTTTTATTCTTGCTTTTACCAACTGAGGCATTGTATTTCTTCAGTTCATCTTCAATGACACCTTCGGGGTCATTCATTCTGATAAAGTTACTGAAATAACCTACTGACGTTGGATGCCTATGATATTGTTTCTTTATCATAACCACCTCAACGAAAACATAACAGCATCTTTTTCATTTTTAAAGTGCCAGCGATAACTTTTAGGATCATCTCTTCCTGCCCAAAAGCATGTCCAATTGCCTGTCTTTCTCCCCACAGCAAACCATCGTTCCCCAATATTCTTGGTGCACCATTGTTCGGCCTCGTGCTTGAGTTTCTTAGTAGTTACAGTGTATGGAAACTCTTTCATAACCACCTCAACATATACAACATAATATTCTTTTCTTCACGCACAATAATCATATGACTAACTGCATTATATTCCCAAGGACCTGCAAATGTTCGTTCACCAAACTGTTCTCTACACCAAGTAATCCGTTCTACAACTTGATCCCAGCCGTCTATTCCACCGGGTAAACTAAACACTTTTACATCCATTTTAGTGCCACCATTGAAGCATATTGTTCTTTACCTTTACGAAACTTGATAGACAATACATTTTCAGCAACATCATTGTCTCGCATATCCCAACTCCAATCCCAATTCTGACGACCTACATTTGCTTCCATCCATGGACGATAGTGATCGTTTGGATCCGCGCTTTCAAACTCTATCCATACTGCACCACCAAGATCACACCATCTCGAATCATTATGATCTACTGTAATCTTACCTTTAGGCCATTTCACTTTAATGATTGTGCCAGGCATAAGTTTCCACCAGATACGATGTATGAATTTACGCATCAACTATACCTCAATACACACCAAGCAAACTTTTCTTCATCAACTATTTTATATCCTGTTATGAGATTAAGTCCGGAAACATCTAATTCTATACCACTAGCTTTTTCAAAATGATATATCCTTGAGTCAACTATATAATCACCGGTAATAACTCTTGCGTCACCAATCATTGGTTTGAGATTACTATTTTCAGTGGACCACTTATATGCTATTCGTTTTACCGTATCTAAATCCATTAACTCCACCTCAACAAAAACCATTCAACCTTTGATTTTACTTGAAATCCATAGCCTTCGGGACCAGTAGACACATGCCAGTGATCCACTTCATTTTCCAACATCCAAATAACAATGTCATACCATTCTGAAGTTGTAGCCACAGTATAGCAGTTTGGCCCGTAGCCGTGTTTGGGGGTAAGTTTCACGACCACCTCAACATATAATGAATGTAATCTTTCTCATCTTCGAACGCAACAAACAAATAATCACTACCACCAAGTTCATTAATTTCCCACCCACCTTGATAGTTAATCACACGATGAAAATCAAAACGATGTTTATGTTTTAGATTTTCATTACACCAATCAACCATCTCATCATAACCAAATCGTTGTATGTGCCAATCATAATAGTAAAGAAACTGATAAGCATAATGACTATGATCGGTTATAGAATGAATAAACTTGTATCCGTGATAACAATCATTTATTTTATTAGCACGAATATTATAAGCAGTATCAAACTTACGACGGTACATATACCAAGATGAACACCCACTTTTTTCAAGTTTTCGTTCTGCCCGATATTTTCTAATACGGGCTTTTAGCCTATGTATAAATCTGTATAACATAGTATATTATACATCATCCCCACTTTAATGTAAAGTAACTGGCATTACTATCGTTGTAAAAGGTAAACATAGTATATTGTTGACTGGGAGGTTCATGCCCAAAACTATCCCATTCAGACTTATAATAGGCAAAGTCAAAGTCTGTACCCATAATCCAACCCATTTGCTTTAGTTCGTATACTATTTCTAATGTTCTGGTTACATTAATATATAGTTTTACCTGTTGCACTTCAACCCCGTGCTAACTCAAAGATGATAGCATCACGCTCATCTACAAAATAGAAATCCAAATAATCTTCAGTTGCGTTTGTAACATATCTATCACCAGATAATCCAAACTGTTCTATTGCCCAAGCACATGTTTCATTCCATGTAGGTATGCCGTGATTTGCTTGCCATGGTATACGAACTCTAGTACCCGCCTGCATTCAATAATTCCTTAACTTGTTTCACATTTTCTGATTCACGGTTAAATTTGATCTTCCATAACTCTGGGTTGATGTAATCAATAACCAATTTTACTTGTGATTCATTTAAATTATCTAAAAACTTTACACCACTGTCACTCTGATATAACATCCAAGGACTAAGTTTACCATTAGTAATATTATGACATATCTTATTTGTATTACCGTAACGCAAATAATCTCTAGGTAATATGCCTTCAATTTCTGCTAAATCAATAGTAGTTTGGACACTACGTGCAATTGCATCTAACGGATCTTCCACACGTAGATATTCAATTAAGTATTTTGTGTAAACACTATCAGTAGTCCAGGTATCAATACGTATTTGATTCTTCAACAACCAATCAACATATCGGCTAATATTAATAGCATTGATATCAGCGCAATGTGTGCCAAACTTTACAAAAGCAGTATAATATGCGCTACGAATAAACTCATCATATGTTTTATTCTTTTTGCTTGATGTGTTTTTTTTGTAAAATTGTAGCCAAGCTTGAAATCCAATACGATTACCTTGTAGGTCTTTGTTCAAAAAACGTTGTTTATTTTCACATAGGTGTTTAGCCATAGTAGATTCACGCATGAATTCTCTATTGCAAAACTCACAACCAAACTTAGTTGGCTTATCAGTTGCCTCTGTCTTTTTCGTATTGAGAGATATCTTCATCTGTAACCGTTTGGCTTAGTACTTCTATGTCTGCTATTTTTAAATGGGGATAAATTTCTGCAAGATGCATTTTCTTTTTCTGTTCTTGCACAAATTGTTTCGAATATTCTGTGATATCTTCAACATTTGCTTTGGGATATATCTTTGTAAAATATTCTTTTGTGTCTTTTAATACAGCTGGTTCTTTCAATAAGCTTACACGTTCTTTAATCTGCGGTAACCACTGATGAAACTGCTTACCTAATCCAGGACTACTTGCGCATAACATGTACCATTGTAGTTTAGGATGCTTACCGACACTTTCATTAAAGAAATACTTATTAGCATTGTACTCAGTACTCATTACATAATAACCAGCAATATCACCTGAACCTTTAACATAACTTAACCACTTAATTAACATGAATGGCACAAATTTACGTTGTTGTTCAGGTGTAAGTCTATCATAGTAACCATAGTCTTTCTTGTCCAAAGCCGATAATGCTTCAAACATGTTAAAGTCTTGGTTCTCTAACTTTTCATCTTGTGGTATTGCTTGTTTCTTTGTTGCCATTAGAATGCCTGACTATAATCTACAATCTCACAGTTACGACTAATCTCTTTTACAAAATATACACATCGTGGTTTAGGACCATCATCAATCGGTACACATAAGAACTGTCCGTTCTTCAATCTTGGTGCATACCATGTTACATCGTGGTAAATGTCTACAATCTCAATAGGTACAAAACTCGGGCTGAATGCTGTTAGTGGATTAAATTCAAATGCATTGAAACCTCTATCATTAATACTTGTAAGAGGTAACGTTTCTAAATCTCCATGCTCTTGTTCACCTATAAGTATCTGCCAGTCAATGGGCATCTTAATAGTTTGATTACCGATCTTCAATACAAGTGCAGGGCTGTTAAAACTCTCTAAAAAGATAAGTGGGATATAATGATAATCTACATTGCTAGGATTAGAGTTATCTAATATAGCAAAACGCAGGTCATCAATTTCTTCGGGGAGTGTTTCTAAGTTATAGAATTCGTTGTCTAAGGTTAATATTCGCATAATAGTATTATAACACTTTCTTATCTGTATGTCAACTTTTCTAAGTCAAACGGGTAATTAGCTTCTTTGTAAAAAGCCTTACGTTGTGTTAAGTGTCGTTTGGCAAACTTACAACTGCTGGTTACATCCCAGATTTGAACAAAGTCTTTATCTTCTGCCTTACGAATTCCTCGACCGATACTTTGGATAACACGGACGAAGGATTTTCCAGGTTCAATGAGAACCAGATTAAAAATACGAGGTATGTTAATGCCAACAGCCGCAACACCATAAGTCGCAACAATAATTTTGTTCGTGCTAGTAGCAACTTCATCATATTCTTCTTTCCTGTCAGTCATATTAGTAGCACCACTAACGAACACACTATCCGGTAATCTACTAATCAGTTCCTTACCTGCATTCACTCTATCAACTAGAATCAATACATTGCCACTCTCTTTAATCTTTAATATCAATTCAGCGATAGCATCAAGTCTATGAGTATCTTCTAATAAGTGTTTTAGTTCACTTTGATAATTAGTGAATTCAACTTCATCTTTTAATTGAACAATGTTTACGTGACATTGTGCCAACACACCCTGATCTTGTAGTTCACTTGCTGATAACTTACTGATAACAGGACCAAGACTTACAAACAATGATTGAGCTTCAAATTTAGCTTTAGGGATAGTTCCTGTAAGTCCCCAACGAATTGGAACTTTAGCAAATACACTTGTAAGCAATGTTTTTAATGCATCAGCTTTAGCCATATGCACTTCATCTACCATTACACATACTACACCTTCAATGAAGTCCATAATATCTGCTTCACCTGCTTTTGTTTTCTTAAGCATATTGTTAAGGCTTTGCCAAGTGCAAATAGTATGTGTCTTATTGTATTCTTTACGATCACCAAAGTATACACCAACATCTAATCCTAGATTAATATAGTCAGCCTCAGTTTGTGTTACTAGACTTTTGTTCGGGACAATAACAATGCTACGACCATAGTTCTCTACACTATAACTCAGTGCGGCTGTCATTAATGTTTTACCTGCACCAGTTGCAATTTCTTGTAGTGATTGCGGATTCTTTAAGAAGTTATTAACAATATTGATTTGATAGTCACGTAGTTCTACCGGCTGTCCTTCTTTAGGATGACCTTTAGGCCAATTCTTATGTGCAAACGTTGCCTCGGACACTTCAGCAAATTCAAATGTAGTTGTATAATCTCTAGTATCTTCTAGTTCAATATCATAACCTGCATTGTCTAATACAGGAATGATTTCAGGTAACAAGTTAATGTAACTTGAACCACCTAAACTAAAATAACTTACTTTACCATTCCATCTACCTAGTCTGACTGCAGGTAAATAACGTGCACCTGGAACTTCATACTCAAAAAGTTTCATCAGTGCTTTTCGCTCTGATAGCTCAAGTCCTTCTATTTTGACGTTAACTTCATCTTTAACGATAATCTTACATTGTTTCATTTATCTCCTAGATTGATGGGTTCTGAATTCACGCATTTTATAATTTTAAATAAGCCGGCTGGCTGATCCATATAGCTATAATTCCTATAATGAATCATAACAGGTTTATTGTATGATAGCAAGTTTGATTGGTCTTTAATCATAGCAACATCGTGTTGTTCCACTAAACTAGATAATGTTGTATTTTTTGAAAGATGTGTAGTAACACTATCGCATCCAAGTTCACGTAACCATTCAATAGCAGAATTTAAATCTCTAATTTCACATTCAACCCGATAACTACATGCAAGAGTTATCTTCATTGGATTTTCTATATCAAAAAAGTGCTCAATAACAGATTCACTTACTTCAATTCCATACTGAACATAATCTGCAACCATTGTTAAATCGTTGGTTACTGGAATATCTTTAATAGTTTCGTATAATATTTCGTTGAGTGAGGCTATGTAGAAGTAACCATTGTTACATACAAGTGTCGGCTTCCAATATTTAACTGTTTCAAATTCGCTAAGACTATTGATAATATTTTTAGTAATAGGGCAATAATCTATTACTTCAAAGTGATCCGCACTTAAAGTAATTAACATTTTCAATGTTGTAGGACCGTATATGATTTCATATTGACGTTTATCTTTATGCCATTCCATTGAATAGATTGGATTCTTTTTCAATGCGTTTAAAAAGCTTTTATTGAAAGGTGATCTAAAGATTATCTTATCCCCTATGATTGAGATAGATGCATTTGTATATTGAGGTGAACTTTCTATTACGTTACATGTCCAAGGTAATAATAGTAAAGTATCAATATCAAATTTTTGTTGAGTAAATTGCCTACGATATTTTAATGCGACCCGTCTAAAGAGATTATCCTGATTAGTAGTAATTGTATTTCTTACACCAATCATATTAGTTAAGTTATTAACGAATTGTAGGTCATACCTGCTTAGTCGTATATTGACAAGCATAAACGTTCCTACATCTTCAAGTGTCTTAAAATCCATCGTTTATTATATCACGTTCGATTATTATTTACAATCATAATGGTAAAAGGAGCATTGCTCCTTTATCGAAGAGGACTTATTGACATTGCCTCTACGCACACTGCAGGGGTTATTCCTTGACCCAGATGAAATAATAGATCAATACAGCAAATGCTTGGCTCCAAGTTGTACCTAGGGCACTTTGATAATGTGGCACACTATGCAAAGCCGCAATGCCGAAGTTAGCAATTGCAAGGCTGATAATACAACTAAACACGCCTGTCATATTAAGCCTTCATGCAAGTTGTCTTAGCAAGATTCTGCCAGTTACTGGGACTGATCTTAACCAAGTCTGCAATCTTCAAACACATACGCAAGGACACTTCACGCAATTTAGTATGATTGTCCCACATGAAGTCAATTACAGTTTGTGCTTGTTCTTCAGTGAAATCATAGTCTTTAAACAAACCACCATCAGCATCACGGTGAACTTGCTTGATGCGCAACATCTTATCCCGATCACCATCAATAGTCAGGTCCAAGAAGTGACACCGTGACTGCAATGCTTCCAAGTGATCCTGCAACTTCTTAGACTTCAAGTTACCGAATTTCAAGTTAGTGATAAAGATAGCACTACCATTGAAGTTGAAAGTATTCGGGATACCTTCTTCACGCAACAAACGTGAATCAGAGTTCCAGCAAATTCTACGTGTCTTACCTGAATCAAGTGCTGCCTTGAGAATGTTCAAACTCAAGTCATCAGTAAAAACTGAATCGCAGTCATCAAAAATCAATACATTCTTACTGTCAGAATATTTGTACAATTGTGCATACAAACCCAATGCAGTCATCGCACCTTTAACAATTTGAAAGCGAACTTTCTTACCCGCAAGCTTGTCAAACATGCTTGCCTTCTCCATTTGTGTTTCAACACCGTGTGACTTGCCGACACCGGGTGGACCTGAAACAATCATAGCACGAATGTCACCGTTAATACATGCACGTGACATTTCATCGAGGACCTCGAAACGTGTTGCAATACGGTCCATTGCTTCTGTTTCTGTTTCTGTTTCTTTCACTACTTCTTTTTTAAACTCTACTGTATTAGCTACCACTTGTTCTCCATTCAAAAATTCAATATCATTGATACTATCAACAAGGACCTTAACTTCAGGAATGTTGATTGCGAATTGACCGTCATTTTTAACAGTCACATAACCACCTTTAGCACCGGTCTGAAAACCCTTGACCAGTGTGAACTCTGTATTGACTACAGGTTGTTTACGATAAGAACCTGACAAAATGCGAATTGTAGACATAGTTGCTCCTGTGTGTTAATCAATCAATACAAGTATTATAGCACGAATGCCATTTATTGTCAATATTCAGTAAAGCCAAGATTATACATAGCACTACGGAATGGTTCCGAGCTTGCGGGGTTGGCCCAGAAATAAACATCAGCCCTAACTTCATCAGAACAATTAAATTCAAACATATCATAAATTTGATCGTTCGTAGACACTTCACATTTTTGAATAAATTCAGCAATAGTTGTAATCATTTGATTCCTTTAGTTGACTGTTTAAGATTCTATTATAGCACAATGTCCATTTATTGTCAAATTTTAGTCAAAAACTGGCTCACTAAACCAACCCTCACGCTCAATCTTACGCTTGGCTGTCATCATAACTTTGCGGAGTGACATGAATTCTTTAGTGGGTTGAGCATGGATTCCGCCTAATGCAGACATTTGGATAAGTGCGGCATCACGTTTTGCATATGTTGACAATGCTTTTACCGGAATCATAAACTTACGATAAGTGCCATCTGTATACTTAGAAAACGGGCTAGTGTAAAGAACTTTCATCGCAATCTCCTTTAATTGATTCAATACATGTATTGTACGCCCAAACTGATTTATTGTCAACCTTTGACCCAAACATAAATAAAAATTATGAACAGAATCCTTGTTGCTTTTGACTACTTTTCACCCACTTTTCCGTTAGTCAACAATCAAAACTTTAATAGACCATTATCCGAATTAGAAATAGATAATGGTACTTATGAATTTTTTAATAAAGTAGGTGGGTATGATTGTGTCCCTACATTAACACTAAATGATAATGATTTATTCATATATCCAATAAGAATATCTTTGGGTCCAAATGAGTGGCCAATGAATCCGGAAATTGATATTTTAGCATCTACTTCAATATCACTTAATGTTTATAATAGTATATGCGGTAGAAATGGATATTTATTTTTAGATTTAGGTAATGAGTGTGCTATTACCGATCATGTAATTCAAACCATTCATCGATATGTATATTCGAAAAAGATTCCACTTAATAAAGTTATATTACAAACCGGTAATACTAATGGTAATGACCAATATAATGATTATTGTTTTAGACATAGTATCCCTTTAAATAAAGGTATGAATATATCATGTTTAGAATATTTTGAATGGATGGCGAGTAGACATATTTATGAATTTAAAAATTCTAAAGAAAATATAGCATTACCAAAAAATATAGATTATTCTAAAATAGAAAAAACTTTTTTATGTTTAAACAGAGTTCATAGATGGCAACGTGTTAATTTATTTTTATTATGGAATAAATTTAACTTAATAGATGACAGTTATTTTACTTTAAATAAACAATCAGGATTACCATCAGAAAATGTTTTAAGAGATTTACTTGATCCTAAATTAATTGAAAAATACAATATCAATGATTCTTACATAGATGAAATTGAATCTACATTACCATTAGAATTGGATGAATTCAAAGAATCGTCAGTAATGGCATTATTATATGGACCAATTGATTCATATTATCAAAGTAGTTTAATAAGTGTAGTAACCGAAACTAATGTAGGTGAGATTTTTAATACTGAAAAAATATTTAAACCTATGGTTCATAGACAACCATTTATTGTAGTAGGTCCATATAAAACATTAGAAAATCTACGTAATATGGGTTACAAAACATTTAGTGATTTTTATGATGAAAGCTACGATGATATTAAAGATCCAATAGAACGATTAATCAAAGTAGTAGAATTATGCAAAGAAATAAGTGAATGGGATGAGAAAAAGAAGAAAACACTTTTCTATAAATCAATGACTATTACTACGCATAACTATGAATTATTAAGTTCGTTTTATGCTAATAAAAAAATGCGTAGTAATTTTTGGCATGAGTTCAGAGATAAGAAATTATTTCCTATTAAGTAAATTCTTTTTCCATATATCAATCGTTATATCTAATCCATCATCTAAACTAACTGCAGGTTTCCAGCCAGTAATAGATGTGATTAAATTATGATTACTATTCAACCAATATATTTCACCAGGACGATGTGGTTTAGTATTCCAATTAATAACACCATTCCAATTTAGTTTCTGTGCAATCTTGTTAGTATAATCTTTAATCTTAATAGGATTATCAGGACCAATAGTGAAAATCTTACCTTGAACAATATCAGGATTCTCAATAACAGTAATCCAAGCTTTCAATAAATCATCAATGAATATGAAATTACGATATGGTTCTCCGTAACCTAAGTTAATCTCGTTAGGATTTTTAATCATTTGTGTAATGATTTGTTCTGTTACAAAGAAATCATTATCTACTCTACCATATGCATTAGTTTGTCTAATAGCAGTAAATGGTAGATTATAACAACGATGTGCATATTCTAAATACTTTTCACATGCATATTTTGCAACTGCATATGGTGCGTTAGGATTAGGTTGTGTGTTTTCATCGAATGCAATAAAGTCAGGTATATTTCCGGCTTTAACAATATCACTAATAGGTTGCCAACCATATACTTCCATAGTACTAGCAAAAACAAAATTCTTAAGATTCTTTACTTTTGCTGCCGATTCAATCAAATTGACTGTACCTACATAATTGATTTCACTAAACGTAAGTTGTTCATAAAAGCTTTGTTCAACTTCAGTACGAGCCGCCAAGTGTATAATGATATCAGGTGATATCGATGCAACTTCTTCCTGCACTTGCTTATGATTTAATAAATCACTTTTCAAGTGATATAGCTCATGTGTTTTTTCTAACAATGGAGTAAGGTGAGATCCAATAAAACCAGAACTACCTGTCAATAATATTTTCATTTTTTCCTTTAAACTTTAGCATGTATTTAAACAAAACTAAACTTCTCAACTTTTAAATATTCATTACCATCACGCATAGATTTTTTGTATCTACCGATTACATTAATGTCATTATTTTTCAATGTCATGTCTAACAACGAAACTAGTGAATTATGAGTTTCAATACTAAACGTAACTAAGTTGTTATGTGTATCACTGAACCAATATTCTTTTCGCTTCTGTCGTTTAGTATTAACTGAAAGTTGTTTTACGAATTTCAATTGCTTAGAATCAGTTACAAATTGAGCATCGTGTCGTTTAACTTCTTTATTATAATCAAATAACATTTGTTCAAACTCAACATCATACTCGTAAAACTCAGGCAAACGATATACCAATGGCAACATAGACTCTTTAAATGTTTTACCATCACTATGCACAAATGTATTTAAATCTTCACGGAAAGCAGTAAGTGTAATGTTCTTAAGCTTCCATACCATGATTTTCTTACTATAGTAATCACGGATGATGTTTGCTTGTTCGATATCTTCAGCCGTTACTAAACGAAACAACTCACTATCCAATAACTTAGTGATAGTAGGGTGTATACCAGGTTCATTTCTAACTTTTCGATATCGTGCCCAGCATACGCTTAATGCTAATAGGTCTTGGCTGATTTCATATACTTCATATTTCTTAACATTAGAATTCAATCCGTTAGTTAGATGGTTCCAATCAAAGTCAATGCCGCCGGCGGAATTTAAACTACTTAATGAAATTGTATTCTGGCTTGCGGCTTGTAGATTCATAGCAGAGCCGGCAATTGCGCTAGCGGCACCTATTTGCCAAGGGTTTGTATAATTTGACATTTTTATCCTATTGTGATATCTTCCATACCAGCTGTGCGTAATCTTACGATGTGACCCATCTGCCATTGTTTAGCTTCAAGACCCTTCATAATGCCCAACCACTTATTTCTTAACAATGCCACTTCATTGATAAGTGTTTCAAAATCAACTACTTCATCTTCACCATCAACATACTTTTCAGCATCACGGCTTGTTAAAGCTCTATTATACGCCTCTAGGTATTTTTGAAAATGTTTTCGGCGAATTTGCCTTAATTTAATATTGAGATAGTTCAATACTGCTTCTATCTCTTGTAGTTGATTGAAACGATGTTCGGTAACGCCCGGAATAGCGGCAATGTTCTTTTCAACATTACCGTATACCTTTACCTCTTGTTTTGCAGATACTAATTCAGTTTCAAAGTGCAATATGAAATCGGGTATTACACCCAAATTTTGCGATACTCGTGTGTACCAATTTGACATTTAATCCCATTCGTCTGTGTCGTTATCGTCATCATATTCTTCATAGTCATCTTCAACATCATGTTGTTCAGCGTAACCTTTCAATGCACTAAGCACTTCCTTGTCACCCCTGAAAGCATCTTTGATATCTTCTGTTTCATAATTGTTATCAATCAACAGATTAATCAATGTGTCGGCAGCATCACTACGCTCATTGAAATCAATATGGGAACGCATAGCGTCCCATACTTCAGCAACAAAATTTAAACTCATTCTGTAACATCCTCCTCCGGTGTTACATTACTTATCTTTGTTGTTGCCTTTTGTCCATACTCACTCATTACTTTATCTAAGCAACCGTCAGTATTTGATTCCCATGCTTTACGAAACTTCTTAATAATTTCTCCATCAAGTGTTGTATAGACTAATGAGTTACCTTCTTTCTTAACAAGTTCAGCCTTCTCAATCATATCTAGCATACCTGAGTAAGGGCTCATACCTGTTTCATAAGGGATCTTAACTTGTACAGATTCAAATGGTTTTGCATAACGAGTTTTCATAATCTTACATGCCGCACGAATACCTCGCACATCACTAATCTTATTACCATCTTCATCTTCTTTAAGTTTCAGTTTCTTCATCGCAACTACAATACTTGATGCGTAAACGAAACCTTGACCACCACTGATTTTATCATCTGGGTCAAACATATCTTGTGAAGCATATGTGTGATTAGTTGCGACTAATCCAACATTGTGACTACCGAACATATTAACACAGTTACGAACAAGTGCTGTTAGTGCTTTAGGCTTACGACCCATATCACCTTTCATATCACCTGCTTCAAACTGATTAACGTCAGTAGGTGTCAATAGCATACCTAAACTATCTAAGACGAAAAGAACTTTCGGCTTGTCTGTTTCAGGCAATACTTTGTATGACTTCATAAACTCTGAAATTGTTTTAGCTACATCATCAATCATAGCCATATTCAACTTCAATAGTTTATCTTCGTCAGTAGATACACCGAGTGCGTGTAGCCACGCTTCATCTAGTGCGTTCTCTGTGTCAATTAAGACTACAAAGATTCCTTGTTCTTGTGCGTGTCTAACAAGGTTTCCTGAGCAGATGAATGATTTTCCTGCACCTGACTCTCCGGCAAAGACAGTAACTTTACCAAGAGGAACGCCTTTATTAAAATCACCACTAATGAGGTAATTGAGAGCATAATTTCCTGTCGAGATCCAATCCGTCGGATCATTAAATCCGATTGATAGACCATCAATACTTTTTGTAATATCTTTTCTAAATTTACTAATGTCGAATGGTTTTGCCATTATAATCCTTATTGTTTGTGTATGCCGTTATTATATACACTAAACGGTTGTTTGTCTAGCATATCTGGACATTTGTCTGTTAACATATCAATTTCCCAATCGTTAGGGAAATGTCGTAATGCGGTCCTTGCTCTATCTCTAATTAAACTAGGAACACGAGGTGTTTTGCCTGGATCGCATAATTCTTCCAACAACTTCTTGCCCTGTTTTAGGGCACGGTAGCGTTCGTCTGGTAGTGTCATGTAGTTCTCCTTAGGAAGGGGCCGAAGCCCCATCACCTATTAAGACTTGTTTTGTCTAGCACGAATCATTGCTAGAATGTCTTGTGCTTTGTCGCTTGATGGACTAGCTGTTGGGACTTGAACAGGTGCAGTTGTAGTTGCAGGCTCATCTTCCCACGGTGCTGAAGTCTCTGCTACGGGTGCTGTCGCGGGGGTGCTGGTTCCAGCAGACACTGTTTGTTTTTCCGCTGTCGCTCCTGCAGGTGCTTCTAATCCATATGGACGATAATATGCTCCCCAACGTTCATTGTCGAAAGGTTGACCATCTACTGATGCTTCAAACATTTCTTTGATGATACGCAATTCTGCTTCACCTGGTTTCTTAGGCAAGAAGTCAGAAAGATTAAACAAACCATGTGCTTCAATTGCGGCTTGTTCTGTCTCTGTTAATGCACTTTCTTTACGTGCCCAGTTACTAGTTGAATAATCAGCATAGCCACCTTTACTTGTTTTCTTAATGTTGAAGTCAACACCATGCAAGTAATCTGTTGGCAATTCTTCCATTTCTGGATCCATCAAACTAGATTTAATAACATTGAAAATCTGTGAACTGATAACAAATCTGCGAATCGGATTCGCTGGAACTTTGTCATCACCTAGTGGGTTCTGACGAACAAAACCTTGGAAGATATAACTACGCTTCTTCCAATACTTGTTTGCCATTTCTTTCAATGTTTCGTCTTTATACCAAGGACGAACTTCTGCCAAGATAGGACATGTCTCGCCAGTGCCATACATTTCAATACATGGAACTTGAACGATAGTTTGTTTTACGTTAGGATCACCCTTGACACCATTGAATGGCAACTTAATAAGTTGACGTTCTACCCAGAAGAATGTGTTGTTACCATTTGCGTCAGGCAAGAAACGAACAGTAGCTGTTGTGCCTTCGTCAATGTTCCAATGGGGGTAGATAGAGTTATCTGATTGGGTTTGTGTACCCTTGTTGTTTGCTTTGTTGTCTTGTGCCGCGATACGGGCACGAATGTCTGCTAATGATGCCATGATTTTATTTCCTTATAAATTGAGATGGTCTCGTTTTTAATATTCGCCACTACCTATTAGTGACTAACATTAGAGATAGTATAGCAAGACTATCTCTGAATGTCAATAGTATTTATCCCGTTTGTGGGTAAACACATTTTTTTCTATGGGTTTTTAACCCTTTTAAATGTAGGGTAAGCCAATGATTTTGTCCAACATACGTGAATATGTTTTATCTAAACTCTCGGTGAACAATCTATTTTGTTTCATATGTAGGGTAGATGTTTCTGGTGCTTGCTGGAATAAATTAGTTTTAACCAAACTATAAAATCCATTCATTGTTGCTTTGGATATAGGATTTTCTTCATGGCTAAATAAAATGTCTATCATATCTTCAATTGCATATGCAATTTGGTGATCATTATATGTTGGGTTTTTCTTAACTAACGCTAATGCAAATAGTTTTTTAAAGTCTCTTACCATTATTGGCAAGTGTTTAGTTAACCATTCTTCTGTATTTGGATCATGGTCTAGTACAGGACCTACCGGACGATTAGTTTGCTCAACTATTTTGCTTTCATATCTATAGTTAACCTTAGTTTCATCTTCCTGATCTTCGTCGCCAAACAATTCTGGCTCTAAATCTTCAGTATCATCATATTCAATATCAGGTAGTTGTCGTTGTGGCACATTTGATGTTGCGTCTGTAGCTGAATTTTTTGCATTGTCGATTGCATTTTTTGCCATAGTAGCAGACTTATTTTTAAGTAAAGGTTTTACAAATCCAATACTGCTTGCTAACTCACTAGCCATATCTTCAATCTCTTGTGCTTGCTGTTGAATTTCACCACGTAAGGTAATAATATTATCCTTTTCACTGGCCATGAACTTATCAAAGTTTTCAATATCTTTTTTGTAACCATTAACTATATCAGAATACTTTTTAATTTCTTCAGAACTGGTTCTTGCTTTCTCGCCAGTCTTTCTTATGTATTTTGAAAATCTTTCTTCTTTACTTGCTAAATCTTGTTGTGTCTTTGCAAGTTGGGCAGATACATCATCGTAGTTAATAGTTGCTTTAGTTTGTATATTATTAACTAAATTTTGTAATTTCTTAACATCTTCATCTTCTGCGCCGGCACTATTAGCCAAAGCAGTAATCTGTTGTTCAATCTCTTTATATTTTTCTGGATCTAAGTTTGGTTTAGTCTTCAGTGCTTCTAAATCTTTCTGTAGCTTCTCTAACTCATCAGCACTTACTTTAGCCTTCTGTTGTCTATCAGCACTACCAGTTGTCAATGCACCACTTAGTTGTTTTAATCTTTCAACTTCACGGTCAGTCTCTTGTGCTTGTGCTTCATAATTTTGTAATTCTTGACCCAAGGATGATATAGCGTTTTGTTGTTTAGTGATTAAATTGTTTTGTGCCGCATCAGTTTTTTGTTGTTGAGAAGCCTTATCAGCTATGTATAATGATAGTGCCTGTTGGCTATCATAGCCAGGGAACCTTAACATAGCTCTCTGCATTAAATCCTGATCTAAGGATAATGTAGGGCCTTTTTGTGCTTCTCTTAACAACGCTGATATTTTCATTTACTTACCCAATAAACGCTTAATAGCATTTAGGTCTTCTTGACCTTCAACTACATTACTATCTGATTCAATACTCTCGCTTGCACCAACCAAGTCACCTACTTTAGCAGGCTTATTTGCTTTAGGCCCTTTATTACGCCATTGTCCGGCAGGACCAGTTTTAAAGTCGCCGGCAAATTCATCTTCTGCAACTTCTTCTTTTTTACTATACTTGGCACGAATGTTTTGCATTTTCTTTTCGCTAGCGTGTTCTTGTCCTGCTTTACGTAATGCATCCATACCATCTTTACCATACTTCTTGTCACCCAAGTATGCTTGTAATGCGCTTTCGTCTACTTCTTTTTCATTTGGCTTTGCCATATTTGGCTTACCGTGTTGTGCTGAAGCTGGAACACCTGCATCTTGTTGTAACTTCTTCAATAAATCTTCTTTATCACCACCAGTTACTAATCTATCAAGTTTCTTAGCTCCTTGTTTAATTTTGTCAAAGAAATTTTCATCTAACTCATCAATGGCTGGTTCTAAATCTGCTTCATCTTCAGCTAAGTCAAATGCTTTTAGATTACCTTCTTCTGTATCATCATTATGCTTTAATGTCTCAGCTCCAGGAGCTTCTAATAAACTATCGGCCCACTCACTTAACTCACCTACTTCTTTCATCTCTGCTACTTTCTTTTGTAGCTTAGATAGTATTGGCATTACACTTTCAATACGTGGATCTAATGTTTCTTGCACAAACAACTCATTTAAATTTGTTTCTTCAGATTCTTCTTCCATCAATGATGGTGTCCAGCTTTCAAAATATGTATTGTAACCACGATGACCAGTCATCTTGCTCAATGTTTCACGTAGTGATTGATAGTGGTTAACACCTTCATTAACCAAACGCTGTGCTGATTCATTGAACTGACCATTACGGGTAGCACGAACGAATGCGCCCATCTTTTGATATTCTTCTACTAAGCTAGTAACGTGATTCCAACGATCACCGTGGGGCTTATCACCTTCAGCAATCAATCGACCATACACACGTGCAATACCTGGCTTGATAGTTGGAGCTAAGAATCTTTCACCTTCACTATTCTCTAAGAAGATTTTAGCAATATTACGATAACGTTGCTCACCTTCTTCAATTTGGCGAGTGTGCTGTAATACAATTTTTACATTTGGCACTGCATCATTGTAGCTTGCTTTTTTACCCATTGGGTAGTAACCTTCAGATATTCTTTCTTGCTTTTTCATATATTCCCTTTTTGCCATGTCATGTTTTAAGTTATCAACATTGCGTAATTCAAAACTCAATTGATATCGTTGTGCAAAACGTTTCAATTGATTTAAAACTTTATACCAAGATTCATCTTCACCGTGACTTTCTTCTTTTTCACTATTTGCTATATCATCACTAAAGTAAATGACTAGTTTGTGTAATCCGTCAACAGAGATAGTTACTTTTCCGTAATTTTCTCCATCTTTAACGAAATTAAATTGAAATACTTCTGCTTCTTCTGGGGTAGGAATTTCCTTACCTGAGGTGTCAAGCATAGTAGGATCGAACCCTTTACTGTGTAAAAGATCGAATAACGAGCGGTTTAATGATTCTGAATTTTTTGGCATAATGTATTTATCAAATTTGGTTTAACCCATGACCGCATAGAACGGCAAAGGCATTATAACTTCGTTGTGATCTCTGATTTGATTCTCTAAATCATAATGATAGTCACTTAATTGCTGTAACATACGTGTTACTAATAAGCTGGCCATAATCAAATCGTCAGTGTCCCCAATCTTAGCGGCATAACTACCACCATGTGCTACAAAAGCTTTTAATTCACTGATAAGACTACGACTATTTACAGTCATTTTCTTACTTTCAACTAATGTTTTGAACTTAGCACAACTTGCTAGCTTACTCTTATTAGTTGTATTGAATCCTTTACGTCCTTTACCTGCTTCGCTGATAAAGATACCCGGGATATTAGATTCCCCGTATTCATTTAATGATACAATAGCGGCTTCCCCGATGCCATTACATTCAATACTGTAATAGATATTATTAGGTTCCCCGGTGCATTCTGCGATATACTTGTTAATCTGTGCTATTAGTTTAACCTGACTAGGAATGTCTGTTTTGTTATGTTTCCACTCACCTACTTGTGTAGTTGTATTAGCTTCAAATATTTGAATAGCAGCCGGATCACCTCCTGTACCAAGACTTGGGTCTAGGCCTACACAATAGATATTGCCCTTCTTAGGTGTCTGATACCATCTGACCTGACCTTGACGACTTACTGGTTCTGTGCCTTCCATCATAATCAATGTGTTTGGATTGATTAATGTTTCGTCAGCAATAATGAACTCACAACCAATCTCTCGGTTGAAACGATCCTCACCCAACTGAGCTTTCATCTCTTTAGCCCATTGCTCATCTCTTCCCGGTTGTTCATTCCAGTATGCTCTGTAAGAACGGAAACCATTAACACCTAGTTCTGTTGTGTTACCAAACTCATCTTCAGTCTTGTTAGCACCTTTCCAAATCAGTGCGAATTGATCTTCGTCTGAGTTAGGAGTACTTGTGATAATCGCTTTACCACCAGTTGATAGTGTAGGTGTAATCGCTGTCCAGAATTCTTTAGCGATACTTGGTCTAACAAATGCAAACTCGTCAAGGTACAATAGTGTAATAGACATACCACGACCTGTATTTTCAGTAGTTGTTGCTGAAACAATACGACTACCGTTCTCAAAGTCTAATGAACCTTTGTTGTATGTTGTTACACCTGCTTTAATATGATCGGGGCAGTTTTCATATGCATAACGAATACGTTGCATAATCTCCTGAGCACCTGTGTATTTGTGTGCCGCAACTAAGATAGTTGAATCGGGAACAAACATTGCGTACCAAAGTAAATAACCTGCGGCTGAAGTTGATTTACCTGATTGTCGAGGCATCAATGAGATACTATAACGATATCTATGATATGTATCAATCAACCGTTGCTGATAGGGCCATGGGTGGTACAACATACTACCTTTTGTAGGGTGTTGTATGTAGAAGAAGTTATCCATAAAATATAGATAACCTGTATCTGGGTCACAGCATTTAATAAAATCCTGTAGTTCTTTATCAGTTTTGAAAACTGTTTTAGTATAAGGATTCTTTACTAATGACGGTGCGTTGCTTAATGGCTTACTCATAGTGAGTATTTATTGGGTAAAAATAACTTTACAGTATTTCTTGCCAACCCATTTGTGCTAGTACATCTGCGTTGTTTGATGCGGCTGTAATTACCAGTGTGTAAGTATCACTAACACCGGCGAGCGTTCTTCCTAACTGTGCATAAATGTTTTCTGCTTGTAATGTTGCATTTTCCCTAGAACTTGCAAAACCACTTTGCATAGGAGTACCACCTGTTACTGCAGTGGCAGCAGTATCAACATCCACTCTCACAGTAGATGAAGTGTCAGTCCAAGTTGCACCGGTTAATGTAGCATTGCGTAATAATTCCCAACGATAATAATTTACTGATGGACTTAAAATATCAATTTGATTTACTTTTACAATACTATTCAGATATGAACTGTTTAGTCTAATACTAACGATAGGATAATATGTCCCTCCGGTCGTTAATCTTACTGTAGAAATTCCAGTACCTGCAGTATTCGTAAATGCAGGCATATTGTAACCACCCTCACTAATGACAGTAGTACATATTTGTTGCATCGTACTTGCCCCTGAGGTGGCGCCCGTATTAGTTATCTCATATCTACAAGGTAATGTCGCAGAACCCATATATGTTGTGGTATATGTTGGGTCATTGGCGTGATTAAATGTATGACAAGTGATGAATTGACCGTCAATAACAAATCCACAACGAACTGTACCTACACCTAGCCATTCAATGTCGCACCAGAAAATCTGTGTAGCGGTAGTATCAAGTGTTATACCTGATGGTCCAGTACCGTTTAATTTATCTGTATTCCAATCAATCTGTGCTACTCTATCTTCAACTAGACTTCCTGAACTACTTGAACGGATAACCATATTCTTTGTGCTATTTGCTTGCTCAAAGTATACACCGTTGCTTGCGCCAAAGTATCCAACTCGTTGTCTTAATCCTGTTTTAGCAGGACTCATAATGAAACTTGACATTACTAACAAGCTCTTACCTGCTTGATAAGGGAAGCACCAAATACTTTCACGGATAACTTCACTGCCACTGGCCGCAGTTACATTTAAATTTCTAACATTAGCGTTGTAATCAAAAGTTACAGTACCGCTGGTGGCAGTAGCACTTGACCAATCATATCTACGCTCACCGGTCAATGCCGAGTCAAAGAATGTATAGGGATTAGATACACGCAACCTAGCAAACGCATCTAAGTTATAACCGGTAATTTCTACTTGCGGAGTACCCGATAATGTGGCATTTACATTGCCTGATACCACCCAAGGATCTGTGCCCTGCGTGACTTCAATTGTTTGACCAGGGTCTATTGTAATATTACCGGTGATTGGTAAAGTATTACCTGAAATATCTACATTACCTAGGCTAGTAATACCTACATTGCCTACTGTAAGATTTCCTACTGTAACATTTGAGTCGGTGCGAACATATACATTGCCTGTAACACTATCTAGTGCTAATGCTTGCGTAATATTGCGTAAATACCACGGGGAAACTTCTGTTGGTTCTGGATAGGCCATAAAAAATACTCACTGTTAGTGAGTATTTATCGTTTTATTTTATTTTATTTGTTGTATCAGATTGTCGATGGCACAATAATGCTCATGTATCTGCTGATGCCTTAATATCATTTCTTTAAAATACTTATAATTCTCAGATTCGCTTAACCTATTCTGTATTGATATATTAGCTTTAAGTCTGGGAATATATACCAGTGGTAGAGGCTTATTATTTACTTTTTCAAATATTTCTTTTAAGAATTCGATGTTGAACAGGTCATTAAAATTGACAATATAATTATACTTTTCTTCATAACCTGCATCTTCTTTTTGAGTTTGATCAATTCCAGTAAGAGCAGTAGTAACTAAATATACTGCTTGTTTTTTTAGTTCTTCTTGGTGATTAGGAATGTCTCTTTTCTCTACTGTAATATACGGTCTGGCTCTATCAATACCATAAAATATACTTTTAATCCAACCAAAGTAAGCTATGTCTAGCTTTTCTTCAATTGTTTTTGCCACTATTTTTATTTTAATTAATTCATGTGCATCTGCTAATTCAAATAATTCAGTGAAGTCTTTTACTTGCTCAGGAAAAGTATCAATAGTTGAAATTACCCCATTATTGATATTATGGACTTTAACTACTCTTTTATCCGGTGGCGGAAGAGAATAGAACGTTCCATTAATACCGTACTTGTCATCGCATAGTAGGGTACATAAAAAATCACCTCTTGCACCAACCGGGTAATGCATTAAGAATCTTTTTTTACCCGTCATTTAATATCTAATGGTCTTTGTTTAGTTACTAAAATACAAAAATATTTTTCTTTAACTGTTTTCTTTTCACTCTCTTCACCGGGAATTTCGATATCAAAATCTAAGTTGTTAAAATAATCAATATCAAAACCACAACGTGTTAGTAATGCTGCCAATTGATTTTCACCCAAAATACTGTAATGATTCAAATTGTATTCGTGCATTCTTTCACAATTCGGAGCTGGTACTTCTATGTACATTTTACCACCTTGTTTCAATACACGATTATATTCCATTAAGCTAAAGATAGGATATGGACTATGTTCTAGTGCATGACGTAAAAAGATAAAGTCAACACTTTCATCAAAGTATCCGTCTTTTTGTGGCAAGAAACTTAAATCATATTTTGCAATTTTATGACCTTTATCTTCACAAATCTTAATATCACCGGGACTTAATGTAACTCCGGTAACATCTGTATATTCACGTTGTTTCATCTCATCTAAGAAGTAACCAGGTCCGCAACCCAAATCTAAGATTTTATAATTCTTTGGTAAATTGATCGGATCGATATATTTTTTTACAATTTCTCTAGTGAGATTTTCATGCATTTGGCTTGTGCCCTCATCGTAAATATGAGCGGTATAAAGCCATTCATTATAAAATTTTAATTTGATTAAATCTAAAGTGTTGTTAATATCTATCATTGAGAATCCTGTAATTTGATATAATTACTTATTCTCTATATCAATGATGAAATTATTTTTTGTAGCCCTTGAAAGGCTTTATTGTGCTTTGTGTATTAGTTGATTCTAATTCTTGGCTATTTAGATCACCTTTGTTTAAATCTTTATAAGTGATGCCGGCAGCTTTATATGCCAACTTAAGCATAGCTTGTTCTTCTTTTGTATAAGGATGTGCTGTATTGTTCTTACCAACCCAACTTTCAGCATCCATTTCAATAGGATTTACACCGTCGCTACAAGCAACTGCCATCATTACACGATTCAAATCATATGTGCGGTCAAACTGATTGTCAGCAAAGATATTCAAACCACGAGTAGGTTGCTGTTGTCTCTTGGTTATTTTACCTTTTTTATTTTCAAATACAAACTCTGTTGCTCTCATCGTTTATATCCTTTGAACGCTTTAATAGGTGATTTAATTACTGTATCATCCATCTCATCACTAGTTGGAGTACTAACGGCTTTTTTACCTGACTTACCTATTTTGTTTAATGCTTTGTCAATTAATTGCCCTACTTCAGGATCCATTGAACTAACAATCTGATGTTCTCCCCAATCAGACTCAGCTTGAAATTCAGGTTCAAATCCATTTTGAACTCCGTCATGACCGCTTTCGCCACGTACTGCTGCCATAGCTACGCCAAAGCGATATAACTGATAAAAGTCTTGGTTCTTTAAATCAGGTATAATAAATGTATTGGGCAATGATTTTGCAACAATGGCCAAGCCATCATGTGCATCATCTAACTTTTGCTCAACTATAAACTCTTTAGCTCTCATATTAATTCTCAGTCGTCAAAATATCATCATTCTGTGTGCCCAATACTGAGTCAACATAGCCATCAAGTCCAATATCAACGCCCGGTGTAATCTCACCTATGAATGTAACTTGTGATGCGATAAAGTGTAATATGTATGTATTAGCTATTGGATTAGCTAAAATCCTAACGTTACCACTACTAACATCCATATCATATCTTGTTAATGCGTTACCTTCAAACGTCATAGCATAACCAGTAAACTTTACTGCTTCATTATTGTTAGTTAGTTGTGCAGATATAGTAATGCTTTGACTATCAGGGGTTCCAGGATCACTAGAACGAATTTGGAACGACCCTTGTGTAAATGCATTTGCTGGATACTCGTAAATTACTTGTCCTGCAGTTAAACCGCTAGTGTAAATGTTACTTGTATTAACTGTAGTAAAGAACAGATTACTAAAGTTATTGTTAATCTTATTGAAAGCTGTTCTTAATGGGTCACCTAAACCATCATTGGGTGTTACACCAAGATTAATGTATTCTTGTGCACCGTACGGGCCTTCAGTAGTGCTAAATGAAAGTAGTTGAGGTTCTACTGGAGTAGGATCTGAAATAATATTGGTGTTAAAAACTACTTGACCAATATTTAATATGTTCTGCGTTCCGCTATTAGTAGGAGTAGGTTCAGGAAATTGTGAGGAATCAATCAACTCTACATTAGCACCTAATGTAGTGAATAAGTTAGCAAAATTGTTGTTAATTTTGTCGAAGGCTAAACGTAACGGATCACCGGAACCGTCGTTCGGTAATTCGCCTGTATCGATAACTTCTTGTGTCATTTTAATTCCTAGATATAGTATTTATCAGTTACCGAACATACCTTTGGGTTGCTGTATGATAATTGGACGCTTACTACGCTGGATTTCTTGTAATGCTCTAATTGCTTGTATCTTTACTTCATTGTCAGAACTTTTAACCATTTCAGTTAAGGCTGCAATACGTGCCGCTTCTGCTACAGTAGCATCACGGCTTAATGACTTTTGTGCTTCTACATACACTGGATAGTTATCTACTGTTGCACAGCCCGTCAATAATAAACAAATTGCTAATAATATGCTATTATTTTGAGATATCATCATAAATCTTCTTCTGTGCGTTATACCAGTCTTGCCAACCATCTACTTTAGCACTGCATTCCCAATACAATGAATAGTTATGAACAACTACTTTCATCATTTCAGTAATGGCTACTTTGTCACCTTCAATCTTTTTAAGGTCTTCACATTTTTTCATTAGTTCAGGAGTAGCATTGGGGAACTTTTGAGTAACAGGAACAGTTGTTGAGCATCCTGCTAATAATAGAGCAATTAAGAGATATCTCATTTTGTTGCTCCTTTGTTCAATTCAGCGGCTTGATTATGTATATCAATAATGTCCTTAGGTACTGGACAATTTTCAATATATTTGATAATTTCTTCTTTTTTGACGATTTCTTTATCAACGTACTGAACGATGGTGCGTCCCTTTTCACGGACAACTTTGGTCTTTTCTACGACCTTTTCTTGTATTTCAGTATTTACATTAGCTGATTTAGCTTCAGCTTGTGCAACTTTAGCTTCCATCTCTTTGACTTTAAGTTCCCACTCTTTATAGTCAGCTAATCCCCCCTCAAGGTAGACACCAAGAACTAGCACTACTAAGCTGATAACTTGTATCGCTAATCTGTATGCTTTGATGAAAGGAATGAATCCTAGGACGAATCCTGCTATTGTGCCCAAAATACCCAATCCAAAGATTGTATGTATTGCGGCTTCGGGTAGTATTGATAGTATCCACATAACGTTATTTATTCCATATATTTAGGTGATGCTAAATCAGACCTGCAATAACACATATCATATGTACAAGTTACATAATCAGTTTGAAACTTCAAATCAGTATCATTTATGTTTGCCACTGGTCCTTCCCCACAAACACCACGCAGTACAGTATTACCTTCAATTTTTATGTAATACTTGCCGTTAGCACATTTCCAGTTTTTAAACTTAGGTCTATTGTTCTTTAAAAACATCTGCGCTCTCATTTCCTCGACAGTACCGTCATTGTATTCTACTTTTAAGAATGTGTGCCAAATATGCAGTTTTTCGGGGATAGGTGTAGGTATTTTATTAGGTCTTAATTTACCTACTGTCATCGTAGAGTTTTTTATTTTTTCTTGTTGAGAAGCAGTATATGCTAAGTTAATATCATATTCTTTAATAATCATAGCTTTCAATGAAATTACTGATCCGGTATTTTCAACCAAATAATCATACGATTCAATAGCACTATCCAACGTGTCTAATACATGCGTTACTACACAAATGGTTTCAGTCGTTGAATCTAAAAACAAATTCATTACTTCTGCATTGTGTATATGGTCACCTTTTTGTTCTGAATGATGAGTGAGGTATAATACGTCTAATACATTACTTTCTCTTAACTCTTTCCACCATCTGATAGTTCTGGCTCCGTTGCTTATTATACTAGTATATGCACCTTTTGATTTAATGTAAGTTAACAACTCTATTAGTTGCGGATATAGTGTTGGTTCACCGCCCGTGATCTGCACCCAATAGGGCATTCCATCACATATTGAGTATAATTTATCAAATTGAGATTTATATTCATCTAACGATAGCCACCTAACACTACCGTCTTTATTGTCATCAAAGCAAAAACTACAATTATAGTTGCATACGTTATGGATTTTCCATTCAATAACTCTGAATTCCGGCGAGTCTGCTCGTTCAAGTTTTATAGGTATCTTAATCATTTGGGTATAAATTCTCAGGTAATATTTTAGGTGCAATCATATCAGTACCACAAAAACATTGAGTGCTAGTACAGGTTATATAATCATCTGCAAATTGAATACTAGGATCATTCAAATTTTTCTGTCCACCAACTTCGCATACACCTCGATATATTACATCATGGTCTATACGCATGTTATGATTGCCAATAGCACATTCCCAACCTAAAAACTTATTTTGTTTTTTCTTCATCAACAATTGAGGATCAACTGTTAGTGACAAGTTATCTTTATTGTAGGTTACTTTAAGTGCGTGATTTATTTTATATTTGATAGGCAATGTGGATAGTTTTTTTGTATTTCTCAAATTACCATATACCCAATTGTTTTGCTTTAGTTTAGTTATTTGTTCTTTGCTATATAATTCATAAATGTCAAAGTCACCAAAAACCATTGATTTAAGAGTAACTATAGCTCCGGTGTTATTCATTAAATAATCCCTAGCTTCAAACGCTTTGTCTAAACTATTAATAGAATGTGTAACTAAACAAACAACTTCAATTGGTTCATTATGGAATAAATTTAATATTTCACTAATATGTGTATAATTATCAGTCTGTTCACTATGGTATGTTATAAACAAGTAATCAATTATATGTGCTTCTTGTAATTCTTTCCACCAACGTATAGTACGTGATCCATTTGATATTAGACTTACCATTGCACCTTTTGATTTCATATATGCAAGTAATGGCAATAAGTCAGGGAACAATGTGGGTTCGCCTCCGGTGATTTGTATCCAGAAAGGACTATCACCGCAAGCTTCAACTAATTTATCGGTATATTCTTTATACTTTTCTAAACTGAACCAGCGCTGGCTACCATCTTTGTGTCTTGCACCGCAAAAACTACAATCATGGTTACATACATTATGTATTTTCCACTCTATAAACTTTTGATCTGTCGGTACGGCTTTTTCTACTTTAATTGGAAATATCTTCATCAACTATTTATAAAACCCTACAACCTTATCAGCAATATATTGAACTTCAATATCGGTTAATTCTGGGTACATGGGGAGACTTAGTGCGCCTCTAGACAACATTACGCTAGTACTTAACAAATCAGGTCTACTAATGTTTCTATCTTGTGCGGTTGGCAAATCACCTAACACATATTCATAATGAATCTTACTATCGATTCCATCAGTTAGTAAATGCGTGTGTAAGCTATTACGATCAGGTAAATACATCACAAACTTTTGATGTGCGTGTGGGTCTTTTGTGTCAGATAGACAAGTCAATGGCAGGTCTCTAAATGCGTCACACCAATACTTTGCTATCTCACTTCTACGCTTTTGCCATTCTTCCAGATACTTTGTTCTAACTAATATTTGAGCACAATCTTGTTCACTCATTTTACTATTAGTTCCTACATCATAAAATGATGGCTTGTTGTTATCTCTATATGAAGATGCAAACATATACAAGTGGTGATCATTTGTTACAATAGCACCACCGTTGCCTGAGCTTGGTAAGTTCTTTGTGGGGTCAAAACTGATTGCCATACCACTACCAACCATGCCGCCAGACACTAACCAATGTTGTGCACCGTCAACAATTACACCGTGACTGTCATAATAGTTAGTATTAGGCCATGGTCTTAATCCTGCAAATCCTACAACACAATCATATATGCCCCCGACTCTGTTGTGATGAGGTAATATACCATTCTTGTCAGTATCCCCTAACTCAACATCCCAACCCGCAGTTAAGAATGCGTTAAGTGTCGCAGGGTATGTAAGATTAGGAAGTCTAGCTTTAGGATTACCTTCCATTGTTTGACTATGCTTAATCTTTTTATATCGTGCAATAATCTCTAATGCTTGCGTACCACTATGAACTGTTACTGCATACTTTGTTGTGGTTCTAAACTTTAGCCATTCTTCAAAAGAACGAGTGTAATGCCCACCTACCAATTGCCCGTCTTTGAGCGCACGGTGACTTGCATCAAGCAACTCTTCACCAATGTTCTTATATTGTCTTGCTAATCCAAAGTGTGGAATGTTCATTCTTTAATTATATCAAATATTGTGCCATACTCATATCGTGACCAATCATCCATATCAACATATGTAAGTAGACTACGACGGTACACAATTTTAAGCCATGTATATTTTCCATGAACTCTTACTGGATACCACGCAAACCATTTATTCCAGGGCAATTTTATTACTTTCCTATAAACTTGATTATAGTTTGTTCTGCCAGTATGTTGAATTGCTGAGCCAGTCATAATACTTTTGAAATCCTTCTTCTACATCTACTTTTGGATCGTAGCCAAAGTCTTTTCGTGCCTGATCGATGTTCAATGCACCGCGACTAGGGAAGTCTGCATCTTTATCTTTGACTTCGATGTTACCTTTACCTGCAATCTTAACTGCTAAGTTTGCGGCATCTAACAAACTACGACTATGGCTCTTTGTAATGTTATATGTTTTATTAGTAGTGTTGTCACTTAGTGCGGCAGCTACAATACCATCCGCGGCATCTTCTACATATGTAAAATCTAATGTTTCACTTGCGCCATTAACTTTAAGTGTTCCACCACGCATAGCAGTCAACATGAACTTAGCAATAACACGATCCTCAACATCTAATGGACCATACACAGCACTTGGACGAATGATAGTATGACTGAAGCAATTACGACGGCTATAATCTTTAACAATATGCTCACCGGATAGTTTCATAATACCGTATTGACCTTGCGGTTTGCAGTTGTAATCTTCTGTTACATCGTCAGTAAAGTCACCATACACCATTGAACTACTGATATACAAGAACTTACACACGTTGTGTTTCTTAGCTGATTCACATAGGTTCATCAAGCCTTCCATCATTGTTCTTGCACCCATTGCTGGATTAGCATTGACAACTTTCTGACGGGGAAAACTAGCCATGTGAATAACGATTGCAGGTTGATGTTTTTGTATCAACCAATCAATACTATCTGCATTACTGATATCGATATTGTATATGTGTTTAGTTTTAATTTTCTTAATACGCTCGGACATTAGATAATCAATCTCATCTTGTGGAATAATTCCATAAGTAGTACGAGTATCAGTGACTACAACATCGTGTCCCAATGATTCTAATTTATTAACTACATGATGTCCGATAAGGCCGAGACCGCCTGTTACTAGAATGTTCATTTATATTTCAATTCAAAATAAGTTATTTGTTTAGGTGTAAGATATGCTCTGATATCATATTGATAACCATATGTTACATGATTAATACTACGATGCCAACTAGGTAAAGGTCTTGAGTTTTCCATAATCCATTTACCTGCTTCAGATTCTTGCCACTCCCATATATATTGTCCTACAATAATATCAGGGTCTTCAACATCACCTACATTAAGTTTTTTAACTGTGTAAGTGATTGTTTTGGCTTCGTCATCAGACTGCCATAGTTGCTTTAATTGGTCCATGACTTTCATAGTTTTCCAAATGTATATCAGCCATTGTCATTTCAAAGATATTAGTCTTTGATGCGTTCAACATTAACGTTGGCAATGGATAAGTTTCACGTTGCAATTGTTCTTTGACTTGTTCAATGTGATCTTGGTAGATATGTGTATCCCCTGTACTAATAACAAGTTCACCTACTTTCAGATTACAGTGATGTGCCAATAGATGTGTAAGTAGTGCGTAAGAAGCAATGTTAAAAGGTAAGCCCAAGAAAACATCAACACTACGCTGATACATATGGCAAGATAGTTCTTTATTTTTGTTAACATAGAATTGACTCATAACGTGACAAGGGGGCAATGCCATTTGGTCTAGCTCGCTCACGTTCCAGGCACTTAGAATGTGTCTGCGCCCATTAGGATCTTCAGTTAATCCTTTAATGAGATTTGCCAATTGGTCGACTTCCGTCCGATCCACTGCGAGGCGTGTACCACCTTTGTGTGCCGGACCCATGTCTTTCTCAATCGTATCTTTGTTCCAATGGCGCCATTGTACTCCGTATACACGGCCAAGATCACCTTCGAATTTCGCTTTAGGCTTCCAGTACGGAGCCTGTGCATTCGGGGTCCAGATAGTAACCTTTCCTTCACTTGTACCGTGGGTAAGTTCTGCCAATCTACGTTCATCACTAGACCCTTCAATAAACCAGAGAAGCTCACCGACGCAAGCTTTCCAAGCAAGTTTCTTAGTAGTGACTGCGGGAAAGCCCCTACGCAAATCAAAGCGAATATGACGTCCAAAAACACTATAAGTGCCAACACCAGTTCTATCATCTTTAATTTCTCCGTTATCTAGTATATCTTGTAATAATTCTTTATATTGTTTCATTCAGGTATCCTTATAGACCATAGAGATGATCGTTCATACAATTTTGCTTTAGTTTTATACAATGATTCTAGTATATGTACATTTCTAACAACGTCAGGAAAAAACTTATGACTATAATCATGTCCACAAATTAAAGTATTTTTTTTAAAAAACTTTTTAAAGTAAATCAAATTATGCATATCATTTGGATTCATATGAGTAGCATCTAAAAAAATAAATCTATTGGTTCTTTGTCGTACGGGTAAACAAGTTTTTTATTAGTCAGTTGAATTATATTTTTATACTCACTAGTATATTTTTTAAATTCATCACCTCGGTGAAATACTGTGCCTTTTTCAAAAACTCCTTTTGGATGTAAGTCAGTTGTATCGCTAGACCAAACCTCATCAAAGTAATCTATACAATAGATTGTAACTGATGGATCTGCTCCTTCAGCGAACGCAACTGAAGTTCTACCGAACAATGATCCTACTTCAACAATTACACCATTAGCAGGTACATCTTTTGCCCAATTACTTATAATATCAAGCTCAATAGTTTGTGACAGTCCCGGAACACTGTATGCTTTCATTTTCTTTTCCAAATTTCATAAGTATGATCATTGTGTTGTTCTTTAAACCAACACGTAAAATCATTTTCTAATTGTAACAGATTAATGAAGGTATCACAAGTATATTCGGTAAATGTCTTCGTAAGATGTATTTCATCTATCACATCCCAACTACTATTGATTAGTTTGGCTCCACCTATTAACCATGCGTTTTTGAAATTACTAATGTAATCTAAGCTAGGAATAGTAAAACAACTTCTTGGATACATTCCCTTTTGGCTAGTAACAATAAAATTTATTCTATTGGGTAAGGGTTTAAAGGGAAGACTTTCCCATGTGTTTCTACCCATTACTACAACACCGCCGTTAGTCAATTCTTTGAATCTTGGCAAATCGCCCTCGATTTTACTCCAGGGCAATTTATTTTCATAGCCTATTCCACCTTTCGGATCACACGCTACAATTAATTTCATAATTTACCTAATAGTCTGTCTGTCTCTGGTTGTACCGTGTCTGCAATACTTTGAACATTGAGAATAAATTCTACACTCACTATCAATTCATCTAGTTCATCTAGCTTGCGACTAACCGCATCTTCTATTTGTTCTGGGTCCAATCCTTGTTCTAAAAACTTTTGAATGTTGATAGTCTGTTGCTTTTTACCTTGAAGCTTAATAATTAGCTTTTTAATAAATTGTACAGGGATTTTGTTTTTCTCAACATCTTCAAGGATGTGTTCCCATTTTTCGATAAATTCTGGTGACATTAGACACTAACTTTTGCTCTAGTTTTTCTAGCTTTTGTTGCTTTAACTTCTACTGCCGGAGCAGGGGCCACTGATGGATCTAATGATTTAGCTTCATCCATTAGACGTTGTGCTTCAGCCATTAAGCCTTTAGCTTCACGTTCCATCTTTTGTGCCTGATCGATACGTTGTTTAGCAAGTGCTTGGTCACCTAGCAAATCACCAGTAGGTGTGACTGGATTCTGATTTCCACGCATTCTACGGACTACATCAGCCGGATCTTGTAATCCTCGGCTATCATCTAGTTCTTGTAGACGTTTAACAGCACTTTCACCTTGTTGCATCTCATCTAAAATCTTATTCAATTCATCTAAACGAATCGTTTGATTTGGCGAAGGTGTCATAACAATTTGACTTGTTTGAACTTTCTTTAATTGACCTTCTAGGTGCAATACTTGTAGGATTGGTCTACCATCTTTAGCGTATGTTCTATTCAATGCATCGGCTAAATGTTCGCTATTCTGACCGATATCAGATTCAATGCATTTAATTAATGGATCATGTACGTGTTGATTCAATGTCTCAGTATATGTTACCAAGCACATGTGTGCTTCACCAGGTACTTCTCTGAATACTATTGCAACTTTTCTATCACCGTGTTTACCAACATGTCGTGTAAAACTCATATTGTGTTCTCCTCTTATATAAGTTAATCATATTTAACTAAAATCATTACGTCAAATATTTTTATTGGACTGTATAATGTCCCCATGGTTTACTAAAATACGAATTGATTGTTTTTTGGGCATCTACATTAGTAGTTAGATCAAAGCCACAGCAATAGTAGTGATATATTCCGGTACCTTGCTTACTAAAATTCACATGCTGTAGCCATGGATCAAATTCACCAAACCCTACACCATCAACTACATCAATCAAATGTTTATTAATTACTTCTACGAATGCACGAATTTTCAATAATTGCATTTGCTTGTCAGTTTGAGGAGTGTATATAGCAGTCCAAACATTGTTCATTACATTTTCCCAAAATGTAGAAGGGACGTGACCTACTCCCATATCAGTAATAGTAGGCATTGTCATCAATATAAACTTCTTACCATATACCATATGGAAGTTCTTAATTAATTGTACTTGGTTCTTACTATACGCATCATTGAAATAAAAATTTATAATAGTTTTTAAATCGTAATTTGGAGTCTTAGACAATGTTTCATTTAAATTAATGCTAGCATAATCAACATGATTCCAAATACTAGTTGGCATCATCATATGAGTGGCGTAGGATAGTTTACCTGAATAGACTTTTCTAATTTCAGTAATTAGTTGTTGCCAATAAAACAAATGTTCATATGACTCTAAATTATAATTACCTTCACTAATAAAAATACCTTGTACTTTATATTGTTCTGCCGTTGTTGCAATTTTTCGTTGATATTCAATAATGTTGTTAAACATATATTGTTCAGTATAAAGATTGAAATTAGGAGTCAATAATACATCTGTAACACTATCTACAATTTGTAACGATAGCCAAACGTTTAGACCTTGAGATTTTGCATAGTCAACTAACTTCCATGTATCTTTGGGAATAGGTTTATCAGTAATTACAACACCTGTATTCTTATCTACTGGCGTTTGTAGTAGAAAAATTACTCCATTAAACCCTATCTGCTTAATATTGTCAATTGTAGATTTTACAGATTCAAATGAAGTAGTATGATTACCATTAATATCAACTTGATTTTTAGGTGTATCATATCTATAATCAATTTTTGCTAACCTAAATTTGTCTGTAGGTATAACAACAGGTGTTTCAAACTGCGATGTAGGTTTGGGTGTAACTTCTGGTTGAGTTGTTCCGCCCCCGCCGCATCCTACTAATACAAATAGTATTGAGGATAATAGAATACGTAATTTTGTCATGACCATTTTAATTCATAAAAAGTTGCTTCAGAAGGATCTTCAAATGCAATCTTACCCAAACAATAATCTATTATAAAAAACTCAGTGGTTTGAACTACGCAAAATCTACCTTTTAGTTTATCTAAAACCCATTGCTTGGAATCCATTGACAATGGGGTATTAGATAATACAAAATGTTTAGGTAAGAATTCTACTTCTCTATTTGCAAACCAAATGTAGGGATCAATATTATATTCAGTCACGTGTCAACGCATCCAACAATTTATATTTTTCATAAGCTTCGACTACTGCAGGTGTAGTGTTAGTATTAGTGGGTACTACTTGCATCCACAAACTATTACCATATTCAGTAGGATGCTGATATGCAACACCAAACCCACCTTCTTCAACAAAAACTCTTGGCTGATGAATCTTACCCAAATAATATAATCTACTAGCCATCTCAATTACATCATCCAGTGATGATTCACTCAAATCATATTGCGATGGCTTACGTGCATATAGATTACCTTCTGCATAGTATTGCTTAACTACATCAATATATTTGTCAAATGTAGGGCACATTGTGCGTGTCACAATGAACATAACCTCATCGATGGACACTTCACCTGCCATGAGACTTTTCAAACAACCACCTAGACTAGTACCTATATACTTCATACAATCATCTTTCTATCTTGTTTAACATAGTCGCTATAAACTTTTTTACCGTTCTCTCTAATCCATTCTACAATGGGTTGAGGATAATCATTAAACACTTCAGTAAGTTCTTTATATCCCATTGTGCTAGTGAATTCATAAATCTCGTAGCATCGTTGACTATTCACCCTTGCTCGTAATATCATATGTTGCAATGGAATACTAGGTGGCTTTGCCGGGAGTTTTTCTTCTTTAAGAATAGCAACAACTTTTAGTTTTTCCCATTCATCATACCTATTCATATGTAGGTCAACATCATACAGGCACTCAAGACCTTGTGAGTCCCACATTGCTAGATAGTGTTTATTTTTCTTCTTTCTTGAGGATGACATATAACATCTCTGCTTTACTAATTGCGTTTGCTAATGAAGGTTCTGTTTCTGCTAGTTTAAGAATCTCTTTCCACTCATACCATTTAGTAATGTAATTTTGTGAAGTATCTTCTTTAATTAGTGTTCTGTCAGCCGATCCACTCTTACGTGAGTAGACCGTCTTACCACCATCGGGACTTTCGTAGATGATTATTTCCTCACTAGATTTAATCATCTACGTCTTTCATCATCCCAAAAAACTTTATAACGATAATGAAGAACAGCCAAATCAATCCTAGTCCAATTAATGAAACTATAATGTAATCTAACCAGCTCATATATCACTTCTCGTCATATAGTGCAAATGTACCGAATGGGGGATTCGGATTAGGGTCACCGTGAATGATCCAAGTAGTATCACAATAGTCTGGGTCACCCCAACTACCGCAGGGATAGCCATCTGTAAACACAATCAATCGTTTCGGATCAATAGCATTATCTTTCAAGTACTTGAAGATACAATCAAAGTCAGTACCGCCACCGCCCATCGGCTCATATTCTTCAATCAATTCCATATTCTCGCTACTGAAATCTTTCGGATTGTAAGTGTCAGTATCAAAACAGAATACATGGACCTTGTAACCATCAAACGAATCCATCATGCCACCAATCTCACCCAAGAACTGTTGTGCTTGTTTGTTACTGATAGAGCCTGACATATCGATTGATACAACAACATCAATTTCTTCACCGGGATTCATACCAGGCATAATTGCATCCATATGCCAACCTCTACGTGAGGGGCGCATCCAACTGTAATCTGAACGAATAGCACTTGTCAAATTCGTTTGAATCAATTCACGCCAGGGCATCACAGGGTTAGTATGTTGACGAATCAAACGCTCAACACCCAAGGGCAATTGACCTGCTTCTGCACTTTGTGCGGCATTGATAATAGCCTGCTTAACTTCCTGACGAACTCGCTCACGTTCTTCAGGTGTCATCTTGGGACGACCTTTACCCTTTTGATTTCCCTCACCATCACCCTCACCGTCATCACCTTCACCATCGAGGTGATCATCAAGCATTTGATCAATCAATGAATTAATGTCAATCTTTTGAACATTCTTCATCAAGTCATCATAGATTGCTTCTGCGGCTTTGCCATCATACTTTGTTTCATACAAGCAAGGTACCGATGTAATGAATTGACCTACTTTGTGACGTTTCAAATCTGCATTAACTGCATAGTCATCAGCAATGTTCCAGATTTCAGGGTCACGATTATCACGTCGGCCCATGTGATCATACACCACGTGTAACACTTCATGACCTACCAAGAATTCAACTTCTTTAGGCTTCAACATCATAATGAAGCGACTATTATAATAGAACTTCTGGCCGTCAGTTGCGGCAGTACTACACCATTCATCGGCATTAATCAATTGCATACGTGTTGCAAGATTACCAAAGAATGAATGACGCAATAGTAGACCGATACGGGCAGTGACCAATCGCTCACGTGCATCAAAGTCAACTTTTTTATCTGTCGGACCTACAAGATTTTCAAACTTCTTGCTACGACTACGTTTTTTACTGGGAGAGAGAACTTCGCTCATGTTGTTCCTTTACTGAATATGTGTGTATTATAGCACATATATGATTTATTGTCAAATTGACAGTCCACGATATCCTGCATCAAATGCAATACGTGCGTAATCCTGTGCGGACTCAATTGAGTACAGGGCCATGCCTTGGTCCTTTGTCATTCCTTTGGCCCGGGCACTTTGTCCCAATGCATAAAAATATTTCTTACCACTCATTTTATTTCCTTATTAAAAAGAAGGGTGACTAGCACCCTTCGAATTACTCACCTGCTTGAACAATATACTTGCCGTATTTCTTATGAAACTCGTCAAAGTTTTTCAACTGACTTGGCTCAATCGGCAACTTGTATGTCTTAAGCGCAATCTTAGCACCCATCACAACCAACTCAGTCTCAAAGTTAGTCATAATGTAGTTGAAGAAGTTATCAGCCATTTCATGGAATTTCTTGCTTTCAACTTTATTAGTTTCAAGTGCATCACGCAATTCATAACACATTGAAATTGTCAATGAATACATTGCAGAGATTTCCTTAACTGCAAGGTCCTTAACTTTACCTGACAAGATATCTGCCGGGTCGGGCATCTTACCTGCAACTTTGCGGTGTGCCGCAAACTTAACAGCAAGACCTTCACCAACTGCACCACTGATCAAGTTGAACAATGTATCTGAATCTGTGTCATCTTCATCATTCAACAAGTCACTAACGAAACACCATGAACGCGGTGTAGCGAACGCACGTGAACTTGATTTACTATCAAACTCATACAAATCTTGTTTAGCGAATGACAAGTAACCCACAACGTCTTTGTGAATACCTTTGTTCACAGCCCAGTTCTGCCATGCAGTAAAATCGGCTCGCATTTCCAAGTGCAAGAAACGATTAGCGAGGGGCATCGGCATACGATATGTAACACCTTTGTCGCTATCACGGTTACCAGCCGCAACGATAACAACGTTATCGGGCAATACATACTTACCTACACGGCGATTCAAAATCAACTGATAGCCTGCAGCCTGTACAGCTGGGGGCGCACTGTTCATTTCATCCAAGAACAATACAACAATCGGGTACTGACTTGCAAGTTCTTCACTAGGCAAATCAACCGGTGCCGCCCAATCCATCTTATTGATATCTTTGTTGAAGTAAGGGATACCGCGAATATCAGTCGGCTCCATCTGTGCCATACGCAAATCAATCACATGACCTTGAAGTTCGTCAGCAACTTCCTGCACAACTTCTGATTTACCGATACCGGGCGGGCCCCACAAGAATACGGGACGTTTTGCTTTAAAAGCTTTAAGAATAGCTTTGCGGGTTTGTACTGATGTGATTGTCAGATTGTCTGATACTGATGCCATTAGATGCTCCTGTTAAAAATTTGATATATGAAGTATAGTAGAAAACTGATTTATTGTCAAATTTTGTGTTGTTGTTTATTTACAACAACTACCCATTTGATTAACTAGTCAGTTTTCTAGCTTCAATACAAGTATTGTATCACGTTATTGATTTATTGTCAAATTTAAGCAATGCGCTTGTAAGCTCTACTGAGCATAGCTTGCAAGAGAGTGCTGGCCCTACTCACGTTAAAGTTTTCTTGGCGATAGTGCCATTTTTTCTTACGCTCTGCAATTTCTAAAAGGTCCATCAATTGATATTTGTCTTTTAGATCACGTGTTCCCATAAGCATTTTCTGCATATCTACAATGTCTAAACTGTACTCTACCCATTTCATTGTACTATCAATCTTTTTCTTAGGGATCATTAGTGGTCCATCGACTGATCTTGTGTACTTCAATACATAATTTGCTATTTTCATAATAGGTCCTTAGTTAAGTGAAAGACTATTATAGACCCAAAATGATTTATTGTCAAATTACTTCATTAGATTAGCCATCAATAGTAGCTTCTCAAAGTGATTGATTGCTTTATTGATTTCGGCTACTCTGTCATCAAGCATTTCAAACTTGCCTGTTCTGCGCAAGTTGACTTCAAGTTTGCTTAACTCACTTACCATTTTACCAATGTTCAAATGCATTCGAACTAAATCGGGGTTGTAGCCAATGCCATTCATTTGAGTAGCTAACTCAACGCTAACTTGATTCCAATCGATTGCACGTTCTATTTTCATATCGTTAATGTAACATGTTATGGTATTTATGTCAACAAAAAAGGCTCCGAAGAGCCTTTTGTTTCTATCTCATTGAGATTAGAAGCGGTGTGTTACACCAACTCCAACTTGTTTAATATCACTTGCTGTACCTACTGCGTCAACATTACGATATGTTGCTCCAACAATAGTACGCTTGCTCAAATTATAATCAGCACCTAATGCGTAAGCCTTAACATCAGTATTGGTTTTACCATAACTTGCTTTTGCCGTTACTGCACCAAATTGTTGACTTACACCGACTAGATCACCTGTGCTTGCTACTACACCTTTGTCATCACTATGTGTGTAAAATACTTTAGCAGTACCTAGTTTTGCACTTGCACCAATCACTGTACTTTTCTCAATACCTTGTGTGAATTGTGCAACAGTTGCATTAACACCAAACATTGATGCGCTTGCGCTGTAACTAGATGCTTCAGTTCCTACACCATTGTGTGTGCGGTCATAAGTTGCAGTTACGCCCATAATAGGCTTCAATGCAAGGAACGTACCATTACTGACACGAACACCACGCACATTATGTACATCACCTGCAATAGAACCATACAATGTGCCGAATGCATCATTGTTAGTAATTGCTAAGAAATGACTGTGTAGATTACGACCTAGGTCAATGCTACCAACTTTACTAGACAAGCCAATTGTAGATTGACGATTGCCCAATTTAGTATCAGCACCACCGATAGGATCATTAGCCGCTAAACTTGTATCTAGTACTACATTAGCTGTCAAAGTACCAATAATCTTTTCAGTTGCTGAGAAGGTAATGTTACTTGTTGGATCTGCTACTAGACTGGTCTTGCTTACTGCACCTGTTTTAGTATTGTCAACGAACTCGCTAACTTTACCTGTTAATCTAACTTGTGCAGTTGCTACCATTGTTGATGCAACTAATAATGTCGCTATTGCGATTTTCTTCATATAATTTTCCTTTAAAAATTAACCTGATTCCTCAGGCTAGACTAATATTTAACACGAAGATTGTCTTGCAAATAAAAAGACTGTTTGAGCAATAACATATGTCTAATTGCGCTAAATGTATTATTACTTTACATAAAAGGGCAAAAATTTCCATTGAGCTATCACTAAGTATGCCATTCGTTCGCTTGTAACTTTTTCTACCCAATGATAAGATAATTGACTATTAGACCAGAATGCACCTGAGAATTTTTTTGTAGGTGCAACATACCCACTTTCAAAGGTTGTGCCTTGTTCACAATCTTGTAAATGTAATACACCTGACGCTACAAAGTTTCTAGGATCTTCATGTCTACCTTGATTAAATCCTATCTCATCTTTAATTAGTGTTACACTAACATCAGTGTTTTTAATTAAAGTTTCCATTTTAATAGGCCAAGTCCAATTAAATCTTTGATGTTGAAAAAATAAAGGAACTATATTTTCATACATCATATTTTTAAAATATATTGTTACTTGATCTGTATCTGAATATGGGTCTGCTACGAATCTATTATGACCATCTTGTGTAGCATATCCTTCATTCTTTTTAAAATTTGGATTAATAGGAATTGGTAAATCTAAATTGTGACATTCAACTACTGGGTTGAGTATGTCGGGTACTAAAGTAAATGTTTCCATGACGTATTTATAATGGGAAAGGCTCCGTAGAGCCTTTCCTATATTGATTTAAATCAATTAAGCAACGAATGGGGTATATTCAATACCAGTTGTTGCTAACCCAGTCAAACCGATTGTAGTTTCAAATGCAGCCAACTCACTTGCGGCTACTAAAACATCTGCTTGACTTAGATTGCTATTGTGCATCCAAGTTGTGTATTCAGTAACTTGTGTCAATGTAGCATCAGTACCAAATACGTTTTTGTAAACGTGTTTGATAAATGTCTCATCACTTACACCACCGGCATCAGTTTTGTAAGTGTCAGTAGCTAACAACGCTGTTGCTAATTCTTTGTTAGTCCAACCTGCATCTGCAAGATAGATACCAATACCTTTATATGCATTAGTAACATCTGCTGTGCCAAGTGCGGCAGCTAGTAATGCATAAACATCACCTGCTTTACCTGAGGCATCAAATGCAATACCTTTGTTGTCAAATACAACACGCTCGTGGTCTGCTAATGTAAATGTAACATTAGTTGCGACTGTGCTTGTGGCTGTAATTTTGTCTGCGGTTTTAGTAAGTGTGAAGTCTGTGCTTGCGCCATTTAGTGTGTATGTGTCAACGTCGGCAGTGCCGGTAACATCAACTTGAATGTCAACTGTGCCATCACCTACACGACCTGTACCAACAGCACCGAATGTAGCAATCTTACCTGCGGCACCAACTGTTGCAACAGTTAGGATCAAGTTGTTTGTTACGTTCACGCCACCAAGTGCAGAGCCCAAAATAGTGATAGTATCACCTGCGGCATAACCAGAACCAGCACTTGCGGCTAGACTGTCTAAGCTTGCAGTGTAAACACCGTTTTCTTTTACTACGTCAAAAACTGCACCAGTTCCTGTACCACCTGTCAAACCTGTAACGTTTTGATATGTAGTGTTAACTGGCTTGTCTTTAATTGTAATTGTTGTTGTCATAAATTTTCCTTTTATATATAAAAATAACTGAATAAGTATATATCATATGAGGCATACTTGTCAATATTCATATTTTACGCAAATGTGACTGAAATCACATGTTTTTACTGTATTTTGGTTAAGAATACTCATATGGGGTGTCCGGATCACTATAATTTGCTTGAATCCTTCCATCTTTTACACTATCATATTCTTTATAATATCCTTCATTGGGTGATAAAATTCTAAAGTCATCATACTTCAATGAAGCAAATGTAACCTCAGATTTTACTAGCATATCACAAACAAAGAATGTAGTTGTACATGCACCTGCAATAACTTTGAAAGAACTGTGCTTAAACTCTTTGTTCTGTAATGCTCTATGCATTTGACTGCCAGGCTTGAACATAATTCGTGTGATACCCAATCGTTGATTGCGTAATCGAATCTTATCGTATACAGACAGTTTATCTATTGTCGCATTATTCTCATCGTCAATCGTAAGGAGACATTCCTTGATTTTGATAGAGCCTTTAGTGTGCGTATTGTCCGGAGTTTCTTTTGTATCCCAAGGCATTTTACAATGAACATGATTCACGTAAAAAGTTTCACCATGTGTTTTTAAGACCCACATTGGTACGGTCTCGTCTTCTAAATGTTTTTTGTTAAAGTGAAAGACTACATCTTTACAACCATATTCAATCTATGCCATTTTATTTTCCTTTAAAAAGTTGCCGTTCTATTCTCGGCCGTCATCTACTGTATATTTAATACTGTTGCTTGCCCTAAGGGTTAGTATACTACCTTAGCGACTCATACTGGTTTCAATAGATAAACCTCTGCTCTGGTGCGATTGACGGGAATCGAACCCGCAAATCAGAGTTTTAGAGGCTCCTTCTCGTCCACCGAGTATCAATCGCATTTGTATCTATTATATATCACAACTTGTATGATAGCAAAAGAAAAGGGCACCTAAGTGCCCCATCTGATTTTCTGTTACGAGGTATGTCTTACCCTAAGCGGCGTTTAGGCTGCTAATGCGAACTGTGAGTCGTTTGCGTTTACTTTTGTGCTTCTATAGTCGGGAACCCCCAACCCTGACGGCTTCTGCGTTGCCGAGCTGTCCACTAATTTACTTGTTGCCCTGTCGAATCTAGGTCAGGCCCATCATAAAACACACTATTTTTCAGAAGTGACGCAAGGTAACCCTGCATGTCTACTGACCCGGCAACCCAGGCTTAATGTGTTTTATGGTGGACCTGGGGGGATTCGCACCCCCGTCCAAGACACTTTTCTCTTTGCTTCATACAGCAATAACTTCAATTGTATTTATTATTAAAATACTCTTTCAACCAAGGCCAATCATAACTTAGACGTAATTTATCTAAATCACCATTAACTGATTCATAGTATTCTATAGCATGTTGCGCACCTTCACAACTATATTGGGCAAAGTTCCCTTCGCCTTTATTTAACCATGCATCTAATCTATCTTTACTTGCTTGGCTAGTATCGGCTCTTAGTTTTAGTGCTTCTCTAAATGCAGTACGCCATGTACTCCAGGCATCTGTATTGTACATAGCTATACCGCTATTCATTTCAACAACTTCATGTTCGTCATCTAATGTGAAGTCAAGCCCTCTACCAGTATTAGCTAATGTAATCTTCTTGTTATAAGCAATCATAGCTTGGTGACCATACTCTAATCCATTGACAGGGTTTGTTGCATTAAAGATATAATGCTTGGGTACTTGTAGTCTATCAGGTTGCCATGACCAATCAAATTTATCATCAACACGTAACTTAGCAAACACGGTGAACATCCATGGCGTGTTACTTGCTTCTGCTGCCGCATGATAGGCTTGTACACGACCATTAACGCCATCTACACGCACAACTCTATTCTTTAATCCCGTAGTCACTTTCAGTAAATGTTCGTAGTTCTCGTCAGCACCAGTTTCACCGTTGCTTAGGAAGACTATATCCAGTGGCTGAGATTTAACTAGAGATTTACTACGGCTGATGTATGGATAATCATACAACTCATTCTCTACATAATCTTTTGCTTCTTTAGGTACAATGATTCGTGTTGCACCGGTACTAGTAATAATAATATTTTTACTATCAGGTGTCCATAAACTCATTGGTTCTACATCTGTTACTTGTATTTCTTTATTGTCTTCCGTGACAAACGTAGCGTAAGGCCAATCAAAGTCAGTATGAATATCGTTAACATGTGTATCTTCTTTCGTAATAATAATAGGGGCAGGTAAACGTTTCGCCCTTTGATGTTGATTATAGTTGACCTTCTCATAATCTTCCAACATAATCATATCATCAATTAATGTGCGTAACTTATTTACATCAATTAGGAAAGTATCTCCAAACTTTTGTTTGTCGCTTGGGAATACATGTAATTGATCTTTGGCATATGGATCACAAATATAACCAAAATCAAAGTTTTCATAATCACATACGCTACTGCATATCCAAATATAATGTTCTTTCTTGTCCGGTAAAGTCTTTACTAAATTCTTAAATGTGTTTAAGTAACTACGTTCATATTTGACCGTAGTATAATTATGTCCTTTAATGTCTTTTGGTAACTCATTTCCATGGTCTATCAAATATATGTCATACAAACAATTAGTTGCTTTAGCAGTCTTACGTTTGACAAAGTTAAGATTACTTAAATGTTCAATAACTTTAACATATTTTGTATCTTCACTGAAGCTATGTTTGTTAACCATAAACGTTGTGCCCCAATGACTCCACTGAGTACCGAACACATGAACCATGCGCATTTGCCATGGACTAGGATAGTAATCAAACTCAAAATCATCATAGTCAAGCTCACTGTTCAATATCCAGCACAAGTTTGTACTTGACTTAGTAATACACCGATTAATTGTATCAACCCAACTGTTCAAGTATCGTGTTTTAGTGATGTTATCAAACTTTGCCTTTAGCTTATTGAATCGTTCTTGTGATTGACTATTACCTCTGTCAACAAAGAACATATCAATTTTAGTTCTAACATCAATTACTTTATCTTCAACGTAATTAATATCACGGTAGCCTTTCTGCCACATTTTACCATTGACAAAATAAGTCTGTGTGTTGATATTATCTTTACTACCGAATGCATTAATGTGATAGACATTTTGTTTATCAGGTACCCACTTGAAATCAAAGTTTGAGTAGTCAAGTTCAGGGTTGATAGCCCAAAAGATTTCACCTTCATGTTCGTTTATTAAATCTTCTAGTGTGGTCTTTATATTGTACTTAGGGAATATCAATTCTTCTAATATGATTTCTTTACGCTCTAAATTAACAACTATACCATCATTATCAGGTGTAATATATCTAGGACCATCTTTATCATCAAGCAGTGTGCCAAATTGATAGATGTATGCGGGTGCAGTACCATCTGGGTGCCAGCTAAAATCAAACTTAGTAACATCAACATTCTCTGGTATTTCCCAGTGTGTCATATCAGGCAATATTGTTGCAACTGGATAGTTAATAAATTTTGTCTCAATAGCTTCAGGTATAATAAACTGAGGTCCATGTGTTTTAGCCCATTGTGTCCCGAACTGATATACATACGGTGGGTCTTTAGGGTTTGGTCTCCATGAATAGTCAAAGTCTTTGATTAGTTCTGTGTTTTTAAATAGATCGGGACGTTGTGCCAATGTTGCAACAATATCATCAACAAACTTTTCTTGTGTAGCGTCTTTGATATGTAATTTAACTGTGGGCATAATTGTGCCATCATATTGCTTATTACCAAATACATATATGTATGCGGGATCCCCTGGATCAGGTCTCCAACTGTAATCAAATGATTCAATATCTTCAATTGTTTCCCAACCTTCAGCATATGCAGATGCTTTAATACCAATGTCATTAATATACTTTTTATGTGTTGCTCCAGGCATCTCATATATTAATGTAGGTTCTACTTCAGCACGATTCCATTGATTGCCAAAAACATATATGTAGGGTTCTTCAGTTTCATCTGGATGCCAGCTATAATCAAAATTATCTACTGAGATTAATGTTTGCCATAATTCTTTATTAGGCAAAGCTTTAGCTTTGATAATGTCAACATATTGTATATCACTATCTTCTGTGCAACCGACTGCATAAAACTTAGGTCCACTAGTTCGTTGCCACTGAGTTCCAAATTGATATATCAATGGTGCGTGATCTATGTCGGGGTGCCAACTAAAATCAAACTCACTAACATCAATATCATCAGGTATAACCCAGTGTGTCTTGTCATGTTTAGCTGTTGCTGTCTGCACATCTATGTACTTGATTTCAGTTGCGCCGGGTACGACATATCTAGGTCCACCGGTTCTGGTCCACTGATCAGGAAATTGATAGATGTATGGTTCTTCTGTGCTATCGGGATGCCAACTAAAATCAAACTTAGATTGGTCAATGTTTCTAGGTACTTGCCAATTTTCAAACTCAGTACATACAACTTCTGCTTTTAATACGTCAACATATTTTATCTCGGTAGCGCCTTCTACAATATATTGAGGACCATGTGTTTTTTGCCATTGAGTACCAAATTGATATATGAACGGTAGATCAGCCGGACTAGGTTCCCAACTAAAATCAAACTTATTTTGAAACATATTAGGTGGTATGTTCCAATTATTCATTGACTCCTTACGTTTAGTACGTGCATCCATGTATTTGTATTCTGTCGCACCTTCTGCTACATACTGAACACTAATTTTATCTTCTGGCTTGTTCCATTGATTACCCCAAGCATATATATAAGGAGGCGCAGTAGGATCAGGGACCCAACTAAAATCAAATGATGACTGATCTATATCTTCTAATACATCAAATTCTGCAGGTCTTGCTGCCAACTTAGGAACAATATTTTCAATAAACTTACGTTCTGTTGCACCTTCAACATGAAACTCAACCGTTGGCATCACACTTGCAGGATATTGATTGTTACCAAATACATAGATATAAGGTGGTGCTGTAGGGTCTGGTCTCCAACTATAATCAAACTCCGCCGGTTCATATATGATATTGAACAACATTGGCATTGGTAATAGTTGAGCTATTTGATCAGTTACATATTTACGTTCTGTTGCACCTTCAACATGATATTCAACTGTGGGCATAATAGTCCCGGGATACCATTCATTACCAAATACATATATGTAGGGAGGGTCAGTTGGGTCTGGATGCCATTTAAAATCAAATTTATCTTTTTCAATATATTCAATGATCTTCCAGTTACTTGTTACTTCATCTTTTAATGGAATAGGATCTACGTCTGCACGATAGATTGTTAGTGGTTCATCATTGTCTGCATTGCATAACCAAGTGCCACTATCTTTCTGATAGGGGCTAGGCCAAACATTGTTGTGTTCTTCTGCCCACACATCTTCATCGGGTAGGAAATCAAAGTCCCAGTCCCAATCAAAATCTTTATAATTACAATGTTCGTTAATTATCCAAAAGTGCTCAGTGGTTGACTGTCGTTTAGCATCAGCTAAATCTACTGCAAACTTTTCTCTTGGGTGAACGTTGGGTTTATCTCCGAAATAAAATACATCTCTTAACATACATATACTTATGATATAACTTTTACATTATACATTATTTCAAAGCGATCTGCATCGTTTCGGTCATTTACCATTGGCTCGCCTCGTATGTTTAAGCTAGTATTAAGCAACATCGGGCAACCTGTCAATACATACCATTTCTCTAATAGTCCTCGTATTCCGGAGCCATCCCTTGGCACAGTCTGTACCCTACTAGTACCATCATTATGAACGATAGCAGGAAATAAGTCAGGATGCCTGCAACGAGCGATGACTTGCATATACCTACTGTTACTGAAGCCACGAGGCATATCAAAATACATATCAGCATACTCCTCCAGAATGACTGGCGCAAAGGGTCTAAACTTTTGCCTACGTTTAATTTCATTTACTTTATCCTTTATTTCTGTTCCTCTTGGGTCTGCAAGTAGGCTTCTATGTCCAAGGGCTCTAGGTCCGAACTCAGCACGACCATTAGCCACACCAACAATGCCAGTGGTAGTAAGATGATCCAATAACTGATTGACAGGATACTGACCAAGAATATTATGACCAAGGTAAGCATCAGTCCAGTTAATACGTTTGCCATAACCAAGACAAGCCGCTCCAAGACTAGAACCAGCATCGCCAGGATTAGGCATAATCCAAATGTTGTCATAAAAGTTTCCTAATAATCTATTTGCTAAACAATTTAATGCTACGCCACCACCATATACTAAGTTCTTACTATTACTTAAACTTTTTGCTCTACTGATAACAGATGCAATCAATTGTTCTGCGATCAATTGTGTACTACAAGCAATATCCATATGGTCTGTATCTTTAAGCAAATCATCTGACACACCCGTATGTAGATTGTCTTTAAAAGTAATATCTTTATATGATCGTATTAATGTATCGGACATTTCTTTTAATTCTTGTTTTAGGTTTGACTTACCATATGCCGCCATGCCCATCAAAATGTATTCTTCATCTAATGGTCGCAAACCCACTCGTTCTGTCATTGCCGAATAGAATAAGCCAATGCTATCTGGGTACTTCTGTCCCCATAGTTTTTTGTATTGTGCTACACCGTTCTTGTCATAGTATGCGTTCCAAATACTGATAGTGTCGAACTCACCAATAGCATCAATAACAACTACTGTAGCATCATCATATGGACTTGTTTGAAACCCTGCAGCCGCATGACTTAAATGATGATTGTGAGTATGTACTTTACCCCCACGGCCATCTTGTAGTTTGTGTAGTAATCCAGTACCAATTGTTTCTTTAAGCAATAGACTAGATAACTTAGGCTTTTCACCTGAACGAACTTGTCGTAGAAACTTCATCCACGGGCGTTCATAGTAATGAATCTGTATATCTCTGCTATTGCAATACGATAATGCATCTTCAACTATACCAATTGATAAGTGTTTTGTATGTTTCTGTTTATTATAACGTTCACTATGTCCAGCAAATAATATATTGCCACTATCGTCAATAACTGATAATGCCGCATCATGGAATCCGGCTGATATTCCTATGTAGTTCATTTTATTAAATGTTTAATTTTGTCAACCCATTGCTGATGATGTATTGGCCCCGGATGTTTTTTATCTCTAGCTAAATCTGATTCTGCTTGTTCCTGTGAGAGAGAACCCCATACTGGCAATACAGTACAATGTGTAAATTTTAATTGTGCCAATACTTCATATGTAAGACTGTCCCAAGTAGACAGATATACATTAATACCACGTTCTTTTGCTATATGATCTATGATGTATGCATCGTTTCTAAAGTTTTTTATCTGTTCTTCTTCCGGTAATACTTTGTATACCAACTCACTATCAACCCCATGTACTAATGCTAATTCACTTTTATGCGAAGGGACAATTGACAAATAAGATATTCTGGACAATAATGGATTTGTCGCCGCAATTTGAACTCTATTTAAACTTGGTAGTAAAAATATAGCATTTTTCATTTTAACATGTTTAGATGTTATTAAAAACAAATCAAACACTGATTTAGTACTAGCACCCGACACACCAAAATTGTATGATGAGGTGCCTAACAGTTTATGCCAAAGCATATGTTCCGGTAATCCTAACCCGGCAGTGAAGCTACAACCAAATGCACCTATGTCTATGGATTCAGGGATAACATCAATATCTCTGAATCCATATCTATTATAAAAATAATTGAACTGCTCTCCTTGCCAGTACTCAGCATATTTCATATCATCAAATGATGCAAAATCAGTAGTATATGCATCAATTGATAATGTTTTATGCTCGACTTTTGTATACGGAATTACCTCACTAAAGTCTTGTGAGTCCAATAAATTATTCAGCGGAATCATTTGTATATAAATGGGTCACGTTTCTTTAATTCTTTTAATCGTTTACGATAACGTAACTCTGATTTTATGCTGTGATATAAGTTTTTAATCCACTTGAACATAGTCTGGTTCCTCTTTGTTTATAATATTTACAATATCTACAATTTGCGGAAATAATGTTCGCCAATCTCTATTTCTACGTTTGTCTATATCATCTAAGAAGTTAGCAAAGTCATTAACTTCTTTTTTATTTGCGGGTGTAGTTAATAACTGTTGTTGTATACCACGTAAGTGTGTCTGTAACTTTTCTTTCTCTACATGGTTACTATAGTAATTTAATGCATCAATCGATCTATCAATAAACGGTGCCAAATATTTACCAAAATTATATGGATTGAATGTTGATGGTCTAACAACTGTATTCCAATTGATACCTACTGTATCTTTTATCTTACGCCATTCATTTGTTTTCTCTATCAATTGATTCAATGTAGGCAACGTTAATGCAGTAAGTGTAGCATGAACTAATACTCCCATACCAGGAGTCGTTAACAATGTGTTCATGTTTTCTTCCCATTCGGCTAGTATCAAGCCATCACGTACATATTCAATTTCCGGACCCCAGCAATCAATGCTACATACAACTTCCATACGTTTTAATTTACCTTGATCAATCAAGTTTTGTACTCGCTGTATCTTTGCTTTAAACTTTTCAGGATCGTGTTTTAGATTACTAAATGAACGGTATACTAAATTAGGTCTAGGGTTCTTGTCAAAGAAATCTAAACATTGTTCAAACTCTTTTTGATATAGTGGCTCACCGCCTAATACTTGTAATATCTGTACATGCTCACTATTCTTTGCCATCCATTCCCAAAACTTTTCTTTATACAATTCGTATTTTGAATCAGGACGCCATGTGCTGTAATCTTCATTATACTTGCTAGGCCCGTATTTGCGAACCTCTTGTTCAATCTGACTACTAAATCCAGGAGTGCAATAGACACATGATTGATTACATACATTGTTAAAATAAACTTCTAATAGTGTAGGACTTACTTTTAACGGGATAGTATCATATTCATATATACGCTGTACATATCCTTCAAACTCAGGTGGTAATAGTTCTATTGATTCATTTACAAATCCTGATCTATCACTAGTTCCACCTGCTTTTTCTATATCTCTACAGTACTCACAACCATTACCAGGCCATTCCCCACTCGACATTTTTTCTCTGTCGGCTAATTTACCGTGATGGTTATGAAAATCCATGAAGTTATCCTCAGTCAATCTCCAATGACGACCTCTATGGCAACTTGATGTTGTACCTCTGCTTAAGAAAATAGTACTCCATGCCCATTTGTACAAGCATGCGGCTTCGTTTTGTATGGGAAATACTTTCTTTTCAACGAATTCAGAGTCTGGATTGTCTATTTGTTCATTATTATTCATTACGATATTTATAGAAGGGATTGTATGACGGGGATTATTTGTTTTTGCAAGTATATAGAATGTCCCAAATTATTCACGTGATAATCGGGAGCAAAACAAGTTTTGTTAAAATCATATGTGTTAGTGCCAGAAAAATCATATTTACATAAGTCTGTTATTCGTAAATGATTAATTGGTTTTAGTTTATCCAGAACTTCTTTTGGATAAACATGATTGGGCAATGACCAAATATACTTTGCTTTATACATTGTAGCAAATGCATGTGTTGCTAATACTGATGACAATGATTGTGTATATCCTATTGAATCATTGAATAAATGTGTTATGTACATTTTTTTAGCAACATTGTATTCAATTTCATTTTCCATTTGTGATTGGTGATCCCAACCCATGACCCAAGGAACAGTAACTTCAGGACGAGCACCTGATGCAATGTCTATCCTACCCGGGAATGATCCGTTAAAGATGATAATATCACCTTCATTAATTGTGTTGGTTTCACAATAGGTTAATAAGTTACGGAATAGTCCCTGATTGGAATTTGCCGGTTGCGATAAATTAATAACTTCAACCTCATGCATATGTTGCTGAAGTAAAGTAGGCCAACAATATTGACTAGGAATATTTTCTTTAAAAGGTCTATGATCACCTATGAATGTTTTAGTATCATGGTCATAGTAATATTCACGGTCTGCACACCCATGTCCAAACGTAAAACTATCACCCAAAGTGATAATCTTACGTAGTTGGCTCATTCATATACCTCAAGGTGATATCATAGTTAACTTTATTAAATTCCGGATGTTTGCGTAAATCTAAAATGCGTAATTCTTTACTGTTAAGAGATTGACTTAATAGTACAGACAATGATAGATTTAATTCGTGTGATAAATGACACCATCTGTTATCTACTCTATCCATACTAGGTAATTCTCTACGACTTACTTCAAATAAGTTATATAAACAATCACCTGCTCTTAACGCTAGGTCAATAGAATAATTTTTTTCTTTTCTATCATCAAATGTTAGTAGATTAACTAACTTGATGTTTTTATTTCTACATAGATTATTAACTTCATCAAATATATGTTGCTTAACAAACAAGTCAAACGTAGTACTAATGTTAGGTACGTGACCTGTAAGTATTCTTACTATATCCAATTCTTGTCGTTGAGTTAAGTTTTTATTTTTTCTCAATTCATAAAGTTGATCGGGTGTGGTCAAGAAACTTAAATCTTCAAGTCCTTCTGGCAAATGATGTATTCTATGCATTGATGAATAACAGAATATAACATGATCAAATTGATCATGGTGTGCTAAGAATTGTTGAAACGAATACCATGTTGAAGTACCAGTTTTCCCATACGTAGTAATTTCATGTCCTGAATCTTCCATACATTTCATCCATGATTCATCTTCCTTAAAGGGACTTTCTGGATTGTATGGGTTTCTATCTGCGAAACTATCACCAAATACACCTATTCTCATTTTGATACCTCTATCATCTTAGTTCTATATAATTTATCCATAGCAGATTGATTTCCGCATGTTTCTAAACAAAATAACAATTTACCATTCTCAATCGTATCTGCTTTCCAACCATCTAAAAAGAATTTTGAAAATTCAGGACCTTTAATTATCTCTAACATTGAACGTTTGTTTAAATTAAACACATCCAATCCATAATCATTAATCATTGTATTAAATTGATATCTACTATAAGAACTATTAAATTGTCCAAATACACCTCCCAAGAAACAACATGGTAGCATGTATCCAGTAGCAGAGATATAAACTTCTTGTGATTCTTTACGTTCAATTGACTTACATTTTATTGTAGAAGTTTTTTCTAATTCTTTACTGAATTCATTTATGATAGGAATCGTTTTAATCATTTTAGTGAAATCTACTTTCTCACCAAAGTTTGGTCCTTCTTTGGGACCTTTGTGATTAGCAGGCCAAATAGAGTACTCATACGCACCTTCTTTGTTATACACAGATAAGCCCTTAACTTTACCATCATATTCACCGAATCCTAGTGGATTCTTAACAATAAACTGAAAATTTAATTCTTTTGCTAATGCTCTTGCTTCTTCAACTTGATGTTGATTGTGCTCAAATATCAACCACTCCCATATAGCATATGCACCGGTAGCACTATATGCTCTCATGTTAGCAATTAACTTTTCCCATTTAACACCTCTGCGATAAATGTGATTAGTATCTTCTAATCCATCAACACTAAACACTACCCCTGCCATGTTAAATAAGAACTTATTATTGGGATCTGCTTGTCTTGCAAAGAAATTACCCAACTTAGTCCAATACTCAGGGTTGCGCATTCCACCGTTTGTTCTAATTTGTTGTACGACCTTAGGTGAATGTTCTCTAAAATATTGTATGATTTCTAATAGATCAGGTGCCATACCTGGATCACCAACATTGCCACAGTAATTAATACTTTTTATATTTCGTGCAATCTCTACTGGAACCATACGTTTGATATCATCGATTGATAACTCAGTAAGTTCTAAATCTTCTGCAACAGGGCCACCGCTATGATTTCTACTACATGCAGGGCAACTAGCATTACATCTACTTGATAACTCAATGTGCAATCTCGTCACACAATTTATATCATACATCTGTTCTTCCATTATTTTAATCCTATATATTTTGCCAAATTGTCTGGCTTGTTTCTACGTTTAGTATATTGTTCAAAAAAGATATCACTGTCTTTACGCAATTGAGGTTGTGTTTCTTTAACAAACCCTTCATCTAAGAACTTTAACAATCTAGCACAGTGTTCATGTTCAACTGGTAACAATTCATGGTTAATTGATTCATAGAACTTGGTATATTTATCAATATAGAAATCACGTTCACTTCTAGTTAAACAAGCAAAGCCCTGAAAGTCTGGCTTATCAACCATATTGATAGATATATATGGCTTTACTTTACTACGATTACGAATAGCAATAATATCCAAATACATTTGATCTAATGATTGTAATGCAATTGCACTAACTGTTGTGCTTACACTAAATTCTCTTACTGTACTATTAGCCAATCGTTCAATATTTTCTAACCATTCAGTATATACCATACCCTCACGTATAAATTCTGCTGTTTCACCTGCAGATTCATTACTAATGTTCATACGCAAGTTAGTTAAGCCACTAATCTTATCAAAGAATCTATCCATAACTACTGGCTTTTGACAGAGGTTGCTGTGTATCACGCATTCAATGTTAGGGTTCATCTCTGTCATCATCTCAAACACACGAAAAACTTCTTCATGCATTAGTGGCTCTCCGCCCGAAACACGGATAGATTCTAAACTAGTTGCAACAGTTTCAAACCATTCCCAGAACAATGTCATGTCAGGAGGGTCAATCATCTCATTGATTTCATTGATATCTTTTTGATAATGTCTACGATCATCTGTAACGATTTGTTGATAAACACCATTTACTCTGATATCATTCATCCAGCTTGTACTGAATTGTGGACTACAGTAGCTACATGCTAAGTTACATGTATTTTGAAAAGCTAACTCTAATGCTTTTGGTTTGAATACATAGTTAGGATTCTTATAATCTTCTGCTGATAAGTGATCCTTGAAGCTCAAGCTCTTACGTGTTCTATCACTACGCAATCCTAAGTTCTCATAACGCCAGCAACTATCACATGCAGGTGGTTGTTCTCCTGCAAGCATACGTTTTTGTTGTTCACGTTTTTCAGTAGGATTGTAGAATGTATCTACTGTATTACCTACTTGTATGAACGGAGTGTAGTGACAGCTGGCTATCTTACCTGAGTAAACCCAAATACTAGCCTCATGGAACTTAGCCAAACACATAGTTGGACTAGTCTCATCTCTTATTTTAAATAGCTTCTTTTCATCCATTAATAATTAAACTCAACATTTAAATTGTTTTGTGTCAAATAATTTTTAATGTTTATGTGTTCTGGATATACTGTATAGAAATTTTGATTGCGTATATCATCTAACTTTGTAGTTATTTTGTTAAACTCTTTCAAGCTTTCATCAACACCATAACTATATTTTCCGGTATCATCCCACATAAACTTAATTGCAGTTTCATACATACTTATGATTCCAAAAGGTTGTCCAAAAGATTTCAACCATGCTATGTTTTTCTGCAACGCTTCTTCTATTTCACGTTTCTTCCAATCAGGAATATTCTTCAAACAATAATATGATGGTGTATCTAATGGGTTTACTAACATGTGTTCTGGTTTCAAATAGCCCAAATCAGCCCATTCTCTGTGGAACTCTACTAAGTTCAATGCATTAGGCCAACTCAATGTATATGAAATCATAAAATTAACATGCGGACATTCTTTCATCATTTGTTTACGGTTTTCTACTACTTGGTCCCAATTTATACCATTACGCCAATATTCACCTTTCGCATGACTACCGTCTAAACTAGCATATACATGCACATTAGAAAACTTCTTCCAATATTCAATTACGTTATCATATTTTTTCAATTTAAGATTGCTGAAGTTTGTATTATAACGTATTTCTAAATCAGTATTACCCAACTCTATCAACTTATTAAGAACTTCATAATGTTCTTTTTGCATTAATGGTTCTCCACCTGCAAAATAAATCATCTTTGCAGTAGCCAAATGCGGTAATATTTCTTCTAATGCTTGTTCTTCAGTCTTGCCCGGAAATTGAAATCCATCATCTTTATCTCTTTTATGTTGTATATTGTACAACTTTCTATGATCCAATACCCAGCTAGTACTAAAGTGCGGAGCACAACTACGGCAACTTAAGTTACATAAGTTATTATAACGTACATCAATATAGTAAAGTTTATGTTCATCGAGTGATCCATCTATATTTGTACTTGCTACTATTTTCTGAATTTCTGCATCAGAATCAAAGAATATTCTATTATATTCATTCTTATGTGCATGACCCAGTTCTGCTCGTCTGTTGCAAATACTACATCCCGGTTCTTCTATTCCATTCAGAAAATTCAAACGCATCTGTTTAGTCTTATCGTTGTTCCAAATTTCTGCTAATGTGTTTTCTTTTAAGTTACCTATCTCATCTTTGTTGTCATATACACAGCATGGTTTAACATCACCGGGTGGACCAACATATTGTTGTATCCATGGAAAAATACAAAATGTTTTACTGTTCTTTGCTAGTTCGACTGGATTAAAATTATTATTCATTTGCTAAAAACTCTTTAATTTTTGAATCTAAATAAGGGAACACATCACTAAATTTTTCTTTTCTAATGTCATCTAGCAATTCAGTTTCCGCATAAAATCTTGGTAATTGCTTACTCTCATCTTCACTATTCATAAACTGAATTGCATCTTTCCAATGTGCTACTGTTACATCATAGTTGAAATCACGTTCTTGTGTTTCTGCTAACCACTCTAAATGCTTATTAATCTTTTCTGTTACTTCTAATTTTACGCTAGGTGGTAATATTTTAGTTCTTAACTGTGATGGAGCATGTAATGTATTTAAATAGAATCCAAATTGTCTACCGTCAGGTCTTTTGAACGTGTCACTTTCACACATATATCTATGTAGGTCAACGGATCCATAACAGTTCAATAAACTGAACACAGCACTGATTCCATAATCTGCTTTAGGTAGATATTCTTTGGCAGTCTCTATCCACTTTTTAGCTAACTCCCAATCAAATCCTTTACGTATATATTCACCTTCACTACCCATTGCATCAATACTACCCACAATGAAAACATTATCAAAGTGCTTTAACATTTCAAATGCGTTATAGTCTTTAAGTGTATAAACTGTAAGGTTAGTATTATATCTTATTTTAGTTTTAGTTTTACCCTTCTCAACTAATAACTTTAAGAATAGATAGTGTTCCTCTTGCATCATCGGCTCACCACCACTAAAATGTATTTCTGTGTATGGATCTATCATATCAATCAGATAATCCAAATCCTCTTGCATATGCAACACACCGTCATTTGTTATCAATGATGTAGGGTTAATCTGATATCTACCTAGTTTAATCTGGTCAGGGATCCAACCAGTACTTAATCCAGGACCACATGTTCTGCACTTGAGATTACACAAGTTGTTAAAGATTAAATCAATCGTTGCCAATTTTATATCACCGACTGACCCATCATCATTGGTATATGTAATAATATCTTTTAGTTTATTGTAACCATTCTGATTTGTATAGTCAGGGAAATCGCTATATCTTTCATTGAAACGTTGACGCATACTAGTTGAACCTGAATCTTCTTCTTTCCAACAACGTGTGCATTGGTCTGGTTTCTTACCATCTAAGAAATCTTTGCGTAGTTGATTCCATTTAGTACTATTGAAAATGTCAGATAGCTTTTCTTTATTCCAATTACCCAAATCATGCTTTGCATCAAAGCTATAATAGCAACAGGGAAATACCTTCCCGTTGGGTTCAGTGTGTATTTGCAGCCACGGCACACTGCAAAAATGTGGTGATAAATCTTCAATTTTTTTATCTATCATATTCGTTTCTTATTTAGGGTTTTTATCCATGACATAGTTGAACCATGGATTTTTCTTATTTAATGACAAAAAGTTAACAAAGTTTTTAATTATCTTTCTATGATCGGCATTACGTCTATAATCAATAACGTTTAGTGTAGACATGCCGTGCTGTAATAATTTTTCGTTATATTCATCATACGCTGTAGATAACATATGTTCTTTATATAAGAACAAAGCTTTCTCATAATATGCATTTACAGGAGTGTGTATCTTTCTCATTGTTTCATTATATATTTGCGTTCGCATTTCTAATGACAATAATTCAATAGAATAATGATCAGGACTTTGTAACTTACTTACATAAATTTCAATATCAGGGTAGTTAGTTTGTGACCAATTAAAATATTCTGCAAAGTTTAAACAATTCATCCATGATAATGTGTAATGAGTTCCCATACCAAAATTAGAATATTGTTTTTTCAATGCATAGAATTTATTACATACTTGTTCTAAATTTTCAAATGATGATCCATAACGTAAATATTCAAATTCTTCTTCTATACCATCTATACTAGTTTGCACTCCCACACGTTGAAACTTATTAAGGTACTTAATTAGCTTGTCGGTGTAAGTGGTTCCATTAGTAGTAATCGCCACTGTTGTTTTATGTGCATAAGGTTGATCTGATAACCAATCCATAAATTCAAAGATGGCTGGGTTAATCAATGGTTCACCACCTAATATATCAAATCGCAATCTGTTAAAACTAGCATTTGCTAGTGTTGTTTTTATAAAGTCGATTTTCTTAGGTGCTTGTTTAGCTACTACCTCAGTGATATACTTTCTAGCATATTCTGCTTCAACTTTTTCATCAAACTTAAATCTTTCTGCAAGGATTTGTGTACTGTTATTTGGTGTGCAAGTGACACATTTTAAATTGCATATGTTATCAAATGAAGCCGTGATAACCATCTCGTTTGGATCACCAAACATTTGTCTATAGCTATATTGCCCACCTTGATCTTGTTTAATACAATAATCACAGTTGTATTCCAAATCTAATTCACTTAACTGTTTTTTATAGTCATCAACATCTGTTGCATCTATATATGTTTTAAACCAACAACATGGGCGATATGGCTTTTCTTCGTTGGCAATAAAAATACTATTTTTTAATGCTAGGCAATTTTTGTAAGGTGTTAAATCCATTAATGTCTCTCGTTATTTTTGTATAAATTGTTGCATGTCAATATGTTCTGTGAATACCTTTAAAAAATCTTCGTTACGTATTCTGTCATATTGCCCATTCATTTCATTAAATTCTCTTTTATGAATAAAGTCATTACCAGAATCATAACTATTCATAAAACTAATTGCATCTGTAAATTGCTTAATTGTCTTATCATAGATTCTTCTATTCATATTAGGTCTATTATTTTTTAACCATTCAATATGCTGTAAAAAGTTTTGTTCAATACTTTGTTTCTTCCATGTTGGAATAGACTTCAAAGAATAAAACGACGGGTCATCCAAACAATTGACATTTATTTTATTTGGATTTATATAATCTAGTGTTACCCATTCTTTATGCAATTCTGTTAAATTAAATGCATTAACCCATGACAATGTGTAATTAATATTAATTTGAGCATGTGATATATTGTTTTTTACTTCTTTTAAATTATCAACAATTGCTTGCCAATCTGTACCTTTACGCCAATATTCTGCACGTTCATAGCTACCATCAATACTTAAATTGAGAATCAATGTAGGGAAGTGTTTCCATAAATCAATAATTGATCTATTACCCAATCGCAATGTGCTGAAATTAGTACTATAAACAATGATTGGCATCTTATTAATTATACCATCATTTTTTAACTCTAATAGCTTTTCTAACATTATATAGTGTTCTGCTTGCATGAGCGGTTCACCACCTGCAAAGTAGATACGATTGACATAAGGTAAATGCTCTAATATCTCATCTAATAATTGATCTTTAGTGTTACCGGGAAAAATAAGTGTTTTAGGAAACTCATTCATCGAATTCGGAGATCGTAATGCTTGATAATCTTCATTCCATGATGTGCTAAATCTAGGGCCACATGTTCTACATCTAAAATTGCATAGATTATTGAATCTTGCATCAATATATTTTAATTGATGTGTGGGCAATGATCCATCTTCATTGGTTTGTTCTAATATATCTTTAGATTGATAGTACCAATTGTTATTTGCTTCATCACGGTGAACAGCAATAATACCCTCACGACTGTCACATTTTTCACAGCCTTTTATGGTGACTCCGTTAAGCATATCTAAACGCATTTGTTTTGTTGCGTCATTGTTCCATATTTCTTTAAGCGTATTTTCTTTAAGACTACCTATACCATCTTTATTAGGGTTGAATAAACAACATGGTTTAACGTCACCTTTAGGGCCTACATACTGATGTATCCATGGGTATATGCAAAAGGTTTTACTGGTAGAGGCTTTTTCTAATATAGACATTGTGATAATATTACGGGATCTTTTTATTTAGTTCCGTATACCATTCACAGTGAATTCCTATATTTTAAAATAGTATCAGTTAATAACTGTGTTTGTTCAGGTGACATATAGCTCATAATTAAATCATATTCTTTTTTGAATATTGGGTAGTGATCTGCTTTACGTTTTATGTCTAACTCAAACATACTGCTAACACCGTTCAATAACATCGGCATGTTAAAGTCATCTGTTCCGCCAATAGTAGTATGTTGTTTGTATAAATTTATTGAATTTGCAAATATGTCATTTATAGGTTTATCGAACCGTTTAAGTTCTGATTCATATATTGCTTGTCTAACATATTTAGGTAATACTTCTACGCAATATCCATCAGGTTTTTCTAATTTAGTTATTAATATTGTGTTTAATTTTGGATATTTATTTTGCATCCAATTGTATGTGTCTGCAAAATTCAGCATATTCATCCATGATATTGTGAAATTAAAACTGATAGGTAATCCGTTATTGTAAAACGTATCGATGTTTTCATTCATTGTATCTTCTACTGAATTGAATCGTAAATATTCAAAATGTTTTCCAGTGCCATCAATACTAAATTGAACTCCCACTCGTTTAAATTTATCAATATATGTTAGTAGTTTGTCTGTGTATGTAGTACCATTACTAGTTATTGCAACTGAGGTTTTACTTGCTGTATGGTGTTCTGCTAACCAATCTAATAATTCAAATACTTTTGGATTAATTAATGGCTCACCACCTAATATTTCTACTTTGATATTATCAAAATTATTAGTTGACACGGCTTCTTGTATAAACTCAACTTTAGATGCTGATTGGTTTGACACTTTTAGATATCTTTTTTTAAGCCATTTAGCATGTATATCTTTTGGTTCTAGCTCGGCTGCTATTTGAGTACTATTGATTGGATTACAAGTGACACATTTTAAGTTACAAACATTATCGATACTAGCTGTAATTACAAAAGTATCTTCAGGTGTCTGGCTTTCAAAGAGTGTTCTAGGACTCCACTCTCCTCCATCCTGTTCTTCCATTTTAATACAGTATTGACAATTCTTTTCTATGTCTAATGTTTCTAGTTTACTGTAATATTCCTCATATGATTCAGCCGTGATATCCGTACGAAACCAACAACAAGGTCTATAAGGTTTAGGATTATTGCTTATGAAAATCCATTGCTTATGTGCTCTACAATTTTTATATTTACTTAAATCCAACCTGATATCTCCGGAAAGTTTTCTTCAAAACTCTTATCCCTACGTTTATCATACTCACTAATAAATTTAGCAAACTGAGTTCTTCTCCATTCACGGTCTTCGGTTGTCATAGTTTCATGTCGTGCTTTCCAAAAGTCATAAACCATTTGCCATGTTTCACGTTCTACATTCGCAATTTGACCGTTATCAACAATAAACGTATTCATCTTAGTAAAATACTTATCACAATAGTCAGGTAATATACGTAAGTCAAACTGTTTAGGATCAACTAGTCTAGCAATATTAAACATAATATCGATACCTTCACTGCGCATCTGAATAACTTTTTCTGCAAACGTTTGAAAGTTAAAGATACTCATCAATCCGAATGTAACCATCACACGAATTGGTACATGAAACGTTGTGCTAACTTTGCGTACTGTTGCTTCCCAACGTGTAATATCTAACCCATCACGTATGTATTCTGCTTGAGGTCCCCATGTATCCATACTAGTATACACTTCTAAACCCTTAATAGTCTTAGCATTTAGTAATGTTGTTGCCTTCTCAAAGAACATGTTTAAGTTCTTATCTGGTACACACAAGTTTGTATTAACAACTAATGTAAGATTAGGGTTATGATTTGTTGCAACAAAGTCTAGCAACTTCATAAAGTTACGTGTGGCTAATGGCTCACCACCTGTAATTCGCAAGTACTTCAAGTCTTTGTATGCATCAGGTAACCACTTCCAGAATGCATCAATGTATGGGTTATCATCTTCCGGAAGCATATCATGCATCTTATCAGCATGTACAGTAGGATCTTCTACTGGGTAACTACCATACTTACGTACTTCATTCTCCCACTTACTAGACTGTCCTGGACTGCAATAACTGCAACCAAAGTTACATACATTACTGAAACTCAACTCTAAATAGCTAGGATTAACGTGTTTATTGTACGGTGCGTCAATCAATTCTTGTCTACGTTCAATGGCATAGTGTTCGTTAGTGAAACGTTTACGGTCGCTAATAACATCTGGATTGATTGCTTCCATGTCAAAGCAATAGTAACATTCTTTTGGCTTCTCGCCATTCATCATCTGTCTGCGTTGTTCAATCTTATGCTGTGTATTATGTAGCATACTAGGATCACGTTTTACATCTTCTAAGTTCCAGCGATGAATAGGTGGGTGATAGCAACTATGATTTTCACCCATACCAAAGTGCATAGTAGCCATCAGCCACTTAGCTGAACAGAATGAGTCTTTAATTTTGTCTGGTATAATTGGTATCATAGTATGTCTTTTAGTTCCGGTATATAGTTTTTATAATCTAATCCACGTGCTTTGTCAACTGCTAGTATAAACTCTTTTGCTTTCTTTAGCAAGTCGGGTTGGTAAGGCTCATGCAATTTATTAAACAAATCTTTACGTTGCCATTCATGTAATCTATTTGAATAATGACTACGTAATTCTTCTTTATAATAATCGGGCAATGCCGCAATGCTCAAATAATCAGGGTACAGTACATAATTATGATGAGGTGTCTTGTTGTAGTTTGTCTCAAGCCAATGTCCAAATTCTGCTAAATGATATATGTTTAGTATGCTAACAGTTTGTGTTACATGCCAATTGACATTAGATAGTTTATTTAATTTATCTATACTTGCAACTGTTTCTTCCCACTTACTTGGATATCGAATATAATAGTTACGTTCACCTAAATCATCAATGCTTGCATTAACTGTAACTTGTTTAAAATCTTTCCACAACTCAATCAATCTGTCTGGTATATCCATCATGTTCAAACTATAAACTAAGTGAACATTCTGTGCTGTACCCAATGTAATCAAGTGCTTTAAGTATTCAAAGTGAGCCTTAATCATTGTAGGTTCGCCACCGTTGATATAGATTTCTTCTACAGACTTACTTTTGTTTGCTAAGTCATAGTAGAATTCTTCTTTCTCAAACCACTTAAAGTTTTCCATTGGTCGTAGTTGAAACCAAGGTAAATCATTTGATATCTTCTTTTCATCTGGATACCACTTAGTACTGCTATAACTGTTACAAGTTAAGCAGGCATTGTTGCACACATTACCCAAACGTAGTTCCACATATATTAAATTAATGTCTTGTAGTTTCGCTGATTTTTCAAGTTTAGGGATAATGTGTGCCCAACGCTCATTCTCATATTGTCGTTTGCTTTTAATGCCTTTATCTTCATCACTCCAACATCCTTCACATTCAATTGGACGTTTTCCATCAATCATAGCTTGCCTTACTTCAACAAACTTGTCGCTGTTCATTATATCGGAAACACTATCATTATCTAGCATAACTAGATTGTGACTATCTGTTTTCTTTGCCCAACTAATTGCATCAGTGTGATTACTGCGACAACAAAGACTTGCACCACCGTTTGGGTGTGTGGCTAAATGCATCCAGGGCAATACGCATAGAGTGTTACTCATTGTATATATTCTCTCATGTTTTCATGTTCGGGGAAGTACTCAAAGAAATCCTTATTTCTTATACCATCTAGTATGAAATGTTTTTCAAATTTTTCTTTATTTATAGGTATTGATTTAGCAAACATAAACATTTTAATATTTTCTATATTTGTTTTTATTACAGGTTCACCTAAATATCTACCAAATTTACCATCTTCTAACTCTACAATAAATGTATCTAGCATACTTGCTATTTCTTGTTTTTTAAAGTCAGGTAATTCTTGTAAGTTAAATTCATGGCTTTCATCTAAGCACCATATGGTAAAATTATACCCGAGTGATAATTTTTCTTGTAATAATGTTTTAACTAATTCTACATAGCTATAAACATTAGCCCAAGAGATTACACTATGTATAGACCATTGAACTTTGCTTTCTTTAATAAGTTTTATATTAGTAAGTATGTCTTCCCAAACAGTACCGTCTCTCCAATATTCTGCTCTTTTACCTTCAGCATCAATACTTGTTTGTACATGTACACTTTTAAAGTGTTTCCAATAGTCAAATACTGAATTGGTTTTATATGTTAATCTACTAGTGTTAGTAGAATATACTAGACCTACATTTTTAGCAGTATCATTATCAACATAATACTTTAAAATGTTCCAATGTTCTTCTTGCATCATTGGCTCGCCACCTGCAAAATATATTCTAGTTACATTGGGATATTGTTTTTCTATTTCTGAAAGTATATTGTTGTTTTGAATAATACCACGTTCTGGCGTTTTGTGAAATTTTTTCAATGAGGTGTTTTGCATATGCTCAACTGCAACCGAACTACTAAAGAATGGATTACATGTTCTACATTTAAAATTACAAAGATTATTAAATCGTAAATCTAAATAGTACAATTTAAATTCGTCAATTGATCCATCACTATTTGAGGTTGTCCTAACTACGTCTGCAACATCTTTCATTGTGACATTGGAATTCTGTCTCATTGACTTAAATCCCATATCTTCTTTTTTATAGCAGGATGAACATATATCATTTTTTACGCCATTTGTCATGTCTATGCGTAATTGTTTCATGGCATCACTGTTCCATGCTTCTTCTAAGGTAGTATCTCCGTACTCACCCAATGTTTTACCTACACAGCAAGGTGCAATTTTACCATTAGGTCCTACATATAGATGTGACCATGGCAATACGCACCATGTGTCATCATTGTTTTGCATAAGTTACTTTACCCGGCACGTATGGATTCTCAAAGCCGTTTAATTGATTTACTATTTTTCCATTAAAACTATCATCATGTGTTAAGATGTAGCTGTACGTTTGGTCAAAAATGTTTTCATACAAGTCTGGTTTATCATATAAGAAATAAGGACACATACAACTAAATGTAATTTCTTTAGTTCTACCTTTTGCCATAGCTGATATTAAATGCATAGCAAATGATTTAGCACTAGGGTAGCCTACATGTTCTGTGTAATTTTCACGTTCGTATAAGAATGACATAGTAGAACCCATATATACTACTCTACTACCAGGGATTAAGTTGTTATACAACGATGCAATAATCTGATGAGGTACAGTTACTGCTCTAGTTATTGTTTGATTATATTCAAGTAAATTTGGTTCTTTAAATAATTGTTCAACTGTTCCGGGATATCCCGCTCCATTTTGGTTGAACAGGATAATATCAATTACTGGCATTTCAGTTGATAATTCTGCACATTTATTTTTAACTTGTCTAATGTCATTATAGTTGATATGTCTATCGTCTATATGTCCAGTATTATGATCCTTATGCGAGAAATTTACTACACGATGTCCATCATCTCTAGCTTTTTTAACAAATTGATTTCCAAACTTACCCGGTGTGCCACCACCTACTACTAAAATATTTTTACTCATTGTATACTATCCCACCATGTTAATAATTTAGGGTTGCGACTATATATATTACGCATTGTGACTTTTTCATCACCGCGTATCTTTTCTAAATGTTCAACCCAACGTTTACCATTCAATCTTGCTGTTTTATATGTATCTGGCCATTCTTCTTCATGTGTCTTGCGACTATCTTTTAATGCCTGTAAGTTGCTAATAAAGCTACGTTGCTTCCATGTAGCTCTTGGCTGACAATAATTAATGATATCATCTACCATTTCATTTAGTATCTCACGTGGCCAACTAGTTGGACTCCACATGATATCAGGGTGAAATGCAAATGTAATCTTAGTAATGATTTCAACATCTAACTCAATACTTAAGTCAAACAATTCTTTCAACGAGAACATTCCTGGGGCAGTGATAGTTAAGTCTAACTTCATCTTATCTTTGCCGCCGGGTAATGCTAATCCTTGTTTAAAGTTATCTAGCCATTTATCCCATTTAATACCCGTACGGATGTATTCTACAATCTCACCTGTACCATCAATACTTGCACACATCATCCAATCTTTGTAGTGAGGTAGATAGTCATACAAGTTCTTTTGTCCAAATTGTACACGACTTAAGTTACTATTGTAACGCATATAGCAATTCTTAGCACTGCCATTCTTTAGCATTTCTTCTAGTGTCCACCAATGCACATCATACATCAATGGCTCACCACCAACCCAATACATTTCTTCAACTATGCCACGACTTACTGCATCACGGAACTCTGGTTCAACAACGTTCTGCTGAAAGTCTTGCATTGCAGATTTTATTTCAGGAACCATAAAGGGCTGATTCTTCTCAGTCCACATATTGTGAACTTTCTTTTCAGTTTCCCATGTACTGGACAATTGCTCACCACACATGCGACATTTGAAGTTGCATAGATTACTAAATCGATAGTCAAATGAGATAGGCTCCATTGTTGTGTGACCAGTATCATCTGTGCTGTCAAATGCCTGTTGTATCTTGTCTTTAAACAATACACCAGTAAACCATCCGCGGTAGCTTTCACCCTCCATCAACAGATTATGATTACATACGTCACATTGAGGGATCTCTTCACCGCGCATTAGTTTTACACGAATATCTTTCATGTAATCACTATTCCAGTGTTCTTTCAAACTGACCGGCTTGTATGCGTCTAGTGACGTTTTAGATTCTTTGACTTCACCATATTTTTCATCATTGCTACTATCAATGTATTGTTTCTGAAAACTATGTTCTTCACGTGATGCACAGCACATCCTACGTTCGCTTTGTGGGCTAATGTAGGTATGTGTCCACGGAGCCATACAAAATACTTTATTGGGGCTATTTGGATCTGGTTTAGCATCCGTTCCCCATATTGGCATTATTTTATTTGTCATTGTAAGTCTGGGTTAACAAAAACATCCTTACTTGGATCTTCAGGCGGATGATCTGGAATCATATCAACCCCTGCACGATAATTACCTGTAATAATTTCATCCGCTGTAGGTAGTTCAGTTTGAATGCTGTCATAGAACGCAACGAACTCTGGTGGGAAAGTGTTACGGAAACTCTTACCTCTACGTACATCATACTGTGCATAGAATTGTTTAAAGTCTCTACGGTTCTGTTCAATGTCTTTCACGTTTTTGTGAGGAGTCTTAACAACGTCAAGGTAATCAATTAAACGTTGTGTCTGCTCACGCTCAATACTCATAAGCATAGGTGCGCCTTCAGTTGTTCTGAAATCGGCTGCAATCTGTGCGTCTAACCACACTTGCAATTCATTTGCATACTTCTGACGAATATCCATTGGCAACATAGCACATGACTGGAAGCTAGGGAAACGTAGAATGTTCAAGCTCATTGTAGGATAAGTTGTATTGTGAATCTTTTTGAATTCCATCATCTGATCCATAAATTGTACAATACTAGACAAACACAAACTATTGATAGTCATCATCATGTGTGTCTTTTTAATATTACCTTCAGTATGCAATCGTTGCAAGTTATGAATCCACTTGTTCCAATCAAATCCATCACGGATATATTCCGCATGTGCACCGAAAGCTTCACAACTTGTGTATACTTCTAACCATGGCACATAGTGACTTAATTCAATTAGTTTGTCCATGATTTCATCCTTAGGTACTAAGTTACTATTAACTGCATAACGCAATACTTTACCATCTGGACGATTCTTTACACGTTCTTGGTTATCTCTGAACCATTCAAACAACTTCCATACGCCAGGAGCCATGAGTGGTTCTCCACCTGTAATTCGAATTTCTTCTAAGTTATCAGCAAGTCCTTCTTCCCACCAGCGCCAGAACGCTTGTGAATATGGATTGATATCATCCGGGATAGGTTTAGCATGGTCAGCTTCGTTAATGAAGTGACTACGTGCATCACCATCAATATTACGATAAGGACCATACTTGTGAATATCTTTAACCCATGTAGTACTGAATGATGGGTTGCAGTATGAGCAAGCAAAGTTACATGTACGGTCAAAAGAAATTTCTAATGTTTTCAACATTGTATTTTCTTGCCAATCTGCTTTAGCAGTATGTAGAATGTCTGATTCTTCAAACACCGCAGTTTTATAAACACGGTCACTGATGTTGTTACGACCGATATCTTCAATCTTCCAGCAGTATTCACATTCTTGTGGACGCTTACCTTCTTGCATCAACTTACGCATGTACTTCTTGTGCGGTGTATTGTGAATCGCTGATGGGTTAGTAACTAATTCATTAGCATCAATCTGGTGACCTAATGGGTGGTGACAACTAGTTGTTTGTCCGTTACCTAACCAGATAGTAGCATTAAGCCATTTAGCGGCACAATAGCTATCGCTGATTGGGTCGATTAGTCGTGCTTTGTATGCTGAGAAGCTTTCTTCGTGTCTTTTGCCTGCCATTTATTTTCCTTAGTGTTTAGTATGTGCTTTGATACACTCTCTCCAGTAACTCTTTAGTTCTGGGAAAGTTTCCATAAAATTCGTCTGCCTGCGTCTATCATATTCTGTAATGAACATGTAGAAGTTCTTTTTATTTAGTAAGAGTTGATCTTGGGGTAGAGATTCTTTCATTATAGCAAGGTCTCGCTTAATTTTCAATATCTCATACGGTTTAAATCCCTCGAATGTTTCCAAATAGTCATCACCTTGTACATTATCTTCCATATACTTCAAGCAACGTTCTACTTCATCAATACCATATTGTCCTGCATTCTGAATACTGAACCATGGTGGATACCTTAAGATTGGAATATCAAAGAATACACGCTGGAACTTCTTTTGTTTATAAACTTTATGTACAATGTTGTTTTCTTTCTCTACGTCAGTCTGATCGGGTGCAATCTCAAACTCAACTTGACTACGACCACCGAACTCTGCTCTCAACTCTAGTACCATTTCTAAAAACTTATGTAAGCTAGGAATAGACATGATGTTAAAAGTATTGATGAAGCTAACTGTACTGTATTTCGTTTCACGTAAGAATGTACGAACGTTATTTAACATACGGTCAAACTCTAAACCAGTACGCATATATTCAGCTTGTTCACCAAAGCCGTCTAATGATACAAATAACCAAAAGTGTTTGAATCCTTTATCTACATACCAATGATTGCCACTGAACTCATTAAAATTTTCTTTATCTTCGTATGTGCGTAGTGTTTCAATTGCTTTGACTTTCTCAACAAACTTATCAAATAACTTCTGATCCGGAGGACACATATTGCTTGTAATGGATAACTCAAGCTGACCGTGAGGATTCTCGTTCACATAGTCTAACACTTTGAATGTATTTTTGTCCATAAGTGGCTCACCACCTGTCATTCTGAATACACGTAGTTTACGATAGATTTCAGGGAACCATTTCCAAAATGCTTCAACGTATGGGTTATCTTTGTTTGCTACTTTAAGTGGCATCATACCTTTATTCTCTAATGCACCGATATCATTATGTGATAATGTTGCTAGAGGATAAGGTCCGTGTTTTCTAATTTCTTCTTCCCAACTTGTAGATAAGTGAGGACTACAGTACATGCATTTGAAATTACATGCTTGATTGAAGTTTACTTCTACATAGCGTGGGGTAACATCATAATCAAACTTATTAGTAGTTACTTCTTCAAACGTGGGTGCATTCCACCATTCGCTACTACGATAATGTCTATCACTCATATGACCTTTAGGATCATCACTTTGAGCATCTTCTACTTTCCAACAATAGCTACAACCTTCAGGTCTTTTGCCCTCAAGCATCTGTTTACGCTCGTAGATTTTAATTGGCGTATTGTGTAATGCACTAGGTTTAGTTTCCAATAGTTCTAGTGGAATCTTATGTGTAGGCGGGTGATAACAACTTTGTGTCATTCCACTTGGTAAGTGTAAACTTACTTGTTGCCATTTAGCAAGACATAGAGATGGACTGACTGCATTTAAGCGGTCACGCATATCTCTAGCAAATTGATCGTATTCTCCGCTCATACTTTTTCAAACACACAGAAAAAAGGTTTATTTTTAAATTTTACCAACGAATCATCATATACATTTAATTTATATCCTAAATTTTGCATAGCAGTGATTATTATTTCTTTAGGAAGTTGAATTGATATATTAGATGATTTCCAACCCGGTACTATTTGCCTTGCACCTGGAGTATTGTCATCTTCTTGGTGTGCATGTAAACTAGTGTCATATGATTCTAAGCACACAAATTGAGGGGAAATTCTATTCACTATTAACTCTAATAGATACAAAGGTGCATGTAAATGATATAGGACTCCGCAACATAATACCACATCAAAATCACGCGGTTTTTCTAGGTAGTGAAATATATCATTCTCTACTATTTCATAGTCTGAATAATCTTGTTTCAATGCGATTAGTGCATGTTCATATAATTCTACTAGGGTAACACTTTCTGGATTGTACGATTTGACAACTTGAGTGTGTGTCCCATTAAATGGTCCAATTTCTAAAATTTTCTTATTTTCGCAAATTTTTAGATAAGGATATAGTTTATTCAAATATTCACTAGCCTCTTTGGTATCAGTCGGGTCTGAACTATAAACATTTTTCCAAATCATCACCAGCCCTCAATCTTACGAATCACTTCCATCTCTGTTACAAGAGGTCCTCGATTGTATTTGTCTGCGCCATAATGACGTTTAAAGAACTTACTTTGTAACCCATCTAACGTAGCCATCGGTAGTCCTAGCTTATTATTCAGTGCGGCTCCTAGCAATGCTGATTCACGTACAGGATCTCTATTCACATGTTCTTCCCACAATGTGATATAGTTATCAAACCATTGAACGTTAGTATGATCCCATTCTGTAAGCATAGTCATATATGTACCAAGACGAGCACCATATATAGCCCACTCACCGTTTTCAACATCTGCACCAACATTATGCCATATTGTTAAGTTATCTAAGTTACGACTTGCTACTGTTTCTTTAAATTGATCTACTGTAGGACGAGCACCTCTATCTAAACTCATCTTAACACCTTCACGGAAACCTGCACGCCAAGCTTGGAATGGTGTCATATTTGGATATGTAGTTGAATAACAATCCCACATAGCCCAATACAAATTGTCATCACCGCCCATGCAGAAGTCAGCAATACGTGACACATCACCATCTTTTTGATGTTCATGTGTTTTCATGTTGGCTACATATTCTTTAGTCCAAGAACTCATACCACCATTTCCGTAACGCAATCCGTTGATGTTGTTGATTGCTTTCCAACGAAACTGTGCTTTCTTAAATGATTCGTCTTTCCCGGTGAAGTCTAATTGAATATTAAAGAAACTTTCTTCTGGCATATTATCGCCATCAATTAGAATAAAGCGTTCTGTGTCACTTGCTTCACCGGCGGCTTTGTGTGCCGCATCACTGCCTTTAACGCCATCGACACGTTTTGCCCAAGGCACCATGTTCTTAATCTTTAGCCAGAATTCTTCTTTCTGTGGCTCGTCATAACTTAGATAGATGCAATCTAAGTCTGCAACGTCAATAATATCATTCGAGTTCATATGTGTTTAGCTTCCATTTAATAATTTTATCTTTGTATTTGTCATCAACTACAATACTAATATCTTCTTCAGTACACGTAATACCTTCTGCATTGGGCATTAATTTTGAAACAACTAAACTAGGAATAGCAGTAGATATCTTACCTTCAATTACTCTTATGTCAGGTCTGCCGGCAGCGTATGTTGCCGCATCGATGATGATGTAATTACCTTCAATCTTTTCACAAGAGTAACATATTACTTTACCCTTGTCATCATAGTATAATCTGAATTCAGGCTTTTCTAATGGGGGCTGTTCCCAAAGTATTACGTGTTCCATTTGTAGCTTTCTAGTATTCTATCAGAAAATTCTTTGTAATGATAGTGAAACGGATATTCTTGTGGATATGTATTCACTCTTAATGCATGCGGTAATATTTCATATACAAGCGTGTCCGTCCAATTTTCTGTTGTAGTTCCAACAACAAATTGTTTCATATGGGTCATTGATAGTTCATCAAAATTCGGTAGTGTTGTTTTATCTACCCCTATTATATGACTTGCAATTGCATAAACCCAATCAGTTGTTGCTTCTTCTGTTGGTTTACATTTTAATATTGATTTGTATTCATCCCAATTTTCAAATACATCTCTTACTATTTTATAAAACCGTTCTGCCGTATCTGACTTTTTAAAATAAGTAATAGCGTTATATGTATCTGGTAAATTGTTATCATCAATGAACTTTCTATAAACTTTCACATCTGATAACACACCTTTATAATTACGAATTTTAGTGCATATTACTACATCCTGAACACTTAAAATATCAAACCAATGCGAGATATCTCTAGGGATAAACATATCCGCTTCTAACTTAATTGTTTCATCATATGGGCTTGCTTCATAAACTTGCCAATCATTATTAAGTTTCCAATCACTATCAATAGCTTGGTCACCGTATGGTAACATATCAGTTGTTATTATAGTTACATTGGCATCGGGCATAACACGTTTGATGCTTTGTTCTAAAACTTTTGCACATTTAACATAGTCAGTTTTTTCTGTATTCTGTGCCATAATTACAAAGCCACGGGTCATGCTATTAACTCCATAAAATTAAGTTTGTTCATTACATGAAAATCCATATCTTTAATCGTAATATATTCTTTTTTGATTTTACCACGTTGCCAGTTGTCATACATTACTGTGTACTCAGTATTGAATTCATCATCATTGTTTCTATAGATATGCACATTCTTTTGACCTAAATGAACAAGATTCCAAGGTATGAAATCTTGCTTAACACTTGAATGTCCATTAGCAATTCTAAGTGCTAATGTTAATGCGTAATCATTTCTAAAGGTACCTGCAACAAATCCATGTAAGTTGCTGTAATGTTCGAAATTCTTTTGAACCATTTCTAAGCATTCAAAGATTTGTTTAGTACGATTAGATTTCTTAAATGCAACTACAGTAGCCCATAATGTATCAAAGCTATACACACTTAATACTTCTTGTGGTAGACCCGGCTGCATTAAGAAACTAGTTTTATTATGGCAACAAAAATCATCATAGTAATTGAATACATCTAATATCTTATTTGAGTTGACCATGTAGTCAGTATCAAGTAATAAGGTCTCATCATATGGACTTAGTTCATATGCTTGGTATCGACCTTTATTGATCCACATTCCCCAATCTCTGCTATTGCTTTTATCAGGTTCTACGATAATAGTTTTATCAAATTGATATGCCGAATCAGAAATAGATGATTCATCCGTTACTACAGTAACAGGTATATCTAAGAAATGATTTACTCTTTTTGCTGTTGCAACTGCCATCTCATAGTAGTTAAACTTTGGTGAGTTGAACGCAAATAATATTGCACCTCTATTCATCGTTTTGACTCTAGTTCTTTCCATTCTTTATGCCATTCAAGCATAACTTTTTGATGTGTGCTTTTTAATACTGTTAACAGTTTTTCTCTGTCAACTTGTACCGGATTATCAAAGTTATCAATTAGTATTACAAAGTTATCTTCTGACGCTGAATTAAGAAAAGAAATAAGTTCAGGGGTCGCTTTCCAAAGTCCCCCTTGATCTGCTATAATAAGCTTACCGTCATATTTGTCTTTTAATTGGGCTTTGGCAGCGTTGTGATTAAATCTGGCTTTCGCCTCGCTGATTAAGGTTTTGGTATCCATCTGTTTACTCCTACGAGTATTTAGATAGATACCAAGCTGTTGATAAAAATTAAGATTGTGTTACAGAACCTGCAAGGCTAATCGTGCCCCAGGTATTTGCTAAGTTAGTAACTTCGGGTGGACGAACTGTCAACGTAGTTGTAGCACCTGTACCAACTGTCAATCCGTTTGGAATCTCGTCCCAAACTGTATAGATAGTAACAACGTTACCAACGTCACCGTTAGATCCAACTGTTCCATTTGTTTTAATAAAGATATTAATGTTAGTAGATAGGTATCCAGAAGGACCAGTTGATGCAGTTTGATAGAATACGTTAGCATTACTTGTTGTCAAGTTATAATATCCACTATTTGTTGAGATAGTTGGACTATTACCGCCACCACCTACTTTAGTGATACCATTATATGATGTACTTGCAATTGTTGCTGTTCCTGATGTTACTGAACTTAGTACAACTGTACCTACGTTAGTACATAACTGATTCAACAACAAATTGATACCAGATGTAGTATTAGCATGTGATACTGTAATTGCTAATTGACCACCTGAGTTAAAGAAATAACGTGCGGCATCTCCATTAGCAAAAGTTGCTGTATGCGTGAATGTTGCAAGACTAGACCATGTAGATGCGGAAGTTACTGCATTACTTGTAGTAGAACTTTGTGTTGCGGCATTACGTCTGTTAGTGTAAATTGTCTGCAAGTTTGTAGGGATAGCAGACAAGTAAGTAATGACACCACCTGCACTAGGAGCAGTAACACTAGTGATACTTGAACCTTGATGACTTGCGGCACTTGCTGTTCTATTAACCAAGTTAGCCCATTCTGATGCACCAATAGTTTGACCTACTGATACGTTTGCTTGTGCAGTTTGACCATACCCTGCGGCACCTGAACCAGTAGCCCAAGTAGCATTTAGTGTATTGGCAGTTGAAGTAGGATTGCCTCCTACCAACGTGTTAAAGTCTGCTGCCGCGATTGTTCCAAATTGTGCGTAACTCATTGTTTATCCTTAATTTATTTTAACGAAGGCTTCTACGGCCCCTATTTCATCTGTCGTCTTATGTTCTAATGCACGACCAATAATGTTGAATGCTGTTGCTTCACCTGGCTTAGCCGCACGTGCAATACCATTACCTGCACTAACTAAACGTTGACCTTTACGAACTTTGCCTGTTACTTTAACAGGAACACGCCCACCTACAGCGATTGGTGGATGAGTTGTATCATCACCGGCTGCTGAATTCATCAAATAAGCCGCTGTATTAGATACAACACCGAATACATCTTCGCTTAATTCGTTTACTACAGCAGTAATTTCTTTATCTCCGCCCATTTCAACAACAGTACCTGCATCATAATAGCTGTCTGCTTCAAAGCGTTCAGCCAAGTCAGCGTATGTAGCATTCAAACGTGAACCTGCACTTAGTGAGAAATTACCTGTTATCGTACCGGCTGTAGTATTTGCACCAGTAGTTAACGTTGTTGCTGTAACTGTTGTAGCTAGTATCGCACCATTATATGTTGGTAAGTATGAAGCTACATTACTATTTGAGTATGAACCGGCAAAGCTAATTGCGGCACCGTTTGCATAGTAATAATAGTCAGTTCTAATACCCACGTTGCCTGAACCAGTAACAACAAGATTACCACCTGTAACCCACATACTTGTTCCTGCAACACTGTTTGCAGTACCTGCACCGTTTGCAGTTAATACACCAGTCAACGATATAGCTGTTGATTGTGAACCTGCATTAATAGATTGTGTAAACAATGAAGCAATATTACCTGTACCGATATTTGCAGTACCTGAGCTAATATTAGCAGTAGAACTTACTGAAATATTAGTAAATATACCATTTGCACTTGTAACATTATTGTTTGCAGTAATGTTATTTGCAGTTAAATTACCTGTAACTTGAACTGATCCGAAAGTAGATGTTGAATTTGATGAACTTACTGCTAATGAAACCCATACATTTGCGTTTGCAGGATTGTCTACCGGAGAAACATATAAAGTATTAGCGTTAGTGTTATACCATAACTGCCCAGTTATTGCGTTTGCAGGAGGGGTAGAATCTGCAAAATTTTCTGTCAACCAAACAAAGTTTGTGTCTAATGTTTGACCATAACCTGCATAGTTCCTACCGGGCAATCCCAGTGAAGTACTAGTGGTATTTATGGTACCGTCAGCAATGGTTGTTAGTGTTGTACCATCACTTTTTACAATTGTATATGCCATGTTAAATTACTCCGGTGTTCTCTTTTATTTATCTTAAATTGTGACTAAGTTAGTCAACGCTTGAATTCTTACTGTATAGTCTATCTGAATTTGTCTATTTAGACTTTTTTGGACTGGGTGAAAAATTACATGAGTTAGTAGTCTGGTAATCACGTTTCCGCTATTATCAGTACCGTAATTAGCTAGTAAACCTAACTCATCGAAAATGTAGCTACTATCAGTTTGTGTGCTATTATCAAATGCCGCTTGCCCTGAAGGCTCACCGTAATCTAATAAACATTGAACTAAGATATCTGTATAAACACGACCAGTAGTGTGTGATACTGTCATCTTATTACGTGTGGGATCTAGGTTAAAAACACTAGTATCGTCAACAATTTTAGCATAAGTTTGATTGTACAAAGCCGCATTCTGACCAGTAGTATTCGGGGGTAGATATGTGATAACCCCTGTTTCATCTACGCTTGCACCACCGTTCCCGAATGCCATCTGATAGATTTCTCCGTAACCGCGACTGCTTAGTGTGTCAGCAATAGCTTCGCTCATATTTTCGTAGTTAATAGCATTATGCTTATCAACGAAAACTTCTCCGTTATTAGGGTCATAAATCTTTAAAAAACCCTCTACTTTGTATGATAGTGTTATTACTGACATTAGTTATCGCCCCGTGTTTGAACCAATACTTCTTTGGTATTTGGATCTGTTATTTTTAAAAAAGATGAAAAGTAAAATCCGCCAGATTCATTAGGTTTAACTTCACCTTTAGAATCTGACAAATTTTCTTTGGTTTCTTGTATATTATTCATTTACTTATTTATCTTTCAGGGAACATCCGCATTTAAGAAATTAGCACTATAAGTTGTACTAATTTGTAGTGGATCACCATCTACTAAATTATAATTAAACGAATTCCAACTTACCCCGTTATACACTGCAGGTAACTGATTACCTGACAATATGCCATATACTGTAGTATATGCAGGGATATAAACTTGCTCGCCGGTACCGTTAGCCCCACGCTGTAATCCTGACAACGTATTTGCGTCAAAATCTACTGTAGTGAAACGTATCTGCTCACCATTAACATATATTAAATTACCCAAAATAACAGTAATTGTTAACTCATCTCCTGCAGTAATTGCAGGACTATCTGGATCAATATTTATTACTAGTATTGGAGCCAAATCTTCTAAAACAACACTATATTCTGTTGGGTCAATAGTTGTACTTGTGTCGTTGTTGTATACAATAACTTGCGTAATAATACGCTTGTCACCAAACAACCCGATACTCATAGTATCATTTACCACTGCAGGTGCTATTTCAGTTTGAACAACATTTTCAGTTACTCTAGTTACATCTTCCAAATAAATTGTATTATCTACATTTTCTAATGGTTGAGTTAACCAAGTTCTAGTCAAAGTATTAGCTCTATATACAGATTGTGTATTTGACTTATTAACATTCTGAATATAAACTTCTTGGTTAGGAGTAGCTGTTGGTATCATACTTGTAATGATAACCACATCGCCTGCCTCAACAGTTGTCAATATACTCAAATTATTGTCAAAATTTAATCTCAACGCACTTGATGGTACACGATACCCGTTGACCGTTACCCATAAACGGTCTACATTAGATTGTTCCCACTGAGTAACGTTCATAAAGCCTGAATCAGTTGTTACAGTGTATGGGTCACCGTCACGTACTGCAGTAACTCTGAACTCAGTAGCAGATTCAATATCATAAACATAATATATAGCAGTTGCAGTGCCGGTTCCTGTTCCAACATCTGTAGCCACAAATGTAGTTCCTGCATTGTTATTCAATGCACCGATTAGTGTGAAGTCAGTAGTTCCTGTGCTATTGATTTGATATGTGCGTCCTGCGACAAAGCTACCTGCAGTAACTTCAGAAACTATTCCACCTAATAAGTCAGTACCAGTGAATATAATTGGAGTTCCTATTACAAATTCTCCCGTGTCCGGTACTGTAATTAAGTTAGGTGCGGTTGTGTTTGTTGCAACCGCAGTAATCAACGTGAATGTCTTATCTAACCATACATAACCACCGCTAATCCAGTTAGATACCACTGTTACTGGATCGTTAACTGCATTAACTGTTGGGTCATACTCGCTATTATACAATGCAATTTGTGTTGCATTGATAATCTTAGCATAATATGTATTGTTGTTCAATTGAGTTGAACCGATAGTCCCGTCAATTCTAACAATATCATTTTCAACTAAATTATGTGCTACGCCGGTAGTAATTGTTACTGTTGGGTTTCCACCTACTTCTGCTACAATTGCCCCACTAGCAGTACCTGGATCAAACTCTGGTCCACCTGATGTTTCTGATATAGTGAACTCAGTAGCACTAACAACTGGGTTAGAAATATAGTATACTGTGCCGTCACATAGTACATTACCAAACGGTGTGTTAGGAGTAGCACTCTTAAACATGACTGGTTGTCCTGCACTAAAACCAGTAGTTGATGTACATGTTATAACATTACCAACTGAATCAACATCAGTAACACCTATATTAGTTGGTGCAATAATCTCATTATCAATTCCTGTTATTGGAGCTACTGTAGGAGGATTAGTAATACCAGAGAATGAGCCAGAAGCTGTAGTTAAAGTAACTGCTGTTCCGCCGGGTGTTTCTGATACTGCAAATTCAGTTGCACTTATAATAGTTACTACATAATATGTTTGGTTAGCAACAATTCCACCAAATGTTGTTCCACTAAATGTTATGGCATCATTGATATTCAATGAAGTTGTGCTACCCGCACTTAATGTTAGGTAATCTGGGCCCGGTGAGTATGTTTCGCCCCAACCAACTGCCGCAGTTCCAGTTCCTGAACCTACACCAGTTGCAGTAAACACCACACCTACTGTATTACTTGAAGCTCCAATCAACGTAAAGTCAGTAGTTCCTATTGTTTCAATAACATATTCAGTACCTACAACGAATGCACCTGCGGTTAAAACAGCATCATACCCTGGCTCATGTGTAGTATCACTAATTGTAAATGAATTAGTGCTTGAACCTGAGAACGAACCACCGTATGTTGTATGCAAATATTGTCTATCTGTTAAGTTATAGCTGGTTACAGCGACAGTATCACCTGCAGTTGTTCCAAAGTTCAAACTTAATGTTGCTGTGTTGAAGTCAATCGTATAGTTTGAAATATCAACTAGACGTAATCCATTATATTCAACGATAGCATTAGTTGCATTGGTTCCACCTACGTAATTAGTCAATGTGAATTCTGTTAAACCTGAAGTAAGATTGAATACTTCTACTTCAGGCAATGTGTATCCATATTGCTCCGGTGCAGTCTCACCAAATATAGATAATACAACAAAATCATTAGCTTGATCATATTGATTTGCAAATACCATTTTCGCAGAAGTTCCTACATCAGCAATTGTTATTGCATAATCATTAGTTACGCATAATGCTATACCAGTTGCATCATTCAATGAAACGTTAGAACCACCTAATGTAGTAGATACTGTAAATGATGTACCTGTCAATGATGTAATGTAATACGTTGTTTGTGCAGACAATCCACAACCAATGAACGTGCCAGTTTCAATAGCATCACTGAATACTAGAGTGTCGCCTACATCATAATGGTCTGTAGTATTAACTATGATTGTATTTGTTCCACTTATTGTTTCTGAAACAATACCCTGTTCACCTAAAACTAAGCGTGTGCCGTTGTGTATTACAACCGGGTCAGTCCAAACTAAACCATTAGTTGATTGGATGTTAACTAACATTGTACCTGTATCAGATGTTAATTCTACAGTTGGACCAGCGATACCACCTGAGACAGAAGCAGATATTGTTATCTTGTTAGTAATAGTACTTACTGTTTTTACCCAATAAGTAGTACCAGAAGTTATACCACCAAATACAGAACCTTGGAATGTTATAGGTGCATTAACTGTAAAATATGATACTGAATCGCATACGATACCATTATCTAACGCATCTGTTTCAATAGCAGTAACTTGCTTAGGATCAGTGTTAGGTCTTATAATGCCTGAACCGTTAAATCTGCTAGCAGAGTAATTGCAATTCAATGGCATCTCAACAAAACCAGTAGTTTCATTGTCAATGAACGGGATAACTTGTGAGTTTGACTTAATTAATTGGTCTCCGTTACCTACTTCATACAAGTCAAAACGCAATTTATGACCTACTGCTAATGCAGTATCTAATGTGATTACTTTGTTTACCCAATCTACTGTATAATCATAAATTCTTACACTTGTATTTGTAGTTGGAGTTACATCAAATAATGACATACTTGCAGGATTTTCTACTATACCTGCAAATGATATAGATGTTGAAGTCATAGTTGCTTCAGTAGAAACTACATTGAAACCTGCATGTCCGTATATAGAAACATCCCAATCTGTTCCAGGACGTGTTGTAACAATCATTGATAGATTATCAGTTACTACACCTGGTACTAATTCTTCAGGACCATAACCTGACATGAATGGATCACCCTGTACATTATATACAGTTGGTTCGGGTGCAAACAATGATGAACTTGTCCATGTACTTCCATCAGCACTAGAAATAATAGTGTTGTTATCACCTACTACTACCCATTCACTTGAATCACTATTGTATGTGATACCATTTAGATTCTCAGTAGTACCTGATGTTTCAGTTGTCCATGTGTAACCGTCAGTACTAGTTTTAATAGTACCACTGTTACCTACTGTTACAAACAATGAATTAGCATATAATACATCATTCAAGTTTTGACCAGATGGATATTCATACATGAACGTCAATGACGTTGGGTTTACACCAGTTAATGTAATTGCTGAACCACCTAACGTTGTACTTACTTGTACTTGTGTAGTTGATACGATAGCTACAATATAATACGTTGTTGAAGATGAAACAACATCAAATGACGTAGTAAATCTAACAATATCATTTACTGCAAATCCAGTTGTGCTACCTACGTTAATAACATTGGTGCTTGCATTTACACTGATAACATTAGATTCATTTACACCTGCCCAATTAGTACCGTTCAATGAAGTGTAGATTACTCCGTCTTCTCCTACTGCTAATAATTTAGAATTACCAATTGTTACAGCATTAAATCCGTTATAAGAAACGATTGGTAATGTTGTCCATGTGTTTCCATCAGTACTTAATTTGATAACACTTACTGTTTGATTATTACCTGATATCAATTCTTGACCTGTACCTACTACAACAAACCCTGTATAGCTAGACAAATTAGAATATGCAATACCATTTAAGTTATTAGTAAGACCATTCGTAAATGAGTCAGTTTCTGTCCAAGTTATAGCATCAGCGGATGACACAATGTTTTCACCAACTGCTACCCAAACACTGCCGTTATGTGCAACGCTAGATAACGATGTTGATTCAACTATTAGTGATCCAGTTGCACCACCTGTTGTAGTGAATGTTATACCGTCATCACTTGTATAGATTGGTGTAGTTGCATCTTCGCACACAATTACAAATTTATCGTCAGCATACACAATATCAGATGCTTGTATTGGGATATTAACAAATTTGTTAATTGTCCACTCGGCAGTATCTGCACTCAATAATGTTGCAGAATATTCTGGTGTGTTTGAAACGGCTACATATTGTGAACCATCATAAACAATAGAAACAGTATCTACTTCAGTTGGATAGAACGGTTGATCTTGTAAATCAGTGTCTAAAGTGTATTGATCTTCAGGTGCAAATGCATTACCTAAATATGTTCCATTTGGATATGTAATACCTGTAACTAGTTGAGTTAAATCTACACCTGGCATGTTAACTGTTGGTGTGTAATAGCCAACAATACGATCTAACTCGTTAAGTTTTCTACTACCACTGTCTAATAGTTCCCATTTACCTAATATAAATTCGCTATCATTATTACTAATAATACACTGCCATATTTGATTGTTATACTTAACAATCGATTGGTCAAAGTAGAATGGCTCTGGTAAGAATGCATAATCTTCTGCAACATACGGGAAGTCGATACCACTTACGGGAATCTGCATTAATGGATCAGAATAAACTTCACATTCTGTCGCAGATATTACTTTCAAGTAATAGTTGTTCACTACATCTGCAGGATTACCAGAAGATATAAAGCTTGTAATTGTTCCATCTGACGACACTGGTAATAAGAAATCATACGTAGTGTTAGGATTTGGAATGATTACATCGATACCGTCTACAGTTAGTACTAAATCATTTGCTGGGCTTGTACCACCCAAATCAGTTCCTGAAATAGTAATCGTGTTGTCGAATGTATAACCTTCACCTATATCATCTATCTCAACGGTGTATCCACCTAAGACATACCCAACATTGAATGTTGGTACTGATAATGGAGTTTGTGTTACAGTAACTTCAGCTACATCATCTGTCAATGTCACTGATGTTCCGCTACCATCTTTAATAGTAATATATGGATTATCAGCAGTTATAGTCATTGATCCTGCATCATTTGTCAATACAAAGTCAGCAGATACTCTACCAGTACCAGTACCAGTAGCGGCTGCAGTGATTCTATCACCTGCTACATAAACAATAGCACTGGTTCCTGCAATAGTGTTCCATTCTAATTGAGTAGTTGTACCTAAATCATAAATTGTGTATGAGTCACCTGGTACAACGTCATCAACTAATACTCCACCTAATACGTCAGTAATAGTAAATTGATCACCACCTAATGTATAGCTATTGATATAGTATGTTACTAAGGCCTGCACACCACCAAATACGCCACCGCTGAATGAGACTGGCATTTCAATATAGAAGCCAGTAGTATCAGATCCAGATGCTAATGTGTATTCGTTAGTTGAAGAACTTGACCCAGAAACATTTACTGCCAATACACCATTTGATTCAACATAATATGTTGTACCGGTTGATAGTCCACCTATTGTAGCTGACACTTCAAATGGTAAGTTATTGTAAATGTTTTTCAATCCACCACTGAAATAATCTAAGAACAAATAATCACCATTGCTTGTAGAAGCAACAGTTGTTCTTGTAACTAAATTGCCATTTGTTCCAGTCACACCAGTAGCGATAGACACATCAGTGTTATAGAATGTGAATTGCTGTCCAGTTACTTGTCCTGGACTTACTGGCAAGCCAACGTTCATTGTCATAGAGCCAGTAGCAGTTGTCAATTGAACAACATCTTTCTGGTTAGTTAATGTACAAGAACCTGAACCATTTGATAAGTTGACTGCACCACCGTTCAATACTTCGGCAATCGTAATTGATGTGCCGGTTTCAACACTTCTAATGTAATAAACTTGTCCGGCAACTATATCACCAAATGTAGTTCCAGTGAATACAATAGGATCATTTACATTTAATTCAATTGTTGAAGAAACTGTTACAGTATCAGTAGATCCGGTAGTAGCAGTAACGTCTAAAATAATTGGATCTTGTGTTTTAGATATAGTAAATGTTTCATTATCTATGATTGTAGTGATATAGTACGTATCATTTTCAATGATACCGCCAAACACATCGCCAACAAAGTATACTGGTAAATCAACATAGAAACCTTGAGTTCCTGCAGTACCACTTGGTAACAACGGTGTTGTTATAAAGTTAGATGTTCGCTCAGTAGCAGTTATATCTAATATGCCAGGATATGCGATTGTTACAACTGCAGTGTTGACAACTTCACCTGTATAACATATTACACCGGCAGCTCCAATATTTCCTGTAATATCAACCGCAGATCCGTTCACTGTTGCTGAAACTTTAAAGTCTGACTCGTTAATAACTTCTATAATATAGTAAGTTGTTCCGTCTACTAAACCAGTTCCAGATAATGCACCGGTAAATTTAACCGGCATGTCAACGTAGAAACCAATAGTTGACCCAGAAGCGTTTGGTTCTGAACTATTATATGACAATGTTATCACGTTAGTAGATGCAGTAGTAGATCCAACTGTACGTGTCAATGATGACCATGTCAATACTTGGTCATTTGTTACACCTTGAATCTCAAATGTTGCACCTTGAGCACTAGCTAAAATGCTTTCGATAGGTGGTTGAGTTGATTCAAGTGTTATGCTTGAACTTGCAATTCTTGTGCTGTTATTAAATAAGCCAGCATAGAAACTACCATAGAATCTATTAGGCGTCCATTCTGTAATATCAGAGCTATAAGTTGTTCTATCAAATCTCAATGTAATTTGATTTTCTCTGATTGGTATAGATGTAGATACACAGCTTGCTCTTGCACTTACAGCAATATTATTATTAGTACCAGAACCAACACTAGTTAACACAACTCGGTCATGATCCTGCAATGCATCTGCATAATTAGTATACAATGCTATTACGAAGAATGGTGTATTCTCTAATACTGAAACATAATAATATTGTTCATTATCTAATCCACCAATTGGTGTAGTATTGCTACCTACATAATACTTGATTAAGTCACCTGTTTGTATGAACTGTGTTTGTAATGTAATCGTATTAGTTAATGTGTCAACATCTGTACTAGCAAAAGTAATTACTTCACTTGGTTCAATACGTATTTCAGGTAATACTTGATATCCATCACCTGGATCTACTACATCGATACGTAATATTGTATCTAAGTTCATTACTGGTTGTAGTATGGCTGCACGTCTTGGGGCAGGATATATAGATGTGTCAATATATGCTGTAACTTTTGGAGGTTCAGCATACCCACGTCCACCATTTAATAACAACACAGGAGGCAAATCAATTATAATTTGTTCGCCTGGGATATGATTTGTAATTGCAGTTCCATTAACACCGCGGGTTAATCCACTTATAGTACTATAAGCTCTATCAACACTGCTATAAGCAATTTGTTCAGTTCCTATAGTCACAACACCGGTAGTAGGGAATCCATATACGTTATCAACTACCATCGAATTACTATTCAATGCTACATATGAACTCAATACGGTAATTGGATAATTGTTTACTCCAGTGATACTTAAACCTTGATTGTTAAACCAATTAACATATGGCTGAGTCTGCCATATAGGGTCAGTTGGCAAATATTGATTGATACTGCTTGGATTAGAATATACTAATTCAGGAGTAATATATTGTTGATACTGTGTATTGTACTGTGCTGGTAAATCAAAGTCAGTAATTTCACCATCATATACATCTGTACCAGTATACTTAAACAAGAAGTCTTTGATAACCACATGATATGGTTTGGCTTCATTCAAGTATCCAGCTAAGAAATCTTGGTTATCACTTTGGAAAACTTCCAACGGTAATAACTCACGTATAGTATGTGCTACATCAATAAATGAAGTCTTGTTCAACCATGGTAAGTAGTTTTGTGATTCAATTGTTTCACTTACGATGTATTGGAACATTAAAATCAATGCTTCATTTCTATACAATAACAATTCGCTAGGTAATTCTTCATTTAATGCACGAATGATATAACGTGTTTCTTCACTAGGGAAAGTATCGTATGGTGTAGTATCAAAGAAGTTATCACCAAAACCTATTCTAGCAGTAGAATAATCCCACAATGAACTCTTAAATTGTATTGTACCGTTTTGCAAACCAATACGAACCCATTCTGTGCCATCAAACACATAAGTTTCTTGTAAGCCTTCACCGTTTCTGTTTACAGTAACAATCAATCCAACTTGAGCATTTATTGTAGCTAAATCATAATATGATTCTACTAACATTGCTGATTTAGTACTATCACTATAACCAGTTGCCCACCAGTTAACTAGTTCCCAATAATCTTGTGTATTATAGAAACGCTGAGGTAACCCTGGCCAGTTAGGATTATCTACTGTAGATGGGTTAATTGCACCTTCAGTGAATAAGAATTTTAAACTATTAGTTTCAGCTAATGGATATTGTAAAAATACTTCATTTGCAAATTTCAAATAGTTTTCTAATGCTTTATATCTGTTATAGAAGAAGCTTTGACGAGGACGAACCAATATACCTGACTGCACTGGCTTAGGTAAGAACGGATCAGGAACTACTGCTCCGGTTTGATCAACCCCACTGAAGCTTTCTATCATTCTGTTATATAATGATTCTGGAACTATAGTGTCACCAATTCCAGGTAATCCTGGTAAGAAATCATCAGCATAGTTACTACGAATTAAACTATAAACGCTATGTGATACATCATCACTTGTTCCTGTACTGAATCCAATATGTAATGCAGTATCTGTAGCATTTATATCTGATCCTGAATTATACAATCCAAATACATTTGGTTGTATTGCTGCCATATATTGAATGCCAGTTGCTAATGGGGTAGCAATATATGATTCACATATAGTATCTGATAGAGTTTTACCTGTTTTAGTAAACACTATATTAGTATTTCTAACCCAATAGTAATATACAGGAACTAATGAACCTGTACTATTCAATGAGTATTGTTCTACGTATTCTTCAATATCATAAGGAGTGCCTGGACCTTGATAACTAATAGGTGGCACATCACTTGTGACCCAACTATAAACTTTTACATCACTACCAGGAAATACTCTACCCCACCATTGACTATTATAAACAACATCATTACTTTGATGATAGTTTACAAATCGTGTAGTTGAAGTATTAAACCATAATTTACCTACTTGTGCAGGACCCCATACAGTAGAACCTGTATTAGTTGCAGTAGGTGAATTATAATTTGCAGGATCTACATTAGAAACAATATCTAAGTTCTCTCGTACTGCACCTAATATTTTACCTTGCAATGGATCAATATAATCTAAATTAACTAATGTATTATTGGTTGATACACTATACAACTGAACATTTTGAATAGCATCTGTGTTTACGATAGGGGCAGAGTTACGATACACTGACCAATCTGTCTCACCAGTAGCATTGTTGTATATAATAACTTGACCGTTATCAATACCTGGTCTGAAGTTAGGAGTACCAATCATAACACTATTGTTATTGAAATCTAACGCAGTACCATAATATGGTTGACTTCCGTAATCTTCGTTCAATGCATTTACACTCTGTGCATATACATATACACCAGAGTTAGATACAGTTTCATTATATACTGGTAAGTAATCATACATGTATACTGCACCTGCATTAACAAAACTATCTATAAACTGTGTTGTATTGTTGTCAAACAATGTATCATTGTCATAGTTTTCGTCATCACTTGCATCAAACGTTGTTTCTGCATAACGAGCACTTACTGGTGCACTAACTACAAATGAACCACTTGAGTTAAACTTGATTGTAGAACCAAACTGAGTTCTACCCTGACTATGAGGGTCATTAATTACTTGTGTTTCAGTATAAATGCTGACACCCAATTGAGTTAACACATCGATATCTAATACAGATAATGATAGCTTGTCATTGGCAAATGCTAAGTCAACACTTATAACTTGAATAGTCAATATACCGTCAGTCGCTGAAGCGATAACATTTGTGATGTTTGCGTTATTGATTGCGTTCGCTACTACTGTTGCATTTCCTGTAGGGATAATTACTGCATAGCCATTTAATAAAATAGTAGTTGCTGAAGTTACATTACCTGCTGTTGTGCCGGTAATTAAACCGTAACTTCCACCACTATTGGTATAGCGATATACTGCACCTTCTTGGTTTTGTGCGTTGATTTCAAACGGAGCACCAATTAATATTTCGTTAGCATATGTATCTACATCTAAACTGTAACCGAAGTTTGTACCAATTTCATATGCGTTAGTAGATGATGATTGGAATGTTTGTGTTAGTATAAATTCTGAGCCACTTACAGTAACAATATCACCTGCAGTCAATGATGCATACACATTCAACAATGATCCAACTACTCCATATTCATTGTCATCTATCAATGTTCCATTAACACTTACAAACAATGGTTCTGTTTGTTGGTTACCTGTCATTGTACCCGATGCAGTTTGTAACTGTAGCACAGAACCACTGCGTGTAGTAGATACTGTGAAAGTAGTTCCTGTAGGTTTAGTTAACACATAATAAACTGTGTTGAGCGCAACACCACCAAATACGGTAGTGCCAGTAAAGACAATAGGATCACCTATAGTCAATACTGAGCTATCAGTACATGTGAAACGGTCATTAGTTGCATCAGTATCTGTTACTGATACTGTTGTAGTTGTAGGTGTGAATATCAAACTAAATGTTTGCGGTGCATATGGTAAGCTATTATAAGGAGCTTCGAATGTTTGTACTAATCTATCATATGCGTATGCGTAACCAAAATCAGTAACAGTACTATCTTGGTTAGGAGCACTAATTACAACATTATTACCATAATAATTTGTAGCGATTGAATAACCAAAGTTGTCACCTGAACTTAATACTGCATCAGTTATAGTTTCAACAAATTCATATTCACCTGTTAGAACTGATTTACGATATGCATAAACTAAATTCTGTTCATAAGCAGAGATATACAACCAGTTCTTGTCTCCGGATAATGCGATTGAAGAACCCCAGTTAGTTACTGTATTAGGAGCAGTAATTACTTGTACTTCTTGTAATTCATTCACTAAGGTGTTAATTACTAACTCATAGATATAAACTTTTCTATCAGTGTATGAAGCACCAGTAGGTTGTGAAATTACAAACACATCATCTACATATTCAATAGTTGTACCAAATGATGCATCTTTTGTAATGGTCTGTACAATGCTGTAATTATCAAACACAGGGCTATAAGCATAACGATATGCTACACCTGCATCTGCGTCTGTTACTAAGTAACCTAAATTACTAGTCTGTGCTACTGCACTTCCATAAGTTGTTGAACCATCTTTTAATAATTCATCAGTATATACATAATTTAAACTCTTACGATATACAGCCCAAGAACCATCATTGTTTGTATCAACCCAAACTTTATTTTTTACAAATTCACTATCAAGTAATGGTAATGTGTTAACATCACTTGGAGTAGCTATACGTTGTGATGAGAATTTCAACGCAACACCTTGACCTGTTATGGTAGTAATAGATCCAGGTAAGCTTAGTGCTATGGTTACTTTAGTAGTATCCACAATTGTTGCAACAATTCTATAACCATCAATATTTTCATTGAAGTTAACAATTGCAAATGGTTGATACTTTGTTAGATTATGTGGACCATTAAATTGAATTGTAACAGTACCATTCAAGTTATTAATTGCACTAATTACTTGTCCTGCACTAGTTGGTGTGTATACTTGCCATGTGTTATTATAATCCGCTAACCATACATATTCATTTACATATAAGTTAGATAGAGGAGTAACGGCAGTGTTCAATCCATTGTAATAGTATGATGAAATTTTAACATCATTAAAATTAACATATCCAGCATTAGGGAATAGTTTATTGGGTGTATCTACTGGCAATGTTGGTAGTACATCAGGATTGCTAATTGGTCTACCGTAGTTGAATACTGAATATAGAGGTACACCTTGTTGTACGCCATCGGTATCTATACCATTAGTTAATCCTACAATACTTGGATTACTTGTTAATAGATTTTGATTTAAGCGGAAGTCAACAAAGTTGTCATTTAATACACCACCAAACTCACCGGTCTTAATAGCCCAGTTTTCATAGATATCATAATCAATACCACCTTGAGGTAATGTTAATCCCTTAAAGGCATTGGCTGCAATGCGAGTACCTTTTTCTTTAATCAAGTTCTTATAAACATTAACTTGAGTAATATCAGTCAAATCAGCAAGTGCCAAATAATCACGTGGGCGATATCCAATCAATGACCAGCTTAGTAAATCACTATCTTGGTCTAAGTTAGATTTATTTGTATCATAGAACAAAGTAGATTCATATGAGCGTGTTGAACTATTAGGTAACAAGCCTTTTTGAATTTCATTGTAATCAGTTTCTTTCCAGTATTGTTCATCAAATGTTACTTGTGCATTTAATACTTTTAATGCGAACCAATATTTGTTTTTGTACTTAACTATATTGCCTCTTGTATATTTTACATTAGGACTCCATTCTTGTATGTTGTCTTGGTTAAGAATAAAGCCTTGTGCATCAACTGTACCATTCCAATCGGCAGATTTAGTGCCTCTTGTTAAGATACGATTCTGGCGTAAACCAGTTACAAGATTGTACAATGTATCATTGAATAATGTTACATTATCAAATACAATACCGTGTTCAAAGTTACTAATATTGAATTGACCATACGCAACTGTGTCCCCTTCATTTAATGGTTTAGCACTAAACAATGTACTGTCACGTATTACAGCCAAATCAACACTTTGAATTGGATATAGATTTTGATTTAAAATAAAGTTTTGTCTTTGTAGAGTCAAAGGTTGAACTACATAACTATCTTTATTAATAGTTATTAAGTTAGCCGCAGGATTCAAGTTAATAATACTTCCTGTCTCCCAACCACTTTGTGCCCAATATAACAACTCAGTGACCATTTGATTCCAATTAACATCTATACCAGATTCAATTTGTTCAAATAATACACCTTGAGTTGATAAGTAATGTCCATAGCTTGCAATAAACTGACTTACTCCTTGTAAGTCAGGAAACTCAGTACCGTATGGAATTAGTGCTGTGCTGTCTGTTACATAGTCTTTTGCTAATTGAACTGACAAATCACCTACATTAACTCTGTTGTAGTTACCGTTTATCTTAGGTACTGATACCGTAAAGTATGCAGTATCTTGTGAATTACCAAATACTTTCCAACCAGTGCTGGTACTTTGTACTACAACACTGCTATAGATAATAGTTGTTAGTGGTACGTTATCATATAACAATACACTATAACTTTCATCGGGAATTAATAGTGATGCATTTCTACTGTTAGGTGTACCCTTTTCAACAAAGAAATTTAATAAACTCTTATCACTAAAGCCTGCTAATCTATAAATCAAACGAACATCTAAGTTGTCAAACAAATCAGTTATGTTAGTAGTTGCATCTACACCAACTTGTTTCTCATAATCAACTATCCAGTTAACATAACTTGTTTTAGCTGTGCCGTTACCGTATATAGCAACATCACTTATTACTAAATGGCTGCGATTGTTGACCAAATATTGATTAAATTCTGCGTTATATTTGTAATTGTCTACATCAAATCCTAAGTTATAGAATTGTGCAGGTTTTGTAAGCGCAAGAATTTGCATCAAATCATATGGATATGAGCTACTTCTACGATAGCTGAACTCAGCAGGTCCAACATCTCCTACTACCCAATCATTGCGGAATGTTTTTTGATTGTAGTTACCCATGACTGCATCGAAAGGTGACAATAAGTCGCCTTGACTGTCAACTGGGATTACATCTAACAATCCTTCTCTTACACAATTAGGTAGAACGACTGGATCACCATTGTTCCAATTAATACCTTGTGCTAAATCTCCCCACAATACTAAGTTATCACTTGTATATGGAGCAGGACCATATCTATTTGTCCACCATGTAGGTTGATCACTAAATCCTAACATCTCCCATGGAGTTGTATTTGGCGTACTAGTGTCATAGAAATATTCATATATACCTCTCCAGAACCCTTGCTCAAATGGTTGATTGTTAAGTCTGTTACCGGATTGTGTATAGTTATAAGTGAACTCGTTATTGGCTTGATAAAATTGTTTCTTATATTCAATACGATTTTGACCTACCCAATTTAAGAAGTATTGACTATAAATTTCTAATACTTCATCATACGTGTAGTCTGTTGTTCTAAAGAAACCAGGGATAACGTCAAATTCACTGATAGGTACAGTATCTGTTAATTTCAAATTATTATAGATACGTGTTTCAAATTCTAATAGAGCCTGATCTCTAAAATCAACTAGATGACCATCAATATAGTCACCGTATAATTTAGTGTATGAACCATCATGCCCTACAATGAAATAAGTAGGTTGTGAATAATTACTATCTAATACAACTTCAGGAATAAATGAAGGATACAATCCTAATTTTGTAGGAGTATTTGGAACATATGAACCAAATGTTTGTGTATATTCTTTGATAGTAACTATGTCACCTGGTAACAAATCTTTAGTGATTGTCAATGACGGACTATCTGTACTTACAGTATAATCTTGGTTAACAATAAGTTGTGAGGTCGATGTAAAATTATCAACTGTTCTTGTCAAATATACCAATACGCCATAATAATTAGCTGTATCAAAATTATAAATTCTTGTTAATGGATATATACTTACATCTAAACTGTTTGCAAATGTGTATGTATTAGTTGCGTATGCTGCCTTGTTTGGCAACATATCACTCCAGAAGAAAGGTTCTGTTGTTGTTTTATTTGCGGTAATTTGATCTAATGCATCATCTAATATTACTGCAGGTGTCTGCATTATATTATACTCAGTACTATCAATTGTGTTAATCAACAATGATTTGAATGTAATATACTGTTGACTATTGTACTGAATAGAACTAAACAAGTTATGATTTTGTAATCTTAACAATGATCCAGGCAATGCTAAACTTGCACTGTTCTGAATAATTTTATTACCCCATGGCACAAGATTACCTAAATCACGGTAATTATTTGATCCAAATACATTGCCGGTAGTATTTGGGTTGTTATAGAATATACTTTGATATTGTCCACGAATATCACCTACATTAACTACAGTAACATCTTCATTGAATGGATTGTTACTTAAGTTAATTGGTACTTGATAGTATGCAGTTGAACTAACTTGATCACTTAATATAGAAACTTCAACAATAGTATCTACTAATGGATCAGGTACAGTAAACGTGATGACTGTAGAATTAGCTCCGATAGTATATGTATAACTTGTTGAAGGTTGTATTTCGTTATTAACATATACTTGAATATTAGGCCACACAGTGTCAGTAGCGGCTGCAATATCACATGTATATGTAGTTGTTAAATCTGTTGCAATATAGTCAAAACTGAATATCTGATATTGGCGACTTTCTGCTACTGCAGTTTGCCAGCCTAATTGACGTACAACATCAGTACCAGATGTATAGTTATACACATATCCTGTATTAACATTTTGTGTTATTGGTGTGGTTCCACGAACATAGTTAAATGTTGCTGAATTTAATGGAACATCAAAGCTAATATCACCTACGTTGTTAACTGCACTATATCTTAATGGGAAACCCAATACAATATCTTTGATACCTGAGCCTATTCCATAACTGAATAATTTGTTACCAGCAAATGATGATCCAACATAAACATCAGTATCAGCAAAGCTTACACCATCATTGTCAAATATATCAAACAATGGAGCTTGATTAACAGTAGTTTTCTGCTGTGCTAATAACCATTCAATACCGTCAAAGTAGAAATCTTTACCTTGATTGTTATATCCTTTAAATGCAAATATTTCTTCTAATGGAAGAACTAATCCATCAACTGCTTCAGTTAATGTAATTACAGTGTTCGTACCACCTGCAATATTTGAGAATCTTACAACATATATTTTGTTTCTTACGTTCTCATTGGTATCTGCTGAGAATACAATTCTTGCACCATCATATAATGAATAGTTGTCATTTGATACATCATTTGCAACCAATGATGCATTTGATGTGGCAGTAATAGTTGTAGAGTCATCCCAAGTTACTGTAATTGTTAATGTAGTTGTTCCACTGATACTAGTAATCTGAGTATTTCTAGGTAATACGTTTGTAGTATCACTAATATACTGACCAACTTGGAATGTACCTGTAACATCATCTGCATCGATAGTTATAGTAGTACTTGTTCCTGTTGCGGCAGCAATAGTACCAGTATATGCAGTATATACTTCAACGTCTGGCCAGTATTGTTGTTGACCAGCAACATATGTAAACGCATCTGTTGTTCTATCATCAAAGAAATCGATAGGATCTTTACCTACAACACCGTTATTGAACAATCTTAAGTTAGGGTAAAATTCAATAATTGGGCGTTTTGCTTTGTTATCTTGTGTTGCATAAGTTGTAGCAATACTAGGATTGTTGTTATATGTTGCAGTTGCATTAATAACGTCAATGTGGAACCAACGATTACTACGAGCCCATGCATTTTTATCAATACTGTTACGAGCAATAGTAATATAATCTTGTTGTACAGGGATGTATAAGGTACTATCAAAGTTACCAATATCATATGGTAACGAATCGTATGGTGTATATGTTCCTTCAGTGAAGGGTTCGGGTGCTATCAAGTCAGCAGTATTGATTAGTTCAATTGCAGTACCAACACCTTCAACATAATATTCACCTTCAGTATAACTTGCAGGGTAAATATCACCACTGAAACTAACTTTAAGACCATTAGTAAACACTACGCCATTCGGGCTAGTATATTGTGTTTGTCCCAATATGTCATTGATATCTAATTGATTAGTTGAGTTACTTTCAATTAACTTAATTATACCTACTTTATTTGGACTTGTGCCGTCTTGGTAATACAATGTATCTAAGATTGCGCTTAAATAAGGAACAAGATTAATTACACCACTTGGGGTACGGTAGAAATTTCTTGCTTTCCATTGTGTACCATAAGTAGCTGTAATTTTTTGACTAGTAGGTATATTCTGATATGGTACTAATTGAATAATTGGATCTGTTGCATCTTCAGGATTGTCGATATAATTAATTTGAAAGAACCAACTACTTACTGGTTGATATATCAAAGAATCATCATCAAATGATACCGGAGTAACATCAGTTTGATCAAACGTTTGTAAGTCATATGCACCAAAGTTAGCAACTTCATCTGTTAAGCCGTTATAGAACATTAACGTCAAACCATTCAATGATGATACACCGTCGATGCCGCCACCGATTTCTGATAATCTCAATCCATTGATTTGACTAAACTGTAATGTTGATACTACATCTACTAGATTGTTACCTGGCAAGTTATATTCATCTTGCGCATCTTTATATGGAACACTGAATACTACAATGCCGGCGTTGGTACCGTTGTTTTCAACTCCCAATACATCACGTGTTTGTAAATTAGTTTGTTGTGGGTCAAAACCAGTAACACCTGGTTTACCTTGAATCCAAAAATCACTAGTTTGGTTTACTGCAAACGTATAAGTACCACCACGAATCAATGTTAGTGTTGGATTAGTCGCTCCTGCAGGATTAATATCACTGGAAATATTATATCCATTAGGTAAGCTTTCAACAACATAATCTGTTGCTGTATAAACTATGTCAGTAGAAATGTTTACAACCGGTGCACCAGTTGGTAACCAGTAATATTGATTGAAGTTAATAATCTTATCTAGGTTTACAAACGGATCCCAAGAGTAGAACTGACTATTGAATAATCTATCGTTATTATTAGTAATTCCACCTTCAAGCTTCAACGCATCAATAATGCCTGGATAAGATATAAAATCTTGTGCAGTAGATGTGTTTGTTTTTGTAAAGACAACACCTGGATCTAATTGATAATTTGTTCTTGTTTTAGTTGGTTCAACTACATACTTGTCTTTTGCATTAATACCATAACCAAATTTGCTACCAACATAACCTTCAATTTTCATTGTGTTAGGTTGATCAACAATTTGATCCAGAGTTGCACCTAAGAATTGTGCATTAGTAGGTGTTTGAAAAACTTCTGGTAAAAAATTTAGTGTTCTAATTCGTGCTGCCATTATAACTCTCTATTATTATATAGTACTTATCTTATTTGTAATTGCACTGGTGTAAGGGCAGCAATTACCACCACATCATTTGCAGTTGCACCGTTAACAAAAATTTCGTATGGAGCTGATTTGATTTCATACAAATCACCGAAACTCATTGTTGGATCATTAGGTACAAGAACAACTGAACTTACTAAATCTCCTAACTGGGCGTGTAAGTATGCGCTTAGTTCAGAGAAATAGAATGTATCACCAAAACTCCAATTGTTAATATTGAAATAACTATTCATTGCAGATAACACTGCACTACGTATTTCGCTATCACTTGCATTTGTGTTTTGTGATTTAATTACTTTAATCGTACCTTGCAATTGTGTTGGTGCTTTAGTTCCAAATAACGGAACAAAGCGAACACTATTAGGCACAATACTATCAGTTAACATCTTATAGTCATCTAATTGACCATATGCTTGTTGTAATTCACTAATAGTAGGTGTGTCTGGCATTGGTATAGTACCAGTAGTATCTTGTATCCAGTTTTGATAAGCAGTATAATATGCTTGTGTTACCAAATACAAATCAATAATATTTGTAGTCGCTGGATCAATACGTGTTGTATTATTGCTATTATGACGATATTGATATGACAATGCTTGACGTCCAGGCTGCATATAATATTGTGTTTGTTCAACTACCAAATAGTAAGGTGTAGTTACACTAGTATCTTGTACCGTTGTGTAAAACTTATTTTCACTATATGCATAAAATAATTGACCTAATGGATATTCATATTTAACCACTTCAATATTAGTCAACGTTGGGTACTGATAAACTACACTACTAGTAGCAATTAATTGATAACGTGATAGATTAATCGCATCTTCAATTAATTCAAAGAAGGTGTATATCCCTGTATTATTTCCACCAGTTACATATCCTGTTACGGTTTGGAAAAAGTCTGGGTCAGTAACAATTTCATTATTATTAACATCAATACTTGCAACTTCTACTTCAAAGTCATTGACATACCCATCACTCTCAACAGTTTGTCCAATAATACTAATCTGTACAGGTTTTGCTAATGCATTATTACTACCAGGTTGTGTGTTAGATGGTAGTATCTTAACATAGTCTGATAAGATTTTACCAGTAACTGGATCATACACAAGTTTACCTGTTTCAAACCAAAAACGTGTGTCAGCCACACTTCCAAAATAGTAACGTAATGATTTATATGTAACTTCATATCGATTGCTGCCAACACTATTGAAATTAACAAACCACCCTGTTGCATTATATGCGGCAACAGACCATCTATCTTGGCTAATTAATAATGAGTTATCAAAAATCAAGCTGAAGCTTTGATTTAATTCCATTTTGATACGGGCTTCAGTCAATACGCTTGTAGGTAATGTATTCTGGAATGCAGGTATTACTTGAGTAATAATTGCGCCTTGCGGTACATAACCATTTAATGATACAGGACCTGCACCATTACTAAAGTTACCCTCACCGTTATTGTAGCCATCACCGATAACACTTAGTACTGTTGTCCAGTAGTATGTGATATTGCTTGCACCGGCGATGCCATACACTAATCTATTATTCTCATCAAAATATGCACCACTCGGTGCATCAACTCTAACCAATGCACCTTTAGTAACATACTTCATGTTATGTGTATTATATGTGCCGGTTGATATAGGTGTATTAGTAGAGCCAACAATATTATAGAAGTAACCAGTAATACTGTTAGCATCAACTGTGCTGGTATTCCAATAAACAGTACCATCTCCAGACGCTATGTTAATATTATAACGTGGGTAATTCTGTAGATAATATTGTTTTGCTCGATTATCAGCTAATGCTAATGCCAATGAATCTGTTAAGAATTTAATGATATCACCGGTGTTGCTAATGGTTAATAACAAATTACCATCATCAGTATTTTGATATAAACCACCGTCACTTGCAAATGAATTCGTGCTGGAGTATTTTCCTGTAGGATCTAGCAAGTCTAAGTTTTTAGACACGCCGATAGAACTACGATTAATGGCTGCACTTTTAATAATTGAACTGTATAATGTATATGGGAAATTTGTATAATCTTCACCATTAACCATTCTGTTCTGTGTATAATATCGAGCAGGAGCACGTAATTTAATGTTTGCTAATGTTTCTCTGGCTTGCGCTGTTGAAGCTGGTGTTTGTAATGATAATCCTATAGTGAGTGCTTCTGTTCGTCCTGCTCTGCTAATATACTGTATTGTTACTTGTATCCCTTGCATTTCAGTAGGATCGATAGTATATGTTAATGCATTACCTGCACGAACATATGCTCTAAATGTTCCAACTGGTGCTTCGGAAAATACTCCATCACCGAAAGTGTAACTAACTTGGTCATTGAACCTAGAAACTACAGAGAATACTTTCTTATAGCTACTCTCTGTTTGTAAACTAGCATTTGCATAAACGCTATCTACTAATCTCCATAATGTTCTACCACCGTTGCTAGTATTAAGTTGATATAACCACGTATCTGTATTATTAACACCTTGAATGTCAATATCTACTACTTGGTTACTAATCTGTTGAGCTAAGTTAAAATCATAACTCTGTAATGTTCCTTGCTTAAAGTAAAAGAAGAAACCTGTATTTGGACTACCGTAACCTAATTTGTCGTTACGATACATCATATTCATCTTTCCACTTGGTGCAGGTGGAATTTCATATACATAATCTTCATCTAAACTAGTTGCACTAACTAACTCAAAATTCATATTGATAGTATCAACTGTACTAGTGAATGGTACAATAGGTAAGCTTGTAGGTGGAATGTTTACTGAGTATTCGTCAGTCTTTACACCTAATATTTCTTGTGTATTTCCAGGACGCCCTACACGTTGACTGTTAATTAATGTAGCATTGATAATCGTATTAAATTGTTCTAACCAATTAGCGTTTGCAGGGTCATTCCAAAGAATTGTCTGATTACTTAAGTTAATACCATTAATGTCTGTTAGGTTTTCAGTAGTACTAATATTAGTAATCTTAAGATAGCCCTGACCTGCAATGTTACGTTTAGGATTATAGCTTACTAAGTTAGCTAATTTGATAACACTATCTCTACGTTCAGCAGTATCAATAAAGTTTTCACGTGTATTTAAGTCGTTACGGAAAGCTAAACCTTGTCCCATAAACGCCATAACGTCAAGTAGAGCGATAAACTCACTTGATTCAATGTAATCATTAAACGTTTCAGGGTAGTAGGTGCGTAGATAATCTATAAAACTCTTACGCAGAGTCTCATAGTCATAGCTTTTAAAATCGGCTTCACGGAAGGTTTGATAAATCTGTTGCCAATTTTGTACACCAAATATTGCGGATTGTCTGGAACTTGTAGCCATAGTTATTCTCTTTTAAGTATTTATCTTAAATGAAAACCATGGTTTTTGTTATTGTACGGTAGCTGTATTAGTTAAATTGTTGAAGAAAACGTTTAGTATTTCAGCATTGTTGAAGGGTGCTATAGCTAATTCTACTTCTAATAGAATGCCGTTATCTTGCTCATAACTTTTTACTGTATTGATAATAAGTCTAGGATCGTTACTAGCGATTCTACGTATTTCGTTTTCTATACGTAGGCGTGTTTGAGGATCATTTGGCTCAAATATATAGCTCCAAATAGTAGAACCATATCCAGGATTGCCAACTTTCTGACCTTGTTGAATGTTTAGTGCATTGATAAAGTCTCTAACAACTAAAGGTTCGTCTACTAAACGATATTTCTTACCAGGAACAACCGGCTTTAAAACTCCACCTACACCACCGTCAATGCCGGTCGATGCATTAGTGGTCTTTGGCTCATTCGCCCCGATCGTTGAAAATCCTACATATGTTGGCATGTTTTATCCTATATAATATTTATGCTACTGTTTCTAGGGCGGCTAACTCATCTGATAGTGCAAGCCATTTATTTCTCAATTCATTAATTTGAGGATCACCTGCAGGAAGTTCATTTTTTGCTTTAGTAAATGCTAATCTAGCTTCTCTGACTTCTGCAACTTTAGCAAACACCTTTTCAGTTAATTCTCTCTGTTCAGCAATCTTCTTACTAAGAGCTTCTGTACCAGCAGTTTCACCCGTTGTTGCGGGGTTTCCACTATAGTTTGGTGCAGGTATCTTAGGATCATTTAACGCATCTGTGAAATTCTTAGCTAAATCCGTACGATTGTTAGTACCTTCACCTACTACTGGTAATATGACAGGTACTGAACCACCTGAACTTAATGAAGATATTGCTGACGTAAGCTTTGCTGATAATGCCGGACTGAGTCCAGTATTGGCTAATCCCAATAATGATGCTCCCGGCACCTTAAGTTTGTTTATCAATGTACTAGCAGTTCCAGATAATATACCTGTACTTATAGAAGAAGTAACTTGAGTTATTGCACTTGTTATGTTACCTGCACCTGGCAATACAGTAGGTACTCCTTTAACTACAGTTGCCACTGCATTCTGTGCTCCGGGTAATCCACTTAATCCACTTGATGCGCTTGCTGGTAGTGTCGCACTAACTGCACTTGCGGCATTTTCTGTAGCACTTACAATGTTAGTAACCGTTCCCACTCCAGTTGTTATAGCAGTATTAATACTAGTTGATCCGTTAATAGCTGATGAGGCTGCTCCTGATGCTATAGCGTCAGCATTGATTCCTGAATTAATTGCGGCTGCATTAGCAACATCAGCTACACTACTTGGAACTGTTCCAGAAGATTGAACATCTGCAATAGCTTTTTCAGCGATTTGTTTTAAGTTCTGTGGCTCACCTGCTTTAAGTGTTGGGAAGCCTCTAGTGATCGCATAAAACGCAGATCCAGCAACTCCTTTTGCACTATCTAATAACCCACTTATTCCAACACCAATACCTTTTTTAATTCCTGACAGTGAAGTTGCAATAGAACTTAATCCACCTGTTACCACTGCACCCATATTAGCGGCATAGTTACCTGATGATATAGTACTAGTTACGTCCCCTAACATTTGATTTATTGCCTTACCACCTTGTGTTACTGCACCTGATACTCCACCGGATGCAGTTTTTAAATAGTTAACTGTAGTTGTTAAACCAACGCTTGCAGTAGCATTGACTAGACCTGCAATTTGACCATCGGCTTCATTACCTGTTATGACTCCAGCTTGTGTTAATTGGGTTTGTGCTTGTTGATAATTAGCAACTTGAGTTTGAACCTGTGCTGTAGGATTATTAATATACTTTGCAACATTTTCTGCACCCGGCTTGCCTGTAAATAAATTCTGTGTCATTGCTTGTTCAATTGTTTTACCTGAACTTACTAATGAGTTAATTAGTACCGCACTACCCGGTTTCAAAACTCCGGCTGCTTCCATTTGCTGTGGTGTCTGTGCCATTTTACCAATTGCAGGTACTGCACCACCTGCAGTTTGAACGATACCTGCACCTGCTTTAACGGCAGCGGCTGCAGGACCAACTTGTGCGGCTGTTGCGGCTGCGCCAACTAAAGCGTTAGTAGCGTTTGGACCTATTGCTTTACTTACTGCTCCGGTCACTGGAACAGTAGATGCTACACTAGGTGCAACTGGTGCAGTGGGTGTGCCGGGTACACTTGCATTAGTTGCGGCTACTGCAGGACTAGGAGCACTAGGGAAGTTTGCGCTTGCACTATTATCTACTTTAACATCTACCCCTTGATTTGCATTACTCCATGGTGAGTGAGCCGGTGCACGAGTAGTAATACTTAATAATGTACCCGGTGCTGCCGCCCAGCCTTTTGCTTTGTCATGCAATGTATCAGTATGTGCAACTGTAGTCAATGGTTTAACTTCTTGCGGAACTAAACTTGCTGAGCCAGTATTTAAATTGATTTTACTACCATTTACAAACGTGACCGCAGAACTAGCAAAACTTGCTTCACCTGAACTAGCAAGACTCATTCCGCTACCAACTTTCAATGTGTATTTGCCTAATGATTGTATATTGTAATCTGTACCAATTCTAAAATTAGTTTTCTTATCACTGTTTAGATTAATATTTTCACCGTAAAAATTAAAATCTTTTTTGGCGTGCATATTAATATTGTTGTCTGCATGTAAGTTAAGATCACCTTGTGTTCGTATGTTTACTGAGTTAGTAGAATACATATCAATTGTACCTTCTTTACCTAACTCAATATAACTTTGTCCGTTAGCGTGAATGATGAATAAGGTTTGACCGTCATCACTCATTAATATCTGATGACCTAAACTACTACGTAATCTAATTAGTTGATCTCTACCTAATAGATCACCATCATCCATTACAATACTGTGACCAACTCTACGTGAAGTAATCTTTAAATTACCTTGTTCTCCTTGGCCCGTTGCGGCATCAGCAATAGTTTCATCAGTAAATCCGCCTTCATATATTGGTCTACCTGGAGTATTAACACCCCATCCAACACGACTTGGACTTTCACGTTGTGCAGATGTTCCTATTGTACCTCTAATTGTATCTCTAATCAAACCTTGTTGTGCTAATACACCTGCAAGATAACTGTTTACTGGTTTAGGTTCATTAAAGAATAATGCGCTATTGTTAATCTTATCATTGTTTGTGTTGATATTAGTTACTGGTAATTTCTTTGCACCACCATAACTGTTTGCTTCATTCTGATTAAGAACTGCAGTCTCAGATGAGCCATTAGCAGGAACCATATATAATGCTTCTGGTTGAGGAACACATCCTATCCAATATCCATAGTTAGGATCACCGTTAACAAATAGACAAATAACAGTAGTACCTACATCTGGTGGGCTAGTCCACATACCATAGCTAATAGGATTTTGTTTGTATGTACCATATCCTGTCTTGTCACCGGTTGCTTCGGTTGAGCCATAGAAAGGTGTCATATAGTTTACCGTTACCCAACTATTACTATCATCAGGATCAGTACCTCCCATATCACTAACATATACTCGTAATCTACCTGAACGGATAGGGTCTATGTTATCTTTTACTACTCCAAATACAGGTACAGGACTAACTACGGCGCCACCTGCACCTAATTTATTTGCGCTTGTTGCGCCTCTGGGTTTAAAAATATTATTTGCCATTATGCACCTTCACCTGGTCTTGCACCAGTAAGTAATGTTGTGTTTTCTGTTTCTCTACCTGCATCTGGGCTTTGTGAGTTAGCAACACCGTTTTGTGTTTGTCCTGCATTCTGAACGCTATCATCATTAGCTACACCTTGAATAGTACTTTCAGTTTGTGTTGGACTTGGTGTAGTATCAAAGAAAAGATCATTGTCTGGCGTTTGTTGCATTGCTAATACTTGTTCATCAACTCCCGAAAATTCGTTGTCGGGTGAGTAGCCAGTACCAAAACTAGTAGTAGAACCACTGCTTGGTGTAGCTCCTTCTCCGTCTTGGTTATTACCTGATCGTACATCAGAACTTGCTAAGTCAATACGTCTAGGATCATTTGCCGCAAATGCTGTTCTCGCATTAGCCGCATTCTCAGTAGTTAATGCGACGCCGGAGCTAGCGGCAGTAGTAGTCGTTGCATTTGATCGTCCACCTGAGGCTGATGCGGGTGTGCCCAACACTCCTGGGAAATCATTGATATTCATTGATAAGGTTTGTGTAAATTTACCGCCCTTAAAATAATGTTCTATTTCAGTAACCATATAACTAACACCTTTAATCTTATTAGCTACTGATGCTGGGTAATTCCAAAAGTATATAGATCCGTTAATGTCTAATAAGCCATCACTGTTATCATAGTCAATTGCTTCTTTAAAATCTATTTCAACAAATACTTGTCCACCGTTAGGATTGATAGTAAACCCATCACTACCATAAAATTGATTATAAACTTGATTGATACTTGATGGAGTTTCTTGTGCTAAGTAATCAGGATCTCCTAATATACTAACTTTAGCTTTTGCATATGCGCCAGGATCATATAAACTAGTCATGTAAGCATTTTGTGCTTCCATACCTGCATCGACCCTACCTTGACTGTCTTGGTTTTGTTTTTTGTTTGGCTCAGTTGGAATATTAGCACCACCGCCTTGACTTGCTGGATCTCCGTTAGGTGTCAATGCTACATTGAAGTATGTATTATCCATGGTCTGTTCGTATGATAAGATTTCACTGTTCTTTCCAGTAAACCAATATTCATAACGTTTGTGCGGACCATAATACTTACTTGACTTTGTATATGGAGAGAAGGCTGCAGGTGTTTCATATGGTTGTATCACGTATGTAATTTCATATGCAAACCCACCTACTTTAGTATCAAAGCCTAATGTTTTAATTTCTGTACTTAAGTTATACCATTTAACAGGTGGAATATCTTTCTTTTTAACAACTTCCGGACTATTTGTATCTGGATCAGGTGTTTCACTGGCAACAAATATAACTTTAAGTGCATCTTCCATATATGAACTTTGTTTTATAATGTTGTTGATAGCCTGTGGTATAGGTGTACCTTGTTTAATGGTTATTAATCTTTTAGTAATATCAGGTGTAGCTTTTACACTAGTACCTTCATTGACTTCATTACTATTATCTGCTCTACCCATAGGTAGTTTGCTTTTATCCGGATCGGCTTTACTGATTAAACTAGCACTTTGTATAAGATTAGTATCACCTAAGAATCTAACTTTATACACATTTGGTATTTCAATTGATCCTTGTGATTTTAATGTTTGCTGATTTTCATTTATCGTTTTCAACAAACTAGTAATACCATCACCTTCACCTTCTAATGCTTCTTTTACTGTGCTAGCTACTATAGGTACATTGTTATCCGCTACACCTTTAGCTGTTCCCAATGCTACACTCGTAGATATAATTGCCGCTGATATGTTATATGTTGTTGCACCACCATTAATTTTAAACTTCATAGAAGTTAAAATAATATCATAAAATCTTTCATATACACCGCTGGCGTCCGGACTAGCATTAAATGTGTCATCAGAAAATACTTCACTGGCATTTGCTATATTACCATTCTTATCATATCCTTGAAATCTAATACCCAAAATAAAGAATTGCTTGCTTGCATTCATTGCTTTGTCGTAATTCTTTAACTTGCTATTCTTTTTTAATGCATCATTTGCTCTTTTAAGTTTGGTAATAAAAGAGAATCCATACGGTTCATATATGTTAAATGAAATAGCAGTTACGTTAGACGCTGTTTGTGTGCTTTTACCGTTAACTGCAGTTTTGATTTTTAAATCATCAATATAATAATCTAATTCAAATCCAGGAGCACGTTGGCTAGTTTTATTATTAATACCACCTGATTGTGCAATTAAGAATGCACCACCATTGGTTGCTTGACCATTACTATCTTTTGCACTTAGCGCATTAATGTTCTTTCTTCCTGATAATTGGAATGCATCATATGCGTCAGGTGTTATCATATACAAGCTTAATTGATATGTATAACTACTAAAATTACCTAATGGGTTTTGTAATCTACTGCCCGGTGTTGGACCTGTGCCTACGCTTTTATTAACTACAGTATTACCTGCAGGGGCTTGTGCTTTACCTGCTTGTGTTTGACCTGCATAACTCTCATTAAGAGTTTCCATCTCATTACTACCGACAGCAGTAGCATTATTTTCTTTGGCGGCATAATTGGCAGCATAGTTAGCATCATAACTATACTCGCCGTCACCTTCAGTGCCTCCTAAATCATTATTGTCAGGAGTAGATGATACTATATTACCAAACTCATCAAATGTTATTGCCATTTATATACCTAATACTTGTTTTAGCGTTGACGCTTCTGGCAAATAGATACTTGTACCTGCAGTAAAATCAAAGAAAGGATCTTTCAATGTATTCGGATTTCTACTTGCAAATACCCACCATAACTTTGGATTACTATATAAGTCATATGCTAGCATATCAGGGCGTAAGTTATACGTTTGAGTTATCTCCCAATATCTATCACTACCTAATTTAGGTATAGGACGATCTATTAATACATCTAAAAATCTACCATTAACTACACCTGTTGCGTAGTATGGGCTTGTTGCTGGATATAAACTATTAGCCATTACCAAATACCTCCACCTGAACGTTTGCTACCACGCAATAATGCACCTGTCGCATACTCTTTTAAACTAAACTTATTACTGATATCATTTCTAGTAACAATAGGTATGCAAGTGATTTGCAATTGTAATTTAGTAGGTACATATGTTGCTTCACTATTAATCATTGAGTTCTGTGTTGAGAAGTTAGGTAATTTAGGAGATAAACCATTAATAACTGTTCTTACTACACTAGGAACAAAACTATTTAATATGTTATTTTGTTGGGAAATATTAACACCCGGTTGATTTGTCTGACTGCCAGCACGTATATAATCTACATCTGTTGGAGTTGTATATGTAAAGTTAGTTACGACTAAAGGATGCGAATCAAATGTATATGCACCAAAGCCACTTAAATAACACAATGGAGGAGGAACACCGTTATTTGGATTCTGATCCTGTCCATAAAACATCTTAGTTACACTACGGAAAAAGTGTATGACGGCTAACAAGTAATTAGCTTCTGTTGTATCTTGTGCAGTGAAGTCAGCCGTAATTGAAACAGTGTCTACACTACTACCTTTATATTGATATACTTTGTAGTTACTATGAACTAGATCGCTAGCATCATATCCTGCACTGTATGTTACTGAAATTGCAGGTGTATACGGAAATATAACACCATCTGTAGATTGTAATGGTGCTAGTATGCCTGCTTGTTCTTTTGGAACTTTATATAAGTAGTTTGCGTTTGGGGCTAAACTTAATCTTGCTCGCCAATCTGGTTTTTGTTGAAAGTTAACACTATCATCTTTAGTTGCAGTTGAACGTGTATTGTTTAATGCGGTGGAGATACCTTTAGGGACTGATTGATTAACTGCATCAATCGCAGCCTGCGTATTAGCTTCGTTGCTTCGTTCTTCTGCTGCCAATCTAGCTGCCTCAAAAGGATCTTCTTCCGTGATTGGAGTTGGTTCGTAATTTTCAATATCACTGTTACCTGCAGGCTCATTAAACGCTAGGTCTTCTGCTTGTTTTTGTATTGCAATATCGGTTCCGGGAACTGCCCCGGCATTCGCATTTAAATTAGGATCACTATCTGTATTAATTGTTTGTTGAGTTTCTACCGTTTGTGCTTCAGTTCCTATGTTTGTGTTTGGATCAGATGCAGTATTAAGAAGGTTTAATTCATTTTGTAACTGGGTTAGATAATTTTTTGCAATAGTCAAACTTCTTTCAATATCAGCAATTACTGCCGGATCTGGATTTGGTGATCCAGCGGCTGCATCTAGTTGAAGTTCTAGTGTTGCTACTTGCGCCTTTGCCAAAGCGATATCGGCTTCTAATTGAGCTTGTGATGCCATAATATGTTGTTATCCTTACTTATATTTAGCACTAAATAAAAGTGCTGTTTTTACCCTTTCCCTCACAAAATCGTTGCTTTTCAGCAACAATAATGCTATACTTACATCAACATAATAACGGAGAACTATGAGCCTACCATCACGCAAACCTGTCAACTATTTAAATAATAAAGACATTTTAAAAGAGATACATGAAAGCAAAAACGCATATTGCTACTTTACTAAACCAGAATTTCATCGCTACGATTTCATTGTAGATATGCCGCAAGCTAGTATTGAAGAAAGTTTAGCTTATGCATATAAACCAGAAACAATACAACAAGCAAAAGAAACTAGAGCATTACGTCTTAGTTTAGAACAAGGCAGTAAAGATGCAGTTAGTCCAGATTCAATAGATATTAAAGATTTGGTATTTCGTGTAATGACTTGGGATCATGTTCCAGTTGCACCAAAACAACCCCGCAAAACAGTTAAAAAGAAAACAGCAAAAGATATATTTGAGTTCGAGGAACCAGATCCAGATGAGATTTTTGCTGATTTAGAAGATACTACAACCAAAGCTGAAGTAGATGACATGGTCCATGTCAAAGTTAATTTCCCACCATTCCAACATTATAAATTAGATGAAACTAATACATTTCAATGCATAGGTAAAAGTCATTGGAAAGGTGATTTAGAGACCGGTGAATTCAGTAAAGATCACGGACAAGTTACTAACAAACTTGCCCGTATGTACATTATGATGTGCGAAAAATACGCTATGAAGTATAATTGGCGTGGATATACATATAATGATGAAATGCGTAACAGTGCTATCTTGCAGTTAACCTATGTTGGCTTACGTTTCAATGAAGCTAAATCTGCTAACCCATTCGCTTATTATACGGCTGCTATAACAAATAGTTTCTGTCGTGTATTGAATACCGAAAAACGCAATCAAAATATACGTGATGATATTTTAGAATTAAATGGATTGAATCCAAGTTGGTCTAGACAAGGTTCCGGCTCAAGTAGTACAGTATATGAGGAATAAAAATGATACCAAAAATAGTAATACAAACATCTAAAAATCCAATTGAACCATTTGTTGTTGCAGAATTAAAAAAGTTCTTAAGTTACGAATGGGCATATCATTGGTTTGATGACAATGCTATCATTGATTTCTTCACAAACAATCCATTAGAAGAATTCCCAGATATAATTAAAGTTTTTAATGATTTGAAATCAGGACCACATAAAGCTGATTTGTTTCGGTATTATTTTATGTACATTAACGGTGGTGTCTTTATTGATTCCGATGCGCTATTAAAAGTAAAGTTGGATAGCATCATCAATGATTACCCTTGTGATTTTTTTGCTCCATTAAACGTAGATACTTCTTTGAAAGAACGCAGAGATATTGATAGAGTTTTTAATGGATTTATGGGCTGTTCTAAAAACAATAAAATTGTATACGATGCCTTAAAGGACTTATATACCATTGACCACGCTGAGTTAGAAAATGACTATCATGTAGTTTGTAGAAATTTAACTACGTTTGTACATAAACATTCTAATGAGATTAAAGTTCATTTATTCAATGAACTATGTGATTTACCCGGAATAGGTAGAACATTTGAAAGTTCTACTGGTACAACACTGTTGCACCATTATTATCGTACTAAAGTCCCAAATGATTTGAATTAACTAGATAGAACTGTTATACTAGGACAATGAGTAATTTATTTAAAAAAGCCGCTGTCTTCACTGACATTCATTTCGGATTGAAGTCTAACAGCTTACAGCACAACCAAGACTGTTCCGATTTTGTAGATTGGTTTATTAAGAAAGCAAAGAGTGAGGGGTGTGAAACTTGTTTCTTTTTGGGCGATTATAATCATCATCGTGCAAGTATTAACATTCACACACTTCAGTTTGGTCTACAAGCACTAGAAAAACTAAGTGCAAACTTTGATACTGTATATTTCATACCAGGTAACCACGATCTTTATTATCGTGACCGTAGAGATATTCATAGCGTTGAATGGGGTAAACATCTACCAAACGTTAAAATTATCAATGACTTCTTTAGTCAAGGAGATGTAGTTATTGCACCCTGGCTTGTACAAGAAGATTACAAGAAATTACAAAAGATGGGTGGCAAATATCTATTCGGTCACTTAGAATTACCTCGCTTCTACATGAACGCTATGGTTGAGATGCCCGATCACGGTGAGATTAGTGAAGACCATATGACTGGCTTTGAAAAAGTATTCAGTGGTCATTTTCACAAACGACAAGCACGTAAAAACATTTGGTATATCGGTAATGCTTTCCCGCATAATTATGCTGACGCAGGTGACGATGCACGTGGTATGATGATTTTAGAATGGGGAAGTGAGCCAGTATTTCATACATGGCCTAGACAGCCCGTTTTCCGTGTTCATAAACTAAGTGATATCTTAGAAAACCCTGAAGGCTTGCTATTGATTGACAGTCATGTTAGAGTACATTTAGATATTGAAATATCATACGAAGAAGCTAATTTCTTACGTGAAACATGGATTCCAGAACATAAACTACGAGAGATGGCATTGATACCAATGAAGTTAGAGCAAAATGAGAATGGTCAAACAGCAGACGGATTGAAATTCGAATCAGTAGACCAAATTATCATTGACCAAATTAACGCAATCGAATCAAATAATTTTGACAAAAAGATTCTTTTGGACATTTATAACAACTTATGATTACATTACAAAACATTACTTTACGCAATTTTTTATCAATCGGACAAGTAACACAAGCAGTAGACTTTGACAAGAAAGACTTAACACTTATTCTAGGTGAGAACTTAGACTTAGGTGGTGACGGTGCACGTAACGGCACAGGTAAGACTACATTGATTCAAGGTCTTAGCTACGCATTGTTCGGTCAACCCATTAATAACATTCGTAAAGATAATTTAGTTAATCGTACAAATGGTAAGGGTATGTTAGTTACTCTTACATTCAACGTTAACGGGACTAATTATAAGATTGAACGTGGTCGTAAGCCAAATATTCTTAAGTTCTATGTGAATGATGTTCAGGAGAAAGCTACTGAGGATCAACAAGGCGAGAACAAAGAAACACAAGCGGCAATTGAAAAAGTTATTAACATGTCACCTGACATGTTCCGTCACATCGTTGTGCTAAACACATATAGCGAGCCGTTCTTAGCATTGAAAAACAATGACCAGAAAGATATCATTGAGCAATTGATGGGTATCACCTTGTTAAGTGAGAAGGCTGAAGTTATCAAAGAGATGATTCGCCGTAGCAAAGATGATATTCAAAGTGAAGAATTTAGAGTTAAAGCGATTGAAGAAGCTAACAAACGAGTTAAAGAACAGATTGATGCACTAAAGCGTAGACAGACATTGTGGTTGAAAAAACATGATGAAGATTTGACTACTCTTGCGTTACATTATGATGAACTAAGCAAAATCAATATTGAAGCTGAGTTACAAGCACACAAAGACTTAACTCTTTGGAATAAACAAAAGGATGCACAAGACACATACAATGCATTAGTTGCACGTTCTACCGCTTGGCAACAAAAACATGATACTGATGTTACTGTAGCACATACTGCATACCTACGTAAAAATGAATATGATATTGAAACTGAGCTTAAAGCTTGGAGTGATTTAAAAGAATGGCTAGTAGCTGAAGCTGATCAGAAAGCCATTGCTATTACAATTGATACCCAAACCAAAAGTATTGCAAAAGAAAAAAAATTAATTGAGAAATTGGTTCGGGAAGTTAAAGAACTTGAGGATCATAAGTGTTATGCTTGCGGTCAAGACTTCCATGATGATAAACATTTAGAAGTTACATTAGAAAAGACAACACTACTTGAAAATGCTAAAGCTGATTTAGCTGAATTGGAATCACAATTAGCAAGTAACCAATCACTAGTTAAAGATATTGGGCCCAAGCCTACCCCATCATATAAAACTGAAGCGGAAGCTATTCGTCACAGCGGTGATGTAGCTAACTTGAAGAAAGTATGGGAAGATAAAAAACAAGAGTCAAATCCATTTAATGAGCAACTATTAGAGAAACCTGTTGTATTTTTAGATATAAAACCAGTTACGCATTATGATACAGAAGCTGAAGCAGTTAAGCATTCGAGTGAAGTTGCTAACATTCTAAATCAGATTGATAACAAAGCACAAGAAACTGATCCATATGCAGAACAAGTTATCGAAATGGAAACGCAAGCATTGCAAGCTATTGACTTTGAAGCTATCAATCGTTTGACAAGAACAATGGAACATCAAAAGTTCTTGTTAGATTTGTTAACTAGCAAAGATAGTTTCGTTCGTAAGAAGATTATTGACCAGAACTTGAGTTACTTGAATAGTCGCTTGACACATTACTTAGATAAGATCGGTCTACCACATCAAGTTATCTTTAAGAATGACTTGCAAGTTGAAATTACTGAGTTAGGTCGTGAACTTGACTTTGATAACTTGAGTCGCGGTGAACGCAATCGATTGATTCTTGGCTTGAGCTTTGCTTTCCGTGATGTATGGGAATCATTGTATTCACCGATCAATACATTGTTCATTGATGAATTGATTGATAGTGGTTTAGATACAATGGGTGTTGAGAATAGTTTAGCTATTCTTAAAGACATGAGCCGTAGACGACAGAAATCTATTTGGCTTGTTTCTCATAGAGAAGAACTTGCAGGTCGAGTACCAAACGTTCTTAAAGTTGTTAAAGAAAATGGCTTTACAAGTTATAATACATCAGTAGATATAGAATAATTTTAAAGCGAGTTACAGACGATAAGTAGTAGTATGCCAAGTCCACAGAAACAAAAAGGTTCCGGTTTTGAGCGAGAAATCGCTAAATATCTTTCAGAGAAGTACGGTGAGTCATTCATTCGTGCTCCGGGGTCTGGAGCTTATATCGGTGGAAAAAATCAAGCAAGAACACAAATCTTGCATGAAGGTCAAGTAAGAAGTTTTAAAGGGGACATTGTTCCTGGTCATACGTTTACTAAAATGAACGTTGAATGTAAATTTTATGCTGACTTTCCGTTTCATTTATTACTTTCAGGGGAATGCAAAGTAATAGATGCTTGGTTATCACAACTCATGGATGTAGCTGACCCGGGCGATTGTAATATTCTGTTTATGAAATTCAATCGTAAGGGTCGTTATATTGCTGTTCAAAGCAAATTAACATGGGTGACTGACAATTTCTTATATTATACTAGTCCCAAAAACGGAGATTGGATAATTACAGAATTTGACAGTTTCTTCAACCACAACAGTGAATTACTAAAAAAATATTCAGGATCAACAGACACCACGTCAAATCAAACTGTTACAGATAACAAAATCCTCACAATCAATACTTAATTTAATATAAAAATTTGTTGTCCTGGCTGCAGGACCTCCTTGAGTTTGTACAGATTGTGCTGTGCTGACGGATCTGGAGTAAGCGTGTATAGCGATATACACGGAATACCGAGAGGGCAATCGGCAAAGCGAACCCTCAACAAGTCTATGACAACTTTATTTCTGCGTCATAGAATGTGCGTTGCGGAATGAAACACTAGAGTGCGTATATTCAACTACAGTCCCGTAAACTTTACAGAGCAACCGGTAGCGTTTAATAGCATCAAATAGCTAATTAGACGGGGAAGAAATGACAATGGATGACGGTCGTGCAAACAACCCTTTACCAAAGGTAGTGCAAATTTGCACTACCATGGCTTCAAATCGGCAATCATATCCGTATATAATTAGAATTAAAAAACAATAGATAACCGTAAATAATAAGAACGAACGAAGTGAGTTCTTAGATGAACGAAGTTCATCTTTACAAAGAAACAACCCGATGTGATAAATGAACAGTTACGGGATTAATTAGAAGAATGGCATTTGTGATTTCTTAGTAACATCCAAATTACCATCAATAATTTTTTTAATTTCTTCACGTTCCTCTGAGGACATGTTTAATATATCTTCATAAGATACACCACCTCTCATGTACCAACTCATACTAAGTGCGTTTTTCTTAATAGCGGCACACTCATTTTCCATGTCATCAATAAGCTTCTTTACACCCTCGTGGTCAAGGTGTAGAAGCTTCATCCGAAAAAATCAGATGTATTCAATGTAAATTGTTGATCATATTCATGTTGGCAATTAACACATTTAATACGCAATGGTTTAATTTCAGTCTGTGCTTTAAGATTACTATTGTATTCTCTAATAGCAATATACGTATCTCTATCACAATTATGTAAGAAATCTAAAATATATTCACGTTCCTCTACAAATGCGCTAGGTGTTCTAACATGTGTTATAGTCTGTGACAAAATACGCATCGTAACTTCGGTTATGAATTTTAATGCTTCTTGTGTCTTTTTATTACGTATAGCTTCATCTTCTTCTTTTTCTAACATAATAAAAATACGCTGTGCTTCCAATTGACTAGTACCAGCTTCATTCATTTCTTTATAAGATAACGGTCTAAATTTAATAGACAAATCATTTAACACTAATTCTTTTTCGTAATCAGCAGATTTAAGTTGATTTAGTATACCAACTAAGTTAACTCCGTAATCAGAAACTTCCTTACAGCTTGGGCATTCAGACGCAATTGCCATATCATTACCACCGGCTGCGGATCTAATGGCAATTAATACAGCATCTAAATCAATACTATTAATAGCCCACGGGTCTTTGATATCTGGGATACAGCTACGAATAATATCTGCCATTGCAGTACCGTTATATAACGCATCAGGTGTTTTTGAACTAATCTCATCAATTGCAGTCATGGGATATACTGCTAACTCACCGGATTCTGGTATAGTCACAACATTAGGTGGGTACATCTTGCCACCACTAGGTAGTTTCAAATAAATTGAAGGTCTACGGAAATATTGTTTTAGTGGGTTGTTTTGGATAGTCATTGTTGTCCTTGATAAAAAATGGGCAATTGCCCAATACTAAATACTACATAATATTTAGTGGGTAAAAAACATGGCAGAAAATTTAGATCCAGAAGTTGTAAGACAATTAACTGAAGCAGTTGAAAACTTAACCAACGTAATGTACGCCGCTGGTGGAAAAATAACCGGATTAGGAGATGCCACTACTAAGGTTAGTAATGCACAAAGAGGGTATGAGAAGGGTGTAAAATCAGGAACAGAACTGCAAAATGCATACACTGAATCTCAAAAGAAAGCCAGAGCGGCTGCAAATAATTTTGCACAAGCCCAAGATCAAGCAATTAGTGCATTGAAAGGGTTTGCTACTGGTTTAACTAACACCTCTACTGAATTTTCAAAATTTAACTCTACGCTAAGTAGCGCAGGTGACGCGGCATTTCAGTTTGGTAAAGCCTTAGGACCAATTGGATTAATTGCCGGTGCATTAGTCAAAGGCATGACAATGGCGGCACAAGCTGCCACTAAGCAAGCTGATAATACACTAAAAGCAGTTGATGAGATGAACAAGATGGGAGCCGCCGGCGGCCTCACTGCTAAAAGTGTTGCTGAGATGGGCATTAAGATTGGTCTAAGTAATGAACAATTTGCCTTAATGCCGAAAGCTCTAAAAAGAGCCGGTGATAGTATTGTTAGTTTAGGTGCAACTACAGCAGATGGTCAGAAGAAAATGATGGGTATGCTTGCTGTTACTAATGAACAGCGTGAAGCATTCCAAAGATTAGGTATTGGCCAAGAAGACTTGATGGGATATCAAGCTGACTATGTAGCATTACAAAAAGCTTCTGGTGCACAATTAGTAGGCTCATTAAAAACTGAAGAAGGTCGTAAAAAAGCCTCATTAGAATATACGTCTAACTTATTGCAATTGGCTGCAATAACCGGTAAAGATATTGATACTGTTGCGGCACAGCAAAAACAAGCACAAGCCGCTTATGAGATACAGTTAGATAATGCTAGAATCACTAGAGAGATCAAAAAAGCTGAACAAGAAGGCAATACTGACAGAGTAAAACAACTTGAAGCAGAAAAAGAAGCTAGAAATAGTATGCTTAATGTCGTTGCTGATATTGGTGATGCAGACATAACAGCAGGTTTACAAAAGTTCTTATCAACAGGTGCTATAACTGAACAATCGGCTGCATTCGCACAAATGGGTGTTGATATGCAGGGCTTTAGAAAGCGTATGCAAGATGGTGAAGATGTATCCGCTGAGTTTGCACAAGCTCTTAAAGATGGTATTGCTAGAAAACAAGAAGAAGTAGGAACTGCGGCCGCATATAATAAAGAAGTTGGTAAAGTCTTTGGCTTAACTGAAAAAACAATGGAATGGGCGGCAGGTAGAGCAGAAGTAGATGAAAAGAAAGCTAGAGCAGAAGCCGCAAGAAGTATAGGTAAACCTGAAGATGGCAAGACAGGAGAAACAGCGGCTGAAGATCCTGCACAAAAAGCTAGAAATGCAATGACCACTGCTACTATTGAAACAAATAGAGCATTGGAAAAAATGTTAGTATCAGCTAATCCTTTAATATCAGGATTCAATGCATTAACAATTGCTACTACAGCACTGACAGCCGCAGCCGGATTAGCCGCCGCCGCATTAGGTTCATTAGCTATGGCAAGTAAAGCAGCCGGAGCAATGAAAACAGCAGGTGGAGTTGGCGGTGCTGGCACAGGTAAAGCAACTGGTGGGGTTAAGGGCGCTGTTGGAGGGTTAGCTAAAGGTGGCGCATTAGCTGTAGGTGGTATGGCATTAGGTGCAGGTGCTGATTATGCTAAGAGTCAAGGTAATGCAAAAACAGGCGCAGGTTTAGATGTAGCAAGTCAAGCCGCAAGTTATGCCGGCACGGGAGCTATGATTGGTAGTGTTGTACCGGGTGTCGGAACTGCAATTGGTGCAGGATTAGGCGCCGCAGTTGGGCTTGGAAAAGGCCTATATGAAAATTGGGGTACATTAACAAGCGGTGGAACAGACGGTGGCGGAGTTGATCCTAATCAGAAAACACAGGGTGCTAGTGCCGCAGATGTAAGGGGAATGCCTCCACCAAAAGTAAAAGTAAGCAATGCCGGAATGAGCGAAGATGAAATCAAACAAATGATTATCGCACACGAAGGCAAGAGAAATAGACCTTACCAAGATTCATTAGGATTATGGACAGTTGGTGTTGGTCACTTGATCGGTGATGGAAAAACGTTACCACCTGAAATGAATAGAGAGTTCAGTGATGAAGAAGTAATGGCGATGTTTGAAAAAGACTATGCACATCATAGAAGTGCCGCTATGAATATTCCTGGATTTGATAAGTTAAACGGAAAGGGACAAGGAGCTCTTACCGACTTAACGTTCAATATGGGACCGAGTTGGATTAGTAAATGGCCTAAACTTAAGAAGCAACTTGAAGAAGGTGATACACAAGCTGCCGCAGCCAACTTAGAACAAAGTAAATGGTATAAACAAGTAGGTAACAGAGCACCTACTATTGTTAGCTTACTAAAAGATAGTAAAGTTAGTGCTAATTTAGAGGGTATAGCACAAGGTCCAGAATCTGGCTACAATGCGACATTACACGGGAACGAACTTATTAAACGTTTAACCAAAGATTCTATATTAGATAAACTTGCTAACACACCTGCAGGTGATATGTTTAATGATAATACTAAAGTTGATAACAGTGAATTAATTGAATTAATGAAAGAATTTGTAGAGAAAATGGATGATTTAATCACTGCACAAACTGACAGCAATAGTATCCAATCTGAATTATTGCAGTATTCTAAAGTTTAACTAAATACTGAATAGACCTTCATTATGACATACAAAAAACACTTTACTAGAGTTAATCAATCGGGACAAATGAGTCCATTAGGTGGCGGTAGCGTCACCGGAGCATGGAACGGCCCGGGAGGCGCAACAACTAGTAACTATAGTAATAACGATTTTGGATATAAAAATTACGGAAGTCGTTTACCTGAAGTATATACCGGACACCCAAATCGTATTGAACGATATAATCAATATGAAATGATGGATGTTGATGCTGAAATTAATGCATGTTTAGATATCATTTCAGAATTTAGTACACAGAAAAACGAACATAATAAAACACCATTTAGTTTAGAATGGCGTGAAGAACCTACTCCGCACGAAGTAGAAATGCTTAAGACTCAACTACAACAATGGTGTAAGTTGAATGAAATGGAAACACGTATTTTTAAAATCTTTAGAAACTGTCTAAAGTACGGGGATCAGGTTTTCGTTCGTGACCCAGAAAATTTTAAGTTATATTGGGTAGATATGACTAAAGTTATTAAAGTTATTGTCAATGAAAGTGAAGGTAAAAAGCCTGAACAATATGTGTTGAAAGACTTGAACATTAACTTAGAAAACTTAGTTGTAGCACAGAAAACAAATACAGACTTTGCCGCTAATCCTGCAACTGGATTAGGTGGTACTGGCGGTGGTGGTGCAGGTGGTGGTGGAGGATATACTGTTCCTAGTCAACCGTATAACACAACTGGATCACGTTTTAGTTTAGGTTTTAACGAAGCCGCAATCGATTCGAAACATATCGTTCACTTAAGCTTAACAGAAGGATTAGACAGATTTTGGCCTTTTGGACAAAGTATTTTAGAGAATATCTTTAAAGTTTATAAACAAAAAGAGTTACTAGAAGATGCGGTTCTAATCTATCGGGTACAACGAGCACCAGAACGCAGAGTGTTTAAGATTGACGTTGGTAATATGCCGAGTCACATGGCTATGGCTTTTGTTGAACGTATTAAAAACGAAATTCATCAAAGACGTATACCAAGTGTTCAAGGCGGTGGTAGTATGGTAGATGCAACATACAACCCATTATCAATGAACGAAGATTATTTCTTCCCAGTTACTGCTGATGGTCGTGGATCAAGCGTTGATTTATTACCCGGTGGTCAGAATTTGGGTGAGATTGATGACTTGCGTTATTTTAATAATAGATTAGCACGTGGCTTACGTGTTCCAAGTTCATATTTACCTACTGGTCCTGACGATAACGTTACTCCAATGAGTGATGGTCGTGTTGGAACAGCAATGATCCAAGAGTTTAGATTTAATCAATATTGTGAGAGATTACAAAACTATCTTGTTAGAAAGCTTGATGAAGAATTCAAGTTATTCTTACGTTGGAGAGGATTAAACATTGATAGTGGATTGTTTAACTTAACATTTAATCCACCACAAAACTTTGCGGCTTATCGTCAAAGTGAGTTAGATACAGCACGTATGGGTTCATTTACTGCAGTTGAAGCTTATCCATATATCAGTAAACGTTTTGCGATGGAACGTTTCTTAGGATTAACCGAAGAAGAAATTGCTAAAAACGAAAAAATGTGGCGTGAAGAAAACGATAAAGAGATTGAAGTTGAGCCACAAGGTAGTGATTTACGTAGTATTGGTGTATCAGTTGGTGATATTGAGACAGACATGCAGACTGGTGAAGAAGCTACTGCAGCCGAGCAATTACCACCAGATCAAGCACTTGATGCAGCCGGACAAGTTCCTGTACCAGGACAAGCGGCACCAGGACAAAATATGCCAGCCCCCGGCGGTACTGGAATGTAATTAGATAAATAACTATATGAAATTATTTGAAATGTTTGATCAGGCGGTAGCAGGTTATCAGGATGTAAGTGCTGATAATAGCAAACCTAAATGGCGTGAAAGTCGCAAAACTAAACTTACATTGAAACAAATTCGCAAGTTGCGTAAGATGAATGATGTTCGTAATTATGAAAAAGTTAATTACTTGAAGAAGGTTCATCAGCAATATGCACCAAAAGCAGAAGGCGCACCTACTGTATAATCATTAGTTTTAGTAAAAACGTAAAAAAACAGCACTTATTGTGCTGTTTTTTTTGATAGTCACTAAATAACTCTACAAAGCCATTACTTAGGAGAAACAAACAATGGATAATAAAAAATTTGAACAACTTATTAATTTGATTATTAATGAGGACGAAGAACAAGCACGTGCATTGTTCCATGATATCGTAGTTGAAAAAAGCCGCGAAATCTATGAAGGAATGATGGATGACGAAATGGGAGAAGGCATGGGCGGTCAAGTTGGTGACTTGATGGACGAAATCGAAGTTGAAGAAGCCGGCATGTCTGAAGGCGAAGATGATGACTTAGAGTTTGATTCTGAAGAAGATGAAGTAATCGACATTGAAGATGGTGAAGATGAAGAAGGCATGGGCGAAGAAGATTTAGAAGACCGCGTTGTTGATTTAGAAGATAAACTAGACCAATTGATGGCTGAGTTTGAAGACATCATGGCAGGTGATGATGCTGAAGTTGACGCTGACGATGAATTCGCAGCCGGCGATGATGACATGGCTGATGCTGATGCTGACTTTGGTGCAGCCGATGATGAAGAAGCAATGATGGAAGCTGTACAGTTGCAGAAAGTTTCTGTAACACACGGTGATAATGGTGTTCAGAATAAGAGCACAGTAGACGCAAACAGTGGTCAAGCTGGTATGGACAGCAAGCCAGTTAAGTTTAGCGGTGCTAGTGAAGCAGTTCCAACAAGTCCAAAAGGTCCATCTAATGCATATGCAAAAGGTGAAACAAGTGTTAAAGGTGCAGGATCATTTAAAAATGCTCCAGGTCACAAAGGACAAGACTTGTCAGCGGCTCCTAAGCCAACGACAAAAGATGCTGCCGGCGCAGTTAAGAGCCCAGTAGCTAAGTAAGGAATCTGAGAGAAATGGCTTTGTATCTCAAAGAACATCTGACTTTCGACCGTGCTAGCATGGTTGTTGAGAGTTCAGGTGAGGGTGCATTGAAGAGCCTTTATATGAAAGGCATCTTCATTCAGGGTGGGGTAAAGAACGCTAATGAGCGTGTTTACCCTGTTTCTGAAATTGAGAATGCAGTAGAGACATTGAACAAGCAGATCCAAGAAGGCTATTCAGTATTAGGTGAAGTAGATCACCCAGATGATTTAAAGATTAATTTAGACCGTGTATCACATATGATTACATCTATGTGGATGGATGGGGCTAATGGCTTCGGCAAATTAAAGATTTTACCAACTCCAATGGGTAAGTTAGTTGAGACTATGTTGGAGAGTGGTGTGAAACTCGGCGTATCAAGTCGTGGCAGCGGTAACGTTGACGATTTGAACGGCAAAGTGAGTGACTTTGAGATAGTCACTGTGGATATTGTTGCACAACCTAGCGCACCAAATGCGTATCCTAAAGCAATTTATGAAGGCATGATGAATATGCGTCATGGTCATAAAATGTTGGATATTGCTAAGGAAGCAAGAGGCGACAAGAAAGTAGAGAAATACTTGCGTGAGGAAGTAATGCGCCTCATCAAGGATCTCAAAATTAAATAAGGGGAAACAGCATGTTTGATGCTATCAAGCCATTACTTGAAAGTGGACTTATTAATGATGATATCGGTGCTCAGTTAAATGAAGCATGGGAATCAAAATTAAATGAAGCTCGCCAACAAGTTCGTGCAGAATTACACGAAGAATTCGCACAACGTTATGAACATGACAGAAGCGTGATGGTGGAAGCCCTTGACAAGATGGTTACAGAAAGCCTATCAGAAGAAATTGAAGAATTTCACGCTGAGAAGCAAGCAATGAACGAAGACCGTGTGAGAGCACAACAACAACTACGTGAATCTGCAACTAAATTCAATGATTTTATGGTTACTAAACTAGCTGAAGAAATCAAAGAATTACGTTCAGATCGTCAAATCGCAAAAGAAAGTCAGCAAAAGTTAGAGCAATTTATTGTTCATGCTTTGGCACGTGAAATTAAAGAATTCGCACAAGACAAACAAGCGGTAGTTGAAGCTAAGGTTAAGTTAGTTGCTGAAGGACGTAAACAATTAGAAGCATTGAAAGCACGTTTTGTTGCTGAAAGTGCTAAGAAGTTGTCTACTGCTGTAGCAGGACAGTTAAAGGGTGAAATTGGTCAATTGAAAGAAGACATTAAAGTTGCAAAAGAAAACAACTTTGGTCGTAAGATTTTCGAAAGTTTTGCAGGTGAATTCTCAGTTACTCATTTAAATGACAAAGCTGAAACAAGAAAACTAATGCAAAAATTAGAAGAAAAAGAAACTCAATTAGCCGAATCACGCAAAGAAATCGACAATACTAAGAGATTAGTAGAATCAAAAGAACGTGAAGTTCGCATTATTAAAGAGTCTAACCTTCGAGAGAAGACTATGGCTGAATTGCTATCTACATTAAATGAAGAAAAAGCAAATGTAATGCAGAATTTACTAGAAAGTGTGCAAACAACTAAGTTGCAAGCCGCTTTCGATAAGTATCTACCAGCAGTTCTAAATACTGGCGCTGTTAAGAAGTCTGTAAAGGCTAACTTAACTGAGTCAACTATTACAGAAGTTACTGGGGATAAAGCTGCCAAACAAGAAGTTGATATGGAACAACGTGACAACGTTATAGATATCAAGCGTCTGGCAGGGCTTTAATTAAAAAGACATAGATTAGGAGAAACATAAATGTCAAAAGTTCTATTAGAAAGCCGTTGGGACGAGACCAAGGAAGCTCTGTTAGAAGGCTTAAAGGGCACTCGCCGCTCAACTATGGGTGTTATCTTAGAAAATACTAAGAAACAACTTCTTGCTGAAAGTTCAGCAGGTACAACTACAGCTGGTAACATCGCTACATTAAACCGTGTGATTCTTCCAGTTATCCGTCGTGTTATGCCAACTGTTATCGCTAACGAGTTGGTTGGCGTTCAGCCAATGACTGGCCCAGTTGGTCAGATCCATACACTACGTGTTCGTTATGCACAAAACTTAGTGGACAACTCTGCTGCCGCAACTAGCGTTACTGCTGGTCAAGAAGCATTGAGCCCATTCACTATTGCTCAAGCATATTCACGTCAGCCATCTAACGATGCAACTGCAACAGGTTACACTGGTAACAACACTGCTGCCCTAGAAGGCAACGGTGGTCGTCAAATCAGCGTACAAATCTTGCGTCAAGCTGTTGAAGCTAAGTCACGTAAGTTGCAAGCACGTTGGACATTTGAAGCGGCTCAAGACGCTCAAAGCCAACATGGTATCGACGTAGAAGCAGAAATCATGGCTGCATTAGCACAAGAGATTACTGCTGAAATCGACCAAGAGATTCTATTGTCATTGCGTACATTAGCATCTACAGAATATACATACAACCAAGCTACTGTATCAGGTACAGCTACTTACGTTGGTGACGAACACGCTGCCTTAGCTGTTCTAATCAACCGTGTTGCTAACTTGATCGCCCAACGTACACGTCGTGGCGCAGGTAACTGGGCTGTTGTTTCTAGCGCCGCATTGACAGTATTGCAATCTGCAACTACTTCTGCTTTCGCTCGTACAACAGAAGGTACTTTCGAAGCTCCAACTAACACTAAGTTCGTTGGTACATTGAACGGCGCTATGCGTGTGTTCGTTGACTCTTATGCTCCTGATACAACACCTGTATTGGTTGGTTACAAGGGTTCTAGCGAAACTGACGCGGCAGCATTCTATTGCCCATACATTCCATTGATGAGCAGTGGTGTTGTTCTAGATCCATCAACATTCGAACCAGTAGTGTCATTTATGACTCGTTATGGTTACATCGAATTAACTAACACTGCATCATCTTTCGGTAATGCGGCTGATTACGTTGGTGAGATCGCAGTTCAAAATCTTACATTCCAATAAATCGGAATCTTCTTGTTCGGGAGCACAGACTACGGTCTGTGTTACGGGAAGGAATCAAAGAGCACTTCGGTGCTCTTTTTTATGGTTATTATATTTAACGACTATATATTTGTATGATAGTCTTAGCCCCAATTTCAGTAGGTGAACTGATTGACAAAATTACCATTCTAAAAATCAAATCAAATCTTATAAAAGATAAGATTAAGTTGTCCAACATCGAAAAAGAACTTCAAGCACTAGAAGAACTTAAAGACGAACTAAAATTAGATTTAGATAGTGTAGAACCATTACAAAGTCAATTATACAAAGTCAATTTAGAACTTTGGCATATTGAGAACTATAAGCGTGAATGTGAAAAGAATCAAACGTTTGGTGATGATTTTGTCAATACTGCAAGACAAGTATATCTAAAGAATGACTTGCGAGCTAAAATTAAGAAAGATATTAACACATTAGTTGGCTCTAGTATAGTTGAAGAAAAAAGTTATTAAAGTGTAAAGTCACTATCAATCGTAATATCTAGTATAGATTTACGTTTCTCTTTTAATTTCTTTTGATGTAATCTATTACAATTAGCACATAATGTTTTTAGATTGCGCTTGTCTTTATTCTTCTTATTACCGTCTTTATACACAACATCTAGTTGACATTTATCTTCTGGTATAAAGCTACACTTCTCGCACTTATCTTTCTTATGTAGTAAGTAACCAAACTTACTATTATATGCACCTTTAGCACAATCAACACAATACTTGTGCCACTTAGTAAAGCCGTGCTTACTCTTCCCATTAGGCTTTGCTAGTGATGTTTTGCAATGCTCACATAGTGGTCTATTTGGTTGTCTGGTTAGCATACACTATTTAAGAAAAAAGATCACTTGGGTGTTTTTTTCCTAAGAAAAGAAATGGGTTTATTGATAAATAATATAATAAATAAATTTTAGGATGAATAATGGCATTTGAACCTTTTGGTCTAGTTGGTGGTTTAACAGTAGGTATACCGCCAATCCTAGTAATAGACGACAATGGTATAGCCACCCTCAATGGATTACAAGTTAGTGGTTTATCCAACTTAGGTCCAATCGGTAATGTCATTATTACTGGTGGTGAAAACGGTTATTTCCTACAAACTGATGGTGAAGGTAATTTAACTTGGGCACCAGGTGGTAATGGTGGCGGTGGCAACGGCAGTCCAGGTGGCGCCAACACGCAAGTTCAGTATAACAATGCAGGCAACTTCGGTGGTGATGCAGGATTCACATATAATAGTATAACTAATGTATTATCTGTATCAGGTAATATTGTAGCTAATAACTTTATAGGTTCTGGCAACATTACGATTGATACAATAGTTGCTAATGGTAACGTTACTGCAGATTACTTTATCGGTAATGGTAGTCAGTTAACAGGAATTCAAGCAACGGCTGCAAACTTTGCAAACTTTGCAGGTAATGTAACCGTAGCAAGTCAACCGAACATTACAAGTTTAGGTACATTAACAACATTAAGTGTATCAGGAAATGTAACAGCAAACTATTTCTTAGGTAATGGTGCATTCTTAACTGGTGTTGGTAATGCAAACTACACACCATTAGCTAACTTTGCAAATTATGCAGGTAATGTTACTGTAAGTAGTCAGCCAAACATTACTAGTTTAGGAACATTGACTGCACTGACTGTATCTGGTAATGCAAATATTGGAAACTTATCTGCTACACAGTTTACTAATAACTTAATACCTAGTGCAAATATTACATATGACATTGGTAGTTCGATAAAACGTTGGAAAGATTTATATCTATCCGGTAATACAATCTATATAGGTAATACAACAATCACTGCAACTAGTGATGGTATATCTATTAACGGTGGAAACGGCAATGTTACTGCAGAGAATTTGACTGATGTTCCGGCTGCCAATGTCATTGGTCAAGTTTCAAATGCATTAGTATCAAGTACAGTTTATACAAATGCTCAACCTAATATTACAAGTATAGGAACATTAACAACTGTTTCAGTTTCAGGTAATGCTAATGTAGGTAATTTATTAGCTACTGGGAATATAGTTGGTTCAAACGTAACAGCTAATCAATACTTAACTGCATTGAATGCAAACTTGACAGGGACAGTTAGTATCGGTGGCGCAGTAACTATAGGAGCATTGGGTAGTCTAACATCATTGAGTAATGTTAACTTTAACAGTTCACCAAACATTACATTAGGAACTGTAAGTAATATTCACATTTCAGGTGGTATATCAGGTTATTTCTTACGCACAGACGGCGCCGGCAACTTAAGTTGGGCTGTCGGTGGCGGTGGTGGCGGTAATGGTACACCAGGTGGTAATACTACTGAAGTTCAGTTTAATGATAGCGGAACATTTGGTGCTAGTGCTAACTTTACATTCAACCCGTTTAGTTATGTATTAGCTGTTCCAACTATTAATACATCTACTGTTTCTATTGCAAACACATTGACAGTTAATACTACTGCAAATTTATACACTACAAATATTAATGGTGTGTTGACTGCAAGTAGCAATGTGATTATGACTTCATCACCTAATATTAATTTAGGTTCTGTGTCAAATGTTCACATTCAAGGTGGAACAAATGGTTATGTATTATCAACTGATGGCGCTGGCAATTTAAGTTGGACAGCAGGTGGCGGTGGGGGTGGCAATGGCACACCGGGTGGTAGTAATACACAAATACAATATAATGATGCAGGAACGTTTGGTGGTAGTGCATACTTAACTTTTAATGAAGCAACTAATACATTCCAAGTTGCAGGCAATTTAATAGCAAACTCTGCACAACTTGGCGCCGGTATCTATCAGTTCTCAACACAATATGTATATTTTGCTACAACTAATTCAACAGCAACAGATCAATTACTTTGGTCAGTTGAAGTAGCAAATGTTTCAGGTGTAGACTTTCATATTATTTCAACCGATGTTGCTGGCTCTACAAGACAGTCAGCAAAAATATCTACAGTAGTTTTAGGTAACAGTGTAGTGTGGAATGAATTCGGTAGTCTACAAATTAACGGTGGCACAGGTTCATTCTCTGTGGTATATGAAGAAGGTACTATCATCACACCTTCAATAATAAAACTTTTAGTAACGCCAGACTCGGCGAATTCTACTACTTATAAGATGATGATTACGGAGTATGCACCATGACGCATTATAGATTTCAGATAAATATGATTAATAAAGGAAAAGATTATGGCAATTAAACCATTTAACTCGGTAGGCGGTTTCTCAGTTGGTGAGATACCGGCCAACGTTGTCTTAGCAAATGGTGACATAATTACCGGTAATATTCAAGCCA